TAACAAAACGATGAGTGCGGAATAATATGATCAATTTGCCATACCCAAGTATTTGGATCATTATCGTTCCAAGTTTTAGCATTGTATCTTCCATAATTATTCCAATTCATCCAAGACTCAAATTGTCCTTCAAGATGTTCTTTTAATTCATTGACCGTATATGGTAGATATTGAAGAATTGAGTATCCGTTTTTGGACGAACCATTAGATTTAAGCCAATACCCAATATTGGTGGAAAGAGCGCAACGTATTCTAAAATTAGAATCATTTATCCGACGTTTTTTGCTATAATTATTTTGATATTTTCTAACATCTTCAATATTATTCAATCGATATTCTTGATCGTATTTCTTTAATTTTTCTTTGTTATCTTGATAATATTGCTTATTATAGGCAAGACGTTTTTCTCTATTTTTCTGATGATATTCTTTTTGCCATTCTAATTTTCTTTCTTTATTTTTTGAATAATATTCCCTATGTTCTACTAAAATCTTTTCTCTATTTTTCTGATAATATTTTGGAGAATATTCGGCATAGTATGCTTTAATTTTTTCTGGATTTTGTGCTCGATATTCTCGAGCAATTTCTGTATTACAAAAGCGACATCGCCCACCGCTTCGTTTAAATTGAGATGGGGAGAACTCACTATCTTTTTTTATGATTTGACAGCGAGAACATTTTTTCATTTTATTTTTCATGATCTTTTGGGCAAGGAAACCACTATCCTTGTGGTAGGAGAGGAATTATCGAATAACCAGCAAAACGTTCCGTAATAGGAATTAATATCTCAAATTATCTGTCTCTGCCTAAGGTGCCTTAAACGTCTTACTGCGGGGTTAAGGCCGGCGCTCGTCATATTGAATAAGCCTATTCCTTTCGGATTTGGACGAAGGGATGCTTTGATGAACTTCAACTTATCGTAATATTGAGTAAGCAATGTGCTATACTGTGTATTCATCAACTCACTTACCGTTGGAGGATTAAAGTTAATTCCGTTGTCGGTGATCGCGTATTCTCTACCACGCTCTATCAACGCTTTACTTGCCAATGCATACAGCGTTGCCCCTTCCACCAAAATCTCTCCAAACTGATCCACAAAGTTAGTATCATCAAAAGTAAAAAAAGTAAAAAACGGCACCTGATTAAAATCCCACAAAATCGTAGCCAAAAACGTTACCAACATATCAATACTAAAAATATCACAATCTTGAAACACCACGTTTCCATAACCATCTACTGATTTAGCTTTGCCAGCACTATTTAATCTGGCTTTGAGTGATTTAATCAGTTTGTTAATATTATTAGTGGCAGTTTGGGAATAATTAAAGCCGGGGTCATCTCCCAAGTGAATGTAGCCGTCGGTATTTATAGAGGGGACCTGAGTGTGCAGAACTGCAAATTCAAATTGTGCCTCCACCCGAAATCCAGTAACAAACCCAACCCAATCGTCCCTATAAATACCATATGGACCATTTATGGGAACCGTAAAAATGTAAGAATATTTGCCAACATCAATTTGGGACACTCCTACTGAAGTTGGAGCTAACAATAATAATCCACTTGGGTTGATAATTGAAATTTTAGGAAAACTGTCCGTATTGACGGGATTACCATTTTGATCTTTAAATTGAATGGTGAGATTGACCTGATCAGTCACGTCAAGCACTTCGCCCCTATTTTTCATGGTTTATTCCCATCGTTATATATTTTAGTCATGAGAAAAAACAGGCTACAAAGCATATTAACCAAAGAAATGCTAGAATATGAATACAATTTACTTGGCAGCATGCAAAAGATAGCGGATAAGTTATCAGTATCAATTGACAGTATTTCCAAGTATATGAAATTATATAAAATATCATATGCGCCCCGCTATACTGGACTTTATGACTGCGATGAAACCATTTTTCAAAATGCCACTGAAGAATCTTTTTATTTAGCGGGATTTATTGCGGCCGATGGCTCATTACAACAAAGAAAATATTCTAAAATTCTTAAAATAACATTATCCAAAAAGGATCTAGATCATTTAAAAAAAATAAAAGCTGCCTTCGATAGCAATCATCCAATCAAAGAATATTGTGTTATTCCCAATAAATTAGTGAAAAAATCACATCAATCCGTTGAAATACAAATAGTAAGTGAACAAATATTTAATGATTTGAGAAAATTTAATGTCGTGCCCAACAAAACTAAAATATATTCGATTCCTGAATGGCTCTCGACACATCCACTGGTACATCACTATATGCGAGGATATTTTGATGGCGATGGAACAATAACGCATCTTAGTCTTGGTAAAGGGCGCACCATTAGACAAGGTAGTTTTTCAATGATGGGAACTTACGATTTTGTTAAAAAATATCAAGCTATTTTAGTTAAAAATAAAATCATAGATGCAAATAAAATAACAAATCATGGAAGTATTAAACGTATAATGTATTGCGGCAACCGCCGCATTACTAATATCTACAATTTTCTATACAAAGATGCAACGATTTGGTTGAATAGAAAAAAAGTTAAATTTGAGACATTTATTCAAAATGACGTAGTACCGAAATTGCCAAATGCGGCTTGCACCACAATCTGATACAACTGACTATTGACATAACCATCCTGATAGGTATAGGACGCTTCTGCTAACCAACTCCCTACTGCCGCCGCTCCTGTAGGCAAAGTAAATTGAAAAACATATAGTCCCTTTCCTAATTGATTCATTGGCTGAGGGTATCCTATTAAAGGCGTAAAGTTTGGCATCAAGATACCATCTATTTGTGGCGTGGAAAAACTATTGACACGTCCATATCCATCCACTACTTCCAGAAAAAGAGTAACTTGTTGTCCCGGAAAGTATTGTAATCTATCAATGCCCATGTGTCCTCGTTATTATGCGAGGTTATGAATAACGCCGTATATTCGTGTGAAACCAACATTTTGGGTGACTAACTTTTCTAATCGTAATGTCAGTTTAACCGATTTGGCCCTAACCATTCGGGCCCGTTCCTCTGTTAATTTATTGGATGAAGATCATTATCAATACACTCAAGAACAGCTAGAAAAATCTGCTAAAGATGGCTCTATTTTCAAGAAACGACGTATGGTAAGAAAGAGAAAAGTGCCTCCAAGTGTTGAGAGCACTAACATCTTAATTGATCGGGAAGCTATTGTTCCATCTCGTCAGCGTTCCGTTCTTGATCTCAAAGAAGAAAAATATGAAGAGCTTAGTATTACTGATGAACAGTTTGTGGAAGAGATAGTAGAGCCCGAACCCAAACCTCAAAAAGGATAACTATGTCTGCCGGTACCATTGCTCCCGAAATTATCATCAAGACTGCCTCTGCTGAAACTAAGGAAACCTTAATCGATCAGTATCGTAGATTAAATGAACGATGCGATTTAGTAATTTCTAAAATCAAGAATCGAAAAAATAATATAACATCGAAGTGAGGCTCCAATGACAGAAAAAATTATCGATATTGGACAGCATATCGAAAAACGAGATATGGATCTCATTTTAGAAGTCAATAAAAAAGCGGTTGAGATCCAAACAGAAGTAGCGGATCAGAATGAAGAAATCATTTCTCAACTTTCCAAAATTTCTGCTAATCAAGAAAAAGTTATTGCTCAAAGTGAGAAGATCAGTACTCAAAACGAGCATATTAGCAAGGATTTGTTTAAGGTTCAAGTATTATTTATTACAGGAATACTGGCTTTAATTGCTCAAATAATTCAAATCATTTGGAAACACTAGTCATTGAACACTCTTATTCTCTAATGGGGTAACTTCAATTGCCTTAGGCATTTGATGATGGTTCATACCAACTTTAAAGGAAACTCTTTGTCCTTTGGTTAAAGTTTTGAAGCCAGAAACATTAATGTCCGAATAATGGACAAAAAGATCACGTTGCTGGACACCTTCTTTTTCCCACTGGATGAACCCATAGTTTTTCTTGTTAGAAAAAAATATAGTTGTTCCATAGAAAATTTCTTTGTTATCTTCGCTCATAATTAAATCCTTATTTACCATCCTTGCTATCGTAAACAAGCTTCCCATCTACGTATAGTTTTCCACCTTTATCTAATAAGGCGTACACTTCGAAAGATCCTAATTTTCCCATATCAGCTCGTTCTTTCTCATCAGTGCAATTTCGCATCAGTTTATCGTATTTAGCAAAAATAGTCATCATTTCATGCTCGCACCCTAAACTGCGCGCCATGCCCAATAGTCGCTTGCGGGTTTCTCGTTCATCCAAAACTACATTAGATAAATTTTTAGGATCGGAGGCATCAATTTTAGTAATCGAAGGGTTGATGTGTTTGATATCGGGCCAATCGTATTTTCTGCTCATAACTTCCTTAACTTATTCACGAACCCCAAGCTTGCACGGAAACAGTAATAGGTCCAGAGCTACCAGTTTGTACTCGGAACCAAATTTTGGCAATTACCCTATTTTCAAAAGTTAAATTGGCAGTTACGTTGGCCGAGTTCAATTCTCCATGAACATTAAACCCATTAAAAGAATATTCCACGGTTCCTGTGCCTAAATTGACAAACATAACCTCTTGAGAAGTGAATGTGATTATAATATCGGCGTTAGTAGCAAAGGCTGTGCCACCCTGCGAAACACTTACTTTTTGAAAAAAATTATGATCTCTACCAGTCGTTATCGGCTGCCGAGTTGTGTCACTCATTATACACTCCGCCTCTATGCGAGATTATTAGGGGATGTATTTGGCTTGGGCGTCTTCGTAACCCTTATCCATCATTTCTCGAATCTTAATGGGATCAAAATCAAGAACATTATCTACTAGGTTGTAATGCGGTTTCAAAATACGAAGTTTAATTGGCTTTTTATCTGTTAAGCCTGCTTCCGCTAATTTATTGTAAGTTTCGGCTAACTCTATATCATTTGATAAAATTTTGTCAGTCGCCATGTCTAGGATCCTTCGAACAATATCTATTATATTGGGCTCTTGAATGAACTTTTTATCTCTAATATCAGGGCTTGTTGTAATTACATCGACGGATGTTGCTCCCATCTGGATTGCCAATTTAATATTAGATAATTTTTTAATACCTCCATCTACATAATAATCATTATTGATCTTGATGGGAGAAAAAAATGCGGGAAAGGCGGCCGAAGCTAAAATCGCAGCAATAAAATTATCATCGTCTTGCGTAAAAGTCTCATATTTTCCCCTGTGAAGATTCACGCTTCCAACCGCTACTTTCTTACCAGAACTACGTATTCTGTCTAAATCTATATTTTGATGAATCAATTCATACAGTGGCGAACTATCAAAAAAAGATTTCCTCCAAGCAGCCGCCAATCTTCCCCAAAACGGCCAAGATGCATAAATATGAGCGTTGTCGAGCTTTAACCACCATTCTTTAAGGGATGTAGCGGCGTTTTCTTCTTCACCACTTTTAAACATTGAGAGATAAGCGGCATTGATCGCACCAACCGATGTTCCAACATAAATGTCATACGATTGTTTTAGATCTCCCAGCAAATAATTAACAATTCCTACAGCATACGCACCTTTCGACGCTCCACCAGAAATAACCAATGCTTTCATATACGTGTCCATTTTCTTAAAGAAATTTTAAATATTTTTACATTCTTACTGTCAGAGATCTTTCCTATTCTCTTTAGCTTTGCGCATTAAATCATCATATAACGCATTGTGAATTTCTTGGAGTTTCTCTTTTTGTTGCTTAGTCAAATGATTCTCATTGCGTAACTTCTCATAGATCCGATGCAGCAGTTTTTTAAATGGTTTGAATTCCATTGGAACAATTTGTAGCTCAAAGATAATTAGTCCAATTTGAAAATCCAAATGCAATACACCTTTATACTTCAATCCAAAATGTTTTTCCTTTTTAGGATCCACTTTGATTATCTTGTCTTTGGCGATTTGTTTCAATAACTTAAATACATCGTTCTGAGTATAATTATCGGAATAAAAAAGACGCCCACGAGCTAAATCTGAAAGGTGAAGCAAATTTTTTTCTTTTCGTTCTTCCATCTTGTGAATTACGCTATTTAATGGTTTAATATTAGTTTCTAACGTAAAGTCAGCAGAAGGTAGAAAACGAAGCAAGCCCGTCATGTATTTATTGGCAGCTTCCATATGGGGCATAATAAGCTGATATTGACGCTCAATGGTTTTTTTAGAGGGCATAATTCAAAGATATACCAAAATAATACAAGCACTATTTTTGCTCTTGCCACTGAATGGAAGCGAATACATTAGCGGTGGCGCCCGTGCCTAAAACCACAGCGCAAACACTTATAGTATCGGGAGTTGTTCCTGGCACATCCAAGGTTAGCGAGATAACTCTACTATCCACACCGGAATAAATAGAATTAGTATTACTGTTATTAGCGGCTGTATAACTGGTAGCGATTATTCTGCCACCGCTAATAGCAGTAGCACTGGTATCAGTATCAGCATAACCATTAGCACTAACGGCACTAAAAGAAGCGCTTGTTAAAGTTCCATTAACAATCAGTTGAATTAATACATCCGTATCAGTTTTGATAGAATAAGTAATAGGAACAACAGTTGCTCGATTAACTAAACCATTATGAGTTAAAGATGGTCGCAAAGTGATTAATGGAATGGCTGATGTTCCGGTCACTGATTTAGCTGAAGTTCTACCCTGAGCCCAAATCAAACCAACAACATCAGATGCTCCTCCCTCGAGATGCACCGAAGAACAAATCGCCTTCATGGTAGCGGCAGATCCTAAACTTTTGACATAGAATTGAAGCGGCAAGCTACCAGTTCGCCAAAAAGCTCCGGCTTGTGTATTAGAAAAAAAGAATTGATGAACAAAAACAATCTGTCCCTTAAGATAAAATCCGCAGCGAAGAATACCAACTCCATGCCATGCAAAATCAAAATAAATATGTTGAGCTTGTGTCCAGTCAAGGCGGATTCCAGAAGGATTTTTGGCGCTACCATATCCATCTAACGTATCAAGATTCCAATTGGCTTGCAATATTCTTTGAGAGGCAATGGTGGAAGAAACAAAATTGATATAAATACCAGTATTATCTTGCTCAAAAGCTACTCCATCCGTTCCATCAGTATATCCGGCGCCACTTAAAGCATTGTTAGCTGCCGGCACGAAAGTCATGCTTACTGTTTGAGAACGTCCCGGCTGATAAGCGATGTATCGTTTGGATTGAAAAACAACTTTATCGCCATTGGTCGTTCCTACATTCAATAACGCATAAGGCTGACTATACGTTAGAGACGCCGTGCTGCCAGTTAGAACTGATTGAAATGTTAATGGCAACAGATCAAAATTGTGATTGGCTTCAAAAAGATTGCTGGGTGAAGCGACTCGAATATGATTAAAAGTATCTCCTACTGGCGATATGGTGCTTACTCCAACATTAATTGGAATAACGGTTTGGTCGCTTGCAATTACCATTGGGATAGAACTGGCGCTGGTTTTCTGTCCAACAGTAGGTGCAATGGATCCTAACCAAGAGGCAATTTTGTCTTCCGTTTGCAAGCGGAAAATAGTTCCATCTTGAATACTTCCAATAGGATTACCATTAATATCAACAAGTATAGCGGCGGGCGATTCAACGGGCATGAGTTATTCTCTAGTTTGGTTCATGTTATGGCACGAGTTCGAGATGTTTCAAAAAAAGTATTACCACTATAAGCAAAAGTATCGGTAATAGTAGTTAATAACGCACCATTAGTGTCATATACTTTATAATTGATGGTGGTAATTCTTTTAATGGTATCGTAAGTAAAAAGTTTTTCGGCTACTTTCTTGTTCTTGGCGCTGGAATCCCACCACGTAACAGATGTTGGAAAAAGGACAGCCGCCGGTAAAATTTCCCGATAAGTGCCAATAGTATTAAAATTAAGAAGCTTTGGAGAGATACTTTCATCAAAAACAAAAGTTCCGGAACCGCTTCCAGTAGTGCTAATAAAAGTTTTCACCAAAACAGTAGTAAAAACGTTAGTAAATCGAGCATTACCACCAATATTCCATACTAGTTTAAATAAATTGAAACCGCTATTGGTGAAAGTTAATCGTTGAGTTCCGGGGCTAGTAATCACGGTTCCAGAAGCAACGGTAGAAATGATAGTATTTTGATCGCCGGGATCTATCGCATATACGATAAATTGTAGAGTAGGCGTAGTTTCAACAGGAAAGTCAATAATGTTAATAAAAACATCTACTTCCCGACTCACCGAAATCGTGTTGATAAAGGAAAATCCACTTGTAGTTAAAGCAGCTCCGTTATGAACGACAGTTTTGCTGGTATTGATTACTAATCGGCTATTAGGAACTACCGAAACGAAAACGCCGGGAAATGAAGGCAAAGAACCAGTCAGTGCCCACCTAATTTTAACCACTCCAGAAAAAGAAGGATTAAAAACCACAGTGGTGTTTCCTACGCCAGAAAGCACCGGGCTAGAAATAACAGATCCAATAGGAGTAAAGCTATCGCTAGGATCTAGATCTTGAATAAAAAATTGGATACCGGGATTGACACCGGTAGGTATCTGTTGAATATTGATTTGAACATTGAGTCCAGTGAAATCGCCCGTGACAATAGCAAAATCGTTGCTAGCAAGCGTCTGGTTGGAAAAAACAACCTGAGGTGTTTGAATCGCTCCGGAAACTGGATTAATATTGGAAAAAGTCATTAAAGTGGCTCGATGATATGCGAAAATAGTCGAACGGATATATACCCCACCAACAAGATGGTTAAAATAGCTAAACGCAATCAAAACTTGGATCAAAATCCAAACTTAAAACCTCAAAAAAAGCCATGGACAGATCCTATCGATTTTCCAACAACCACTAATATTAGTAACGATTACAATACTTTAAAAACCAACGAATTACTTATCTGGAAGGGACAGCCGCTTTCTCAAGATTATTTGCGTACCATTGATGAAAATCAACGCGACGAAATTGCCAAAGATGTTTATAATTTTTGGCTAGAATATCCTTTTGATCGCACTCCTTTTGATGAGAAAGAGGTGCAGCGTGCTTGGAAAAGTCTCTGCAAATTAGAGACTAAAATAGAAATTAAAAATGGCGTTACTTATATTAATAACAGTTCCACTTCAGGCAATCAAATTTATCGCAACTTTTTTCCCAACATCATCAAAATAAAAGGGGTAGAACGTCCCAGCATTTATGATAACCTGAAGGATTCCAAAAAACTGTGGCAAATTGTGAGAAATAGAATTGGAAATACATTGCTTTGGAATGATGATCCTGCCGGTATTCCAGTCCAATATCCAATGCCTCAAACGCTTTCTCAAATCATCATCGGCGCCAAAAATAGTGGATTATCTTCCATGGGATCCATTTTTAAATGCGCTGTTGCTAAAACTATTTATAGTAAATATATTCAAGATGGGTTTAAAGTATTGGATTATAGTGCTGGATTTGGTGGGCGCCTTCTTGGGTTGATGGCACTTCAAAAAGAGAATATTAGCTACTACGGTTATGAACCCAATACAGAAACATACGAAAATTTGTTGCGAATGATTGATTATTTTGGTTTTGAGGCTCACATCAAGAAAGTCGGTTCAGAGATCGAAATTTTCAATGAGAAATTTGATTTTATTTTTTCGTCTCCACCCTATTATTCTTTAGAAAAATACAGCGAAGAATCAACCCAGTGCTATAATGCTTACCCGGTATATGAGGAATGGTTAGAAAAATATTGGCGAGCCACCGTTCAAAACATTAAACATATGAGCAAACCAGAAACAGTCTTTGGAATCAATGTCGGAGGAGAGGCTAATTCTTTTGTCAAGAAACTAGAAATAGACATGAATCGAATCATTGTAGAAGAAGGGTGGCAATTGATTGATACATGGTATATGCAAACCAGTCGAAGCCACTTATCCGATAAACGCAACAAAGACAGTAAGACTAAATTAGAAGGAGTTTTCTTTTACAAACAATGAAGCCTAATACTATTTATCACGGTAACGCTCTCGATCTTATTCAAGAGTTGAATGTAGCTCCTCAACTGATTGTGATGAGCCCTCCAGATGTTAACGAAACCAACTATTCTTTGGAAGAATATAAGCGCTTTATACATACGATTTATTCTGATTGTTCTGATAAATTAGCTGAAGGAGGTGTTATGGTTTCTATTACTACCGACACCAAAATTAAAGGTTCTGTCTTTACGAAACATTCAGAAATCATTAATTCTGTGCCAAAGCTTAATCTCTTCAACTACAAAATTTGGGCTAAGACACTTAAATCTAATCTTTATATTCTAACCTTTTGTCATATGCTCTTTTTTTGCAAAGGAAAAAAGCCAGCTATCAAAAATACTTTATCCGAATTTTATCCTGATGTCTGGCTTCTGGAAAGTGATAAAATTAATGACTATCCAGCTAAAGACAGTTTTCCCTCTGAATTGGTGAAACGAATTATTCTAACATTTACCAAAGAAAATGACGTAGTGTTGGATCCATTCTTGGGATCAGGAAAAACCGCCAAGATTGCTAAGGATAATGGGAGACAATTTATTGGATTTGAGCTGGATGAAAAGTTTGTGAGAATGGCGAGAGAATTGGTTAAATGAAAAAAGAAAATTTATTGGGGCAGAAGTTTGGAAGATTAACAGTAATAGGTAAAGCGGAGCCCATTGGCAAACGAAACCGAATGGCATGGCTATGTCTATGTGATTGTGGGACAGAAAAAATAATCAAATCAGACGGGTTGAAGAGTGGCGACACTAAATCATGCGGATGCTTGAACAACGAAAAACGAAGCCAACGAGCTGTCAAAATGTATAGTGTTCGCATCAAATATCATCCAAGCGAAGCAACAGCGCGCAGCATATGGAGAAAAAACTATAATGATGGATTGTCGTTTGAAGATTTCTTTCGTATTTCTCAATTACTATGCCATTATTGTGGCTCTAAACCTAACAATGTTCAAAACATACATCTATCATATAAGAACTCATCCGCTTTTGCCAAAGAGAATGGCGCTTTTATTTATAACGGATTGGATCGGATAGACAATACTAAATTACATACGTTGGAGAATGTTGTGCCTTGCTGTAAGTGGTGCAACTTTGCCAAACGGGAACGCACAGTTGCCGAATTTGAAGCATGGATCCAGCAACTATATCAAACAGTACATGGACAAAAGAAAACGACCTCCAACTTGCGTTAGAGGTCGTTTTGAGTATTCAACTGTTATCAGTTGCCTAACTTGATATCAGGCTCCGATGATAACCGATTTATTACCCTTTGCAGCGCCACGTGGATTGACAATCGCGAGACCAATGATTTCGCTCACAACCCAGCCAAGTTTCAATTGTTTTGGCTCATCCGCAGGAAGTACTTCGATGTCTTGTCGCACTGGCATTACGCCGACGAATTCAGGGTCGGCCACGCCATAGACGGTGCCCGGAGGAACGATTTTACTGACCATAATGTCTGCGCCCCAAATATGAGCATAAAGCCCAGTCTGAAGAACTTCGCGCATGGTCACTGGATCCAAGTCACCACCACCAACGCCTTGACCACCACCAGATCCCCACTTGAGGATGTCAGTGAATTCGTTGATGTTCATAAAGAATTTAGTCGTCACGAGATCCCAACGATCAACTTGCTGCTTAATTTCCACCAAATCACGCTTGAGAAGACCAGCATCCGCAATATCCATTACGGTGTTTTCAACGGAAGCAGCTGCATCGAGAGCGGCAAACACGTTGGCATCTTCTTGAGCCATGATTTCTTGGCGAGCCTTTTGGACTGCACGGTCAATCACGTTGAATCGGCGACGCTTAACTTCAGCGATACGAACGGTTGGGTTAGCATAAATCTCAAACTCGGGAACAGTAACACGGTCACCGAAAACGCGGGATTCAGGACCAGTGCCGTTAGAGGCAATAACCACTGCCACGACATCAATATCACGGTCATACGTGGGAAGAGCGCCCTGAGGAAGAGGATCGACCACGAGTGCTCTACGAGCAATTCCGTGATAATCTAAGTTTCTTCGGATGGGATTTGCCATCGCTTGAGCAAGAGCAATTTTGCCATCTTGCGTCTGAATAGCGCGTGCAACTAGATCGTCCCGACGTTCATCAGAAAGAGCTGGCTGCCCTGCGAGACCCTGATTAGCCGGAACGTTATCCGAAAGGATCTGCGCATATTTAACAAGTTGCTGCATAAGATCAGCATTTGAGGAAGCGTTAATCTGTCCTCGTGAATCAAACATATTCATTATGTTTCTCCATTGAAAGAATTGGTTGCCAGCAAAATGCTAGCCAATGCCAAAAGGCATTTGATCATATGGGCTGTTATTACCATGTTTAAGGAGAAAAAAATAACTCTTTTTAAAAAAAGCAAATAAATGCACAATATATAATAATTGTGGTAAAAAGTAAGTCATTCAACCCGGTTATCTACATCTTTATCAACCGAATCAACGGCAAAGCCTATGTTGGCAAAACCATTAATGAAAACAGGCGATTAGGTGATCATAAATCTCATCGTCGATACCCAATAGATTTAGCACTTCAAAAGTATGGTATTAGCAATTTCGACTATTCAATACTGGAACATCACGACACGGAAGAAAATCTTAATGAAGCAGAATGTTGGTGGATTGCTTATTTAAGATCCATTGGAGTTCAGTTGTATAATATCACCGATGGTGGCGATGGTGCCTCTGGACATCAGCATTCAGAACAAACTAAACAATTATTATCACAACAGAAAAAAGATTTATATGCTAGTGGGTGGAAACAACCACCAAGATCCGAAGAAAGCAAGAAAAAGGTAAGTGAAAAAATGAAAGGACATCGACGTAATGTTGGTAAAAAGCATGCTCCTGATTGTGGGCATTGCAAATTGTTGAAGGAACGCAATCAAAACAATAACCCAAGCAAAAATAGATTGAGCAATCAAACTAAACAAAAAGTCAATAACCCATGACTAAAGTCATGGGCTTGTGCGAAGGATCCTAGTCAGATTCTTTTGATCAAGACTAAAATATTGTACTAGACAAAGAAAGAAGAAAGGTAATTTACCAAACGATATTTCAAATAGGCAGATCAGGATCGCTAATGACGAGACTGGAAAAGGTCATGCTACTGGATGTTTCGCTAGTCTGTAGCCACTGTGTTTTGCTTATGTCGAAGCGAGTTGAACAAGGCACGTAAGTGCATTTTTTTTGAGGAAATAAATAGAAATTGGTTCCCGTCATCGATAATAATAAACAACCATTAATGCCCTGCTCTGAGAAAAGAGCACGGAAACTTATGGAGAAAGGAAAGGCTATTTCATATTGGCAGAAGGGAATTTTCTGCGTCCGTCTAACCAGAGAACCTTTTAACCGAAAGACACAACCCATTGCTCTTGGCATTGATCCAGGAAGTAAAAGAGAAGGATATACTATTGCTACTAAGAAAACAGTAGTTCTCAATATCACGACTAATACTCCAGACTGGGTTAAAGATCATGTAGAAACTCGTAGAAACCTTCGAAGAGCTAGAAGACATCGAAAGACCCCCTATCGTTCTTGTCGAGAAAACAGAGCTACTTTGAGGAAAAATCGAATTCCTCCTTCCACCAAAGCTAGGTGGAATGCTAAACTACGGATGGTTAAATTTCTTCTGAAAATTATTCCTATCACAATCGTTAATGTAGAAGATATTGCCGCTGCCACTAAGAAAGGGCAGGCAAAGTGGAATCTTTCTTTCTCTCCTTTAGAAGTGGGAAAGGTTTGGTTCTATCAAGAAATAGAAAACCTTGGAGTTCAGCTTCTCAAAACCCAAGGACATCAAACTCAAGAAAAACGAGATCAACGAGGCTTTCAAAAATCATATTCCAAGCTTAATTATTCTTGGAATGCTCATAACGTGGATAGTCATGTTCTTGCAGAGATAGCATTGGAAGTTGATATTATTTCGTATCTTGGTATTTGGAAAATAGAGTTTCTGCAGTTTCATCGGAGACAACTTCATGTCCAGAATTCAATCAAGAATAATGTTAGAAAACAATATGGCACCACTATCTCTATGGGAATATCAAGAGGATCTGTCGTGAAACATAAAGGTAAGCTTTATTACCTTGGAGGAAGTAGCAAAGGAAAAATTTCGCTCCATAGTATTATTACTGGAAAAAGAGTTAAACAATTCGTCAAGAAAAGAGATATTGACGTTTTATATGCACAGAATAGGAGAGTTCAATTCCTCCCACGACTAAAATCGTGGGTCTCTTTGAACTATTTATTATGAAAAGAATTGATTTAACAGGACAAAGATTTGGAAAATTGACGGTGATTCAATATGACCATACCAAGAAACCAAGTGGCAGGGCGTATTGGCTATGCAAGTGTGATTGTGGTAAAAAAACTATAGTAGAAGCAAATCATTTACGAAGCGAACACACGCAAAGTTGTGGATGTTGGCATAAGGAAAGGTTGATGGAAAGTAACTTAGGCAACACGAGAGGAAGAAAATTTAAGGATCCCAAAATAGCTTCAGCTAAAAGAATATGGGAAATGTCGTATGACGACGGATGTTCTTTTGATGTTTTTCTTCGTTTATCGCAAGAACCGTGTTACTATTGTGGAGCCGGTGCCTCAAATACTTATAATGCTTACATCGCCAAAGATGGTAGAGTAAAAAATACAGATGTAAATGTGGAATGGGCTAAAAATGCGTTCTTTAAATACAATGGGCTGGATCGTGTTGATCCTTCGCGAGATCATTCAGAGGACAATGTGGTGCCCTGTTGTATAGCTTGCAATATTGCTAAACACAATATGACAATGGAGCAATTTACGGATTGGGCGGGGCGCTTGATTAAAACTCTTATCAAACGCAAATTGGTTTTTTGGAAAAATATCCTTTAACAAACAAAAAGAGCCGAGACATTACATCTCGGCTCTTTAAGAGAAGACTAACTATTAGTTCAACCAATCATGGGAAGGTTCCAGGCTGACCTGCGTTGAAGTAGAACAGAGCAAAGTTGAACTGTCCGAGACCAACAGAAGAAACGCTACCGCTGGGGCTATTGAGAGCTGCCACCAAACGATTGGGGGTAGTCACCAAAGACTGGAGAGTCTCGAATTCAATGAAACGACCAACATAGGACTTGGGGAACAAGTTAAAGCCGTTGGATGGAGTCAATCTGCCAGTGCCATCTGCCATAACGAACAATTTGTTGCCTGCACCAATGAAGGTGTTGGTGGGTTGCAAACCGGTAGAAGCTGCGGGGTCGCATGCATCCAACGAAACTGCATAAACACCGGGTTTATCCCAGCAAGTAATCTTGCCAGAGCCTTTAGCAGTATGAGGTCCAAGCAAATCTGTAGCCGCAGGAGTCTGGTTAGGACCATAAGCGGTCTGACCAGCAACTGCGCCAACAACTGTGCCGAAGAGAGTACCATATCCTTTAATACCATCGTCAGAAAGCATCACAGGGCCATAACCATCGAGAGTTGATGGATACAAGCGAACCACGGTTCTCTTTTGAACCGAGCTGGGGTTAACATAGCCGTCAAACGCATCCGAAGCAGCTAAGTCAGTGCCGGGAGGGTTGGGAGAGAGAACGTTATCAAAAAGCATTACTTCGCCACCCTTAACGCGGAAAACGTCAGCGTCGAGGCAGTCGAATTGTCCAAGAGGATTTAATCCTGGCTGTGCAATCTTAAGAGCCATTTTAGTTTCCTATAAAAATGCGCTGTATTACAGCGGCTAACTTACATCTTATCTTACTATGCTGTTATATGTTGTTATTGACAGATTTGAAGAAAAAAAAGCATGCCTAAAACTATTAATATTAATGGTCAAAAATTCGGTAAATTGACGGTTATTAAACATAGTCACACGAAAAACAAGCATTCTTATTATTGGTGTCAGTGCGAATGTGGGACAACTATTCAAATTAGAACGGACAGTTTTAAATCCGGTAAAACCATAAGTTGTGGGTGCGTTTATAGCAAAACCAGAAGACAATATCATAATCCAACATTAGTGTCCGCAAAAGCAATTTGGCGCTTTTACGCTGACAATGATATTTCTTTTACCGATTTTCTTCAATTGTCGCAGGAATCTTGCTATTATTGTGGGTCATCACCATCTAATTCATACAATCGTTATCTTACTAAAAAGAAAAAAATCAAGCACGGTATTGTTCCAGAATGGGCTAATCAGGCTAATTTCATCTATAATGGATTAGACCGTATTGATCCTTTGCAGCGCCATACCCTAAACAATATTGTTCCCTGCTGTTTTGTTTGCAACAAAGCAAAGCTTGACATGCCACTTAAAACATTTCGAGAATGGATTATCCAAGTTCATAACCACTCTATTCTCAACACCCAAATCAAAATTATACAGTCAAATCCTCTTGGACAAATAAAAGCGCCCATATTATCATCTGCTAAAACTGTATGGAGAAAAGAATATGCTGACGGATGTTCTTTTGAAACTTTTCTAAAATTATCTCAAAACGAATGCTATTATTGTGGGCGTTTGCCAAGTAATTCTCTTAATAGATATCTAACCAAACAAGGACGTAAAGATAAACGTGTCTCATTTGATTGGGCACAAAACGCAACTTTTATCTATAATGGATTAGATCGCCTTAATTCTACCAGAAATCATGCAGAGGATAACATTGTGCCATGCTGCAAAATATGCAATGTGGCTAAAAACATTATGAATATAGAAGAATTCAAAGGATGGATTATTAAAGTATTTAACCATTTAAATTCGAACCAATGAAGCCATTAAATGATCTCATTGGTCAATCTTTTGGGCGATTAACCGTTATTGAAAGAGCACCAAATCCGGGTACTCGAAAAAACGATACTGCCGCTTATTGGAAATGTCTGTGTAAATGTGGTAAGTGTGTGATTATACGAGGATATTCGCTTACCACTGGCAAAACTCAATCTTGCGGATGTCTCAAACTAGAAGCTCCGCATCTGGTTCCGTTCAGCGAGCCCAAATATCCACCATTAGAGGCGGCTGCTCGTCTTGTTTGGAAACGAAAAAATAGATATTCTGAACTACCATTCGAATTTTTTTTAAAGATGTGCCAAGAAAATTGCTTTTATTGCGGCGCTGCACCAAATCTTAAATGTTTTGCAAAACGGAAAGATACTCAAGAATTCACTTATAACACCATCGATCGTCTCGACTCTTCCAAAGGACACATAATAGACAACGTTGTACCCGCTTGTTTGATTTGTAATAGAGCCAAATTGGATCGCTCATTAGAGAAATTTCAGCAATACATATTTGCTTTGATACATCATCAAAGATTAATACCACAAGAGTATCGAGACGTGTCCATGAAAATTGATGTATCATTACTATATGATAAAAACAATTATGCTCTTATAGGTTCCATTAAGAGCGCCTTTGATATTTATCAAAATGATCGTCCCGGCAATTTGATCTTAGAACAATTTTTTCAACTTACCCAAATGCCGTGCTTTTATTGTGGAGGCGAGCCATTCAACAAACGAAATCGATATGATAAGCGATCTTCTGCTTATGCTACCGGCACCTTCATCTACAACGGTTTAGATCGTATCGACAATGCTCTTCCACACTATTACAACAACGTGGTGCCAAGTTGCAAATATTGTAATTCCGCTAAAAATAATCTAACACTAGATGAATTTTATAAATGGGTGGATTGTTTGACTATCAAACACTCACGCTTCCAACCCTAATTCCTTCGCTAATTCTGCCACTCCTTCTTCTGTCACTTCTTCCTCTGGAGCAGGAACACCACGTGGTTCAGGTGTTGGTGAAATTTCCGGTTTCATTTCTTCACGCTTCGATATTTTAGCCAAATCTTCTTTAGCTGAATTTTCTATTGATTTGGCGCCCTTAAAAATATTAAGAATATCATCAATTGATTTTTTATAAGGGTCAATGGCACGAATCACATCATCAAAATCATCCGCGATTAATCCTTTACCACCCAAAAAAATGTGCGTTTTTTCCACCAATCCGGTCAAGAATCCGGTTTCTTCAATTTGTCGAACTTTATAAGTATCTGAACGAAAATCTTGCGCGATTTTATCAATGTAACTTTCAATATCAGTGGCTGCTTTCACCACTGCATTGTATGTCTCAATGATACTATTAGATTCCGGCCTTTGAGCCGCTTTCATCAATTCTTCGCCAGTTTTAGGCCGTTCCAACTCTTTAATGATAGGTTCTACTTTAACACGATACGTATCATAAAACCCTATTAAACGATCTTTAAATTCTCGTATTATGTCAAGAAAACCCTGTTTATATTGATGTCCTACTCCCCAATTAGCCGTAGCAGTTAATAGATCGCCCACTTCTGCAATCAGTTTTTGATGATTTTTTTCAAAGCCCTCATTGACAAATGGAAGATGTTGTTGAGCATATAAAATACCCAATAAAGCCGTAGCTATTCCGATCACTGGAGCAACCCAAGCCTCCTTTTTGAGTGGCACAGTTTTGTTTACTTGATGCAAACAAGCATCCGCTAATTTTCTTAATTCATCTTGGTCTTGATTATCCAAATCGTTAGCAATACGAACCAAAGAAAGAATTAGATTCTGCTCTGCATATTTGCGATGAGAAGATAATCCATCCGGAGTTCTTTGAATGATGTGCATAATAATAGCTTGTTGTTCATTCTGATTCTCCACCAGACCATTAAGTTTATCGTGGGCAGGAGAAAGAATGCAAGAATTAGGATGGGCATCTTCGATAATATTGCGAGAGTATTGATTTTCTTTGGGAAGATCGGGTTTGACACCATAAAGAGCGGCAATAGTATCAATATCCATAGAATCCCAACGAGGCGATTTATCTAGTTGTTCTTTGGCTTTATCCGGGGCATCCAAAGGAATCATTCCTTTTTCTTCGGCGATCTTGTAAAATTCGTTGAATATTTCGCTGTTTTTCATGGGTATTTCTATGCGATTTTATGGTGTCTTTTTAGCTACTTCATCGATAAAACAATCTACCACCATTTTTTTGGACTTGAAGTTTGTTGGAAGAAAAACAATGGGATCCCCGGCGGAAGCATGATTATACCAAGCAATCTCATTGACCAAAGTCTGAAAAGTGGAAGAGGTTTTAATTTGAGAATCTAGGGTATCCAATCCTTGATATACTTCCTTAGCAAAATTAATCAACATATTGACAATTCCGCTTTGCGTGTTTGGGGCTCGCTCAGTCCAATCGGATTCTTTAGTATTGTAATTCTCTTCGTGGTAGCTGGGATTAACTTTGAACTTAGTTTGAGTGGATGCGCAAGGAGGAGCAGAGATCTCTGGATCCGTGGGCTTACCTTTTTGAATGGTATCATCCAAAGCGCTGGGACGGTGTAAAATCTTGTTAACCACATCTCCTGCTACCATTAATCCAGCCGAAGCTAAAGCTACTTTGAATACCCAACTTAATACTTTACCCAATAAATCTACGAACGCCGCGCCTCTTCCATATCTTGATCCTCCTAAAAGTCGAGAGAAATCATCTAATGTTGAACGACGAGCTTGCTTGATGTTGCGAACATGAGCATCATACTCTATCATAGCTAACTTTAACATTCTAATATCTTGCCAAGAAGCAGTAGCAGAAGCACCCGCATGTTCTCTTACGGCTCCATGAACAATTTGATCCACTTGTTGAGAGCTAACTTTTTGGTCTCCTGAAAGAGATGGCTTCAACGATGACCAAATAGAAGTGAATATACTATAAATATCTACATTAAAAACTCGCAAAGCTAATCCGAGTAAAATACCAAACCAACCACCGATAGCCATAGATAATACACCCGGTGCCAAGATATTAACTAAGCTGCCTACTACATCATCTTTATCAATATGGTGCATGACATAGTCTTTAACTTTATCTGTCAAAGAACTTACTGTCCCATCAGTTCCGACTTTATGAAGTGAGTTGTCTGACAACAATATCTCTGCTATTCGAGTCTCGACATGAAAAGCGAGTTCTGAATTCATTTAAGCCCTCGCAGTAACTTGAGATCTCCACTCAGAAAGAGCACGGAAATTTTGTTGATATAAAGAGTCGTCGGATGGAGTTCGTCCAATCTGATTCAGGATGAGTTCTTTCCCGCCACGTTTATTAATTATTTCTGGATAAGAACTATAAAAATATTCAATCACTTGATGGATGTTATTAAGCACCTGATATAATGCTTGTAGTAACATCCAAAAATGACGCCCCGGCAATCGAGACTTTTGTCCCGTTTGCGGATCTTTCAACATTTCCATTAGCTGAGGAATGGGTGTCCCCAAATTAAAAATAGTTTCTCCGGCAGTAGTCAAGTTAGAAGTGGCTTTCATTGATTCTTCGGCTTGAGCCATATTAGTCATGGCTGCTCCTTTAGAAATTGCTGGAAGAATACGAACAGCCTCAAAAAATTCTCGAATCTTATTAAAGTTAAGACGACCACTTTCCAAAGGCAGACGTCGCAAACTCTCGAATATTGATACTTCTATGGCTTTTTCACCTACTGGCTCTTCTGTTTTGACAGGCTCTACTGCAGTTACTTCAACGGTGCATGGTTTTCCATCTGGACCAGTAAAGGCTGGACCAAGATCTTGCACTCGTTGCGCATAAGCAGTCGCCGCTTGTTTTTCTTCTGGAGTGGTAGCTTGTCGTTGGCGTTCCGTAGAGCGTTTATAAAGAGACGCTATTATGGTACAAGGATTGGAACCTTCGGTGCCATATTCATGAGCGGCTCTCTTGCCTTGAGCATCATAGGATACCGTATAAGAAACGGGAGCTTGACGAAGCCATGCATCCAAAGCCGCATAAGATTTGAGATCTTTCAAAGTTAATGGCAACCCTTCGGAAAGTGGAGGAATACCTGCCTCTTCAAAGGGATTGCGTTCATCAAAAATCTTGATCCCAAAACTATCCACTTTAGTTTCATCTGAAAGTGGTGCAATCTTAGGCGGGGCGGCTTTGGGAGGAGTTATTTCCGCTTCCGGTTCGGCCCGTTTCACTTTTTGGAGAAGATTGTTAGTCATCACTTGAAGCAATTTACCCCGTTGAACTTGTCCCGTTTCCTCGTCTTTCATTCCTCTGGCTTGTAGATGTTGTAAGTAATCCACTAACATCGGAACATTGACAAAATAATCCACGCCCACCATTCGATTATCTGCTTCACGAAGAGTGTCGCCAGTCATAGTGCTTAATAATCTTTTTTCAGATTCATCCAACGGACCATATTCTGATTCGACATAAGCTACTCGTTTGCCGTCTACCACAATCTTAGTATCTACTAAGTGCTTCAATAAAGAGTTGAGATTGCTAAGAGTTGGAATGCTGATAGCGGAAGTTGCAGTTCCTGCCTCAGAGGTAATTGTGGATAACCCGCCTTCCATATTTCGGCTCAAATTAAGAATCAGTTTCCGAGCTAATCCTTGAACATCGGGTGGAGCTACCGACGCTGCTTCTTGTCCTTTCTTAACAATCTCGAAAAACGTGTTGAGGAGTTGTGGATCTTGAAAGATAGAATTCATCTAGTCATCCCCAGTTGTTTTTTAATAGATGTTAATGCCTTGGCTGGTTCCCCTTCAAATCCAACTCTTTGCAAGAAAGAGGTAAAAGAACTCGGATCTTGGAGAACTCGCAGCGGAAACATAATTTGATCTCTAGGAACGCCGGGTATTTTTAAGGACACACTAGCGCCTTCATCAATTAGTTGTTTCTCCACATCTGTAATAGGAACGTCATATGCCTCGAAGTAAGCGCCCCCTTCAACCAATTGACGGAAAGAAGGGCTAGCTAATACCTGATCTCTAAAATAATAAGTATAGAGTTTAAGCATGCCTTTGAGATGAGTAGTGATGGAAGCCGCCAATGCTTCTTTTTCTTTGTTGGATAGCGTGATTGCTTCAGTAGCCAAACGATCCAAAATCTCTTTCAAATTCTGCCATTGGGTTTTAGTATAATAGGTTTGTTTTCCGGCAATTCCAGCCTCTTCCAAGTTAATCAAACCACCAATGAAAGCAACAATGTGTCTTAATGCTTGAGTGGTAAGACTTTGTGGATTGTGAGTGTCCCAAATTCCACTGGCTTTAAAGGTTTGGGTTCCAGACTTGAGAGTTTGCAACGTTTGCATGATCTCATCTACGTCATGCGCTTCTTCGGGTGGCAAAGTCCCAGCATGCAACTCTACCACGAACTTGTTGAAGGCTTGTTTGGCACCTGCCACTGCTGGAGGTGCTTCGCCGGGTGCCACTTTTTCAGGGCGCTTGGGCATAGTTTTTGCAGAAACGTCCCGACCAATAGCATCTGCTAATTCTTGCATGGTAATTTGCATTTCTCGAACAGCAGGAAGAGCAGCAGTTGAAGGTGTCTTAACAGTAGATGGAACACTAATGGCAGCTGGTACCACACCCATTTCGGTCGGAGAAGGCGCTGGCATTATTTGCCACCTTTCATATAGGCACCGCTAAATTGAGCCACCCATCCTCTATGAGTTTCTAATTCTCTTTGCAATTCGGGTGCCATCATTTCTGCTCGAGCCGCTTCGACTTGATTAGCTCTGTTCATAAAGTCTTTCAATTCTTCTTGTTCCTTTTGAATCCATCCCATAGCAGCCGGATTACGAGTCACCAAACCAAGCAACTTGTATGATTCTAAGTCTTTTATTAGATCGCTAATACCAGTCAAAATATCATCAATTGGTCCGCCCACGGTAACTGGTTTAATGGTAACAGTGGGTTCGCGTATTGATTCGGGTTTCATTGGAATAACAACCAATCTTTTAATCATTTCGGCTGCACTTTCAAGATTTTTAGTAGCCGCAGTCAAATAAGAATCTACCGTGCGCCACACATCTGGATCTTGAATTCCAGCCCATCCTCTAAAATGAGGTTCAAATGCTCCACGCATTAATTTGATGGAGGCGGTTGCTTTGTTAATGTCGCTTAATGATACTGATTCCGAGGGTTTCTTAACAATATCGCTCATATCAGAAAGATTGCCCTCTTGTGCAAATACAATGGCTCCAGATAATTTCCCCGCGGTTTTAGCTACGTTGTAAGCTTTATAGGCATTAGCATATGCGCTTTGCAATAAATTTCTGACGTCATCATAGCTTTGAGCCAACACCACTTTCACTGCCGCTATAATTTCCGCACTGGTAGATAATTTTCCAGTAGGCATTTTCTCAACCTTGTCCAATGTTTTAATATGTTGATCCAAGATAGTCTCAATCACCGCTTCATCACTATCTACGTTTTCCAGTTTGTGACTTCCTTTGGGATGAGCCGCATGCACCAAATCTTCACCTTTTTCTCCAGAAACATCATATGCAGTTTGAGCTTGTTTATATTGAACAAACTGAGTTTCCAGTTCCTTAGCATATTTGGAAGCACCAATTTGATGAAGTCCTTGGCACAGTTTAAGGATATTTTCCGTTAAAGAGGCGGCAGCTTGCAAATTAGGAGAGGCTTTCTTAATAAGCGGTTCCTCTTTGATCCAGCCCTTTTCTTGAGCAGCCTTAACGTAAGAACGCATGGTAGGAGATTGTTGAAATTGGGCGTGTTTTAAGGTCATGAAAATGCCTTGACAAAGGTAAGGGTTCGAAAGAATGCAGGATTATGCGGATGGCGATAATCGCAATTTATAGCGATTTCCGAACCTTTTATCTACGTCGGCTATCCAATCTTTTAACATTAGATATTTTTGATGTTTTCGTTCCATAAAAATCAGCGAATTCTCATAAAGCCAGTCTAAAATTCTCTCTACTCTACGGTTGCCTTTGTAAGCAAGAACTGAAGTAATTTCATTGCCACGATTAACTGATTCTTTATCTTTTGTAATCGTGCCCTCGATACCAGTTGCGTTTAATATGATATTCTTGACAGTTTGACAAAATTGTTCTGTTGAAGCAATAGTAAGATGATAATCAAATCTGGTTTTGGACTTAGTTTTGCACTTTGGAATAGAACCATCTCCATCGAGATAGCCACGAATAAAATGCCTCCATAATTTAGGCTCTATTTCAGGAAACTTAAGAACAAGCGATTTAGCAGGAACACATCCTAATTCGATTAGTTTTTGTTTGAGAAAAGGACTTGAAAATTTTAACATCAAGCTATCATCGCTTTTCGATTCGTATAATCTTATAGTGCCAAACACAAGATTAGACAAACGGGTTAAAATGTCGCGATCTCTTTTGTTTAATTTTAAAGTAATTGCGTTATTGGTGGGACTTTTGCAAACATTGCCATCTGAAAACAACATGCCTAGGAAATATGCTTTTTCCTCGCTATCAACAACATCAAACAAATGATCATTTACTGAACATTTGCGATTAATTTCAAAAAGCTTACGAAGTTGAACACCATTTTCTTTAAGAGTTTTTTGAATGAATTTGGGCGAAAATCCTAAAATTTTACCAATCTTAATCGTTGATATTCTATCATGATACATTTTAACAATGTCTTGGATGACTTTGAATGATAGTATAATTTTATGCACAGATCAAAAAAACAGGAATTCTAATAATGGATTCAATGGGCTCGGGCTCGCCGTTACCATGGCTATAGCCGGATGAATTGGGCTTGGTTTTCTGGTTGTCAAAAATCCTAATTCACTCACGAATAAATTGGCTCTTACAGGGTATACCTGATTTGATTCGAACTGGTTAGTTTGGGCGAACATTCTCTGATACCATACTGTTACCCTTCCTGTTCCCACCGTGCTGTCGTCACCCGGAATATTAGGCACCTCATAAGTATAACTAACGATTGCCTTAATACCATTGGGTTGTCCTGCTCCTGTCAAATCCACATTGAGCGGAGTTCCTGCTAAAAAGGTAATTACGCCATTAACCGGATTAAGCATCACCTTAACAGTAGAGCTAAAGCTATTTTTGACGATATTGGGACGGCGTAACTCTGCTTTAATATCTACTGGCGTCACTAGTTGCCCACTGGAATTTGGAACCGCTTGGGCAGGAACCAGAATAGTTTCGTTCCAAGAAACGTTGGTAAAAGAACGGGTGCGAATATCATCAATAATTCCTAATGGTGCCGTTCCATTAGAAACAGTGGCCATCGTTTGATTACCAATCACGGTAAGTTCGGCTACCATGCCGGGTTGAAATGATGCAGATGGGTCGCAGATGAAACTAGCTGGAAGTGAATTACCAACTGAAACTAGGCGAAGAATGACGGTGTCCTTTCTTGAAAATCCTATAACTTATGCGGTTTTACAGATATATATCCACAGTGTCTAAAGTTTTCACTCAAGATGATTTAAATTTTGCCATTTCCGAATATAAAACAGGCAAACATCAATGGGAAATTGCTCAAAAATTAGGATGCAGCCAGCGTGCCATATCATCTATTCTCCGAAAAAATAATATTCCGACAAGAATCGGAAAACAAATCTTATATCAAAACGTCAATACTGAATTGTTCAAAGAAATCAATTCAGAGGCATCGGCTTATTTCTTTGGATTATTGTGCGCTGATGGCATCATTAATACTTATTCAATAATTCTACAAGGCAAATCCACAAATCAATCGATTATTAAAAATTTTCGTGATATTATATCGCCCTCTTCTCCATTACTTACAGTTAAAAATGGCGTTCGTCTCGGTATCCATCGAAAGGAAATTTGCGAACAAATAATTGTTTTGGGCTGGAAACCTCAAAGGTCATTTGAATTAGTGGTGCCCGATACTGTTCCAAAACACTTTATTCGTCATTATCTAAGAGGTTATAGCGACGGCAAAGGTAATATTATCGATAATAAACACAAATACAGCACTAACACTATTTGGAGAATCACTGCCCCAAAAATGTTTTGTTCGCAAGTGGCAAATATCCTCAAAGAACATTTAAATATTACTTGTTCTCAATCACCTAACAAATCTAAAAGGGGTATCCTCCCAACTGCTAGATTAACGGTTGGAGGTAACAACCAAGTTGAAAAAGTGCTTGACTGGCTCTATCAAGATGCCACTATTTATGTTGCAAATAAATTTCTTTTATATCAAACGTTCAAGAATAGGAAAGCCTCCCTTTCTTACACGGAGTTCATTCCAATAAACTTTACACTGGAGGATGAAAAAACCATTACTAAATTATATGATGATGGGTTAACGGCTCAAGAAATCGCCGAACAATATGATGTCTCTAAACCTACTATTCTTGGGATACTGCACAAGCATAATGTCCCGATGCGAACAAGCACTCTTTCTCAAGAAGAATTTATAACAAGATTTAATGAAATTCACGGAAACAAGAACTATGATGTTTCTTTGGCACATTATCAAAATATGCAAACCAAAGTGCAAATCATATGCTCAAAGCATGGTTCGTTTTGGAAAAGACCGGGCAATCTATTAACTCTTGAACAAGGATGTCCAGAATGTTCTTGGTGGTCAGGAACATCCAAATCAGAAAATGCATGGCTGGATCAAATAGGTATTCCCAAAGAATTTAGACAATACCGAATCAGAATTGGCTCAAAAATATTAAAAGCTGATGGTTTTGATCCCGTCACTAATACTATTTATGAGTTTTATGGCGACTATTGGCACGGTAATCCGTTAGTTTATAATCCCGACAATATTAATGCAGATACTAAAAAGCCCTTCGGGCAAATGTATCAAGAAACGCTTCAACGAGAAAATCTACTTAAATCTAATGGTTATAACTTAATCGTTAAGTGGCAAACTCAATAATTAAATTTCGTCCTCAAAATCTAAATCTTCTGACTTTTCAGAGACTTCTAATTCCTCGTCCCCAATTTCTGCATTCAATAAATCATCAATTTGAGCATCATCTGCCAAATTAAACACCCAACCATGATGCGTTAAATTTTCCGTCATCTTTTCAGGAGTTAATCCCCTCATATAATAGTTGGGTTTAGGTTTGCCAGGAGTTTTATGTTTGGCAGTTATTTTATTAAGAATTTGAGTAACCGCTTCCGCTTGTTTCTTTAATCCCGATTCTTCTAAAATATTAAAAGCAGAATGCAAATAATTGGTAGCTTGAGTTAAACCTTCTCCATCTTGTTCTACTTTCACAGATCGCAACTTTTGATCCATTCCTGTCATGATTTCGTCAGCAAACAGCGCCTTTTTTATCATGGTACGTTTCCTAAATTGTTAACCAAGCTTTCCATTACTTGCTCTACTTCCTTGGCTTCTTCGATCATATTCGCCTGCTCAAAAAGAGAGGCAGCGGCATTCAATAAATCAGCGACTTTAGCTAACTTATTAAATCCATGGTTTTGTTCCAATTGGAGAGAAATTAACTTCGTTTCCATGGCAGAACAAACTTCATCAGCGACGTTGCCCCGTTTAAACATGGCGGTCTTATTTCTTAGACTTAGAATCGTTTTTCTTAGTCTCTTTTTTCTCGGTCTTTTTGGTATCCTTCTTGGATTCTTTTTTAGATTCCTTCTTGCTTTTCTTCTTTTTGTCTTCCTTCTTTTTCTTGGCTTCCACGACCAGAGAAGCAAGCTTCAAACTAACAGAGGCGCTTCTTTCCAAGCCTACCGTATCTAGAGCGGCCGAAGCAGTCAAAAGACTATCAATTGCAACATCAAAAGCAGCCGAAGATTTTAGATCTTCATCATCCGCAGAAGAGGTGTCGGTGTCAGTTTTGGAGGTTTTAGCAGCATTATCATCCGCACTGGAGGTATCGGATGTTTCCTTGGTTGATTTCTTTTTTGCCTCGTTGTCATCCGCACAAGAAGAATCTGTTTCCTTGGTTGATTTTTTCTTAGCTTCATTATCGTCGGCGCAAGAAGAATCTGTTTTGCTCTCTTTACTGTCTTTGCTCTTAGCAGCATTATTGTCCGAAGCAACTTTATATTGGGTGTCAAAAAGAGCTTTATGTTGATCGCTCTTAAGAATTGCATCCATCGTAGTAGCTACAAAATCTGATACGCTTTGGTTTCTCATGATATCCTCGGTGATTAAAACATTCGTTTGGAGGTTTTGGAGAAGGCTGCCGACAATTGTTCTTGTAAGCTTCCTTCAACTTGAGAAGATGATTTAACCTCATCAAGATCAACCATTCCGCTCACTTGTGGCATTCGTCCCGCTGACTTGTGGATTGGAGTATGACGTGCTACCACATTCTTCAAAGTCTGGAAATTAGTGTCATCAAAATTCATGATTTCTTCCACTTGAGCAGAAACAGCAGTTCGATCAGAATGGCAAAGACCTCGTTCTACCATATCGTAAGCCAATTCATAAGCACGGCCCATCTTGACTTTAAACTTGTTAAGTTCTTCTTCTAGCTTAGCCTTAGCATGTTCTTTTACTAGTTCGCTGGCGAATTCGGATCCACCTTCGATTTGTCCGTAATATTTCTTCCAATAAGCAACGGCATCTTTATCCAGTCCATGGGCAACCAATTCATCTACATCCTTGGGATCCAAGTTTCCTTCCGATACCATCTTTTGAATGGCTTCCGCATCTTTACGAACCTTAGGTGGAGCTTTGGCAACATCCATCATTTCCTTATTGACTTCTGGAAGAGTTTCTACTAACCCAAGATGATCCGATGGTTTGACGTCTAAATGAGTTTGCCCATCAGTTAAACGATTTGCATGATCCAGCATGTCACTAAACTTTTCTTTGGACATGTCATGAATTTGCCCATCATCTTGCTTACCAAGAGCATCGGCAGCTAATTTGGCTCGAAGAGCAGCCCGACTTTCTTTGGTATCATAATCGATAGAAGCAACTACTTTAACCTCAGTTCCGGGTTTAACTTGAAGATCTTTCAATTCTTCTGGTTTAGCCATTAAATCATTAGCGTCCGCAGCAGCCGCTTCTACATCTGCATCCATAGTAGAATCGCTTTCTGTGTCGCTGTCATGATGAGCATTGTCATCCACCATCAAAGCATGCACCGCATCCAAATCAGCATTGGTGTCTTGAATTAGGCTCATCAAGTCATCGTTGGAATGACTATCTTTTTCCGTGGTCATTGTATCGTCTCCCTTGGCTAGTGCCGCAAGTTCTGCTTCCATTTCTGCCCGTTTAACGATAGCATTGGTGCCACGAGCATACTTGATAAAGGCAGTCATTAGCTTAAACCCATCAGCCACTGCAGTCTTGGTTTCATTAAAAGCATCTTCAATCACAGGAGCTACGACGTCTTTATTCGAATCATTAACGCCGCCCTTGTCAAAAAGTCCTGCAATGATCTCCAATTCTTGCTGATGATCTTTGAGTTCAGAAATGGTTTCATTCATGGCTTGAGTCAAAGATCCATTCAATTCCTTACGGAAAGTATTGAGAGTATTGGTACCGAATGCTTCATCGGAAGCTGCAGCTCCCATTTCTGGAGCCATCTCACCCATTTCGGCTTGCTCGCCAGTCAGAGCCCGAACCGCCTCTACTAAGTCAGAGACAAGATCGCGAACTTTTTCAACTAGTTCAACTGCGGTAGCTTTGGGATCTCCTTCTTTACCAGTATCTTCGGACATAGGGGCTTCAGCTGGAGGAACGGGCAATTCCGGAGCTGGAGGAAGAGCCTGAGCACTCTTGTAAAGAGCAGCTACTTTTTCTGATCCTTGCGTTTTAACTTTATCAATTAGTTTAGCTCCAAAATCTTTGGTAGCAATGGAGTCATACATCATCTCAGAACGTCCGCCGGAAAGATCTTCCACGGAAGCTGTCAGCAATAACTTGTCTCCAAGAAATACTTCCCAAGCACTCTTACCTAAATTCTGACTACCGTCTTCATTAGCAGCTTTAACAAAACGAGCACGCAAAGAAGCGCGTTGTAACATTTGCTTACGTTTCAATTCATCGGAAGGTTCAGCGGAGTCAGGACTTGGATGCATACCATCCACTGGACCGACGCCGGGGAATGGTTTCTGACCTACCATTTGTTTATCCTCATGATCTCGGACATCTTCTTGAAGACCATCTTTAGGATACTTAACTTTGTGAGGAGCTGGTTCATTAACGCCACCGCCACCCTGATAGTATGCTTTCTTTTCTTCCAAAGACTTTTTAACTTGTTCCACAATAGCGGCTCTCTTCAGACGGCGTTCTTCCGCTTCAGCTCGAGCTAACATCTTTTTACGCTCTAATTCATCGGAAGGCTCAGCTGATTCTGGGCTGGGATGCATTCCATCCACTGGACCTACACTTGGAAATGGAGTCTGTCCAACCATGTGTTTATCCTCATGCTCACGCAATTTCTCTTGAGTAGGATCTTTGGGATACTTGGGCTGACCGGGAGTTGGTTCCTCGGTTCCTTGAAAGTAAGCTTGCTTATTCATATCGTTTGATCCAGACATTGTTTCCTCGTATGTGTTTGGTTGAGAATCTCGCACTTTAGGGCTACGAGTGACCAATTTATCTAAACTCTGCTTCATTTGATTCAGTTTGGCTTCAATAGCCGCAGTGACTTCACGAAGGCTTGCGATAGTGTCCTCTTCAATGGAAGCAAATCTCGCATGAGGAGGAGACAATCCAGAATCATCATTTCCCGACACTGCTCCTTCATCCATTGCAACAGTGCCTGACGATTGGTTAAATGCGAGATCATTAGTATCTTTAGGAGAAATTTTTGCGGAGGCATTTATTTCACTTAACTTTTGAAATGCCTCATCCAAATCAGTTTTGAACTGTTCAATATCATTAGCCTGTACTGTAAAAGAAGCAGTTTTGTTGCCTTCAAGCGTTTTGGAATCATTAACTGAAAGGTTAGCCGAAAAAACCAGATCGGCTAACTTATTGAGTTCTTTAGCTTTATTCTCAACGTAGGTATTAAGAGTATTAGCGGCCGCAATGATATGTTTGATGTGCGCCTTAGGATCGGCTCCATTAATAACAATGGATAATTCAATGGGATTGAGGTCGATATTGATTTCCCCGTAACAGGTTTTGCGGCGCATATGATCACAAAAATCTTGTTCGGCTCGCGCTACCCTACCACAATCAGTGCAAATAGCCCTACCAACTGCCGTGCCCATAGAACAAGCAGTTTGCATTCCGGTGCCCACTTTTCGAGCCAATTCCGGATAATTAACTTTATCTAGAGCACATAAGGCAATAACACGTTTTAGCACACGATCATAATAAGTATCTACAATAAAGCCTCGGGTATGATCTACTGAGGATGATTTGTGGTCGATGCAGAGTGGCTTGCCAATCCACTTTTTATATGCTTTAACTAATTCCTGTTCTGGGAATATATCACAGTTATGACTGACAATACCATTCGCAACATAGGAATGATCGTCCTCTACCTCAAAATTAAAGACATCTCCTACAAAATCTTGCTCTTCAATTGCAGTAATTGCATGTAAGCAAAAGTCTTTTTCAAAGTTAGAAAATATTTTGTGATTATATTGTCCGAACTTATACTTATTAGTATATTTTTCAAGTTCAAGGGTTTTATAAGCATTCCCGTAAATTTCGATCCTATAATGTTCCCGACAATCATATTCTCTATATTTTTCATTAATTTTACGTTTGCATTTATCTTTTTTTCTTAGAGATGATCCAACTCCCATAGCATTAAGCATGGTTCTCGTTTGATAAGCCAAATGAGGCGACACTGTAATTACAATTAGTTTGTTGTAATCAGTTAAACATCCGTCTCCATCAATGTATCCTGACAAAAATGCCTTTTTGCAATCATCAGGAGCAAACACAAGTTCTTTACTTAGAATTTTTTCATGCGAATATTCACCAATATGATAAAAGAAATATTCAGCAATATTCGCTCCAGTGGCACTTACTGAAATTACAGAGCGCTCTGGTTCTGGAAGAACTCTGACAGAACATTCTGGAAACTCCTCTTCAAACACTTCTTTGATGTTTTGGGCGGTTCGCACTTCATCAATACCAAGCGTGAATTTAATACCTTGTCGTTTGTCATATTTTTTGGTAAATGATCCTTCGGCTGCAAAAATGCCTAATAATTTAGCTTTATTAGGATTGATGGTATCTGTCTCGGTTTTTTGATGCAAAACTGGTGATACCAAAAGGTCGCCAACAGATAATTTGTTCGCTTCAGAAAATTTGAATGTAGTACGAAAATTTTCATTGTTCTTTTTTCGTTCAGATAGAACCTTGAGCCCTTTACTATAAAATCCATCCAAATTAACATGATAAAAGGGGTGTTCCGGTGTGCAGAATATTTTTTCGTTATTTTTGATTTTGAATGCAAGTAACTTACCATTATAGGGGCGTCGAGAAACTTCAAGAACTTTCTTAACGACACCGGTATGAGTAATAACTTCATCTCCTACGACGATATTTTCAATATTTTTAATAGAGCCGTCACTCATCAGAATTTTAGTTCCTGCGACTAGACAATTATTATTTTTATATGGTTTGATATTAGGATCATTACTTGTCCAGCGCCAAGTTCCACCAGACGTGTCCCATCCAACTTGCACTGGTTCGCCTCTAATGGTAAGTTTAGGAGTGCCATCATCATTGATAGCTGACGCTTCTGCCGCATGAATAATAGCAGCTGAAAAGTAGAGAAAATCTTCAGCTCGAGGCGCTACCTTTCGAAGATTAGCTGCCATTTTTTTGAAATTTTCTAAAATTTGAGGATCTAAAGCGGGAAGGCAAGATTCCGCATTTTCAATTCTATTAATCTCAATTGCTTCACCAAGCTTGATAAACGACATTAGTTTTTCTCCGTGGGATTTGTTTCCACTTCTTTTGTCTTTTCGGTGGATTTAGCTGTCATAGCTTCGGCGGTCTTTTTTTGCTCTTCCGTCAATTCTTTTTCATCAAGAACTGATACGATTTGCCCATCTGCATATTTCACAAACATTATTATCTCCGAAAAACTAGCTCTCAATCAAAATACCCAATTATGCCGTCAAATACAACAATATGGCCATAGTTAGGTCAAACTCGTTCAGTGGTACGTTCGCGTATAACATCTTGCAATTGTTCTTCTCGCTTATTAAAAAGATCTAAAATTAGAGGTGTTTGCTTCTCAATCTTCATTTGCAATTCACTACTCACAGCATCCACCCAACTTTTAGCTAGAATATTGGATTGAATATGAGCCTCAATTCTTTCCTTTACAATTTCTTCAATTTCTTCACATTGTGTTTGAATTGCTTCAATAGCTCCAACCACATCTTTAGCGAAAGTTTTGGAATCCAAATCAGAAAAAAGATCTACGAAATCATTGACTTTTCCTTCTAATTCATCAATGGAAGATATAAACGACTTCATTACTTTGACAGTTTGAGTATCGGACGCAAACATTTGCATCACATTAACACAACGAAAAGCTGCAATTTTGAACTCATTGAAATTCTCCACAGACTTATCGCGAAAACGTCTAATAGCGGCCCGAGCTTTTAATACTTCATTGGGGTTGATGTCTGGATTTTCTTTGAATGGAGTTAACATGATGTTAAGATGTTGGGATGCCATATCAAGCAACTTAATAACGTAATTAAAACAGATCAGAGCCTTTTCTGCCTGGATTTTCTCCGCATCGGACACATCATATGTAAGACTGGTGATGTAGGCTTTTTTGATCATGATTTTGTAAAATAATGTGTTTTCAATCATAGATAAAGCCTCCGGGATTAATAGCTGGCCCCCATCCATATCCACCTGCATTATTATTATATTGTCCTACCATTGGCACTTCACTTCTTTCGTCCATTTTTTGTTTCTTTTTATCGGCCCAATCTTGTTGATAATTCTCTCTGGTGGGAGACTGATCTTGAATATCAAAATAAACAGGATCAGCAGGCCATTGACGAGTTTTGCTTAAATAAGGGGAAAAAGAACCTTGATGCCCTTCATCTAAAAAAGTGCTACGATTATCGCTAATGTATTCTCGTTCATTGGATACTATATCAGCCTCATTAATATCCTTGGGTTTGCAATTTCGAATAATTTTTTCAAAAAGATGAACTACCTTGACATGAACACCAACACCGAACCCAAGAGATTTAGCCTCGTTGAGAGCATTTTCAGGATCCATTCCTAAATATTTACATTTAACTAAAGCTATTGCTAATCCGGTTCTATCTTTTCCTTCATAACAATGGACAAAAGTTGGACCACCTTCCAAAAATAATTTCTTCAAATCATGGTTCAAAAAGTTGATTAAAGAATTTCGGCTTCCATCAATTGGGATCATGACATGCTCAATTCCCAGCAGTTTGGTTGTTTTGGCAATTTTCTCCCCCGAAACACGATCTAAGCTAACGATTTTTGTGATCCCATATTCCTTATGCAACCGTTCCACATCTTTAGGAGAAGGGGATCCTCCGCGATACAATTTGTTAGGCACCACTTCTTGAAAGCGTTTAATCATAATGCCCTTACAATAGCATCCAAAACTTCTCTAACATAATGAGCGTCTTGATTAAACAGAATGTGTTTGACAAAGGTGATTGATTGTCCCATGGCAGCAAAAGGTGGTAATTTTTTGGCAGCAATGTCATTTTCGTCTAACATCATGAACTTGTTTTTAAGATTATTAAATGCCTTTTGTCTTCGTTCTTGAGGTATTCGGTTAAGGGTAAATCGGATAATATCAGCTAAGTATCGACCAACTAAACTAGCATCTCCTAATTCGCTGATCGCGGCACTTTTGATAAGTTTCTTTTTAATCTTAATAGGGTATAACTTATTGAATTTGATGAGCGTATCTTGCAAAGCCACTTTTTCTGGTCTTTGAAGTTTGTTCTTGACGCTCTCGTCAAAACGTTTCTTAAACATCTTTAAAAAATCTTTTACTTGCTCTTTGGAAGCTTTTTGTCGCAATTTACGCATGATAGCTGAATAAGAAAAATCATCGATGTCAGTAAGATCAATTATTGTTTGGTCTTTAGCTTTAGACTTATCTTTGTGCTTAAAAAACTCAATTTGATTTAGGCGATGTTCGGCTTGTACTTTAGAATCAAATGTTCCTAGATTTTTGCCCCTTTCTGATAACACTCGATATTTACCATTAGGTAATTTTCTAATGATAGCAGTTTTGATCAAACCAAAACAACGTTGGTGATATTCGGTTGCTAATTGGAGAATTTGTTCGATATCCATTATTATCCAATTTTGTGTTCGTGGAGGGCTTCCTTAACTTCTAAGGATTCTTTGCTTCGCAAGAACATATCCTCAATAATACCGTTGCCATCAACTTCATTGAGTGCTCGAATGGCTCTCTCATTGATAAACATTAAATTACCCAATGTAAGTTTTTTGTTTTGGATGTAAGCTGAGTTAATCACTAAACATTCTCGATAAGCTGCCACCACTTTTCCACAAAACACTGCAGGATAAGCAGTAGAAACTTGTTCTGTGCTAACTTCTTCGTACTGATCTCCTAAATAAATCTCGATGAACTTGTCCTTATAAATGGCAGCAATAAATTCAGCGAACGTCTTGGTTCGATCTCTGTTTAATTCATCAACAATATTTAGAATAGTGCCTTCTGGAACCATTAGCCGTTTCCTTTAACAAACTTGAGGTGAAATTGTCGGTATTGAGATTGAGCAAACTTAGGATCAATAGGCTGATGGGAAGCTTTTTTATCCATGAAACATTGTGTTTTGACACGAATGCTACCAATTTTAAGGGTAGCTTGTTGAAAAGCTTCACTAACAGAAGACGTTAATTGTTTAATAGCGTTAAAACATTCCAATGAAGAACCATAAACAACACACTCAATTTCTACTTGATTGCCATCAGTATGGGTATGAGCCAAAGATAATAACTCTTCATTGATAGCGGCGCCTAAAACTCTAGCAAACTCAATCGTATCTACATAATCTTTAGAACTAACTTCAATAACAAAATGATTGGTGGGCAAGAATTTTTTAAAGAGACGTCTTTTAGAATTTTCCAAGGCGATTTTTGGAAGATAACTTTCTAGAACATTACTGACATTAGATGTTTCTACTGATATTGATGGGGCAGGAATCTTTTGTGAAGGGCGCTTGGCAAATAGTTTCTGAATAACTTCTTGCTCTTTCCCCTTATACTTCTCTAATAGTTTTCGTAAGAGTCCGATTCTGGGAGATGGTTTGGTCGATGAGGGTTGATACCCAGTGTGTTGTTGCATGGTAGCAATCGCATTCTGATAAAGAGGAGATTTCCGTTTCTGTTCCACTACTCTTTGCATATCCCCATAAGTAATCTTATTGCCCGTTCCATGAAATAATGGATTAGCATCGTAAGCTAATCGTTCAAAATCAGCAGATACACGAATACCGATATCAGCATATTTTTTGCTTAGTAATTGTCCGGTTTTAGAATCCCGAACTGTTTCTGGCGATCTCTCTAGAAAAGCAGCATTGGAATCACCGGAGCGAATTCCTGGCAATTTAAGAGCCACCGGAAAAAAATTGGCTACATAATATTTAGCTGCGGAAGTTAGAGGCCCACCATTCAATTGAATGGCATTTTGCACCAATGGTTTAACAAAATCAAGTTGCTCTTCTCCCGACAGCTTAGTGAAAGCATCGGGGCCACCCTTAAATCCTAAATCACGAAGAGTGTCCGGCATAAAACCCACCAATCCAGAACCACGATATTTAGGCTCTAAAGCAGATGGATTCAATCCGGATTCCGAAACCATCACCACCAATAGGTCTTCAGGTTTCATCCCCATTTCCGATGATACCTGAACGAGTTTCGGATAAAAGTTAGAGCCCAAATTAACCACGGCTTACTCCCCAATGGATCTAACTAGTTGGAACAAGCGTCGGGAGGTTTGGGGATCAGTATCTTGAATGTTTTGAGCATACTTGTGAATATGAATAGCTAACATAGCCGGCTGTTCTTGAGACATAACTTCTAAAGATTGTAGAAATTTGTGGTGAGATTTTTTAGGAGGTGTTCCGGGAGAACGAAGCGTTGAGGGAATTCCAATGGTAGGAACTTTTGGCTGCAATGCTGGAATTCCGCCGGGCTGTTGAATTCGTTGATACATTTCTTCCACCGACTGTGATTGAGGCGTCATTACTGGCGGTGGAACTTTTTCTGTTGGCGCAGTAGCTAAATCTTGTTCAACGGTTGGAGGCTTAGACTCCATTATAGTGGGAGGAGGTTCAAAAGCAGCCGGAATAGGTGCTTGTTCTAATGTTGCAGGTTTGGGCTCTACCTTAACCTCTTGTTTAGCCATCTCTTGTGGTTTGGGAACCTCTTTAATTGGAGCTACTAATTCTTGTTTCTCTAAAAATCCCTTAACATTGTCCATATAATACTTTCTAAATTCAGTATCATAATCCCGATATGCCTTAGCCATTTTTTCTCCAGAAAGAATGTAGCTATCTACTTTCCTAGTTGCACGAGCAGTAGCCATTTCTTTTAGAGTTGATAATACTCTGGACAATAATCCTTCAGATCGCCTCAAGAGACTCTCGGTATCTCTCTTCAGCTTACTGACTTGTTTAGGATACCGTTTTTCCCAAGCAGCTAAAGCCCTGCCACGTTCCTCGCGTAAATTGAGGAGAAAATCCAAAAGCCCAGCTTCCTTAGTTAAGGAAGGCGTTGAATGAGCTAAACGTGTTTTCAATTCTTGTAGATGTTGCTTGCTTTCTTCATCTAAATCTTGAAAAAGAAATTTCTCATGAATAGCGTCAATGTTAGATTTGAAAGAAGAAAGTATTCGAATAATATCATCCATCTTTTTATGAAAACGACTTAAATCAGCAACTGTTTTCATATATTCTCGACGATTGATATTGGAGCGAGCTGATTTAAGCAAATCTTTGAGTGATATGCCATCAGCAGGAGGATCAGCATCTCCAATTCTTTCCCCAGAAACAATAGCACGAATGGGATCATCAGTATCATTGCGCAAACGATCCATAAGTTCTTGAAATTCGGGATGAAAAAACTTTTCGGCAGCAATTCCACCGATGTCGGTCATTTCTCGCAATCTGGAAAGCAGACTTCGTTTTTGAGCAGTCTTCTGCATAATAATCCTCACGTGAATGCAATTAGCAAAATAATACGAGATTATACGCAGGTTTAGTGGCTTTAGACCGGAGGTGCTGGTGGGGGCGCTGGAGGCAGAGGTCCAGCAGGGGCTGGCGGCGCTTCAGGAGGGGGTGGTGGAATAGCGCCTAAATCTAATCCCGGCAACGCACCAGTTGGAGTTTCACCCGGCAATGGAGGTTCTGGAGCCGTAGTTGGTGCGCCTTTATCATCTTTAACCTCTTGAATCTCATCTTCTTCGTCTAAAGATCTTAGAGAATTAAGTTCCATTTTAGCTAAGGCGGCTTTTTCCTTTTCCATAATGGCGGCTTGAATAGCTTCTTTGCGAATTTTTCTTTGCTCATCTTCCCAATCAAGTCCCATAGAACGGTACAAAGTATGAAGAGAAGCTCTCTTCTGTTCGCCGGTTCCCTGAGTTAATTGAACAAGGATATTCATAAAATCTCCAGTATCAAAAAGAGACATATGATTCCAATCAATTTCTGGAACAATCAATTGTTTCTTGGCACCAGAATAATCATAAAAGCCTTGAATTTTAGAGATGGGAGCAAAAATCTTGCGTTTTAGCCAAGCGGACATCATATTGCGAAATTGCATGTATCGCTGCCGCAGAACATCAAGAACCACACCACCGTTAGCATAAGTAGTATCAGAAGTGTCTCCCATGATCACAGGAGGCGCTTGGAGACCAATAAAAATTTCTTTCATCAATTGGGTAATATCGCCTGAAATGTCATAGATGCCCTGACCCCAGCCAACGCGTTCCACTGCTACTCCAGCATGAGTAAAGATTTTGAAATTGCGATTGTTTTGAGCCGCATCAAAAACATCTCGCCATGCCTCTAAGTCTTGAAAAGTTGGGTGAAGCCCATCAGCTGCATCAGTGCCGATTTTCACTAAGGTCATTGGATTAATCATTTCCGATGCTTGAGCGTATTTGCTATTGCCATGAATAGCAATTTTTCCATTGCGACGAGTAATGAATAATCCGGTCGGAACCTCGAAGCACCACACTACACCATTATATTCCACTTCTTTGATTTTTGGTGGATATTTTTTGTTAGGTGCCAAAACTGGATAATTACCATCAGCTGCATTTGACCAAGAAACACGATATTCTGTATTACCCGATTTTAATGGTTTAGTAGAAATAGATGGAGCAAATCCACATTTCAAAACTATTTCTTGAACATCATCCGCCAGTTGTTTGGAAACCGTATAGTAACATTGAGCCTCTGAGCATTTGTTATGAAAGTGGCTTCCATCTCCAAAAACCAAACTTTCTAACAAGATTTCTAAAAGATCTGGAGATAATACTTTAATCCATTGCGGAATATGTTTATATTCTGCAGTAGAGCCCTCTTTGGTACCAACTTCTTGAACAAAAAAATCTTGCAGCGCTTTGCTATAAATTCGTCCATTCCATCGATCGATAGGTTGTTTCTTGAAACCATGTTTTTTAAAATTGTCAGTTGTTTGAATTCTGTCAGACACAGATTTATCAAAATATTTGGCAAACTGATGCATCGTATTTTGCAAATCGAGCAAACAATCTGATGTTATCTTTTGGGAAAGATCTATGTAATTCTGTCCAAGATACCCCTCTGAAATTACATACCCCAAAAATCTCAAATATAGTTCGATAGGAATTTTTTTTCCTAGAACATCAACTTTTTTAAGGCGTTTTCCTTGCCACTTAGTGGTTCCCATAAACCTATATGTGGTTTTTGGATTAATATCTTTGGCTGGCATTTTCTCCCATGCATTCCAACAAGAAATACCATTCAAACGATTCTTTTTTTGGAGCCACATTTTATGATTAGGAGAAACTAATGTATCAAAGTTTCGTGATTTAAAATGCAGCATTTTCCCAGTATAATGAGACATGTGCAATTCGATGGGTTGATGATATTCAATATTGTTAGTTTCAGGATTGACGCAAGCTACTTTGAAATCTTCTTTCATTGTCAAAATAGAAGATACTTTTCCGTTTTCATTTACTTCGGCACCATTAACATGGTTAGAATTGAGTTTCAACTTAGATGTCTTATGAACTAATTGATCAATAGTTTTGAATCCATGATCTGTCAAGACTTCAGTTTTCTCGTCATAGCATTCTCTTAATTGATCAAAAAGCATTAATTGACGAAAAATACATGTGGGCAATCCTGTTCCTCGAATTTCATACGGACTAATTCTTCGAGCTAAATGAGACACGTGAAAATTATCTAACGGAATATTTTGACCGCGTTTTACTGAATCAATGATATGTTGATTAAGTTGTTTGCGCTGTTCAATATCCGTAGGACGATTAGAGGTAATAATTTTCTTCAAATTCTCATCCGGACGCAACATGATTATTGGCTCATCTGCAACTACAGTGCGCTTGACAATCATATAATCTGGGTTTTGAATCAATAATCGACTCCATTTGCCCTGGCCTTCATCTAACTCGGAATATACGAAGGCTTCACCCAATAACCAATATTCTTGAGCGATTTGAACACAAATGCTCATCAAATCAATTTCTTCAATCATGTCATTAAAGAATTTTTCGATGTTTTTATTGGGACACTTAATGCTGAGTTTAGCAATGGGATAAGTGCTATGCAAATTGATAGCGTTATGAACAAACGGATTAAGAGCGTAGAAACTGCGGCACCAAGCGTTAATAGTAGCGCGATCTCGAGGAAGACTTAAATTGCTGTTTAGCCATAGAGGTGAATACACTTCCGGAGCTTGCATAATAGTATCACCAAAGCCACCGCGGAACCCGCCGCCTGTTCCCGAATTTCCAACAACCTGAGCTATTTTGGAAATACCAGCAAGAACTCGTCCATTATAAGTGGAGCCGTATTCATTTGGCTCTCTATAAGGAGAACTTCCGTCTCTAAACAATCCTTGTTCTACTTCATCGGCAATTTCTTGTTTTCGAAAAGCAGAAACAGATTTGGACATCGACGCGCTTACCGGAGGAATCGCAGATTTGGATTGTAGATATTGAGAAGAATTAGAGGGACCCAACCACAATTTATTAGTTTTATCAATCGGCATGGCTTCCTAGCATCAAATATGCCCAATCAGTGATATATCCAAGAAATCAGGAGTTTAGAAGCGACGACTAAAATAATGTCCCAAAATTAATGGTTTATGAAGGTCTTTAATATTTGTATTCTGAAGATAAGGATTATGGATAGTAAAGCCCTTGGTTAATAAAAATTTGTAGGCAAGATATGCATTAAGCATGGCAGAAAATCCATCATTTGGTCCTGATTTAACATAATGCACTGTTGGCTCTCCTACCCTTGATATACTTGGCTTAATTTCCATATTAGAACAATGTTCTACTAACCAAGCAATCTGTTCATAATCACCAAACGGAAATCTAATCTGTCCTTTTTTCATTAATTCATAAACTTCAGAGATGTAGTGATCTCGTTCAAAAACGATCTCTTTTGGAAAAGCATCCGCGGAATATTTAACATGTCCATTAACTTTGTTGTGAGCCCTCGAAACCAAATAACGATCTCCATGAGCAGTATGCATCAAAGTAGAAAAGTCATGCGAAAAGCCAATATCACCGATAGCTAACTGAACACTATAATCCCTAATCAATTTGTCGATGATACCTTTTTTACTTTCAATATCATTCCGCTTAAACTTGACAGCCCGTTCCACCGACAACAAATCAGGGCCTTTAATGGCTAATACTACAGCGGTGCTATAAGACTGTCCCATCAATTTGGTTTTTTCAGGGTTAGCTAATTGTTCCAAATCTGCCTTGGCACCATAATCAATGCCCATGACAACCATTTGTTCTTCATCGGGAGCAATTCGTGCTCGTTGTTTCCTTCCAGCATCTCCACAATTGTCCCGAATCTCGTCCGTGGTAATAGGAGAAGAATCTCCTTGGAAAAATTCTCCGAGAACTTCGTTCTGAAAAATGCGCTCTGTATTAATAGGATGTTTTCCCGGCATTTCATTGAGGATGTCTTCTTTAGAGAACATCGGCATATAAAGCTGATTAATATGAAAACCAATCATCTGGCAATCTTCATCATCGGGATGTTTCAAAGCAACCCACTTGCCACGCTCTGCTGCTTCTAATTTGTTTTGTTCATGCCCGCAATGAACACATTTAACAATATAGCCATAAAGCCAAATATTCTGCCAATCATCTTTACCGGGCGTATAAAGTGGAAAATGTTTTTCACAACTTTCACACCCAAGGTAATAATATTGTTGTGAAGAGCTTTGCCACATTTTATGAAAGTCAGATCCTTTACGAAGAGGGGTTCCAACATAAACTTGAACACCTTTAGAAGGACGTCCATATTTAGCGGCTGTTAAAATTTTGAGTGCATTACCGATAGCTTGTCCTCCAATCTTCTGACACTCATCAAAGAAAATAACATCCGCTGTTCTTCCACGAAGTCGGTCTGCATCTAATCCGGTGCTCTCGATCCAAAGATGATTGCCGCCAATAAATTGTTTGAAAGTGAGCGAATCGTTGGTGGGAGTAGATTGATCTAACAACGACTGCATATGAGATTTGGATCTAGTCCCGCGCTTGTCTAGTTTAGTTCCATCGACATCTGACACTACAGAAGCAGAGATCATTTGACTGAGTTTTGTCTTAGAATAAGCGGCTGCCATTTCTAACTGTGGAAAAGCATGAATCACTCGGATAGCAGGCTTTTCTCCCACGCCAAACATCCCGGAACCCATAAAATACATTTCTAAAGCCGATAGTGTAGTAGTTTTACCTACCTGACGACCTGATACTATGATGAGAGGTTTGGCGTTAGGTTCAAGCGCTTTAATGCCAATGTATCGATAAATATCGGCAAAAGGTCGATAGCCACCATTACTTAATGTAAAGGGCTTTCCATCGAGCGTTAGATATGTTTGACAGTATGCGACAGGATCCATCATCAAGAGATATTTCTTCAACTTATCGAATATCTCTTTGTTGTCGTTCTTTGTCATAATATTTAATGTATATCTATTACATTACAATTTGACCGGATTCAATGAATGAAAAGCGTCTCGATTGGATGGATCGATTTCACTTTCTCCAATCATATCTCGACGTCCTAAATTACTATAATTTTGATAAGCACCGGGATTATTTTTCTTAGCTTCTAAATTGAGCCGGCTCACTTCTTTCAAGAGTCTTGGCTCATCCCAATCCTGAGCATCGGAAACATCGGAACGATGAATTGATTTGATTTTATCAATAATGGCGGGAACGGGTAAATTACCTCGGGTATCTCGCACATAGTTTTCCAACGTTGATTTAATACTAGGACATTTTTTGATAACAACGGGCATAGAATCTGTTTCTTTATCATCATCCTGTTGAACATCAGCCGCCATCTTAGTAGTCTCGTTCATTTCTACATCAGAAGTTTTGTCAAGTTCTTGAACGAATCTGGTAAATCCACTTCTCTCCTGCATATCAGCTATTGCTGCTTCCACAGTAGGATACCTCGATTTGCCATTCATAATGTTATTGATCTGTTCAAACACTGATTGATTAACGGGTTGAACAGCAAGTTTCTTTTCGAATTCTTTGAGCCAATAATCTTCTTGATTATCGTTTGCTTGGCGAGTAACAATAGGTTGAGTGCGAAGATATTTAGACATGATAATATTATACGGATTTATTGTGAGAAAAGCTTTGATATCAGCTACGATAGTTAGCACCATAATCAAAATTATCTGAACTTGATGCATCAAAATCTTCATCCAATGATAATCCTCGATCTCTTCGAGTAGCGTAACCCATCGACTCCAATAATTCAACTAATTCCATTTGTTCACGATCAGTTAATTTCCATTTTTTGGAAAGTCGTGCGAATCCATCTTCGATGGAGTGCCCACCAGAAACCATTCCATTAATCAATGTCCTAGCTAATCGAGAAATAAAAATCGGCGCCACTACTGTAACTCCTGTCACGCCCCAAATTTTTTGAGCCTCTTTGATCATACCTTCGGAAACAGGTTCTTCTCCCACAGAGATCAATATCTCATTCATCTCTTCTTCCGATTTTTTCTTTCTTCGGCTTTTCTTGGTTTTTTCTACCTTGCTCAAACGATCTTGCAAACGTGCAATACCATCATCCACCTTAGCACAAACATCTTCCACCATATTGGCGTCTAGTTGTCCATCCAAGTCATCCCGCATCAAACGAGAAATGTCTTTGGATAACTTTTCCAAGTAAGCAACGGCTCGTTCCAATCCAGCACTGTCATAACCGCTGTGCTTGGGAACACCATCCAATTTTTGTTTGGCCCATGCTTTAAATTCGGCAGTGGTCTTGGGTTTTTTATCACCTTTAGCTTCGTTTTCATCCTCTTTGGTGGATGTCTCTTCTACCACTTCCAACTCTGGTTCGGGATCTTTGGTGCCAACTGGTGCTCCGGGAAGTTCCTCTACCACTAATTCAATCACAGCAGGTTCGGAAACTTCCATGGGCGCCGTTTCTACAGAAGAAGACGGAGCATCCACAATTTCCAATGGCATTGTGTCCATAATAGGAACGGGCTCTAAAATGATGAATTCTTGTGCGGTGATTTCCATGATTGCCTCGATTAAATGCTATCATATGCTGAAATATCCGTGGGTTCAGATATTCCACTTGTCTTCATAAACTGTTATACCCATATCCGTTGTTCCAAAGAAAGGTTGCTCTGTTTGAATAGTGGATACGGGGTCTAAATCATCTGGAGGACTCATTCCATCTGGCAACCCTAACGGAGGCGGCTCTTTGGCATTGAGATATTTTTCCATCAAAGCATGCAATTTATCTTCATCAAAAATTCTTAATTTTCCTTCATAATCACGCCCAAAATTGAGGTTATCCACTCGTTTTCCCTCAAAATCCATGGGAGGAAGATAAGGATCGGTAAATCCTCCCCAATACACCGAGTTTCCCAATATTCCAGTTCCAGATTCTGCCTCCATGTCCCACATAAGTTGGTTGGTGCCTCCTTGTTCATCCGCTATAAAATCAATAGCTATTTTAATGAATTTAGAAAATAATTTGGCTCGCGTTCGCATTCTTCGAATACGTTCCTCTCTATTTTCTCTAGTATCCTCAATCCAACTGTCGTCAGCTTTATATTTATCTTGAAGTTTTCGGCGACGGTCTTTAAGAAAATCAGCCACGCTCTTGTAATTAAAAAGAGCATGATATCCAGATCCGGGACTGTGTTTTGGTTCTCCGTTCACTCCCTCGGTTTGATAAATATCATAATTCCGATAAAATGGCTCTTTGAAACGAGGTTGAACCGTAATCGCTTTATCCGATTTGTATTGTTTATTGCCGGGAGTTGGCTCTTCGGTTCCTTGAAAATAAACTAATTTAGGTTGCATTGGCGCTCGCCCGCATGTAATATGGGTAAATAGCATTCGAAATCGGAATGTGATTCCATAAACCCATTTCACTTACTAAATAACTAGCTTTGTTAGGATCACGTGTAAATGCTTCATCTAATTTTTCTTTCATTACTTTTTTGGTAGAAACATTGATAACGGAAGGGTTATCTCGAACAAATTCAATGATGCTAGTATCCACATCAAAATCTAATTTAGTAGCCAAGTAAATGGCTCTAACAACACGATTGCGATTGGATGTTAATGTGATTTCCGGAGAAAGGCAAGTGCGAATTTTTCTAGCGCCGATGTCCCTAAATCCTCGCTCTGTAGGGTCAATCAAAGTTTTCAAATCTAATGAAATCAAAAGAGCATTACAAGTGAAATCACGACTAAAAATTTCCTTCTGCATGTCAGTAGGATGCGGAATTCCCATTTGTTGAAGAATGACGGTAATGTTAGGCACGTTGAAGTTAGAAGAAAAATCAATTTTAAGATTGCCAAGAAAAATGGTGCTATGTCCATCTTCCATTACCTTCCGAGTTAATTGATATTCCTTCTTCAACTCGTTGGCAAATTCTGCCGATAAATATTCGATTGATTTGTTTCCATTGGTAATGTCAATGTCAGCAACATTTTCCAATCTGCCCAAGTATTTATCGCGACTAGTTCCACCAACAATATAGGCAGGGGAAGCTCCAATTTTCTCTTGGACTCTCTGCATTGTGCGAAGAATTTGACGAAGCTTCATGCGGCATCATGCTGGTGGAGGAAGCAATGTTGGAGCTATAGGAGACCCTGCTGGAGCCGGTATCAAAACAGGTGCTGCCTTGCCAAGTTCTTCTCCGATTTCTATTTGAGGGACGGCAGCAGGAGCCATATCCTTGGTTCCTAATTCTTTTTTCATTTGCTTACGAGTCTTTTCTTGCTCTTCTTGCTCTTGGAGGTTTTGCCGGAACGCCTTCATCTCTGGAGATAAAGGTTTTTCTTTTTTACCGAGTTCAATGTCCCGTGTTTCCATAGTTCCGCGTAACTTAGAGATGATGTCTTCAATTCGAGTAGAGATATAATTATTAGATTCAATAGCTTTATTAGACGCTTCTGATAAAGACGGGAAGAAAGAAGCTAGTCCCAAACTATCCAACATCATGTCCACAATAGCTAATTGTCGCGGGATTTCTCGAGTTTTGTAAATCTTGGATAAATCTTCTAACTTATTAACTACATCTTCTATAGAAACATTAGCAAAAGCAACATCGATAATTTGATCAAAATCTTTGGCTTTAGGTTTTTCTGGAGGAAGCTCCTCTTCCATAACTTCCAATGGTTCTTCTTCGGCTACAGGCGGAGGCTCACCTAGAGGTGTAGTTGTTTCTGGATTAACTGGTGTAGGAGTAATTTCCTGTGCTTCTACCAATAAATCGTTAGCATCTATTACTTCCATTATATCTTCCACTTCTAATTCATCATCGACGCTTTCTTCATCCACAGTTAATTTGCTGGTCTCTAATCCTTCCAAAAACTTAGAAATTGCTGGAGACTTAGGAATGACTGAGGTTTCATTAGGTGCGCTCTCTGGTGGATTTTGGGGCATACCTGGACCCATTGATGGTAAGCCGCCAGCTGCTCCAGTTCCTCTTTCAGGCTCATCAGGAGAAGGAGGTTGTAGCAATGCATCTTGAGCTATAGTGTGCAGTGTTTCTGCCGCAGTGATAAATCCACGCTTATGAAGCATATTAGCTTCCCGAACAATCATATCTTCATAAAGCCTAATAGAAGCACTCTTTTTATTGATCAGTTGAATTTTCTTTTTCAAAGCGTAGATAGCTTCCATTAAAACTTCTAGTTCTTTTCCGGCAAATGTTTGTCCTTCCGGAGAACATAATAATTTCTCTGCAGAATTCAACCGACTAATCAGTTTTTGTCTCTGTTTTTCAATGGTGCGCTTTCGTTCCGCATCTTCGGAAATAGTATCTTTAATTAATCCGACGTCATGTCCTGATTGTCCCGGGACTGTTGGCTCTTTAGATAGTTCATGTTTTACCGGGAAATAGTAACCGGGGGAACCAGTTTCATACCACAATTGAGCTACTTTGTATTTGAGGTGGGCGCCTTCTTCATAAAATCGGAGCCAATTGAGAAAATCAAATGTCTCCATTATATGCCAACTAGCAGTGACTTGTCGAATGGCTTGGACACGTGGTATGCCTTGACTCTCTTTATTGTAAATGTCGCGAACTGTCTGAATCCATTTTCGAGTATCGTGTTGTCCGGGAATGGATCGAAAATCGTAATTAGGATAGGCGATTTTGTCTGAATTAAGGAACCGATCATAATCAATGTTCTCTTCTCCAAAAAACTTGAGCAAGTTTTCAATCTTATCTTCTAAGTTGGAGCCAGCTTCAATTTCTTCGTCGGAATAAGGACGAAGAGCCACTTCAGATATTTGTTCTTTGCTAGGCATATCAATAGTCATAGACACTCTCGCTAGTATGCCGAAATAGTCAGAAACCCTAATTAATCAGTTGGAATTAAGTTTCTTATTAATGGTTTCATTGAGGAGAGTGACTTCAGCCAACTTCATTTCCATAGTAGGATGATCTTGAGGTGTTGGCATTTTAAGTTTAGAAAATTCTTTATTGAAGATTTCCATAAATAAAAGAGAACTTTCCACATCAATTTGAGAAAGCACTTTCTTGATAGCATCGATAAAGACAGAGGTATATTGATCCATCACTTGAATAGTCATGTTATGTTGCACTACAGTATTGGCGGTAGGTTCATTGAACTTATGACACTTATCGAGGACGCTTTCCATTCGTTCGCAATAATCAAGAAAAACTCTATCAATTTTAGTATTGATGTTGCGAGGATCCGCTTGAATTTCATCAAAGATTTGTCCGAGTCGGGTTTCCAAAGCCATAGCTACTTGAACAATGAGCTTCCGAAAATCAAGTTCCTGACTAGCTGCCTTAACAATTAGTTCTTTGTAGGTAGAATTATTTTGTACCGCCAAAGATAATTCGTCTTGAGTACCAATAGCAAGATCAGTTTTGGTGGAAGCAATATCTTGTTGAATAGTAGTGTAGAAATCAAAGTAATTATCTTGAAAAGACTTGAGAGCTTTTTCAGAGATAATCATTTGTTTTTCTCCAGAATATTTAGCCGCTAACCAATCATGTATTTCTTTGGGATGAATACCAATGGAAAATTTCGCTATAATTTCATCAAAATCTGGATGATGAAGAATTTTTTTATAGGTTTGTTGTTTCATATGGTTCTGTTTTTGGACGTTTCTGGTAATTTCCCACAAAATAAATACTAGATTATAGCCCTTTTATTTGATAATGGTTTCACGATCTTTAGCAAGGAAGCCTACGACTTCAGTCGTGGGTCATTATAATAAGAAGACATAATACTAGAGCAAAATGAACATATTAGAAGCTTTAGAGATATACAATTTGATTTCTAGAGATTCACAAAATGTGGAATCTAGAAAACGACTCAGATTATTGAGAAAAATAATATTTTCTTCCATATCTTTGAATACAAAATTTGTCAAAGCTGCTTTTGATACTCGACGCATCGATCAAGAAACTGAATTTAATCCACGAAGGGGACTACAAAATTACAGTCGTAGTGAAGCTTTTATTTCAGAAAGTCTTTCTCAGAGAATCAAGAATTTTATTAAATTACGAAATGTACTTAACGGAATCAAACAAAGTTATGGTAAAGAACATGAATGGCAAGATAGTAATGCGCGCGTATTATTAACTGCAATAGATAGCGGACTACGCACCGGTATCAATGATGAAGGCTTTGTATCCAATCAGCCAGGATTAGGTAGCTTTGATTATTTAGAAGAATTACTTAATGTTAGGTATCGTTTAGGATATGATCAACTAGTTAGCATGAGTGAATCTGATTTGAAGAAAACTATATTGTCCAAAGATGAAAATTTAATTTATAAAGATATTAAACAGTCTTTGAAAATCACCAAATCTGATGTTGCTAGACAGAGTTATGACACACTAATGGATAAATTGTTTGATGGTTGCCATGCTAGCGCAGATAATCCAGACATTGAACGCACTATTACGATTACAGTACGAGATCGATTTCATAAACAAGGAAGCTAACCCATGGGTATGAACGATTTTGCACTATTTTCTAAAAAGAATGGAACATTTGTAGTCCAAAACACTTCACCTCAAATTAAGACCATTAAGATTTTTAACTATCCTATTCCATATGGACAAACACGTGATTTGTTGCAAATTCCTGGAGTAAGTGAAGCTGATATTCGTGCCTCCCTCTTAAAGGGTGAATTACAACATAAAATATTGGCAAAAGATATTATAGTTTTATCAAGTGATGTTGATTTGCTTCAATTTAATACATCACAAAAGAATTTTCTGCAAGGAGCCGGAATTATCAACGGTTTGGACACGTTCAGCCTCAATGGTATCTCAGCTACAGATCATGAAACGTTAAAACAATTAATTCATTTTGTGGATGAGGGCCCTGGAGATGGTTTTGCAAGTGGTGCTTACAAAGAAACTTTGCCAATAAGAAGTGCATTTCCTGCATCTATGATATGGTACATAGATGCAACAAAAAGCAAAAAGCTGATTGAAAAATTAATCACTTACAATTCTAATAATTTTCCAATTACCATTGTTTGGAATATGTACAATTTTGATGGTGTTACTATAGTGCATTCAGTAACTGACACTATAGTTTATAGTTCTGGTTTTGAATCAACTAGAACCAGGACAATAAGTTGAGGACACATGGGTAACGAGTCTCCTGCAGCCATTCTATATGATTCCAGCGGTAATGCAGTTACAGTTATTAATAGTGCATTAAATACTACTAGTGTATCTTCTACCGGAACAATAACATCAGTTAGCGCAGTTAATTCTGATATATTGCTTTTAGCATCTAACTCTAATAGAAGGGGTGTATTTATTTATAATGATACATCATCTGCAACTCTCAAAATAGGTTTAACTTCTTCTACAGTTTCGACTACTAATTTTAGTGTTTTGATTGGTGCTGCTGGATTATTCGAAATTCCATTCGGATACACCGGACAAATTAGAGGCATTTGGAGCGTCACTGAAACGAATGGAGCTGCTCGCATTACAGAATTAACTTGAAAACTATGGGGCTTGAAATTAATGTCACAACTTTTTAATACTGGTATCCTTGTTAGCAAAGGTAATTCTACAACTATTCCATTAGTTGCCGGCGCTTCTTTTGTTGGAAATGTTGAAGACGTTACTTCTTTTGAAGAAATTAGTATAAATATAGCTGGAAGTCCTAATAATGCTGCTGGTAATTTTTATTTTGAATTTAGCCCAGACGAAATTAATTGGGATGTTAGTGTGTGGGTTAGCGGCGCCTCTTTAATTGGCCCTAACATAGTTCCACAATATTTACGTGTTATACTTCCTTATTTTAGAGTTAGATATGTAAATGGTAATACTCCACAGACAGCATTTAGATTAACAACCATTTATCATCGTGTATCAGGAGCTAGATTAACACGCTTTTTAAATCAAACTATAGATAATACTGAAGGGATAGAAGTAACACGTTCCATAATAGACGGATCTAGACCTGATGGAACTTATGGAAATATTCAAGTTGATGCTAATAATATACTACTAGCAAACACTACCGTTCCACAAATTAAAATAGAGTATGATATGAGTAGTACAACAGTCAATTATATAGGAACTGCACCTTCAGGTACTCTTACAAGCGCTGCCGCATGGACTATTAAAAAAGTCACATTTGATGCTTCAGGTAATCCACAACAAGTTTTATGGTCTAATACTACAGCGATATGGGATAATAGAACAACGATTTTCTATAATTAATGGTCACATAAATGCCAGGAACTATCACTACAGATTTTACTACAGTAAATAATGCTGACACTACTACGGGCTGGACTTTCCCTACTGCTTGGTCTACGGCTGCGGTCGCAGATGTAGACATGTTTGTGCAAGGAACCGCCTGTATTGCCGGACGTATTTCAGCTGCAATACTTTGGGGGCTCGCTTCCACTACTGGTAATGATATGACGACTGGTAATCACGTATTTATGTGGGTCAAAGATATTACTTGGCCAGTCACCGCAACAAGAGTCAATGGTGGAATACGTCTTGGAATTACATCAGATGCTACGCCGACATTAACCACCAACAATGTTAGCAATGGTAAAACTTGGTATGTTGATGGTAGAGATTTTGGTGCGGTTGAGGGATGGTCTTGTTATGTTATAGACCCACAATCTACTGCTGATGTGTCACAGGGCACACTTACTTTGACCTCCGTTAAAAATTATGGTGTTGGTTTTGACATAACTGGTACTGTTGGAGCGGGTAGCTTCAAACCACACAACTGTGCTATAGATTTAATTAAATTCGGAACTGGCCTAACTATCAATAATGGTACTGCTGCTGCTCCAGTTGGTTTTATTGATATTTATAATGCCGATTCTTCTACCACCAATGCTTATGGAGTTGTGACTAAAGCGAGTGGAGTTTATTTAGGCGCTGGAAAACTTAATTTTGGAACTGCTGCCCAATCCGCCATTACTTATTTTCAAGATAGCAATCAAGTATTCATTTTTCAACCTTTTCTAGTGGCTAATAGTTTTTATGCTCTTGTCACAGCGGGAGCTGCAAGTTTTACTACTACTTTTCAATTAGGAACTTTTAGTAACAGTATAGCCAGCGGAGGCTGTACTGTTAGCGGAGCTGTCAATATTGGTATTGGTGCTCCCTCATCTGCCCCAAGTGGAACTGCGGCTGTTGGTTCTAATTTAGGCGTGGGCAATTATCTTTATAAAGTGACTTTTGTGACTAGTGTAGGAGAAACCAATGGAGGAACTGAATCCGCCACCATTACTACAACTACTGGCAATCAAAGCATTTCACTAACCTCTATTCCAACTTATACTGCTACTAGTCGTGTTACTGCCCGTAATATTTATCGAACTAAAGTAGGAGGAACATCTGGAACTGAATTATTTGTTGCAACTATTGCTGACAACACCACCACTACATATACAGATTCTATTGCTGATTCATCATTGGGCAGACCAGTACCTATAGCAGATACTACAATATCAAGCGCTTGGACATTAAGTGCTGGAGCTGCCAATACTGTTACTAATCTTTATGGATGTACCCTTTCTCAAATGAGTTCTGGAACTCTGAATAGTTCTTGCGCTATGCAATCTTGCACTATCTCTAGTTCTGGAGCATTAACGCCCACTGGCGCCACTGTAAATAAATGTACTTTTACCAACGTTCAACAACAAGCACCAGTTAGTGGTACTTATGCAATGATTTTCAATGCCACTTCTGATGCTACTGCTGTTACAAATTGTAATTTTATTAACTGTAATAGGGCTATTAAAATTACTGTTGCTGGTACATACACATTTAGTAATTTACAATTTTCCGGCAACATATATGATATTGAAAATTCTTCTACAGGAGCAATTACTATAAATGCTACCAATGGCACGAACGTTTCTACCTTTATTAATACAAATGGTGGGACAACTACCATCAATAATTCAGTTACACTTACCGTTACCGTACAAAATAGTGTTGGTGCTGCCATCCAAAATGCACGCGTTGCAATTTACAAATCTACTAATATTGTTGCTGGCTCTGAATTACTTAGCGGACTAACTAATTCAAGTGGCGTGGTTACTAGTTCTTACCAATATTTAGGTAATCAAAATATTGTGATTAGGGTTCGTGCAGAGACGCCATTTCTTTCTACTCCATCTATTTCTTCATTCAGTACTGCTTCTACAGGCGGTTCATTACTAGGTAATACTACTTATTACTATCGCATTTCTGCCCTTAACGATCTTGGAGAAACCTTAGCATCCACTGAAATGTCTACACTTACGGCAACTGGTACAAGCACTAATACAATAACTATTAACTGGAATGGTGTAACGGATGCTGCCAGCTATAATGTATATGGTCGAACAACTGGTGGGGAACTTAAGATAGCCAATGTAATAGGATCTACATCATATACAGATACCGGTTCCATAACGCCATCTGGCGCTCTGCCATCCTCAAATACAACAGGCACTGTAAGATATATTCCATTAGACAGTAGCGGCGTAATTACTTCTTCTGGATATACAACTCTTTTCACTCTAATACAAGATACGGTGGCTAGTACTTCGCCACTTTAATGCCAGGTATTAATAATTTAATGCCAGGTATTAATAATATGTAATAATAAGCTATTTAATTAGAGGAATCAATGTCTAGTACAATACTTAGTGGAAATTGGACAGTTTTCTATTTATCTGAAAACAGACAAAAAAGAGTAGTATGGGCTGGAAGTGCAACCGGTACAAATACGGTAAATCAATTATATTCAGCTCTATCTGACTTGATGGACGACGTTACTCAGATGGCTGAAGGCGATGTAATGAGCGCCCAGACGCCCACGCAATATACTATTGGCACTATCGACTCATCTGATACCAACAAAGATCCCTGGTTTATTGACCGTACTAGTGTTGAACATCTTACTGGTGGCGCTATCACCACAAGCGGTTGGACACGCACTACTGGAACTGCTACGGGTATTGTACGCGTTCCTTATACTATTGGAACACAATTTGTGACCAGCGATATCGGTAAAACCGTTACCAACGGCACTAGCGCCTCAACTGGAACATTACTAGATTTTAATAGTACTGGCTCTATAATGTATATGTGGATTCGTCCAGCCAGCAATGCATCTGGAAATGATTGGTCTGGTTCTAGCGGAACAGTTACTGTTACTAGCGGAACGGGCTCTGTTACACAATCAGGTCCAGCCGTAACTGGTGATAGTTTATGGGCTAACGTTTATTCACTAGGTACAATTGTTACACCAGGAACTCACCTTTATCTATATCAGAATGGTTCGCGCGTTGTATCTTACAAAACCTCATCAATTGATTGGTGGAGTGATGGACAGATTGACGTTCTTTTACCGACCAAAGAACTTAATATTTTTATTGACGGTTTGCGTGCTCCCGTCAATAGTGCCTTCTCAACAGCTACTACAGGCGGTTCTCTTTCTAACGGAACCTATTATTACCGTGTTACTGCTTACAATGCTCAAGGAGAAACTTTACCTAGTACCGAAACAAGCATTGCTATTGCAGGTGGAACAAGCACACAAACTGTAACTGTTAACTGGGGCACTGTTACTGGAGCTACTGGCTATCGTGTATATGGACGTTCCACGGGTGCTGAACTTTTTATGCAACAAATTTTGGCTGGCACTACTACTTGGATTGATACGGGTTCGGTAACACCTGCTGGCGCAATGCCAACTGCAGATACATCAGGCGGCTATGCTACAGTTTTTGCTAGACAATATACTACAACTTATTCAGATTACTCACTTTCAGTTGCCTCTGGTGGTAGAAATCCGCTTCCACTGGCTACTGGTGCCGATATCAACAACACTACAGGTTATCGAGAATTTACGGGATCATCTGGAGTTGGTACGTTCGTGATTGGTGAAATTATTTTTACTCCAAGCAGCGGCGCAGAAAGTGCAGCTACTGCAGCAGGTATCGTTACAAAAGTGGCTGGCACTACTGCTGCCCCTATCCTTGATTACTATATAATTGAAGCGCCAAGTACGGGTTTATTAACTGATTTTGTTAATACTAACACAATCAAAGGTAACACTAGCGGCGCGACTTGTACAGCAGGAGCACCAAGTAACGTAGGCCCAGCTACCTCACCAAGTTCTACACTTACAATTACTTTTGGAGCCAATTCCACTTTTGACATTGATCAATCTGGAACCAACGAAAACTATTCTATTGTCATTAATTTACAAAGCACGGTCTCTGTTGCACAAGCTTACGAAGAAACTAAATACTTGACCCGGTTTGGAGCCACCTCCACTCTAAATGGTATCACGGGCGAATCTTATATTGGAGAAGATTATCGTATTAATTACTCAACCATTACTGGTACTATAAATGTTGGTGATGTAGTATTTCAAACCAATTCGGGCGCAGTAGGAACGGTGGTTGCTAATAATATTTCCCCCGCTGGCGGCGCCTCTAAATATTTGATTTTAAGAAATCATGTTGGTACTTTTAATAATACAGATAATATTCTCAAAGATAGTAGCAATTTTGTAACCAGCCCCACATCAACTGCTATTACACCAATTCACGCAGCGCCTTTTGGGACTTTCGCAGGCGGTACTTGGTTCTGTGCTCCAGGTGTTGTTCTCCAAAACTTCCTTACTAGTGATACAAATAAGTTCAGTTTAGTTAGTGATCAAGGCGTTACTATTAAAGAGCCTACATCTGTTACAACTACAGTTAGCAATTGTCGTACAGGAGATGCAGTTGTAGTTTTCTTAACCAGTGGCGGCCTTATTAATAAAAGCCAATACACAGCTACATCTCAAAGCATTGGAGCAACCACAGTAGTCGTTTCAACGGCTATTACTCAAGATACAGCGGGCCGTTCAGCTGGTGGCGCCTTACGTCTTGTACAAGGAAATGCTGAGTATCGTACAAGATTTTCAAGCTGGTCAGCTTCCACATTTACATTAGCAAGTTATACTGGATTAACGGCAACAGCTGGCACCAGTTCAACAACAATTATTGCTACCGGCGCCACTTTTCAAACACAAGGCATTTTGGTTGGTGATGTTGTTCGTAACCTCACGCATGCTGCGGTGGGCTATGTAACGTCAGTTGTAAGTCAAACTCAGATTAACGTAACAACCATGGCTGGTACAGTTAGTGGAGATAGTTTTGAATTAAATACATTACCTGTTGCAACGGCTGGAACAGAAACTTGGTATGTTCCGATTATTGATGTTATTGAAACAACAGGAACAGATGCTTCCCCCAGTTCGACGGCAACCAGCACAGTTTATCTCAGCAATAACCCTGTCTTGGTTCGTGTGAGACATAATCTATCTGGAGATCAATACAATATAGTTCCATTTGAGACAACAGGCACAATTTCGTCTGCTGGATTAAGCGTTTCAACCATTCGTACCAAAGATACAATTTCAACATGACGCCTGAACAAAAAAAAGATGCTTTACATTATGATATTGAAGCTCTTAAAAAACATATTGAGAAACGTCGTGCTAATATAAAAGTTTTTGAAGATGCAATAGTTAAAGAGCTTGATGGTATAGTTTCGGATGAACAAATGATTACATTTTTACAAGAGCACAAGAATGACCATTCGAACTGATATTTCTGTTGATTGGTCACAAAGTCCAAGACTTATTACAGTTGTCGCTCCATCAACTTCCGTTTCCATCCAAGACTTAAATGATACGCTTCGCAATATTGAGGCGCAACAGGAGCCCGGTATGCAATTTTCTACTTTACTTACAGCAACAGGTAAACAAAATCTTGGTAGTGGCTTATTGGTAGGTGTTACATTAACGTTGCAAAATGCTCAACTTGCATTTGCGGCTAGAAACGGACCTTCAACAGTTCAATGTACGGTTGGAGGAGGTAATCTTGTAGCAGTGGATAACAATAATAATGCCATCAATTCTATATCTCCCACCGCATTTACACAAATTGTAATTTCTCAATCTACTCAGGCTTCTTTGATTCAAACAAATTTATTAACTTTGCCTCAATTTATAGCCCTTAAATAATTTTGTCTGTCTTTTTGAAAACGTTTCCAGTCATTTTCCCAAATAGAAATTAGATTATAGCCCCTTTGTTTGATGAGAGCTTCGCGGGAAAGAGTGTCTTGGTAGAGCTGTCCGAAAGTTTTATCTGCTAAAGAGTTTATTTTCTGAGAATTAAAAACTTGTGGATTGCCATGCCAATAGTCGCCATAAAATTCATAAACAGTGTTAGTATGTGGATTATGGGCATCTGCCACAATCCATTTATTATTAAGTTTGATTGGTTGTTGTCTATACTCTGATGGAATCTCGAGAAAATCAAGCCACGCTGTCTCTGCACGAGAAACTCGAGCGGGACAATGAGGACAGCCGTGTCCCTGTAAATGAACAGCAGGCTTCTGCCAAAAAGAACCATGTTTCGCACAACATATTTCTATTGGTGTTTGACTGCCTTCATATTCTCCCGGATAAGAATATTTAAATTCATGAATAACATTAGCGGCATCAACAAACTTTTCTTTTCCCATATGAGCATTGGAATGGCACTGAGGACAACCGCTACCATTACGATGATGGTCGGCTCGTTGTTCAAATATTCCGTGAATGCGGCATTCAATTAAAAGTGTATGTCGGAGTCCAACATAAGATGAATGATATTGATATGTATGACCATGCACCGTATGCACATTCTGCCAAAATTGATCGTTAGAATTCTTTAACAAATCATAATGACATTGTTTGCATCCATGACCACCAAGATGAGAGTTGGGAGACTGCCAAAAGTTACCATGAACATGGCATCCAATCTCTATCGGGGTTCGATTATTAACATATGTTCCCGGATACTTATACTTATGTCCATGGATTTTGATGGACTTCTCAACAAATTGTTGATGGGTTAATTTGCGACCCATATTGAATTATATATCAACAATTAGGGCTTGACGTAACCCAGTCGCCCATCTCTAGTGTCAAAACTAGCATAATAAAAATTATTAAGAGAATTTTGTGTCTGGTTCTGCACATTGCCGCCCGGAACCTTAATACCATTATTTAACGTAAAGCCCGTTTCTGTATTATAGATTTTGCCATCAAGATTGCAGCGCCACATGTTTTCACCTACTCTCGTCATCTGAGCGCCGGGATGATCTAAACACGTTCGCGTGGATAAAGGCATCATATGAATTTCTGCATACTCCGTCATCTTGCTTTTCTTGATAGCATCTTCCGATTCTTTTGTTCGATTGATTTCATGAAGCATCTCTCGATTGCCTTCATATTTTTTCTTCAAATCAATTAATCTATTTTCGAGCAAATCTTTTCTTTCGACAGTGGCGTTGGGTGGAGCCGCAATCGATAACAATAATTCATCAATAACAGAAGCTTGTTTTTTAAACTCAATATCACCCGATTCATCTAAAGCGGCAGCTAATTCAGCTAATCCATCCACCGTTTCTGGGGTGATTTGAGAAGGTTCCATCGGCTCTAAGACGTCTACTTGTTGCGCTGTTTTTCTCAAAATAGTAGCTGCTTCTACGCAAGATTCCGCTACTATTTTCAAAGCTTCATCGTTGTCTTCTGCTAGCAACAAAGCCTCATTTTCTGGACTTTCTAGCCAATTAGCCATTGCGTTTAATAGTTCTGATATTCTCATAAAATTTCCTCGTCCTCAAACACCGGGGCATTTTTTGATTTTCGTTCTTCATAGCGTCTCATAATTTCCGCAATTCGAAGCTGAACATCAATAGCGCCACGCGGATACTGCCCCCTTCTCAATGCGTTAATAACCGTGGTTATTTCTTCTTTCAATTGAGGATCGTTCTCAAAAAGAATCCTCCAATCTTCATAAGTTGAAACGCCATAGTCTTCTCCATACTGCCGAATGAAATCGATAATTTCATGTTCTTTTAGAGGTGCCCGTTGGGGAGCAAATCTTTCCGGCAGATCCTCATCCACATCAATTTTGGATACGTGAGTAAATTGCTCTGGCACCATAATCTCCAATCTTTGAAGAGTGCCTAACATATCATGAGCTAAACTCAACATTCGAGCTAGTCCAGTTCGAGCTTTGCCATAATTCTCCTGTTGCACTCGAACTACTTGTTTGGTCTTAGGGCGTATTTTCTCAAACATATGTTCAATTGTAGCAGAAACATGTGGAAACTGCACCCCAGAAACCTCTCCCTCTTTGGTGGGCTTTCCCTCTACATCGAATTTGAGATCTTTATTAGTGTCGATCAATTTGATCAAACGATGTAATACCTCTCGTATTTCTCCCAAATTCGCACTATCCATCTTGGCTTGTAGATAATCCACCAGCGCTAACACTTTTTGACAAAAGCGCTGTCCTTCTAGTGCCTTGCGTCCATGAGCATCTTTTGGGCTCTTTACATCTGAGTTAGCACAAGCTTCTAAAACATTGAACAACTCATGAGGATATTTCCAGAGCGCCCTAATTTGATTGCGAAGAGAAATCTCCAGCTCTTTGGGATCCGCTGCCACTTTATACTTGAGAGCGAAAATTTCTCCCAACCGAGTCAATTTCATGATCACCCAAAAATCTTGGCGTTCATGAAATAAGCGCCTTGATAGGTTTCATCTGCCCCTTGACGATACAAAGGACGACAGTTGCCATCTTTATCCTGATACACTTTATGAATTGGCAATCCAGTATGGCTACACACCAAGTGAGAACTGGCTGCAGTTTTGATGGGTTTAGAGCAAGAGGTTTGAGGAGCTGATTTGCCTTTTAGTCCATGCAAAAATTCTTGAAACCCCAAAGCATAAACTTTCTCATCTCCTAAGCTCCGGAGCACATTAAGAGCATCTTGGGCTTTGCTGTGATTTTCTTCCAACATAGCTTGTTTGATGGTAGCAATCAGTTCATTGGGCTTGAGTTCAAACATTGGAGATGCAGCGGCTGCTGCTTTGAAGTCAGTCTGGTTATCAACATAAAGTTGATTAATGCCTTCCGAAGTAAAAGCTATCGGAGAACCATTGCAAATCATCATGGTTGGTTTAATCACTTTACCATTGACAATTTTGACAGGAATGACAAATCCAATTTTACCCGCATCCAAAGATACACTATAAAACACTGTTTGATCTTTGTGCCCAGAAACTACTACTTGTGAATTTTTATAACCGAAGCTAACTAATTCCCGTACTAAATGTTCTCGGGCAACCTTAATTTGATCGGTTCCGAATTGAAAAGCAGCTAACCCCGCTGGCGAGGTAAATTGCTTTTCAAAAGAAACAAATTCATCATGTTTGGGTAAATTAACTTCTTTAACAGATGCTTCAGCAATTTTTTGTCCAATAACCTGATTAGCGGCAAATTCGCTATGTTTCTTACGTTCTGCATTAAGCTTGATGATAGCAATTTCCACATCGGTAATTTCTCGATTTTCCGAGGCAGCTTTTACCAATCCATTCAGAACGTCTGAGGCACTAATTGTCAATTTGGTGCCACTATGAGTGGTAAGATAAGTTTTAATGTTGGTATGATTGAGTGGTTGAAGTCCCATCTTAGTTCCAACAAAAGTAGATGGTTCTATCAGTTTGTCATTAGATGTCTCCACTGGAACATAGAAACTAGTAATTCCCTTAGGAGTTTCATAATCCGCTTTGACAATTAGGAACTTGTCATTACCTTCCACTACTCCTAAAGAAGTAGGATTAAGTCCCCATGCATCTAAAATGATTCCTACACTTTTTTGAGCACGTTCCGCCAAAACTTGGGAATACATCTTGACAGGCAGTTGATTATCAAAAGCGCTTTGTAAAGCATTAGCTAATACTGGATCAGCGCCAGCATAAGTATCAATGGGTTTAACACTATCATCTCGTTGGAAAGATTTAACCAGCTCTATCTCGGTCAATCCTAGTTCTTCCTTAAATAAATCAGGAAATTTAGTATTGCGAGAATGAAGCTTGGTATAAAGAGAATGTAAATCAGCACGGCGAATAAAAGCAGTTTGATTCTTACTCATTCTTCCAAGAACCATGGCTATAGAGCCAAGCGTTTGATCTTGGGGAAAATCCTGTAGATGTTTGTTGAGTTTGATAAGCAACAGCGGAATAGCAAGCCTCTCATTATTGGCAGCCGATTTAACCAAAGAACTTGCCAGTTGATGTATCTTATCGAGGCTCATGTGTTTATCCCTACCAATTCAGGGTATTTCTTTAATGCCTCATTTTTAGCAGGTTCCGACATCTCTTTCAATAGGGCTTGAACTAGTCTTTTATTAGTAGCCAGTTTTTCGGGAAGATATTCAGAAACTTTATCCAATTCAGAACGAAGAATGCCTAGTTTGGTGAATGCTATACGGGTTAAAGGATCCCCATGATAGGAAATTTGAACATCTCCGGAAGTCTTGGAAATAGCTACGCTCCATGGAGAAGCAGTTTTTTTCTCCTCATCCTCTTGATACAGAGCAACGATATAATCTCCATCATCTGCGTTTTGGACTTGCCATAATTGAGCGCCCCGATCTCCATCCTTAAAGCGAACAATATCAAAAGCTACTATTTCCAATTGATTTTTGACATCGGCGAGTCGAAATGCTTTCTTTTCAACTTGAGTTTCGAGTTTGGAATAGTCGATGGTATGTTTCATAAGCCCTCTATCAAAATTGAGACAATGCCTCGATATGATGGCAGATTATTAGCAGAAGGGAGGATTAGTTCTTTTCTTGGTTTTCCAAAAAGCGGCTCGAGCTATTGACATCTTTTCTTTGGTTTCTGGGGTATGGGTCTTGCCAGTCCAACGACTAAAATTATTAGAACGTGGAATATTATTACGATTCAAAATGCGATAGATAGAAGATCTGCTTGTTTGAAACATTTCTTCAATTTCGTCGATGGTTTTGCCATCTTGATAAGCTTGGATGATGACAAATTCGCGTTCGCGAGGCATGCGACGCTTTTGTGCCCCTTTGGCTTGGGATGGGAGCGGAGAAAGTTGAATAGTGTGGGACGCATCTAATATCTTCTTTAACTTTCGATGTGAAGGCGCATTGTTTTTTTTTAAAACGAACCAAACAGTTGATTTGCTAACTTGATGATCGTTTGCAATCTGATCTGCTTTATTGCCACTGCGATATGATCGAATGATCGACTTCTCTTGTTCTGGCAAAAGTTTTGTTGTGCCCGCTTTGGATACCATGATAACAACGGGTTGCGTCTTCTTTTGAGGCATCCGTCCTCTCTGTGGCGATTTTAGTCGATCTGCCTGATAGGAACCATTGAGTTGCTCCAAAATTGATTTCCTGCGATGGCACAAAGCGCATAAGACTTGACATTTGGCTAACTCAACAAGCAACACATCCACGGAAAGACTCTTTATTTTACCGGAATTGAATGTTTTGGTTGATGGATTGATATGATCAAGTTGCATATTGAAGGTGTTATATTGTTGTCCGCAAATCGCACAAGGACAAGTTTTGAATTGTTTGATGATCTCAATGTTTCTTAATATTGTTGGCGAAGAACGACGCACTGAACCTAACTTGTCATTGAGCCTTTGTTGTGTGCGGCGGTTATGACACAAAACACAAACAAGATCGCATTTGGCGATTTCGGCAAGAATGCGTTCTTTAGGAGCAATATTGAGCGCTAATCTCGATACGGATGCAATTTTCTTACCTCGTTCAGGGACATGATCATAATCCATACAATACGGCTCGTATGTTTGTCCGCAATCCATACATGGTTGTTCAGATTTTAGATCTTGAAGCCATTTTATTCTTTCAGCGCATTTGGAACGTCCCAACGCTCTCTCTTCATCTAAATTAGCAATACGATGTTCACGGCGATATTCTCTAAAACACGTTTTGCACCAATACGATAAACCATCGTTATGTCTGGTTTGGATATTAAACTCGGAAGTTTCTTTCTCGCACTCACACTTTGAGCACTTTTTTGTCACGCATAAATAGCGGATTATGCACAGTTTTCACCATTTTTCCGCGCGAACCTCTGCCATTTTTGCTAAGATGGCTCGCACCTTAGGATCTTCTTCAAGAAGACGACGAAGTTTTTTACGACTACCTCCGTATACTTTTGATTTTTGGGGTGTTTTTCGATTTTCAGCGTCAGCATCGTTCTTTTTACCATAATCGACATTACCGTTTATACTTTTGGTGATTGAACTTTGGTTAACATTCAACATTTTAGCGATTTCCATCTGGGTTTTCCCTTCAGCACACAATTTGATCACGGCCTTTTGCCGCTCCGTCAATTGAGTTTCCACAATCCGCCAAAACTCTTTTCGCAATTGCTCCTCTAAATCCATCAACTCCTCATTATACTCGAACGGATTAAGTCTATTATAAAGACTAAACTCATTAGAAAATGCCTCCATCATTTCATTGGAACAAGCAGTCTCCGCAAACAAATGTTGATAATGATTAGAACGATTGTCTCGTTTCTCCATAGCATCTCCCGTAGCAAAGGTTAACTACCTTGCATTAATGCCAGCAAGGTTTGATAGTCGTGTTCAGACAAATATTCGTCAATATCTTTATATTCAGAAGGTAAATAGGAATTACAAATGTTGGCTAAGCTCCCAAAACGATCCATGGCTCGTTTTCTCCCCTTTTCGCCAGCCTCATCGTTATCTAATAATAGAAACATGTTATTGGTGTATCTGCTAATGACGGAAAATTGATAGGAGGTCATATTGGCGCTGCCTAAAGCCACAATATTTCGAAATCCTCTTTCTACTGCTTTGATAACGTCAAACTGTCCTTCGACAATATAGACACAATTCTTTTCCAAAATAGCATCTTTGTTTTCATAAAGACCAAACACCACATTACCTTTTCGGAAAATGGTATTCTTATATTTGGACAGCTTTAAGCTCTTTCTTTCATTCTCCGATAATAACGTTCTTCCCACCAAAGCAATAATTTGTCCATAAGCGTTTCTAAAAGGCAGGACTAATGGATAATGTTCAAAATAGGAGATATTCACACTTCGGGGAGATAAGGCATCTGCAATGTTCTTATGATATAAAAGTTTCGTCTTGTGCAAAGCATCTTCGCCCACTAAATCTGTCAAAGCTTGTAAATGATTAACCGCGGGAAAATAACCAAAACGAAACAATTCTTGACTATCGTAATTCAGGCGAGAATTAAGATATTCCCGACACACTTGGGCTTCTGGGAAGTGATTAAGTAGAAATCGACAAGAATGAACAATATCGCAAAGCATCAGATGTCTTGTCCGGCAGTTTTAAGTTTATCTCGAAGCATGATCTTGAAAGGTTCCGAAAGATTAGCATGAACTTTCTTACACTCTGGACACACAATTTCATTCTCAACTAATTGAGGGCGAGCTTCTTTACCACAAGATTGACATTTGATAGAAAAGGAGGTGGGAGATTTGGGTTTGTATTGCTTAGAAGTTTTTAATTGAATTTTAACAAAATAAGTAATGTTGGGCAATTCTTGATCGCAAGTAGAACAATACACCTTATCGGTCTTAGGATCAATATAAGGTTGCATAAAACTTCCACATCCTTTATTGGTGCAAGTTAGCGAAAATGGCATCAGTTATTTCCTTTACTAAGAGTTTCGACTAGCGAGTCTATCTTTTTAGGATATTTAACATCCAAAATGATCTTGTGATCTCCAGTGCCATTTACTCCTAATTTAGGAATTACAATTTCCTCACGATTTTTGGATAATGGAACTACTTGAATTTCCCGTTGTCCTTCAATAGTTTTAACTTTCTTGTTGCATCCTTGCAAAGCTTCTAACAAAGAAATTTCTAAGATGGAAACCACATTAGTTCCATTAATAGAAAGTCCGGCTTCAGGAACAACAGAAACCCGCAAATGAACATCAGTATGTTGATCTGCAAACATAAAAGAAGATCCAACAAAATGTCCCATCCCTCCTAAGCGCAAAACACTGCTATCTTGAATGCCTCCGGGGATAGATACATTGACAGAAGTTTCACTTTCCATGATACCCTTAGTAGAACAAGTCATACAGGGTTCGGTGCGGGAGCGCCCAAAACATTTGTCACAAGTTCGGGTAAAAATCATATTTCCCTGTTTGCCCACAATCTGTCCTTTGCCGCCACATTTCTCACAACCATTATTAAGGTGTTTTTCTCCCTCTCCATTACATTCCTGACATTTGATATTACGAGAAAATTTAATGTCCTTTTTGCATCCTAAAACACTTTCCTTAAAAGAGAGGGCAATAGAAACATTAATGTTTTCTGCGGGATGAATGGTAGAATGTTGAGCGTTAATAAAATCAAACGGATTGCCATAATGACCGAAGGGATTTTGGGATTGCCGTAATCGTTCTCCTGGTTCCGGCTCTTCTCCATGTTGAATGACTTGATAGGCTTGATTGATCTTCTTAAACTTATCTTCAGCGTCGGGTTCTTTATTGACGTCGGGGTGAGATTTAGCCGCTAATTTTCGAAATGTTTTCTTAACTTCTTCTTCATTAGCGTTTTCTGATAAACCCAATGTTTGATAGGCTTCTTTGAGTTTCATTTAGGCTTCTTTTTAATCTTGTCGGTCAGAATGAAGGCATAATACAAAGCAACGGCAATACCATCTGCCATATCGTAATTTTCGTCTCTAATTTTGCCCTTGGCTTTGCCCTCGGTTACGTATTCCCAAGGGAATTTGAATTTCAAGTGCTTGGAAACGAGTTTAGGAATATTTTCTTTGGCAGGTAACTTTTTGCTAGTCTTCAATCCGTGTCTTATTGACATTACATTAAACATTTCAGGAGCGTGTCCAAGATAATCATGAGCCACTAATCCAACCATTCGGTTGAAGGAAGTAAGAACCGTAATAGTAGCAGCTGTAGAACTACCCTTCATGAATTGGATGATCTCTTCTATTCCAATGTAATCGGGTTTGGTGTCTTGAATAATGCTTTGGATATGATTGCGAGTATCTACTAATCGATCGATTATGTGTCCTTCTTTCTTTGGTTTGAGATAAGAGGATTGAACCAATCGGATTTTATTTTGGTCATTGATCTCTAAAAGGCACCAGCCTATTGTTTTACTGGAAATATCGAAGCCAAGAACTTTCTTTACCATATATACTCATATATCAAAACAAAAAAAAGAGCACGAAAGTTTCCCTTCGCGCTCTTAAGTTAAGAAAGAAAGTTGTTAAGAAGCAGAACTTTCGTAGTTAGGAAATGAAGCAGCAAGATCTTGCTCATCATCGTCAAGGCTAACTGGAACAACGGATGGGGCAGCTACCTTTTTAGCAGGAGTTCCATTGTTAGCGTTACTACCATTAACACCATTGATCCGGTCAAGAATCTTTTGCACCGTCTCGGGTGCTGGGGGAGTGCAGCGTCTTTTCAGTTCATCCAAATCAACTTCTTTATCTTTAATATGCTGATCTGCAGCAGACAAAGGCTCTTTAGCGATTGGATTAACTTTGTAATAATCATTGGGACTAGCCGCATTTTTATCAACAGTTATGTCGATGTCATATTTGCTCGGATGTCCCCAATGTTTCATACCATTCAGGGTTTTGATTTGAGAGAAAATGGCCCAAGAAATATCCAATACCTTATAGGTACCAGTCTTACGGCTAATCACGCCCACAAACCAACGACGACGAACCTTTTTGATTTCTTCATCGGAATTAGAACAAAGCGGACAGCTACCGTTAATAGCAGAACATGCTATCTTCTGTCCAATCTTATCGTTCTTGTCTTTCTTATATCGATGAACAAGATACTGATAGGGTTCCGTAACGAAACGAAGCTCGTTAGAGCCATCGTCTAATCTAAGGAACATATCCTTTTTATTTGTCTTTTTTTCACCGTCGTTATCGCCACTCCAAGATACTTCACCAATTGTTGTTGTCATTGTGATCTCCATTAATGTTTTTTCTGTTGTCCATAATTGGACGTTTCTATTAAACATTCGTTTTATTTACCTCCACATTAGTGTGAAAATTAATAGAACGAATTTGATTATATCACCAAGAATTTTCATTGAAAAATGGCGGTATTTACACCACTAACTATTGCAATTCCTTGGAATTTTTCCTTACCTTCTGATGCCATTTTATCCTTATTTTTGGCATTCACTTTGCTTTAAATACCAAGTTTCGAATGTTGATTATTCGATGATGCGGAAACATCATCTCTACAATCTCTTCCTTCTTGACATTCGATAAAATGTCTGCATAATTTGTTACAATGGCTGCTTCATCCATATCGGAAAAAACACCCTTAGCATGAGTAAATCCATTAGATCCTATCTCGGGCATATCTATAGTTATGAATTTTTTGACTGTTGGTTGGGTGCCTTTATTCTTTGGAATATCCTCTAAAAGAATGAGGTGAGCTGGTTTTTTGCTAAGCACTCCTACTTGAGGAACATTAACTAATGTAAGTGTTATGTCTTTCTCGGTCATAATTTATTGCCTTTCATTCGTCATCATCATTTTTGTCGTCCCATCCTTTTATATCACCGAAATTCTTGACATCCTTAGCAAGATGAATACCATCTGCAGAAACCACCAAATCCATCTCGGCAATACACTCATCACCATCAAATAAATGATTCTTTTTAACTTTAGCTCGTGTGGTAATACCATATTTATACTTCTCACCGGCTCGTTGTCGAGTAAGATCATTGATTCGTGACAATTGAATAATGACAGAAGAAAGATAATAGATTTCACCACCGCCCTTCTCTGTATATCCTCGACTGCCGATATTGGCGTAATTCTGATTAATAACAAGAACACTGATTGTATGTTCGCCAGTCGCTTTGTTCATATATTTGTTAATTAACTTATTGAACTTACGAATGGCATAAGAATTTTCTTTAGCAGTAACGCCGGGTTGTTGGGAATAATCTTCAGTTTCATCATTATCTTCTGTGGAATTAAGCGAGGCACCGACGCTATCCCAAACAATTAATATTTTAACATCAGGATTCATTTCTTTGGCGGCATTTACAAAATGAGCAACAGCTTTGGCGCCATCAATGATTTTGTTAGTATTAACCACTAAAAGATCATCAGAATGCCCGCCAATTTTCTCATCAAAACGCTTACGACCAAACTTGCGCTCTGCATCCCATAAAACAACCAAATATTCTTGATCTTGAGCATATTTCATGAATACAGCCGCATGAGTGCTTTTACCACTATCTGGGCGTCCGGAAATTTCGACAATTCTTCCAAATGGAAGTCCCTTAAGGTGTGTCAATTGATACCAGTGATTTCCGCCAGTCCATAAAATATGATCTTCATCCTTATCTGAATTGACAATGGTCTTGCCTGTGGAAAGCTGTTTGGCTAGCCCTGCCTCTTTCTTTTCGTATGTGTCTTGGGCTTTCTTGACTAATTTGTCAATATCAATGCCCGCCACTACTCTCTTTTCGATTTTTTTTTCAACTGTCTTTTCTGCTGTTGTCATAATTTTTTAAACTTTCTGATTATTCTGACCATGTTTTATTTTTGGCAATATTTCGGAAAAAAATATGCCCGTTATTAAGCACACTTAAGACATAGTTCCATTTCTTTAGGTTAGCTTCATATTGAGCGCACTCTGTTTTAATACGAACAACATCTGGTTCTTTAGCAACATAACTAGTGATCATATTTTCTGTAATTTTCTTATCAACGTTTGATACTTTATACTCGAAATATTTTTCGCCTTCGATTCGCTCAATTTCATTTTTGGCGTGGCGCGCTTTCATTTCTACGTCTTCAATTAGAAAAGATAATTTCATTTGAGCAGTAAGAAAAAGAGCAGCAGTCCGGTCGGCTTGTTCCGTATCGTATTTGGCTCTACTGGCTGTCTTCATTTCATTGAGACACGCCTCAATCAATCCTTCAACATCTGAATGATCAGTCATTTAATGCACCCAATTTTGGTTTGTCAATTTAATAACAAGAAATATAATCATACACTGTTGTGTGTCAAGAGTGGCGCTTATTTTTCTGCTAGCTTGGCTTTAACTTCCGCCGCCAAATCTTCGAACTGTTTATACAATTGGCGAAGATGTTGCTGTTGCTGCAAAGCCATTAAAAAAAGAAAAACTTCGAAGCTAGTTTGACGCTGACTAGGAGGACGTAAAAATTGAATAATTCCATTATCATCTACTTCAAAAAGATCGGCAAATAAAGTTTCTCCATTATTATTGCCAAAAGTGTAAGAGCTAACGATTCGCTGAAACAAATTATGTTCGTCGATAGTCATATCCACACGTTTGTTGTCAATAACAAAATTGGGCATAGATCAACTCCGACTAAATCCGCCCGGTTTGCTGCGATTCTCTCCGCTCTCAAAAGCTTCTCGAGATCGTCGAGTTCTTTCTTGCATCTGCTGCAATTTCAATAAATCAAGTGCGTTCTTTGAATTACCTTTAGTCATATTAAGAACAACCGCCGGAATTTCATCTTCGTCAGAATTTGGAAGTGCCGAGGAAACAACTTTATTTGCCGAAGAGGCTTCATATTCGATTGTCTCTTCTTCATCCACCACTAGAGATTCGTTGTTATCCGTTGTAAGAGTAACGCCTTTCTTAATTTGGTCTGCAATTCGTTTCAAATGCTCTGTTTTTTCGGCTACTGTTTTATACCCTTCAATATTGGGTTTGACGGCTTCGGCGCGTTTAGCAAAATCAGTGGGTTTGTTTGCGGATTGAATTTTTTCTGCAACTACCTCTTCTTCGCCGCTATCTGTCTTAACTTTGACGATAAATTTTTTATCTTGCTCTGCCTTACGCTTTTGAAAATCATTATCTTCTTGTTTAGCTGGTTCCTTCATCATTTCTTTAGGAATATGTTTAATAAGGTCAGTGGATGAAGTCTTGATGTAAGAATGATTGGATAACATCCAATCATCCAGCTGTTCTGGATATTCTTGGAGCTTTTCCATAGTGGTGGTAAGAACGGAAAGAAGATTTTTAAGATGCTCATCAAAAATAGCTGACCCACACCAAGGGCAAGTGTTTATATTGATTGCATGTTTCCACTTGGGATCAATATCTAATGTGCAAGAATTGCATTTCATTTGTTTTTCCTTTTTTAATTCTCTTCTTCATTAAGATCAATCAATCCTTCATCGAATAAATTGTCTTCGACTGTTTCCATCAGGTTCTTGACTTGATCCCCTTCTTTGTCTATATCAATCGATGCCTTGCTTTTGGCGATTTTAAGATTGATTTTCTTGGCTTTGAGATCCACAGGAAGCGCCGGCGGCGGGATAATATCGAACAGTTGATCTAATACAATTCCCATCTCATCCTCATAATTATTGGTATTCCCCGAAAAATGCATAGCTACTCCAATATCAAACTTCAATTTACGGTTGATTTCTTTCATTCGCTTCTCCACCTCTTTCCAACGATCTGGAAAGATAGTGCAAGAACATTGTTCTCCATAACCATCTTCAATTATCGCTTTAATCATGGTTTGTCCAAAATAGCGGCTCTTTTCTTTCTTGACTCTGAATTGATAAAAAGATTTAATAATGCCTCGAATGTTGGTAATTTCAGCACGATCTTCCGCTTTTCTGATATCTGTCACTGTATCTGACTTAACATTAAAAAACTGTCCATAAGCCTTGGGCGCCTTACAAACAAAGGCTTCTCCTAAATAATATTGCTCCAAGGCATATTTCTCTGCAACGTCCCATTCTTCTTCATTGGGAAATGGATAGATAAACTCTTCTTTGATAGGATCATGTTTCTTCATCCAAACTTGAAGTTTCTTTCGATAATCAGAACAATATAAGAAAATAAGTTTTCGGGGGATATCAAAAGTATCCATTGCTCCGGATGCTGCTAACGCCTGAATGTTGTTGGCTCTAACATTTTTAGAACTAACACGCGACATAAAATCCAAAAAATCCTTAAAAGGTCTTTTATCTAAAATATCTTTAATAGCATTATCTCCAACAAACTTAAGGGCATCTAAACCTGTTAATAGTTTATTTCCATCAATTATAGTATATGCCAATTGGGAAGTATTAATATTGGGTGGCAAGATTTTAATTTTATTGGAACGCAATTCTTTCTTAATTTTATCGATATTACCTTTGGCATCCGGAGCGTTGGATTTAACTTCAGCTATTAGATTGGCGAGTAAAAATTCAATAGGGTAATGAGCTTTAAGATAGGCCGTAGTGTAAGATAAAAATGAATATAGAATCGCGTGCGATTTATTAAAAGTATATCCTGCGAACTTTTTAATTTCCTCATCCCAAATTCGAGTCGCTATTATTGGCTCTATGTTATTGGCAATTGCGTCTTTAATAAACTCTTCACGTAACTTGGCGTCTTTTTCCGGATTCTTGCCCTTTTCTTTGATCATTTTTCTAACTCGATCTGCAGAATGTAGTGACCATCCAGCGACATCTTGTGCCAACTTAAGAATAGATTCATCAAATAAACCAAACCCAAACGTTTTTTCAAAGGCGTTTTTAAGTGAAGGATGCAATAAACTAAATGATAGTTTGCCATTTCGTGTTTTAATGAACGCATCTCTAATATTAGCTGCGGCTGGCCGCGCCAAGGTAGTAATGATAGCAAGATCTTCGATATTTTTTGGGTTTATTTTTTTACATAATTCAATTGTGCCCGTGCTTGTTCCAAATTGAAAAACTCCATATGTGTTGCCTGATGATATTAAATCATAAGTTTTTTGATCATATGTATCGTAATTAATATAATCTGTTGGAAATGGTTTTTCATTTTGTTGAATTAAGTAGAGAGTTTTTTCAATTAAATCTAAACTAGAAAGTCCCAAAATATCCATTTTAACAAGTCCATTAGCTTCCGTGGTGTCTTTTTCATATTCAATTGACCACGTTCCATCCTTATCTTTTCGCAGCGGAACCAATCCAACAAGCGGACGTTTTGAGATCACAATTGCGGCAGCATGTGTGCTAAAATTGCGTACTTTACCCAATAGTGATTTATATTTGAGCAATTCTGGATAGCGCTTACCATATTCAACAAAAAGCGGCAATTTATCTAATTGTTGAAACTGTTCGATGCCTTTAATTTCTTTTGGAATGATATCCGCAACCGCATTGCCAATCTCAACAGCAGTCGCTTTGGTTCCGCCCAATTCGCACGCTCGTGCTACATCACGCACATAAACTTTTGGCGTCAATCTATTCAAATTAGAAATAGAAGCAACATTATCCGCACCATATTTAGCCGTGATGTAATCAATAACAGAATCCCTTCCATTTGTTGAAATGTCTTGATCGATATCGGGAGGCGAACATCGTTCTTTATTCTGAAAACGAGCAAAAATTAAATCATATTTGATTGGATCGGCTTTATGAATATCTAATAAATAAGCAACTAATGAACCACCAACGCTATTATGTGAAACAAAGTTAGTAGTTAAATATGAATGATCACTTTCTACTTCGATATCATATACCTTAGTGATAGTCTTTTCTTTGATATCTGCTATTCGACAAAAATAGCCTTCTTTTTTATAAAAATGTGTATTATCATTTACATTACCACTAAACATGGCAGAAAAATTAATTACAAAAACCTGCTTTCTTTTAGCGCCATCTTTTGTATAAATTTTAGGCATTAAGATAGATGATGCTTTATTTATGAAGAGCAGCGCTTCCTTTAGTTCGAGAGCAAGTCTTTTACTAGTAGTTGCGATAGTCTCGTTGGTTTGCTTTCGATTAATGCTGCCATCAGCATTAAAAACGCCTTCTAGTAGATGCCAAAGATTATTTTTATTAAGCTGTCTAAAAAAGAACGGTAAATGTTTTGTATTGGAGCTATTTTGATAATCATTGATCATAAACTTTACTAATTTAAACAACAGCTCATTGGTTATTTCGATCTTAAGTGCTTTTTCATTCTTCTTTCGGTAGATAGACGCTCTGAATCCATATTTTTTAATATAATGTCGAATGAAGGAAGCAAGTTCTACCTCGTCACTATGAATAGAAAATCCAATTCCTTTTTTACCAGGTTGATTTATAAAAAATCCGTCTCCTATCCATAATCCCAAAAATTTATAAAAATCACCATCAAGTATTATCGTTTTAGATAAATCAATATAGGTAGCCGTATCTAATTTTATCCAATCAGATATGGATAGTCCCTTTTCAGACAAAAGTGAAGTTAGTTTTTCAATAACAAGATTTTTGTTTCTTATATTAAAGAGATTCTTTTTTATTTTTAAAAGAGTTGGATAGGGAACAGCAATTAATTTTGATATATTCCTAACTGACAACGGATGTTGTTTCCAAGTTGTATAGCGAATGTGATCGTTTTTTATTTCACCTGTAGTGCAAAAAGAAGTCAAATCGAAGTCACTATCATTCCATTTTGAATTTCTATCCACGATCGGTTGAGGATACGTCATCCATAATAAATCTTTTTTTGATAAATCTTTTGCCTGAATCCATTGAGGATCTCCGATTCGGTTCCAATTTCTTTTTATTTTAGGCAAGATGGAATTGAATTGAACATTTTTAATACCCAGCACCTTGTGATCTCGAGTCAAGGTAATGGAACCACAACTCTTTTGTGTTTTTATCTCAAGAACCTTTTCAGTATCTTTAATATCAAATTCAAATGTATTAAGGACTTTCTTTTTTTGTCCTGTGTGTGTGTAAACACAATCACCAATTTTAATATCTATTATTTTTTTAAAGCCTGAATCAGCTAATACTAACGTGTCAGAGCCTACACATCCACGTCCCGGCCCCACCGCAATATTATTGGTTTTAGCCCAATTAATATAATCACTAACAATTAACATGTATGAACTAAAGTCCTGATATTCCAATACATCAATCTCTTCATTTAACCTGTTACGATATTCACCAATTTGATCGTTATTAAATGTTTTATTAGAAATAATTTTTGTTTCGAAATTAGAATAGCATTTGAACCGCAAATATAGTTTATCTTCACTTAATTTTTGCGATTCGTCCGGTTGCCTTTTAATCCATTCTATAAACTCTGAATAATCTGATTGATCCTTCACCGGAAACACGGGAAGTTCCTTACCAGCAGGATTAGAAAATTTGGGATCAATCCAATCAGGTGTTTCGCACAAATTAGCGAAATGCATCGTATTAGCACAAATTTCTACGGCGAATTCTTCTCCATAATTTCTAGCAAAGAATGCCTTAACTTCGTCTCCCGACTTCAAATAAAAATCCGCTACTGGATATCTCAAACGATAGTTAGAATAAATGGGTTGATGAGAGCCAATAGCTAAAAGAACATCGTGAATACCAGATTCTTCCTTTGTAAGATAATGGGAATTACAAGCAGGAACAATTTTGATTCCATGCTTTTTACCCAAATCGATTAGTCGTCGATTAAGGAATTGTTGATCGATTTCATCATTGAAGATGTTGGAGCCTCGCTTCATATTATTGGGTTGAACTTCGATTCCTAAATTTTCTCCAAAAATATCTCGCAACTTAAGAAGAGTCTTTTCTGCTTCTTCAACACGTCGATTCATTAATAGTTGAGAAATAATGCCATTACCACAAGCAGTTAAACAAATCACTCCATCAGAATACTCCTTCAACATCTTCCAATCAATAATGGGATATACTCGTTTTCCAATGGAGAACCGTTGATCAAAACCAAGTTTATTAAGAATAAGAACATTGCGATAACCAATGGCATTCTTAGCTAACAAAACAAGATGACGAAGTTTCTCATCAGTTTTAGTTGCATCATCTAAGAAATAGAATTCACATCCAGTAATGAGTTTAACGCCCGTTTCTCGAGAAGCTTTAAGTGCATCCCATACACTTGCAAATGAGCCGTGTTCCACCACCGCAATGGCTGGCTGCTCTAACTCTTTGGCACGTTGAAATAAATTTTTGACGGAAATGATGGAATCGAGAATAGAAAAATCGGTTTGATTATGGAGGCTTACAAATGGAATCATGATTTTCATAAAGTGTTTAATTTAATCACGCTGGCTTATGCAAAAGCGCTACAGCCCAATAAATAGGCTGGGTGTGTTAAATCAGGGACACCAGTTAATGTTGTTACAAAGTTTTTGAAACTGTGTTTGCCAAATCCTCTTATTCTTTGATTTTTTGGTAAGTAAATGTTTCAAATCTTGAAAATAGAGACATTTATTTTGAAGCAAAGCATGTGCCACCAATATAACGTCATCCCAATATTTTGTCAATTGACGAGAGGTAGTCGCCATTATCTTCTTTTTGAATTGAAGACGTTTCCTGCCGGGCGGACAAACGTTATGTTTATGAAGGAGTTGCCCCGCGGAAACAATATCATCCGAAGATCCTTCTTTGAGGAACAGGGGGAGTTTATTAAAACCAGATAGTTTTTGGAACAAAATCTGTTCCGCTGCAATTCCTGCATATGAAACTTGAAGCTCTGAGTTTAACCACCTATTATCATGCCGTTGTGTGTCATTATAGAGGGTAAATCCTTCAATTCGTTTGTCTTTTTTACGTTCGAAGATGACAACTGCATCCACCTTGAAAGCATGCAAAAGTCCACAAATAGTGTGCCCACTTTCATGAAATGCCGTCATAATTTGATCAAAGTGCTTGGCCAACTTACGCATCTCAGCATTAACAGCGGATTTTGGCATGAATTACTCCATTTGTTGAAGTAAGGCTTCGAGATCATTGATCTTTTTTTCACAATCTTGGATCTTGCACTTAACTTGAAGCCGATCGGAACCAAATGGCCCGGTCAAGATTAATGCCATGTCTTCCATATAAAGCAATCCTGCGGCTGTGAAATGAGTTGCTTCCACAAAACCCATTCCTACTAGTTTATCCAAAAGATCCTTCATTATGGGACGGTCTAATTGAATGGCAACAGAAGTGCCCCCGCAACTAGTGCAAGAAGTATGACGAAGAATTTTCAATCTTGGTCGCCTAATTCCGTGCCCTTACCTTCTAGCAAAAACAAACAATACTTGATTTTGGCAGTTTGTGTCCGCATAGCGTCTCTATAGGGAGCAGAATGTTCTTTCACTAATTCTCGAGCCGCATTCAATTTATTATCATTTTCTTTTTCTTGCTCGATATTGTAGATATTACCTTCTGCTAAGACAATCATTTTTTTTAGTTCTTCAGCATTAGCTGCTTCCGCAATATCTTTGAATTCGGGCAAATCCCTTAATATTTTATTCCATTTTTCCGGAAATTCACTTTGGTTTTTCATAACTTTCACTCCACAATTTTAACTGATTTGACAAGAAAATCAAGCACTTGTTCGTCTTTGATTCGAGCGGCTAAAACTTGCAAATAGCCACTTTTATTCATAGTGTCAATTACCTCATTCACTGGCTTTTCTAATTTAGTGGCAGCCAAGTTTTCTCTAATGATTTCAAATACTTCTTGATCGGAAAGTTGAGCTTCTGGCTCTTCTTCCCTGATCTTATCGAGGATTAAAGAGAGCTTGACATTCTTTTCAGCCAAAGCCAGATAACTCTCCTTATCCACATCTTGAAGTTTATCCCATTCTAACTTAGCGGTATGTACTAAATACTGAGCTTCCGACAAGGACATCCAATTGGGCACGGCAAAAGCATTATCCGCAATCACTTTAGTAGCCACGCTATTAGCCACTGCGTTTCGAAACATATCGGCCACTTTAGCTTGGGATATCGAATTAACAAATTCTCGTAATTCTGTGTAGGTATTCTTATCCAATTTTTTTGCCAGCTCGTCGTCTAAGGGACAAGGAATAGTTTTGGAACCCATATTGAGAGTAACTTTGAAATGAATTGTTTTTCCAACCAAAGAGGGCAAACCATTAGCGGGTACCACCAAATCAAATTCTCGTGACTCTCCTAATGCCATTCCCAACAAATTATCATCAAAAGATATTAATTGACCACCGCCCACTGTTAACATTTCTCCAGTAGCACACAAAGTATCAATTTTGACGCCATCAATTGTTCCTTCATAATCCACCAAAATATTGTCGCCACGCTGGACAAAATCTTGTTCAGCGTAAGGGCTAATATCTCCATATTTGACTCGAAGCTCTTGAAGCATTCTTTCCGTTAATTCCGTTTCTGTTATTGTCATGTGAGGTTTGGGTACTTCCATGTTTTTATAGGGCGCCAATTCAAAATCCGGTTTAGTATGCATTTCAAAATCACAAGTGAATTTACCATCAACTAACAAAATAGCGGTAAATCTGGGAGACCCATGAGGACGAAGCTTCTGTTGGAAGATCGCTTCATGATATGCATCTTCAGCTAACGCTTTCTTTAAAGCGTCTTCAATTTGGTCTTTATATTGAATCTTAATAGCTTCAATAGAACCGCGCCCAGGCCTAAAACCTTTGACGGGAGCTTTCTTGAAAATATTCAATACTTCACCCCGTTTATCAAGGATTTCTAAGGCATTGGCTTCACAATGCACATTCAATTTGCAGCTTTCCATTTCCGTGACTTTAATTTCCATTGTTATCCTCTTTTCTTTACCAAGAAACTTCTCCAAAAACTGACGATGGCTTGATCTTATCCACTATCTCTTTACCTTGAACACACAAATCAAGATGGTCGCAGTATTGACACAAAACTGTCGGATTAGCCGGAAATTCTGTTTCTTCTTCCATCTGCTTGGCATATTCCAAATATTTATCCTTCACTTCCCATAATTCTTTGGCAGAAAATTCTTTGGTTAAATGCTCAAAATTATGTCGCATCAAAATATAAGAACATCGCACTTTTTCCAAATCCGGATTTTCCTGCAACATCACAAAGCCATACGTTTGAAGTTGAAACCAATCTTCTTTCAGAAATCTTTTATCTTTAGTAGTTTTATAATCGGCGAGGTGCAAGATATTATCAGCATCCAATTGGATTTTGTCAATGGCTCCATTAATAATGATATTATCAGCAATAGGAAAACTGAACTTCTTTTCCATAGCTAAAACATTAATGGTATTACCAATTTCCTTGTCATGAGAAACGATCCTCAAATATTGATCGATGAGCTGATAACACTCTTGCTTCATTTTGGGCGTCATTTTAGCACCATATTCTTGAAAAGCAATATTAAATGCTTTGCCCATTTCTACATTAAATGGAAGAACAGAATTGTCTTTGATGTATGCGTTATGAAATAATTCTAGTGTTTTATGACAAAAATGTCCAAGCACATGAAATGACCACTCTTTTCTAGGAAGCTTCTGAATATAGGTATAATGAAACTTTTTCTTACAAGATAAAAAAGTCTTAGTTTTGGAAACACTTAATCTGAATTCTTCGGACATGCGAACTTTCTGCTAAATTCAATATATCAAGACTGCTTTTTGTGTCTTACCCTACTCGTTCCGTCAAGAATGTTTTGTTTGGCAGAGTAGGGACGAAGATTTGTTAGCGCCCAACACTTCTTAAACTCCTCATCTTCCATTGATGTATAGTGAAATGTTGAATTGGGAATAATATGGTCAAGTTGCCACTTCCAAGTTTTTGGATCATCGTCGTCCCATGTTTCAGGATTATATTTCCCTTGATTATTTTTATTCATCCATGGCTCAAATTGGCTCTCAATATGAGACCATAATTGGTTTTTATCATAATAGAGATGATCCCAAACGGAAGAACCATTTTTAGAGCCACCACGAGTCTTTAGAATTTTGCCTATCAAAGCAGATATAAAACATCTCATCTTATATAATGGATCATTTTTTCTTCTAGTGCGCATTCGTAAATTTATTTTATCATTATTGTCTTTTTGATAGTGTCTTTGTTTATGGAGTATTTCTTCTTTGTTTTGCTGGTAATAATTTTTCTTGTATTCTTTTATCTCTTCTTGGTGTTCATTATTATATTTTTGATTGTATTTTATAATATCTTTTCTATTCTTTTCATAATATTTTTTGTTTTGAACTTTAAGTGCTTCTTTATTTTCTTTTCGATATTGTTTTTGTAGTGTTTTAATTTTATCTTTATTAATTTCTCTGTATTGTTTGTTATATTCTTGGCGCTGTTTTCTATGATTTTTTTGATATTTTTTATCTCTTTCTTTGATCTCTTCTTTGTGCGACTCTCTATACTTCTTGCCACTTTCACTGACACAAAATTTACACCACCCACTTTTCAAGGCAAATTTGCTTGGAGAATATTCGCTCTTATGTTTTAATTGCTTACATTTGAAGCAAACTTTGTGCTCTTCCATTAGAACAAAACACGCCTCTGGTGAGGAATCCATTCATAAACTTTACTGCTTCCAAAAGCATTTGCTGGCCCTGTTAGATTGCCATCGAATGCATTAGCAGATGGTTGAAATGGTTGTTTGCTAATAATCCAACGATTACTCCAGCTATCTAAGTAATAATAAGTAATAGTATTATCTCGAGGATTAAACGCGGAGCGAACAAAAGATCCATTGACAGGCGGCGCATCTACTCCACTACTATATAGATAAGCTCCGTCTCGTGCCTTTTCTACATTTTCAAAAGTGAAAAATTGACGATTAATCTGCACCGGATCATCTGGATTAGCTAAGCTAGCATCTTGAAAAATAACTAAAGCTCGAGGATCAAACATGTTGCTAAATTGCTGAGTCTCTTCTCGAGGTTTGGTTTCTTGCTTAGTTTTTACACTACCCGGCAAATTTCCGACACCAATGGGTCTTTGCCCTTCAGCATCAGTGGTGGAATATTGAATACTATAATTTGTCAAATCAAATGGTTGATTAGTGAAAGAGCCCGGATTGCCACTATCATCAAATCCTTGTGGAATAGTGGGCAAAGCAGGATCATCCACAGTAATGCCGGCAGGATTAGTAAAGATATTGTTGGGTTGGATAGGAGGAGTGCCAAATGGAAAATTATCAGGAACATTAGATTGGGCTTGTCCGCTAGTGTTAGTATGGGGTAAGCGAGCATTATCTAAAATATTAGTGGAGAAAACGCTGACTACAATAGGAGAAAAATTCGTTCCATCAGTAGCCATCGCTTTGAGGGTAACGGAGAGCTGACTAAATGGAAGATGAATAGGAGAGGTATAGATGGTGGAAAACAGAGTAGGATCTGTGCCATCCAAAGTGTAGAAAATAGTCGCTGGAACGTTAGTTGATAACGAAACAACTTTTGGAATACCAGAAACGACTTGATCGGTAGATTGAGTAATAGAAACGCTGATGACAACCATTAGGATACCAATTGGAGAAATTTAGCATTGGGAGAAGTCATTCCCTTTTGAAGACGGACTCGATAAATTTTATGCCCCGCTTTTCTAAAAAGTGCGGCGAGATCCAAATACATGCCTTCGCCCTCTCGTCGATACAAAATTAAAAACTGCTCGTAATATTCCAAAAATTCCAAATCTGGACTTATTCCAGTGTAAGTCTTTTTTTCCATTCCGACCAATTTATCCAGAGCATACGTTAGCAGAAATCGATAAAATCTCTGTTCGCCTGCTGCCAAGTATTTAGGAATAAAATCTCTTTTGAGAATATCAACATTCATGAAAATATGTCAAATTATTAGAGGTTTGGCAACAACTCCACAATCTGTCGAATATCTCTTCGAAGGTCATATAAAGCTCCATTATTATGCAAAATGCAATTAAATTGGCTATCTTGTAAAGCATCTTGCTCGGTTTCACTGATATGATCAATCACGGTATGAGCGTCTCGATACAATTTAATTTGATAAAATTCCATCTTTTTAAGAAATTCATATTCGTTTCGAAAACGAACATCCATTACCACCACCAAATCTTTATTTTCCTTTTGAGCCTCTTTCAAACGATGGTGTAAAACATCGATCCAAACATCCGGATTGTAACTACGTCCCGCAGTTCCAATATCAATTAAAAGTTGGCGCACTGTTAATGGCTCTCCATTTCTAAAAGCACCCGAAACAATCTTGGAACGATACTTGGAAGAACCGTAGAGATATTTCTTGGGCAATTGAGGAAACATAGTGAGAGCTATTTCTTTAATAGGATCTGCAAAAGCCAAACAAATGGACTTTTGAGCTTCGGAACAAATTAAATCAGTAATAATTTTAGCGGTTGTATTTTTTCCCGAGGCTGCTTTTCCTGTTATTGCAATTTTAAGCATAAACTTTTACCAAGAAGAAGTAACATGGGCTCGACTAATCATATTTATATCTTGTTCTACCAAAATAGCGTGAGAAAACTTGTCGTTCATTCGATCATTATGCGTGATAATCAGAATGGTTAAATCCTTTTGAAAGAATCTGATAATGTTAGCTAACGCATCCGTGCTAGCTTTATCCAGCGGTTGATCAATTTCGTCCAATAACAGAAACTTGATGTCGATTCCCAACATTTTTTGAAGAAGAAGAGACAATCCCAATTTCAAACTAAATGCTACTGCTAGTCGCATAGCGCCCGATAATTGTTTGTAATATCGCTTCCGCCCATTAACATGATATTGAATATCTAAAGTATCAGCCTGTTCTCCATCTTTGGATCGAGTTTTTTCGGTAAAAAAAGCTAACTGCAAATCAGGGCGTAATTGAGATAACAAATTATTGGCTTCCATTTGAAGATCATCTAATACGGTCTGAATAATAAGTTTTGGGATGCCCATAGAAGAAAAAGACTGAATAACAGACGGATACACTGACAGCTTATTATTTAGGGCACGACGTTGTTTTTCCAACATCTCTTTGGCGGCGGCGTCTTTCTTTCTTTGCTCAATAGTGTGCTGAATCACGGCTACATTGTTGCTGTAATGATTAACTTCTTTATTAACAGAAATTATATGATCAGTGATTATCAGCTTGTTTTGTTTTTCTGTTTCAATTTTCTTTCGAATAGACTTAGCTTCCTCCAGAGAAGAATTGCTGAGTTCTTCTTGAACTTTAAAGAGTTCTCTTTCTTTTTCTACCAAAGTAGTATTAAACTTAGTTAATAAATCTGAATAATCATCAAAAAATACCTTTTGATTAACAAACTCTTTATCTAAGGCAATAATTTCACCATTTATTTTGTTCAGATTTTGTTTGGAAGCGGTCAAACTATTGTGTTCTTGCTGACATTTAGTTAATTCTCCGGAAAATTGAACGATAGCTTTTTTGGCTTGTTGAATACTAAATTGAAGAACTTTCATCTGTTCCGCATCTTTGATTCGACAAGCTTGACGATGTTCTTCATTCATTGGGCGGCGACAATGTTTGCAAGCAGCTCCTTCAGGAATAGGTATTTTTAATTCCTCTAATTCCTCTAGATTTCTTTTGATCCCAATGTTATGAGTGGTTATTTGTTCTCTAAGAGAGTTAATGATCTCAGTGAGAGCATCCATCCGATAAAAATCTAGCACATTAAGTGGAACACAGTCTTTTTTTAATCTCTCAATTTGGGCCACCAAACGATGAGCTTCTTTGTTAGCATCTAATTTTTTTTGTTGATATTCCTGAATAGACATCTCAATAGTTTTCTTTTCAGAATGTATAGATTTCTCTTGCTCCACCAAGGAGGAAAACTTGCTTTCTAATTTGGATAGATTATTATTAAGTTCATTGATTTTGTTATCGTGAATAGATGCTTTTTTTTCCAAATCAGCTAAGATAATTTTTTTTTCGGATAATGACTTCTCTGCAAATTCTAATTGTTTCTGGCACTCTGCCAAATCTTTTTGAGGTTCTCCCAAATTATCAATAAGTAAAGCATTCTTTTCTGCTTCCTTGGACAAAAGTCCATATTTTTCTTTAGCAATCTTTTCCAACTTAATATATACAGCTAAATTAAGGGCATCTTTGAGAATGGTTTTTCGCTTTTCGGCGGTAGCTGTGGCTAGACCCGTAATATCATTTTGAGGAAACAAAGTGGTGCTCAGAAAAGACTTGTAGTTAATTTTGATCAACTTAGCTAAATCTTTTTCGGTATCACCGGCACGACTGCCAGAAAATTCCTTCCAATATTTCTCGGTATGCTTTTTCTCAACCCATGGCACTTCAAATTCTCCTACCGTGATATGATAAGCCTCTTCAATGGTGCCGTCTTGATTGTTACGTTGAAGCAATACCAGATCGGTACTTCCTTTCTTAGTTCGAGTTCGAGCTAACCGATATTCTTGATCTCCAATTAGAAAATCTACTACTACCTGACATTTATTGGTTTCATCTCTGATAACATCTTCTAACGGAAATTCCGATTGATTGAAGAAAACATATTCGATGGCGCTAAAAATAGTGCTCTTACCGACACCGTTAGCAATGTTATCATTGTTCTCTTTTTTTCCAATGATAACGGCGCTATTAAACTGAGTGAAGTCAATAAAGGCGCCTTCATAACACATAAAATCTTTGATGTAAAGACGGAGAAGTTTCATGACGATTATATAAACACTAGATAGTCCATTACTTGATCGTGGTATTTTGGATACTCAGGAACATATTTTTGATACCATTCAATTTGTGACTTAATATCTCGACATGGCCATTTATTTTCTATATATTGCATCAGTAAAACTAGATTGCCAGCCACATTGAGATTCCTTCGAGAGTAAATATCGATTAAGGCGGCGGATACGGCGGCGGCAGCTTCATCGGCGAGGATCAGTGGGCGAACGGAAGAGGCGAAGGCATCGTCTTCGGTAAAATCATCATCCACGATAGTGATTTCGTGTCGCCATTGATCAGTTTTACTGTCATATCCAAGATATTTATAACTATAGGATCTGAACATTTATTCCACAGGTTTTTCTTTGTAAATATTATGAATTTCCGTAGCCAACTCTATGAATGCATCTCGCAACTCTTCTTCCACATAAGTTTGGGCATAAGTTTTAATAGCTGAAGCAACATCCATTTTGGTGTCAATAGTATTATCATCTTTTTTAATCAACATCATTTTTTTAGTTTCTGTGATGTCTGCCACGTTGAAAGCTCCATGACCCAATAGATACTTCTCAATATCCGACTTATTGATGGAAGATAATTCTGGAACTGCCAGTGAAATTTCCAAACGAATAATAGACTTATTCCAATCGTCTATTTTTTCCAACTCTTCCATCACATATAAGGTGGTATTCTCAATATCTTTGGGAACAATGATATGTATCTTTTTGAGAGGACGAGTGGGTAATTGTTTTTCTTCCCACGTTCCTTCTTCACAATCGAAAATGATAATATGCTTAGTTTGATTTACTTCCCCAAAATTAGAAATATCCATACTTCCAATATGAGCGACAAACGGAATTGTTTCATGAAGAACTTGAGGTTTATGGATGTGTCCCATCCAGACACAATCATATCCTTTAAACATTTCAATGGGACAATAAAGCTCATTAGTTAGGTCATCGATTTCATCACCTACCGGGATCGAGCCTTCAATGGCTAAGTGCCCTATCACCACTTTTCGATAAGTAATTGGAATAGAAGATAATTCATAGATTAAATTTTCTCGAATGAGAGATAAAGCTTCTGCCGCTGAACTAGTGCCGAAAAATTTACGATCACGAAACGGAATAAAAGTGAAGGCTGCGGTTCCAATAAAAGCAGTGTCGATGTCCTTATAAACACTAACATTATCCAAATCAATCTCACTAATAATATCTAAACTAGAAACTATGAAATTTCCACTTCTCACTGCATCATGATTGCCCATGATAACATATACTTTAACATCGTGCATCTGGCACTTTTTTAACCAAGAGATGAATAAAGCAACTAGAGAAGGAGCAGGTCTTGGATCCTCAAAAATATCTCCAGTAATAATAATATTTCCGGCATGATGTTCCAATGCTTGGTCTAACGTCCAATCTAGCAAATTGCTCTGATCTGCCACGCGACTATTGAGATTAGCACCGAGTCCGACACGACCAAGATTTTGAGATTTGCCAATATGCGGATCACCTAGAATAACCACTCGGCTCATGTAATAAACAATCCTATCCTATCTTTCAACTGAGCCACCATAGATCGCAATGCCTCATTGTTGAGATCATGTTTCAGATTCAACATGTCATACACCATACAAATGTTATCAATGAACTCTTGGGATTTGTTATCGGTATGAGCTTGCCGAAATTCTCGAACACCTCGAGCAAAGTCCATCATAATTTCTAAACGTTCCGAAAAATTATTGGCATCATTCCAGATCACATTTTCATCAACATCTGACTGAAACAATTCCAAAATTCTGTATGCTGCTTCTTGCTTATTGATACCTTCCATCAAAGCCACAAATTCACAACCATGAGCATATTTACCACCAACAGAGCACCCGAAGCAATAAAAACTGTTTGTTTCTGGATAGTAATAAAAAGAAGCGCTATTTTCTCGACCACTTTTATGAGATTTAAAGGGACAAATAATTTTCTTATTGATCTCGTCTAGTCGCAATCGATAATGTTGAAAAATTCGAAGAAGAGAAACACTGTTAGCTTGAGTAATTAAATCTTTGGATTCTTCGTTTCCTGCAAAAGATTCTGTAAAATTTCCATCTTCCCATGATGACGGGCTCTGGCTAACGGGTCGGGTTCCACTTTGTAAAGGGTGCATAATTCAGAGTACCGGGCAAAATTGTCTTTTTCTTCCGTAATTAAAGCCAATAAAACTTCTTTAGTCATTAAGTTTATTCACTTGATTTTTTAATGTCAAGTCCTTTGATCTCCTTCCCTAAAAGATCTATTACTTTTTGTATTTGCACTTGACTATATTCTAATTCATTAATTCTATCTCGTTGAAATAATATTGCTCGCAATAGCAAAAGAATAAGACTAACAGATCCTGCTCCCTCTTGTTCTACCGGATCTTTATTGACCTGAAAGGCAAATTTGATCATTTCATCCATTAATTCTTTTTCCATGTCTTTCTGGATGATATTTTTATTTTGTCGAAGTGTTTTATCCTTGATCATTTTACTGAACTGAACAGTAAATTCCGCTACTTGTGCTTTGTAAGTGGCGTCACGTTCTTGCATCGCTTTTACTCTCTGGTCTAGATCAGCCTGTGTTGGTTTTTTAGGGATGGAATCAAAAATGGATGGTTGAGAGCTAACTTGTTTTAGCCCAATTTTATGAGTTTGTGGTTGATCCTGATCTTCTTCATCGAAAGGCATGATTATTTTCCTAAAAGGTTAGATGGACGAGACACTACCACGAATTTATGAACTAATTCCACTACATAGGCGCCACTCAGAGCCGCTTCCAGAGCCGGTAGAACTGCCGTAGCAGTGGTCAAAAGATACAATTTAGTTGGTTCCACCACTTGTGGCACACAATATTGGCTCACGGCTTGATTGGGTAAAGCAAACATAGCAATAGGTTTGTCTTTGATTTCCATCCAAATTTTGAGCGCTTCGGAATCTCCCAAAACTTCTTCAACAGATTTAATTTCTGGATTGATTGATTTTTTAGTTTTTGTAATCATAGGGCACCCATCAAATAAGATATATCATCAATTAGTCCAACTATTCGTTTAATTTCTTTTCCTTCTTTAATTAACAGGGTGGTGGGCGCTGATTTAATTTCAAATCTTCGGCATAATACGCTAAAATATTCTACATCTATTCCCAGAATGCGAATACCTTTATGCATTTTTTCAATCTTGTCCATAGCACCAAGCAATAATTTGTGATATGGCATATTAGGAAAATAGAAATAAAGAACGACATCTCCCGTTTTCCAATTAAACTCTTCTTCCTGACAGATAAAAATCACGATTTTTTCAATTTAGCAATGATGTCGTCCAAATCACCCGGAACATTAGCTTTTTGAAGAAGTACCTTGGTGATTTGGTTAGTTAAGCCTGTCAATTGTTCTTCAAACTCTTTTTCTGTAATGATACCTTTAGTAATCAAGAGGCTTTCCAAGGCACGCAATCGCAAGAGAGCATCTGCAATCAAAACTTCGTTAGTTATTTCTTTAGCCATGTAATTTACCTTCCGCAACATTTTTTATATTTTTTGAACGAACCGCAAGGACATAAATCGTTCCTACCAGCTTTAACGACATCATTTGTCGCAACCTTTGGAATAGCCCGATCCATAAATAGAATTGAGTTAAGATGATCGATCTCGTGTTGGCAAACGACTGCTAACAATCCAGTAGCAATCAAATTGTGCGGAGACACCAAATTATTAGTCAGATAAATCTCCTGATAACGCATAGTATCTTCCATTCTTCCCGGAAATGACAAGCAACCTTCCGTTCGAAACATGGTAGAGTCATATCCTTTCTCAATTTTAGCATTAACCAAATCTAGATTGAGTCCATTTCCTAACCGAACAATAGCGATGTTTTTAGCAATTCCAATTTGAGGAGCAGCTAATCCAATGCCGCTTTTTCCAAGCCGATTAGCATGATTAAGCTCTGTTTCCAGAGCTAATATTAAATTCCCTATTTCATCTGATAAAACATCTTCGCATTTAACACGTAAGGCTTCTTCATTATTAATGATGATCATTTTCCACCACAACCACATCCCTTAGCAGGCATTCCGGGAATAACAATTTTCTTCAAGCAAACAGAACATACTCTATCAGTAGCTGAACATCCTTCACATAACACCGAGATGGTCATATGAACATCGTTCTGACATCGAACGCAAGATTTTTGAGTTTGCATATAGGCAAGTTGAGCACAATTGGAGCACAGCATATCAATATCCTAACATATTAAATATAATGGCGGACATCAATCCTTTTCTTCCTGAGCCGCAAGAAAAAAATCAAGAGCCCGTACCATTATATATCGAGCTGGTGTTGCCACAAGAGCCTCCATTAAAAGAAAAAAAGCAAGATGACGAACGAGGCGTTATCATTATCGAGATTTTTTAATTATTCTTTTTGATTATCTAGAATTTTGCGAACGTCTTCAAAGAGATGTTTAGCGTCTGAAGCGACTAGATAAGAATTGATGATACTTCTAGCTTCTCGATAATCATTAGTTGGATCGCATCTATCCAAACAAGATTGACAAATTTTAAATCGAGTGATATTAAGTTTGGACAAGGCAACACTTTGCAGTTCCTCAGGATTGAACTCGCTAGCACAGACGATGCAATTACAATTGACTTGATCCATGGTGTCCTCATATATCGAACAAGCTTACATTATTAATGCATCGATATTGATAATCATTTCAAGGACTTGTCGCATCTTTGCTTTTAGTTCAAAAATCATCTATGTAATCAAGAGGTTAGGTGTTGATTAAGAAGCCGTCCAATCATCATGCCACTGTTCTTGAAAATCTCCGGCGTGAATTACTTTTGCCTTTAAGCAAAAGTAGTTCACATTAATTTAGCTAAAGATTCAAAAATATCTTCGCCCAGTGTGGATGGACACTGATTGCCAAGACATGTCCAACCTGCTCTTTCTTGCCGAGCAAATAATTCGATCTTGTTAGCAAGTGGATACATTAAATCTAGGCTGTTTTGCAGGGTTGCTGGCTTTGACGAATGTCCCAAATTAGAAGCAAAAGAAACAGAGCGTTGCGATCTGTTTTGAAGATTACGATATATTTTGGTTGAATTAATTCCAATTAGAGCATGTTCGCTACATCCTCGAAATAATCTTCCCATCCCAAAAGATAATATTTGTTCTAACTGAACATCTTTTGGAAGTTTCTTTTTACTTTTGACCCAAGTGTAAATCTGTTTGTGTTCAAATTCCCACGCTTCCATAATTTCTAATCCACATTTGAACAAAGAGGCAGGACACCACAAGGCTAAAACGCACCCATTGGGATCAGCAATTTGATTAATTGGAAGTTTTTGAAGTTCTTCCATGGTCATAGTATTATAATTAGACTGAGCACTCCGTTTAGTGTCAGACATTTTGAGAGCATCATTAAAGTTCCATGGACAATCTACAACAATTACGTTGAACTTTTTATTCATTTTTACCCTTAAATAATTACTTAACAATTAGTGGTGGAAGTTCCAGTGGGCTTTGTTTGCCATCAATTTGAATATTTTGCTCAATCTCGAATTTTTCTTTAGAGGCGATTTCTTGTTTCCTAACAACAATTCGGTAACCGCCGGGTTGTAAAGGTGCGTTCCATTTACCGACAGCATTGGTTCGACTTTTTTCGACTTTTCCAGTAGTCATGTTAGTAATTTCCACGTCAGCCATGAAAACAGATTTGCCGCCTCTAATTATTCGTTGCATAGTAGCAACAATGGAAGCGGGTGGCGAAGTATTAGGAACAGATTTAGGTGTGTTAGAAGGCTTATCCTTTGGACGAGGAACGATCGCTTCTGCTTTAGGGGCTTCTTTAGACTCTCGGTTTAGATAGATATCGTCTCCGGAAAAAGTTTCGGGACGGCTGGTGCGACGAAAACCTTTTGGATTAACTTCCATCAACGAACTATCTTCGGGAGAAATCAATACATCTCTTTCTGAATTAAAGGAAGATAAAGCGGGCAGTGCCACATTAGCAGCCTCTACCACAATCTTGGGCGAAGAGGTTTCTTGTTTTGCTAATAATTGATTAAGTTTATTGGATAGAACTTTGATGTTGAGATCCAAAGATCTCACCAATCCAAGAAGAATATCAACTTTATTCTCTAAGGACAAAATAACTTCTGATGCTTTACGCGGTTCTGTCATGTCTTTACTCCGAAAAAAATACTCCTACTTTAATTGGCACTTTCTTAACTACCAAAATATCTTCAATGCTAATTGGTTCTCCTTTAAATACTTCATGCTCACCAAACATTAGATCTTGAACTTGTTTTTCAATGTCCTTTGGCGAACCCTTGGATAACCACATGCCACTAACGAAAAGAACACATTCATTTTCTTCTACCTCAGACTGAACCATTGAAACAAAGGCAGAGAAATCGAAAGATCCAGTTTCTGGTTCCACTGCCACATCCTCTTCTGAAAGCCCTAATGTTGCCGGAGAAACAAACTCATTATTATCGATCATCTCATGTTCCGGATTAATTATCTCCATATCTTCTAGATTATCGATAATTTCATCATCTACGCCTGACCATGAATGCTCCATGTTATTACCGACATTGGGAATTAATCCTTTATCTCTTCCGATAGGTGATGGAACGGGTTCTGCATATGGTTGCCTGATAGGAGAACGAGGCAATCGAGGATTCTCAGGAGCCCCTTTTGCTATCATCACATTCTTGGGCATCACGGCGCTTTTATACTCAGAAGGTTCTACTCCCAATATTTGATATTGAGAAACATAAGGTTTTCTAGGTTCTGAAGTATTACGAGCTGGATTTTTCAAAATTTTGGTCTTTTCATTAGACATAATTCACTTGCTTTCTTTGTGGAAACGTTTAGACATTTCTAATTCAAACAATTTTCTCTTATGTTCATTTCGTTTTCTTCGTCGTTTATCGGAAGGCTTTTCGTATCGTTGTTTCTCTTTATAAACAGAAAGAATACCATCTTTCTGAACCAGAGTTCGAAAGGCTCGGAAAGCCCTATCAAATTGGTCATGGAAAACTTTGACTTCCAAATGTTGAGCTTGAACTGGCTCATGACTATCAACTTCACCTCCCTTCAAAACTTTGGGAGAAGATTTCTTAAAAAATTTGTTTTTGAACATTGGATTAACCCGCTTTAACCTTTTGATTTAAAATACTTATCAGTGTCGATAATTCTACCGTGCAAAATGTTTTTATCTTTGATTAATCGTTGCAGTGCATGATCGATGTCTTTCTTAATAGGAGTTTTTCGATTATGCGCCAAAGCTTCAAACATTGTTGAAAGATAAAATTCTTTGAGGTAAGCATACGAAAATTCATATCTTTCAGCATATTTAGCTAACTCTTTAACCTTTTTAGCAGAAAGCAAATCGTTGAACCACCTCTTTAGATATATGCCAGCCATTTCTTGATTTGGTGGTGGAATTTCGAATTTTCTATCAAATCGAGATGGACGATCTGTAATATTGCTTTTTAGGCTTCGAACGTCATTGGCAGTAGCCACTACCAATATCCCATTTCGGGCGGAAATACCATCCATTAAATTGAGAAAAGAGGATGAATCGATACGTTTCTCCAACAAAGAATCTAAGTCTTCGAAATATAGAAGAGACGGACTTTGCTCTTCCGCATAAGTAAAAGCTTCTCGAATAACTTCATCATTAGCATTGGTTGTAATAGTAATGGGCTTGAAATTATAAACGGACATAATAGTGCGAATTAAAGACGTCTTTCCGTTGCCCGGTTCCCCATAAAGAAGTATTCCCCTTTTCCAAGGTATTTTATTCTTTAGATAGAATTCCTTGGAAGAGAGAAAATTTTCTACTAAACTTTTAATCTCATTTTTCAATGAAGCCGGCAAGAACAAATCATCCCAAGTATGATCTTTGGTGTAAATAATATCTTCACCATCAATCACACGAACCCGTAAATTGTTACGATCTCTTCGTTGAACCCAAGCATCAAATTGATTACGAACATTAATATAAGCTTCATAGTTCTTTTCCGAGACAATAACAAAAAATCCAACCTCATCTTCAAACTGATTGCCCTTGTGCATGAGAGAAGCTTGTAAAAATTCCCATCCATGCCCTTTAATCAAAAAGACGCCTTGCATAAAGAATTTTTCAAAATGATGATCTGTCTTCCATGAAACTACGGAATTCTTATGGAGACACTCAATTGTCATTTTGTTTTCTTCACAAAAACGAAGAAATTGCCCATCCATAATGATCCGATTATGAATAAATCTATTCAATCCAATTTGATCTTTGAGAAAAGATTTAAAGGAATCTTCTGTCCAAGTCATCAAATCAATAAGATATTCTTTGGGTCGTTCTGGCAGATCATCGATATTATTAGTTTTGAACTGTTGCAACTTTTTTAAAGAAAGATGCTCTTGTTGTTCTATATCAATTGAGGAAAATGAGCCTTTGTCCATTATAATATGTTAGTTCTTTCTACGGTTTTAGTTATCATTGAGCTTTAATCATTTTTTTTAGATAGTCTCGATCCTCCAACATTTTGGCTTTATGTTCAAGCGGAAAACAAGAGGGTAAGGGACAATAGATTCTAACTTCATTGCTTTGTGTTCCATAACGATGAAAGAAAGCGGGGACTGGTTTTTGGGCGCCATCAATTATGGCTCCACAACGATCACAATTTCCTTGTCCATTGAAAGTTGGAAAAAATTTGGGATATTGATGTGGTTTTACCATTTTCTTTCTTTGAGAAGCGGCTTTTATTCCTTGTTGGTGCGTGTCCTTCACAACCTGTCTATAAATTGTTAACAACTCCTCAATCTGTTGTGATTGCTGAGCCATATCTCCTTCATAAAGACAGTATTCTTGAATCAGAGACAATTGTTTAGACGGGGAACGAGTTGAAGACAAAGATTGTAAAAGAGAAAGAGTGCGATCAGTGATCATGACATTGCCATATACATCGATTCCTATATCGGCCTACCAAAATATTTGCATACCTCCGTTGGCGTAGTATAAGCTACCTGAAATCTTTCCAAAAACCGAAAATTATCTCTAATAAGAGCATCTCCATTACCCAATAAATTTTCAGCACCTGTCGCATCCAAAATAACTTTGGAATCCACATGAGTAGCTACTCGACAAGCAATTCGTGCCGGAAAATTAGCTTTGATGGCACCCTTGATGAAATTAGTGGAAGGTCGTTGAGTAGAAAGAATAATGTTGATTTTAGCTGCCCGACATTTTTGAGCTAACCGACACAATCGATGATAAAATAGATCGTCTTTATCTTGCATTATCAAATCTGCAAATTCATCTATGATCAGCACAATATGTTTGAACTGGGATGGTTTTGTTCCTTGTCGTATTTTAGAATAACGTTCTTCCATAATGTTCAATAGCGCATCCAACATTCCCACTACTTCTTCATAGGAATAACCGATTGCTAGATTATCAATTTTACGATCATATTCAAAAAATTCAATACCTTTAGGATCCGCTAAATATAACAAAGCGTCACTGTAATTTAAAAGATTGGCAATGATGGTATGTAGTAAAGTGCTTTTTCCGGAACCTGTTGTTCCAGCAACAATCATATGAGGATTTTGAGTAAGTTCCATCCAAACGTTCTGTCCATCTATACCTTGTCCTAAAAGACAAGGTATCCCACCAACAGAGATGTTCTGGTTAGTGAAGCAATCGAATAAATTGAGAACTTGAGTTTGAGGTGAAGCAAATTCTAACCTAACCAATCCTTGTGAATGAAGAATTTTTACGTTGGGTTTATTGCATGCTTTTAGAGAAAGAGACAGTTCCTCTCCCCATTTGGCAACATCTTTAACTTTGCTGCGAGGCTCCAGCATTAAATCATAACAAAAATAGTGATTGGCTTGTTGATAATTAACGCATTTAGCTTTAATGTTAAATGTTTGAAGAATGTTATCAAAATCTTGAATGGATACCATGCATCATAATTATAATCATAGGGAATTAAAAAACAAGAGGTGAAGCGCAAAAATCAGAAATTTTGAAACATTAATCTCTTTAGATCATTTCTATTTGGTTTAAACAATTCCGCCGTGTGTCCCAATTTAAGCCCAATAACGGCGGCAGTTCCATAGGGAAGTTCTACTACTAAATCGCTGTATTCCTCACTACCGATTACTCGAGTAGAATATGGATCTCCTTTACAGATCTGGGATACTTTGCCATTGTGACAAAAAATAATATCTAATGGGCTAGGAGTTTGGTGCATCCAAAATTTATTGATTTGAGGGCGAGGATAAATAAACGACATCACTGGTGGCGGAAATGGTTGATGCATCAATCCGATAGCTTGCTCTTCTGCCGAAAGTGCTAATAAAGTGGGAAAAATGTTATCGTGAATATAAATGAAACCCTGTTTCATAGGCTTCCATATTTGGACAAAAATTTGATAAGAGGATTAGAAACGGTGCTAGCTTTGCCTATTAGTTGTTGGGTAAGATCTGGTGTAGTTGGGGAAGGGGTAGTTCCCGGAGATGGCGTAGGTGCTTTTTTTCTTCGAGTCTGAGAATATTCTAATTGACGTTCTACGATATTTCTAGCTTGTTGGGCGATGGATTGAAAATCTTCGGCTAGGGCATCAATGATAGAAATGGGTTCTGCAGGAATTGGATTTTTGATGTTAGACTTCTGCATATGGAACTTGGAAGGTTGTCCATTCATCAGCTTCTTAAAATTGATTAATCCAGTAATAAAAGCGCTGGTTTCCTTATTAAATTGCGCCTTTTCTTGACGAAGACGTTCCTGAACCGGATCGGGCGAAGGCTTGCGAGCATCCTTGATGATCATGTAGGTATGCTAAACTATTCGATGATCGCGTCAATCAGTCCATAATCTAAAGCTTGTTTAGCTGTAAAAAAAACATCAGTCTTACAGTCTTCTTTGATTTTCTCTAACGGATGTCCAGTATGATTAGCCAAAATCTTCATGATGTTATCATTGTTATCTTTAAGAAATTCATAGTAGTTTTTAGACGATATTTGATCATGTCCAGCAATTGGAAAAGCGCATTGAATGCCATGGATCATTAATTGAGAATTTTTAAAAGCAAACCGGCTGCCGGGCTCGCCCGCCGCTAGCAAAATCGCTGCTGCTGAATAACATTTACCTACACATATGGTTTTGACAGGAGAACAAATCATTTGCATTACGTCATAAATATTAATTAATCCAGACACTTCTCCGCCATCAGAGTTAAGATATAGAGTGATTTCTTCTTCCGAATTGAGATTATCGTAATAAAGAAGAAAAGCCGAAAGAGCTGCCGCCACATCTTTGGTAATAGTTTCTGATAAAAAAATGGTTCGAGCTTGAGCTAGTTTGACATAAGTTTCTGCATACCCAAATAGCATAGGAGGCGGCACAGCAAGTGCCTCAATTGGATCATTGTTCTTCATGGGGAATTAAATAACCTCATCAATCAACCCGTATTTAAGGGCTTGCTGACTACTCATGAAAACTTTTCTCTCAAAATCTACCATAACTTCTTTTAAAGTTTTCTTACACGATTTGGCAATGATTTCCATCATTCTTTTGTTGTCATTGATGGAAAGGCTCAAAATCTGCTTAGCGTCTGCGAGATCTGAAAATGACATCCAATCATGCACTAATTGACTGACCGTAATAATAGCATGTTTAGTGGCAAACCTCAAACCGGGAGTTCCGGCACCTAATAGTAACGCAGCTTCATTTTGAGCCGAACCAATGCATACTGTTTCAATGGGAGATTGCACTAACATCATCATGTCATAGATCATTAAAACGTTCCGAATGTCGCCACCATCGGAATTGATAAAAATAGTAATCTTTTCATTTGAATCTTCACAATCTTTAAGCAAAAGAGTGGCAGTAATATCAGAAGCCAATTTAGCGTCTATTAAATTATAAAGAAACAGAATACGATTATTAGCTAACTTCTGATAGACATCTACTGGAACGTCACCATGTTCTGTTTCTTCCAAAATGATAGTGTTCAAGATTAAAATCCTCGCATTCTTTTGTTTTCAACTTCCCGTTCTTCTGCGCAAGAAATACAAGTCAAAAAATGTGGGTTAATTAATAATCTCTTATCGGGAATCTTTTCTCCACATTCTTCACACACGCCATAAGTTTTATTATCGATGCGTCTGAGAGCGTCTTCAATTTGAGTAAGCTTAGCTCCGTTTCTAGTATGGAGTTGATTGTTGAGTTCAATCAACATATTGCCTTGAATTTCATCAGTTTCATCACCATCCATATCTACCGCGTTCATTTCTTTATTGCGAATAGAAATATTAAGCAATTCTTTCTTTTGTGAAAGGAGCTGATTTTTGATTTTGCGTAAAGAAGCTTTATTAACCATGTATTATATTTCCTGTTAATGTATCAAATATTGTTATTATCAATGCGGGACGAACCGCATATTCTAAATATCTCCGAAAGTCTTGTCAAGATCAAGCTCCTCTCGCAAGCGCTTTTTGAGCTGTTTAGCTAAACGAAAGTGAAGTTTTTTGTAGCCCCTGGATAAAACAACGGTTCTCGTCTTAACGTGCCAGTGCCGACGTGGCTTAGTTTTTCTTAATTTTAAACATCCCAAGTTATGAATTCTGATGTATTTTCCATTTTTAAGATCTTTGAGCATTTCAGAGAGAAGCGCTGTCAAAACACCTAAAACATGGAAATAATGAATAGTGCAATTCAATTTACGCACTACATAACGCCATATCGTTTCTCGTTCGATGCTGGTAGGAAGACGCACTTAGTATCTCCTAATTTTATTCAACAAAGCTCGGCCGCCATCTTTGTTGCGCCAAAATACTTGCAAAATTCGTGCTCGAGAGCCACGATTTTTCCAATGACTATGGTTTAAAGGTGCGTCTATTCTGCAGTTGAGCTTCTTCCAGTTTTCATTATGTGTCTTGTAAAGATCTTCTATATTATCCAAACACTTAGAACACATACCATTAGGCAAAGCATCCACACTAAAAGTATTGAGATTGTATTCTAATCCTTTAGTAATATACTCTTTACAATGAGTAAAATAGTCTCGTTTAGTCTCAAAATCAACTATATGAGGTTTTCCATCTCTTTGACATACACAAACAAACATTACTCTCCGCTATACAAAACACTATGATATTTAATAAAAGAAAGCATCAAAGCATACTGATCCTTGTAATTTTCACATTTACTCCATGAAAATAACATATCTTTTATTTGTTCCATTCCTGCTAAAAAATAAGCCTGTAGGAAAGTAGAACATGGCATCCAATCTTTTTCAACAGCTACCGCGATTAATGGTTCGGATATTTCACTATTCACCAAATATAATCCATAAGTCGGGGTTCCTTTTAACTGAACGACTAGGCAATACTCTGTAATCTTCTTATCTTGAGAACAGTCTCCTAAGAGCAATTTCATTTCCTGCTGGGCTAAAGATAATTGACATCCCCATACTCGATTTTGAATGGTATCGCCATTATCATCTTGAAAAGTTAGTTTTTCTGGCAAAAGTAACGTTTTATCCATCAAGGATTGATTTTTACTAGTATCAACTTGTTTGTCAACGATAATTCCCAATTTGGCAAAAATGTGTCGGATAATATGTTCAGTTAATAATTGGCTCATTGATTCCTTGCTCGACTTAATATTGTTCGCCAGTCCATTTGAACTACGTCCAATTCTGGCATCTCCTTGGTAGCGGCTTCAATGTATTCCTCAAATGCGAAGATGTCTCCCTGCGTTCGTCTAGTTGCTAATTCCTCCATACATGCTACACAAATCTCATGATCAAACCCAAAATATCGAGTGGAAACAATCATTTCACATAACTTTTCTGAAGTATAGTTGGGGATCATTTTTTGGATTGCTGAAATATCCAATGCAATGCCCTCCAATTTTCCTAATTTGTCATCTGTCATTGCTTTCTCATAGGTGGTGGGGTAGAAATTTGGACTTTGAGTGATGGTAAGAGCTTGCCATCTCTACGATAAGGATGAAAGTGAAGTTTGGTATCAAAAAACAACTTGTTCAAATTGAGCACCTTTCCTAATATCAATAAATCTCGAAAACTCTCAAAAATAGCTCGAATGATAATTGCCACCTCGGATTTTTTGATCAGTGGGTATCGGGCCGCTATTCGTTCTACTAACCTTTCATTATGTATCAGGCTAATAGGAAGTTCTTTATTAAGGACATCTACCAATTGTTGATGAGTTCGTCCTTTGAAAAAAAAGGGGTTAACAATTACTTTAGGCTTCTTCATTTAGATGAAATATATCCTAAAGAATCGCGATTTTAGCCCTACCAATAGCATGACATTCTTACATGGACAAGTGTGAGAAGATTGCTGCCCTATATATCGCTTCGTTGAAGGTATTAGCCTTAGTTCATCAACACAGTCATTGGCTAACCAAAGGCGATACTTTTTATGGGGATCACCTATTGTTCGAGAGACTTTACAATTCAACCTTGGAAAATTTGGACTTGGCTGCCGAAAAATTTATTGGGTTGATGGGCGATGCTTGTTTGGACTACGATACTCAAACCGAGTTAATTCACAAGGTACTTTTGAAGTATCGGAATTTGGAAGGCTCGCCCGTGGAAATGTCATTGTCCGCGGAAAAAGATTTTCTCAAACTGAGCCAAGATGCTTATCAAGCATGTGAGGATGAGGGCAAAATGACGCTGGGATTAGATGATACTATCACGGCAATAGCAAGCAAACGAGAAGAAGCGGTTTATCTTTTACAACAAACATTAAAGGGACTTTTATGAGCGACGATATTTTGAAAAAACTTTTGGTTATTGCGGAGAAACAACAGAAAATTCTTACCAAATTAGCCCAACGGGTCGAGCCACCACCGCAACGGATTGAACCCAAACATCCAGAATTGCACGTGGCTCAACTGGTAATGAACAGTTTGCCTCCAGCCATTGTTGCTACTGTTCAAGATCTTGTAGCTAAGGCAGACACTCTGGAAGTTTATTTCAAACCGGGAAAAGCGTCACAAATAGCGCTGGATGGAGTTGTTAGAACGGTGCAGCAACTATTGGCTAAGGGAGCACTTCCTTTCGCTTATAAAGTTAAAGCTGTTGCCTAATATCTCGGCGAACCGAGCAATCAATTGCCGTAACAGTTATGACTGACAATATCGTTTGCAACATAGGAATGATCTTCCTCTACCTCAAAATTAAAGACGTATTCCGATTCTGAAGAGCTACGTTCAAAGCATCAAAAACATTGATATTCTCTTTAAGAGATAAGTGAGTTAAAGCCCATAAGATTTCTCCCATGATAAGGAATTTAGAATTCTGACGATCTTCTTTGGAAAGTTCGGTTCTTTGCTCAACAGCATTATATATATTGGCTTTCATTACTAATTCATTGATCAACATTAGAACAGAATTATCTCCTTTGCTGTCCTGATGATGCTGCTCACATTCGACCCACAATTCTTCAAAATGAAGTGTCATCTTTAGTATCCATGCAAGCAATTTGCATTTCTTCAGCTCCATGATCGCTGACAAAAATGAGAAAAACGGCTCCTTCACTACAATCAATTAAAACAGGAGATCTTAATTTTCCAACATAAAAGGTACGTCCATCTTTATCCTGACGAGCCCGAAGTTCAATGGTTAAATTCTTATTCGACATAATCAATCCTTCAAATTTTTAACATATTCGTTCATGCATTGCTTTAAAGCTTCTTCAGACGGTGTCATATGAAAACCCGCCTTTTGTAACTTCTCGGTATTGAGAAGGCAATTGGATCGTTTGGCAATGGTAAGTTTATCTAACTGTCCTTCGGAAATAGCCTCGAAAGTGTGTTCGGGTTTATACGTTTGGTACATTTTCATAATCTGTGCGGCAGTAATAGGTTGTGGATTAGTGACATGAAAAATGCCCACTTGCCCAGTGGTAATAGCCCAATCAATACATCGCATTAAATCACTCATCATGGTTATAGAGTTTGGAGCATCGATCACTTGTTTATATCCTCGAAGCTTGTTAATTAAATTACGAGGATGATTTTTGGAAGAGATGGGCATCCTAATTCTCAAAGTAGTCACATTTTTCATCTCGCCAATAGTAAAATCACAAGCCGCCTTGGTCTTGGAGTAATAAGATTGAGGATTGGGAAAATTGATTTCCTTCCAGCCCAAATCAACTTCTACCTGTCCGTTGAGAGTTGTATTAGGCGACTTATTAAAGAAGATACAACCACTTCCAATCTGGATCATATGAATGGATTTTTTAGCACATACCGTTGCCAACATAATCGGTAGGGCGGTGTTGGTCAAAGCAGTAATTTCCTTGTTAGCTTCACACCAATCGACATTAGGATTGCCACATTTACCGATACAATTAACTACCACATCTGGCTTTTCTGTTTCTAAAAGATTTTCGATTTGTTTAGAACTAAAATCCAATCGTTCTGTTATCCGGTGGTAGGGCAAATGATCTGCAACAAATCCATTTCCTAAAATGCTAACTTTCATTAGAGACATCCTTCCGATAAAAAAAGTTATTGACGTAATTGATAGATTGATGAGTTCCAGCATCACTCCAAAGTCCATCCACAAAAGAATATCCTAACTTTCCTCGTTCATGATACATTCGGATAATATCTGTGATTTCAAATTCCAATCTGGATGACGGCTTCAAATGAGTAAAGAATTTGAAGAACTGACTATCAAAAAGATAACATCCGGCAATCGCATAGTTATCGTAGCCATCAGGCAAAACCTTGGGCTTTTCCTCAATTTGAACAATTTTATTATCTTTAATGGATGCTACTCCAAATCGGTGCAATTCTGGGTGTTTATGAAGAACAATTTGAGCAGGAGCTTCCATATCTTGGAAGGTCACCGGCTTCTCGAAAATATTATCTCCTAACACTACCATAAAATTATCTTTATGTTCTACAAAGGGCTGACATAAATTTATAGCCTGTGATAGTCCGGCAGGTTTGTCTTGATAAACATAATTAATATTCATTCCGAACTGTTGTCCATCTTTTAAATAAGAGACTACTTGAGCATAATGTTGCCCGCCTAAAACCACTGTTAGATTCTTAACTCCTGCACTATGTAAAGTAGCAAGCGGATAATCAATGATGAATTTATTATAAACGGGAATTAAATGCTTGTTGAATTGGGAATTTAAGGGAGCTAAGCGGCTTCCTGAACCTCCTGCCAACAGAATACCAGTGCGAACTTGCATGCTGTATCATATATCACGCTTTTTGTTTGGTTGGAATAACAAGCATGTGCATGAGTTTTCCTTCCATAGAAATAACGGGAAAGGGCTGAATTAATCCGCTCAATTGCTGAACAATCCAATCTAATTTGTCTCGACCCACTTCTGGGTGAGTAAGTTCCCTTCCTCTGAATCGCACCGTAAATTTGACTGAGTTTCCCTCAGCAAGAAACTGTTTGGCTGCATTGAGTTTGTGTGTCAGATCGTGTTCTTCAATGTTAGGGCGAAGCAACAGTTCTTTTTGTTCATGAACTTTTTGATTCCTTTTGATTTCTTGCTGTTTTTTCTTTTCATTATATTTATGGCGACCGAAGTCCATAAGCTTGACAACGGGCGGCGAAGCTTTGGGATTAATTTCGATCATGTCCAAACCCATGTCTTTAGCCATTTTAAGAGCTTCGGGAGTGCCCATGATGCCGGGACTGGTTCCATCTTCTAACACCACTCTTACTTGTGGAACACGAATGTAATGATTTATTCTAATGCGGTTTGATGTTTCTTTCTGCATTATGTTGTTATTTGCTCCATTTTAATATCAATCTATTACCCGTAGTTTTCGAAGCCACTTGGTCAAACGAGTTCGCCAACTGATCTTTCGTTTGGGTCTCAATCCCAAATCTTTGATTAGTGGATTCTTTTTAATTTCTCGTTGAAATTCACGTCCTTGCCGTCTCCACTCTTCAATTTTTTTCACGATCTCTTAGCAAGGAAGCCCACGATTTTAATCGTGGGATGAATTGCATTTTCCAAGAACCTTTGATATATACCATATAGCATGCTCTTAACCGTTTCTGTCAAATTACTCGCTAATTCAGGGCAGAAAGCTCAGCTCCTTCGCTCCATCTATCAGTTTAATGCGGCTTGCAATTGGGTTAGCGAGTATTGTTTTAACAATCGCTTATTCAGTAAGTTTAAAGTTCAAGAGAACATTTACCATGAACTCCGCCAAAAGTTCAATCTTCCTTCCCAGTTTGCTATTCGTGTTATCTCTCGTGTTTGCGATTCTTACACAATCGATAAGAAAGTTCAGCATACCTTTAAAAAGAACTCTTCGATAGAATATGATGCCCGCATTCTCAATTGGAAAAAGTTAGGAACCATCTCCATTCTTTCTCTAGACGGTAGGCTTCCTATTCCCATTGCTTTCGGAGAATATGCTAAGCTCTATGAGAAATTATCTGAAAAATCCCTTCGTACTTCCGCTAAACTCATCTATCGAAATAAAGAATTCTATCTCCAAGCTTCTATTGATGTTCCCGAACCTCCATCTAAGCAAGTAAAAGAATATCTAGGAGTAGATCTAGGAATCGTTAATCTGGCAACCACCTCAGAAGGAACTACTTTCTCTGGTGAGAAAACCGACGCTAATCGAAAGCGCTACACTAAACTCAAAGCAAAGCTTCAATCTCTCAATACCAACTCTTCTCAAAAGAAACTAAAGAACATATCAGGAAAGGAACGTAGATTTAAAAAAGACACCAATCATGTTATCGCTAAACGAATTATTCAAGTCGCTAAGGCACTTGGAATGGGGATCGCTATCGAGGATCTCCATAACTTCAAGAAAACGGTTCGCAAAGAACAACGAGAGCAATTCGGAAAGTGGGCATTTGGAGAGTTAACAGCATTTATCGAGTATAAGGCTAGGTTAGAAGGCATTCCCGTAATCAAGGTAGATCCTAGAAACACTTCTCGGACTTGCTCTTGCTGTGGGTTTTGCGATAAGAAAAACAGGAAAAGTCAAGCGCTTTTTATTTGCCAAACCTGTGGTTATACTATAAACGCGGATCTCAATGCTGCTAAAAATATTTCATTCAGGGCTGCTGTCAATCAGCCTATTGTTGCCATTAAAAAACAACATCCTGCTTATGGTAGGATGAGCGACAAGCTTACGACTTTAGTCGTAAGTTATTGACGTATCGTTCTTCCACTTTTCCTTGATGGGTAATCCCGCTTAAATCCAACTCCCATATCGGGATTATCAATAAGAACGTCTTCAATGGTATCGTAATGGAAAGAGATTTTGGAACCTTGATTAGGATAACCGGCTTTGATGGGGATATGGGCGTGATTGCGTGAAATTATTTCAACTCTGCCATCCCAATACCAAGGCATTTTAGATATGTAGCGAATAGGATGATTGTCTATGCACAAAATACACTCATCATTGGGATCAAGTTCTTGGAGTTCTTTGATAAGCTCTGAAGTTTTCATGAAAAATTGGTGGGCGATGAAGGAGTCAAACCTTCGACGCAGCAATTTAGAATTGCCCGTTCTATCGCTGAACTAATCGCCCATATTTAGCCCGCTCTCCGTGATTTGAACACGGCTTTTCCCGTTTAGAATGGGAAAGCACAGCCACTATACCAAGAGCGGAAATCTTCATCATTGATCCTTGAAAGCCAATCGCAAGCCACGACATAATTTCTTGCTAGCAAGAGTAGGTGCCAAAGCAATCGCTGTAAGAGAATAATTGTAATCAGGTTCGATAAACAAGGAATGTGGAATGTTAAGATGCCTGGCTTTGTCCAACAATTCTTGAAGTTTATCTTCATCATCAATTTCTAAAATGCAAATATAATTGGAATTGAGGAGCCAATCTTTGGCTATTTCAGGATGTTCGGAACTAAATGTAAATGCTGCATGGCAAGCTTGAGCGAGGATAGCGCCAGATGACAAATCCTTGCGAATAATTAAATAAAGTTTGAGGTTCTACGAGTTCATGTCGATCTATATATCAAGCTATTAGTAGGTTTGTTTGAGCCCAATCTGAGAATCGAACTCAGCTTTCAACTTTACCGAAGTTAAGTAATAACCACTATACGAAATGGGCTTACTTTGGGAGCCTCGTGTCAGAAATGATCTGACGATTGCTGATACACATCAGCATGTTTTACTGTTAAACTAACGAGGCGCACACATACATAATAATTATTTATGTAGCATTGTCAATTCCTACTCATCAATTTTTCGGCTCAAACCAATCTGAGCAAATAAAAGTGAGCGGCGCATTTGGTAATTTTCTGCTTTCACCATTCCATTTAATATAATGAACACTATTACATTCGTGTTTTTCAACATTAACGAACTTACAGTTCGCACAAGAAAATGTTCCGTTTTTCAAAACCATTGCAGCTTTATGGTCTGACGGCAACTCAAATTCACCTTTTCCACCATATTCACCTGCATTTTCTGTTGCCAATTTCTTCTCAAAAGCATCCGCTAATACCACCAATTTTTTAATGTTTGTGCTCATGAATAAATGCTTGAATATCCCAGTGAATATCAGGAATATCCATCAAAGCTCTTAGCAACCTTAACTCATATGTTCTCCCAATAATACTTTCTCGATCAATACTTTTGTCTTGTTCTCGAGTTTGAGTGCCACATCGAAAACACACAGGATAATCAATCTTAACAAAGAAAGTATTAGATCCCATCCAATAAATGATGTGACCACAACAAGGGCATTTAGATTTAAAACAATCCATCAAAAACTCTCTTTCCGAACAATATCGCTTCCAGTTCGAAGAATGTTATTGAGCAGCACTTGATCCTTAGAAAAAATTGGCAATTCTTTATTAATTACCCATTTGTTTTTAATGCCGCCTTCTTCTGTAAAAGTTGGAGCTTTATAGATAGCTGCTCCTCTGCGAAATACCGCTGGGTATTCGTTGAAATTTACTCCACAATCTTGACGGAGTAGATCGATCTTTTCATCAATACTTAATCCCTGTAACATATCTCGAATAGCATTTTTGTCATGTTTTTTGATAAACTCGTAATAGCAAGCGAACTGAATAGAAGTATGTAGATTTTTTTGCTGATTATAAATGATGGTATTGATAGCTTCCACTTCGTTGGGTACCACAAAAACTTCCGAAAAGAAATGAGAAGCTCCGCACAAATTTAACTCTACTGCAGCGCAACAAGCACCAAAATGTTCCGTAGCAATGGAGGCAGCAATAGAACAAATTTTTTGAAGTTTATTATCAAACCAAGGAAGAGTATTTAAAGATTGATCATTTCGAGCTATTACCACAATTTCGTCATTATGCTGATACGCCAAAACTGCACCTTCAATCTCGGAACATAGTTGTTGAGCCGTAGAAAGAATACACTCTGCAAATTTGGCATCATATGGCTTATCCAATAGGGATGTTAATTTGGAAGATGCCCTACCATTCACCGAGATGATAATGGGAAGCCGAGGAGTGAGATAATATTGAGATGCTTCACGATAAGAATCGATTCGATCTTTGAGCTTGATGGAGGACATTGGGAAAAAATATAACGATGGATTATTTAATTTGCAACAAATAATTAACGATAAATTGTCGAAGATTTCCGCCGATTTTGCTCGCTAGTTGGGAACTTGGGTTGGTCAAAGATAAATTGAGAAGGAATGGACTATTCCGCAAAATATTAACTTTTGCTGTTATTTGTTGGGGCGTTAATGATTGTTGATAAGAATATCCTAAATTGGTAAAAATTTGATTATACATAAGTTTGGTAAAGTTCATTAAATTACGTAGATCAACTGAGGGGATCTGATCCAATTGAAAAAAGAAGTTTTGGGCTCGCATCCAAGGAATATGAATTTGTCCGTTGCTGGTGTAAAATAAAGCAGTATTGATTAAACTAGTTAAACCATTAATCCAAGGAACATTTTTAGACTGCCACCCAATAATAATAGAAGGATACCACTCGGAGGCGATAAAAGTGGGAGGAGTTCCGCTCACTGGTTGATTTTTAGTTACTTGAGCTGTGGGAAGATTAGCAGGTATTGATTGGGCTAATTTTTGCCAAAACCTAAGCCTAATTAGACGGGGGGTCATCAACCATATACGAAAGAGTTAGCAGGGACAAAATAACGATCCACATCCCGCTAAAAATCAATAAGTTAATCATCATTCTTTGATATATCCTTTCTTATGACTACCACTGTTTCTTTGATGCTTTGCACTTACAATCGATTAGAGCTTACCAAAAGAATGATGTCCAGCTTGTTAATGACTACTAATTCACCATTCAGATTGATTGTAGTAGATAATGGAAGTTTAGATGGCACCGTTAGTTGGCTCTCTGATGAACTACCCTCTCTTTTAAAAAAATCGGAATATTGTCAAAATTATGATCTACACTGCAATGAGAAAAATTTAGGAATTGCTAGCGGAAGAAATCAAGGACTTCAGATTGCCGATAAATATAAGGACTATTTTTTGGGATGCTTGGATAATGATGTAGAAATGCCGATGGGATGGTTGAAAGAATGTGTGGATATTATGACGGCAGTGAGTAGGTTTTCAATCGGTGTTAATATGGAAGACGCTATATACCCGCTGATTACTCAGAATGGAAAGACTTTTCAACATAAAGCGGCAGGTAACCTAGGAACTGCAAATATGGTGTTTGAAAGAGATTTGCATGAGAAAATTGGGTTCTTTACCACGGAATATAAATGGTATGCCCATGAAGACGCAAATTGGGGATGGAGAGCGCGATTAGCAGGATACCGCCTTGGATACATCAAAGAAAATGGTCTTCATTTTGGGTCTGGTGAATTAGACAAAGGCGAATATAGAGAGTTCAAAAATAAATATGGTGATGAGAACCGTCCTAAATTCTTTCAGGACTGTCACGATTATAGTTCTGGTAAAAAGCCCATCTATTTACCATTTTCGCTTCAAGAATTAAACGATTCATGAAAACAAAACAATGCAACAGTAAAAAGCACCCAGATTGGTCATGTAATTTAATAAAGCCGATTGATCAATTTCACAGTCATTCTTCTCTGTGCAAAAATTGTGCTAATAAAAAAAACGTGTTCTCCAAAAAAGAACGAGCCAAGTCGCCAAAAGCCATTGATATTTATGTTCAAAAGTTAGAAGGAACCATCAAGAAATGTCCTAAATGTTTAATATCAAAACCAATAACTGAATTTAGATTCGATGGAGGGTATTATAGAAGCGATTGTAGATTCTGCGAAAATGATCGTAGTTGTCAATGGAAATTAAAGCATAAAAAAGAAATTAAGAATTATAACCAAAAATATAAACAAGATCATAAAGAAGAAGTTCGAGATTATAATAAAAAATACAGCAAAGAAAACAAAGAAACGATCAACATACAAAAATCAAAACGAGAGCATAAAAGGCGCGCCGAGAATCCAGAATTCAAATTAAGACAATACATATCCATTAGAATTGGGCGCATTCTCAAATCCAATGGTGGCTCTAAAGAAGGACATTCAACATTAGAATTTTTACCCTACACCGCAAGACAATTAAAAGAACACATCGAAAATCTTTTTGAACCATGGATGAATTGGAATAATTATGGCAAATACAATGCAAAAACATGGAATGATAATGATATTTCAACTTGGATTTGGCAAATAGATCATATTATTCCACAGAGTGTTCTTCCATTTAAGTCAATGAAAGAAGAAAACTTTCTAAAATGTTGGGCACTAGATAATCTCCGTCCATTTTCCGCAAAACAAAATTACATCGATGGCGCCACCAAAATTCGTCACCAAAGTTCTATTAAAAATACATGAAAACAAAGCAATGTAATAGCAAAAATTTTCCCGAACGAGCCTGCAGATTAAACAAACCCATTGATCAATTCAGTAAAAACTCTTCATTATGCAAAGAATGCCAAAACAATTACGCCAAACAACACTATCTAAATAATAAAGAAGAAAAAATAACATATGCCAAACAATACTATCAAAATAATAAGGAAAAAATAAAATACAATAATCAAACTAAAAAATCACAAAAAACTATCTACAATAAGCAATATTATCAAATCAATAAAGAAAAGGCAAAAACATTTAATAAACAATATCGTCAAGCAAATAAAGTATCCATAAATGCCCGCAAAGCTAAAAATGAAAAAAGACACCGGTTAAAAGATCCGTCTTATAAATTAAGACAATATTTTTCCATCCAAATTGGACATGCGCTTAAAGCCAACGCCAGTTCCAAAGAAGGACACTCCATATTAGAATATTTGAATTACACAAAAGAAAAACTGAAAGCTCACCTCGAAAACCAATTTGAGCCTTGGATGAACTGGAATAATCATGGCAAATACAACGCTAAAATATGGAACGATAAAGATCCAAATACTTGGACTTGGCAAATTGATCATATTATTCCTCAATCTGATTTGCCTTACATGTCTATGAAAGATGACAATTTTAAAAAGTGTTGGGCTCTTTCCAATCTTCGTCCTTTGTCTGCTAAACAAAATTGTTTAGATGGTGTTAATAGAATTCGTCATCAAACCCTTCGACTAATAAAATCCAATAAATAAGAAAGAGGATTATTCAAGTGTTCGACGGACGCTATATTGATTGGAACGCCAAACGCATCAAAGGTATTATTGAATTCTATGGCTATAAGTTTTTCTATTATAAGCGGCTTCTAGATCTAGGATGTGGGCACGCTGATATTAGTGCTGCCTTATATCGATTAGGTGCTGATGTCACCGCGATAGATGCCCGTCCAGAACATCTTAAAGTAGCCAATAAAAAATATCCCGGCATCAAAACCCTGCAAGCCGATTTAGATCAAGGCTGGCCCTTCGGCAATAAAGCTTTTGATATTATTTTAGATTTGGATTTGCTTTGTCATTTGCGAGATTATACGGCTCATTTGCGGGCAGTTTGTGCAGCCACTACTCACCTAGTCCTAGAAACCACCGTTTGCGACTCCGCGGATCCCTTCAAACATGAATTGCTTCAAGAAAACAAAGCCATCTACGATCTCTCTATTAACGGGGTAAGTTGTCGTCCTTCCACCGCCGCTATTGAACGAGTTATGGCAGAATGTGGAATGAATTGGAAACGATTGGACAACAATAGATTCAATTCCGGTGATTATACCTATGATTGGGTAGATAGAAACGATGGAAAAAGCAATTCAAACAATCGAAGATTATGGATTGCGGTCAAAAATACCAGTCCCATTCAGTTTGCTCGTCCGATTCCTCCATCCCCCCCAGAGCCTCCGCCATCTCTTATTCCTCCATCCCTCAATTTTTTCCAAACAGCCAATTATCGATATCAAACCACCGCCAGTCAATCCCCACCAGTTTTCTTTACTCCGCCATCTTTGTCTGGACATGTGCCAACAGCTGCGCCCGGCGGCGCTCCTATTTCTAATCCACCTATCCGTATTAGGACTCGTAACTTTAAGCATGGCAAAAGGTTTGCTATTGTCATTCCAAGCTACAATAATGCTCAATGGTGCATGAGGAATATTAATTCTGCTCTTAATCAAAATTACGATAATTTTCGGGTGCTATTTACCGATGACTGTTCTAAGGACAACACTTTTGGCTTGGTCAAAGAGGCAGTGCATGCTTCGGGACGAGCTAATATTGCTACCGTGCATAAAAATGAAACTAGAATTGGTGCATTAGGCAATCTTTACAATATGATCCATAGTTGCGGGGATGACGAAATCGTGCTAACGTTGGATGGAGATGATTGGCTTCCCAATGATAATGTTCTTAATCGACTCAATGATATTTATTCCAGAGAAGACATCTGGATGACTTATGGACAATATACTAATCATCCAATGGGCGGAGTAGGAGTAGCTGCTCCCTATCCGGGTCACGTGATTGATTCTAACTCTTTTCGCAATTTTACTTGGGGCGCTAGCCATTTGAGAACTTTCTATGCTTGGTTATTCAAGGAGATTAAAAAAGAAGATTTGATGAAGGATGGACACTTCTATCCAATGACATGGGACTTGGCCATGATGTTTCCCATGATGGAAATGTCGGGACATCGAGCCAAATATTTGCATGATATTCTTTATGTCTATAATTTGGAAAATCCAATTAATGATCATAAAGTTAATATGGAAATGCAGCAATTTTTGGATCGCTATATTCGAGGGTTGCCCAAGTATCAACGAGTAGATACGAACCCCTTCAGAACTACTGTTGGCTTAATAATGATTGCTACGGGCAAGTATGATCGATTTATTCAGGGAATGATTTCTTCCGCTGATAATTATTTCCTAAATGATTATGACGTGTCTTATTATATTTTCACGGATAGTAATGCTGAAATTGTTTCTAGGCGTCCAGTTATCAAGATACCAATTGAACATCGACCTTTCCCGTATGCAAGCATGGATAGATTTAAACATTTTACACAACATGCTGATAAGTTTGTGCAAGAAGAATATCTTTTTTATGTTGATGTAGATTGTTTGTTTGTTGATACTGTGAATAATGCGATCATAGAACAATTAGTGGGAGTAAGGCATTGTGGGCATTTAGATGGAAGTGGCCCATTTGAAAACAATACCAAATCAACATCTTACATTGAACCTGCTAAAAGAAAATTTTATTATGGTGGCGGATTTAGTGGCGGGAAACGAGAGCAATATTTAGAATTAGCCAAATGGTGCTCCGAAGCATTGGAAGAAGATCAAAAAAATGGAATAATTCCAATTTACCATGATGAAAGTATACTCAACAAATATTTTGCAGATCATCCTCCAACCCTTAATCTTTCACCCTCATATCATTATCCCCAAACAGATATTGAGAGATATAAAACAAAGTGGGGAGGACATAATTGGCAACCGAAGATATTACTTCTTGACAAAGATCACATTAAAATAAGATCATGAATATCAAAACCAAACAATGTAACGAATGCGGTCTAATAAAAACAAAAGAAGAATTTTTTCCGTCTCAATTTGAAAGAAAGGATGGAAGAAAAAGTGGAAAATGCAGCGAGTGTTTTCGAAAATATGCGCAACTACATAAAGAAGATAAAATAAAATATGATAAGCAGTATTATCAAACCCATAGAGAAGAAAAAATAAAATATCAAAAAGAATATCGTACAGATCCAATCAATAAAAAGAAAATTCTAAAAAGAAATAATGAAAGAGAAAAAGAAAGAATACAAGAAGACATTCAATTTAAACTTAAAAAACTTATATCTAAAATGATAGCATATCATTTAAAACACGAAGGATCAAGTAAGGGCGGCAGATCTACATTAAATTATTTGCCATATTCTATGGAAGAATTTTGGAACCATATAAAAAATCAATTTGAACCATGGATGAATAAAGATAATCACGGAAGTTATGATTCTAAAACTTGGAATAATAATGATCCCTCCACTTGGAAGTGGCAATTAGATCACATTATTCCCCACTCAACATTTCGCTATACTTCGATGGAAGACGAAGAATTCAGGGAATGCTGGTCGTTGGAAAATCTTAGACCATTATCTGCAAAACAAAATATATTAGACGGATCTACCAAAATTAGACACAAAAAGAAAAAACCAACATGATCACGCCCACCAATCTTGAAAAACAAAACCTAATAACCAAAAAATGTTGTGGGTGCAAAGAAATTAAAAATGCCGATCAGTTTCAGCGTAAAGACTAAATCATGATCACTTTTACTAATCTCGGAAAGCAAGGCAGACTTGGAAATCAGCTCTTTCAGTGTGCCGCTACCATTGCTCTTGCTATTCGCAATAACGATAAATACCTATTTCCACCATGGGACTATGCTCCTCACTTCAATTTGCACGGATGCTTTTCCAATTCTATCCAGCCAACCATCACTTACAATGAACCTCATTTTCATTATGCGCCCATTCCACACCGAGACACTATAAACGCTACTGTAGATTTAGTAGGATTTTATCAATCCATCAAATATTTCGAAGATTGTCAGGACACCATCCAACATCTACTTACTCCAAAAATTGGATTTGGAATCAAATACGGCTATACTGCGATACACATAAGGCGCGGAGATTACTTAACTCTAACAAGAGAGTATATACAGCTAGGAATGGACTATTACCAAAAAGCCATGGAAATTGCTAAAACAAACCAATACATTATTTTCTCGGATGATATTCCGTGGTGCAAAGCTAATTTTACAGGCAATAACGTTATATTCTCAGAAGGAAGAAGTCCGATCGAAGATCTGGCATTAATGGCCAGTTGTGAAAACCAGATTGTTTGCAATAGTACGTTTGGGTGGTGGAGCGCTTATCTTAATAAACTTCCTACTAAAATTGTGGTCGCCCCTGCTCGTTGGTTTGGCCCAGCATTATCTCACAACACTAGAGATCTTTTACCATCATCTTGGAAGCAAATATGATTTATGAAAAAACAGAAGACTTTTATTTGCAAAAAATTCACATGATTAACGTGACGGAAACCAGATTTGATTTCTTTAAAAACCTATGCAAAGATAAAAAGGTTCTACATATTGGATGTGCTGATGCGATGGTATATGGTCCAGGACATAATTTACATATCAAGTTGATTGAAACAGCTTCTGAGTTGCACGGAATGGATGTCAATAAGGAAGATTTACAAAAATTACAAGAAGCGTATCCCGGAACATATTTTTCAAATTTTGAAACTTGCGATCAAGAATATGATATAGTGATTGTACCAGAAGTTTTGGAACATGTGATAAATGCTAAAGAATTTTTAGATCAGATTTTTGTTATTAAATCCAAAGAAGTTTTTATTAGTGTTCCCAATATTTTACACTATCAAAAAGAAATGACTCAAGAAGACGAATATGCTTTTGAAATCGTGCATCCGGATCACAAGTACTGGTTTTCCCCATACACATTATTTAACATAACCCAAAAATACATAATGAATGAAGAAAGATGCCGCATGTATTATTTGGATGGGAAATCTATGATAGGCATATATATCAATCAACAGGATCAAAATGCAGTTTAATTATACAGATTGGAAAGTTGTTTTATGGGGTCATAAGACCACAGAAAATACTTTCTATTATATTCATCAAGCCTATGTCAAAGCTTTCAAGCATCTAGGAGCCCAAGCCTATTGGTTTGACGATAACGATAATGTAAATGATAGCTTTCACACGAATACCCTATATTTAACCGAGGGTCAAGTAGATAAGAAAATTCCTATTAGTCATAATTGTTTATATGTTATTCATAACTGCTATGATCCTAAATATTTGCCGCTAATTGCTGACAATAAAGCGGTTAGAATGCAAACATATACAGACGATGCTTTGAAATACAATACCACCAAAATGGATGACTGTGTTTTAGCGGATTACGATGGCAAATGCATTTATTTCCCATGGGCGACTGATTTGCTGCCTCATGAGATAGAAGCCAATAAATCCAACAGAGTATTTAATAGCGAAAGCAAATTAATTCGTTGGGTCGGAACTGTGGGCGAAGGATCTTTTGGTAATCTGGATCAGATCACTCCATTTCAACAAGCATGTCAAGCCAACGGTATTCGATTTGAGCATGGAATGAATGTTGTTCCAGAAGAACATATCAAATTCATTCAAAATTCTTACATGGCACCAACTATTGTGGGTAAATGGCAACATGAAAAAGGATATGTTCCTTGTAGGATTTTTAAAAATATTAGTTATGGACAAATGGGAATCACCAATTCTCCACGAATTCATGAACTATTCCAACAAAAAGTAATTCACAATAACGATACTCGTCTCTTATTCTATAATGCTCGAACATATATGGAAAGTATGCCTCTAACGGAATTGCACGCCTTGATGGATGTTGTTAAAAATAAACATACCTACATCAATAGAATAGGTGCGATTTTGGATTTTCTGGAAAAAACGTGTCAATAACACGTAATTCGTGCAAGATCTTGGTATTAGGGGCTAGCGGAATGGCAGGCTCCACGATTTCTCAATACCTAACAAAAATTGGTTACGCTATTACAGCATGGACAAGAAAAGAATTCAATGCTTTAGTTGAGCCTCCCCTATTGTTAAAATATGATTATGTCATTAACTGTATTGGACTAATCAAACAAAAATCATCGGATGATAATTTATTTTTTAGGCTTAACGATGATTTTCCACATAAACTCGTACCGAAATGCAAAAAATTGTTTCACATTTCAAGCGATTGCGTTTTTTCCGGCAATCTAGCTGCGGGCAAATCGTATTGCATCAATGATGTAAAAGATGCCGAAGACAGTTATGGCAAATCCAAAGCTAAAGGAGAAGATGATTTAAATGCTATGATCTTACGAACCAGCATAATCGGGCCATCCAAAGATAACTTCGGATTATTTGAATGGTTCAGACATACTTCGCAAAACCCTGTCAAGGGATTTGTTAATCACTGGTGGTCAGGAATAACCACTTTGGAATTGGCTAAAATTATTGATAACATCATTCATGCTTCCACATATCAAATAGGAATTAAACAAATAGCATCAGAATCCATTAGTAAATTTAGTTTGCTTCAACTTATCAACGAAATTTTTGAATGTCAGAAATCAATAATTAGTCATACTGATACAAACTCTGTTAATAGGACGTTAATGCCAGATATTCAAAGTTTGCCACTCAGAATACAACTATATGAGCTGAAAGAGTTTATGAATGAAGCCAGTCAAAATATACACTATCCACTGCAATAGAGCAGACATAATCAAATGGCAGCTTGATAGTTTCAAATGTCATCTTTCCGATCAATTTGAATTAATTGTGGTCAATAACGCACGAGATCCTAATCATCGTCAAGAAATAAACAACGCAGCTTCTGAACTAAAATTGGAAATAATAGAAACGTTTTACAGTGAAGGCCCGGTTGGCAAACAACATGCCGACGCATTCAACTATGTTTGGAAAAATCACTCCATTAAAAACAATGGAACTTTTACCATTATGATGGATGGTGATATTTTCTTAATTAAGAAACTCAATATCAACGATTTTATGAAGGATTATGCGTTCGCAGGAGCGTATTATAAACGTCGCCCACATTATCATTATTTGGGCCCGGCTGTAGTTATAATGGATACAGAAAATATACCCGATGCTGAAACTATTGATTGGGAGGGGCCAAAACTTTACGATACTGGAGTAGAAGTGGCATTAGATACCGGAGGCGGAACATATTTATATTTTCAATCACACCCAAGTATGAAAGAAAAAGTCAAAAATTTAAAAAGCAGCTGGCACATCAAAGAACAAAACGGTAACAGACATTGTATCCCTGATAGTCTTCTTAATGAATATAATGATGAATATCATATTGAATTTTTTGGTAATGAGTTTTTACATTATCGCGCTAGTAGTAATTGGGATTGGCGCTCCGAAGACCATCACAGATTAAAATCAGAATTTGTCAAAAAATTTGTTTATGGAACCATAGACGGAATAATAATAGCCAAAGAGCATAATTTTCAAATGCAAAATAACGAATATTTCGGATGGGACTAATGACCAAAATGTTAATATTCGGTGGAGCAGGTTCCTTAGGCAATGAGCTGGTAAAGTTTTACATCGATCGATATGAAATTGTTGTAGCTTCTCGCGACGAAGCCAAACACTGGGAAATAAGTAATCGCTTCAAACACAACAATCTTTCCACTACCATTTGTGATGTTAGAGATGACAAAAGAGTTAAAGAAATTTTGTTACAAGAAAAACCAGATATCGTAATCATCGCGCAAGCACTTAAACAAATAGACATTTGTGAAAAATTTCCAGAAGAAAGCGTCAAAACCAATATTCTAGGTATATTAAATATTGCCAATGCAATCCAATCATTGAGTCTAATAAAAGCATGGGCGCCCCAAATAACATGTTTTATATCTACAGATAAAGCGGCTGGGCCGATCAGTATTTATGGAATGTGCAAGTCCATTTCCGAAAAAATTATGTTCAACTTATCTAATCATTTTGATGGCTCCACTTCCAAAGTAATCGTAGTTAGATATGGCAATGTTTTGTGCTCCAAGGGCAGCATAATACCATTATTAATAAAACAGTCCAAAGATTCCAAAATCAATTGTTTTACTTTAACACATCCAGCAATGACAAGATTTATGATGACGCTTTCTGAAGCAGTTAATTTAATCAATGATACTATAAAGCGGGGACAAAACGGAGAGATGTGGGTGCCAAAACTTTCTTCAATGAAAATCCTTGATTTAATAGAATACTTTAGCAAGAAATTTAACAAACCTTACAAAATAATTGGCTTACGAGGAGTGGAAAAATTGGACGAAATTATGTTAACCACTGAAGAGGCGCTCAGAACGGATGTTCGAGATAATTATTTTGTTGTCGTCAAAAATAGTTTGCCCAAAAATAATTTGAGCAAAGAATATTCGTCTGCTGATTTTCTTTTAACGACAGATAAGCTTACCACTTATATGGACGAATATTTGCCAACCATTGATATAAATTAATCTTTTCGAATAATAAATAAGTTATCGTTATCCTCGTCCTTTGGAGGATAAAATGTTAGCAATTCATACGGCATTCGAATAGCATCCAAAGCAGTTTTCATCTCTCCCAATTTGCGAGTGAAAATATCTTCAATTACCATAATTCCGCCTGATGCCATCTTAGGCCACACTTTTCTGACAAAGTCAAACTGACTATGAAAGTCATGAGCCCCATCTTCAATAGCGATGGTAATATTGTCCGGTAATTCTGTGGAAGATACTTGTCCAAAATCTTTAAGAATACGAGTAGCTCGTTTACATTGAATATCGCCCCAATCCTTAATGTCATAACCAATAATGGTAGCGTTAACAAAATATTCTTCAAATAGTCTCAAGCTACCACCTTTATATACTCCCACTTCCAAAATAGTAATCGGTTCTTTCTCCCATTTACCGAACAATTTAGAATATGTCTCCAAATAAGTATGATGGGTGTCTTTGTCAGTTAAATAGTAAGACGATCCTTTACTCCAAAATAATTCTCTTAGTGTCATGTCAGACGCCTTCGATTTTAAATCCTTCGCTCAAAACAATATACCCAAAAATTCGTTCTAAGGCATGAGTTTTACTTCCAGTTTCATAGGGAGGAAGTTCGCCGACAATATCAAGAATAGGAGCATTTTGAAAAACTTTGCGATAAATAGAAGAGCGCACCCAAAATTGAGTTCCACCAATAAATCCAAAACGATTAGTTTCAAAATTATTCAAACCAAGTTTCTCACAATAGTAATCACAAAAGTGAATAGGAGCACTATACATTTTTGGCGGGTATAGATTCCACTCTTGAACGCCGACCATCCCCACTTGAGGATCATTAAAAAGTTCCATCGCTTTTCTGGCTTTTTCTGGAGTAATAATGCTCATCATTAAGTCCCGCAGACTATCATCGTTCTTGGAATGAATGAAAATTAAAAAATCTTCGTTTTCTCCTTCTTTTAACCAATAATTGAGGGTGCAAAGTTGTCCGCCGGGATCCATTCCTTGATTGGGAGAAATCTGAATCTTAGCGCTCGGAAACTCTGCAACGATGATATTGAGTAGCGGACTAGAATGACCCTCAACAAGATTAATATAAAGATTGAAAGGAAATGGAAAATTTCTTAACCTCTCTCGAATATCAGTCCATGTTCTTGAATAAAAAATATGACAAAAAATAGCAATCATCGGAGGCATCCAAAATCGTTCTCATAGATCATTTTAAAGTAGTCTTCATTGGAAATTTTATCTACCTTATGAATTCCATAAGTTTTAATCATTTTGGTCATCCATCTTTTTGATTCAGCAATATCTTGTTGGCATCCAATTCCAAATTGAAGCATCCACGCAATATTATATGGCTCGATGTAATATGAGGCAAGCTCTCTATTTGACCATTCTCCAATTCTTTTTTGAAAAGCATATTCTGGAGATACTCGTAAATCTTCATACATACCAGAAATATAGGTGCCGCCTGAGGAACCAATCGGACTTTTCTTGAACATGTATCGCACCTGATCTTCTTGTGGGCTCCGAATGTCAATATACCAATCAAGATGGTGGGCGGCGTATGGCTTATTAACACGAATAGTGTTAGTCAGCCGTCTAAAATGAGTATTGGAAGCGCTAAATAAACAAAAAGTAGTATCGATCGGAACTTCACTGTATTGGATGCCGTTCCATGTTCTTTGATTACGTGGAAGCAAATCAAACGCACTATCAATGATAGCTTTGTTTTTTAGAGGATAGTGGTTAGGTATCTGATCAATCATCAAGGCAGGGCCAACATTAAATCTGCCACCGAGTGCTTGGTATAAATCGATATACGCATCTAAAGTGTTGTGTGGTGCGCCTTCAAAGCAAATATCGCAATCCGAAACTGCATAGTAGGGAGCATAGTTGCCTTCGTCATAATATTTTCGAACACCAGCAGCGATATTAGCCCCCAATGCATCGGTGGTAAAGATTTGAGGAAAAGTATAAACTTTATATGGCAATGAATTAAGGTATTCTAGCGCATGAGGATCATCGGTGCCATTATTGATGATAACAATTTCGTGTGGAGTGGCAAATCCCCGATAAGCATCTAGCGATCTCCGAAGAGTGTTTAGACGATTAAATGTGACTACAAAAATGACAACTTTAATTTCGCTCATTTATTTAAATAAAAATTAAGAATTTTGATAAGGTGTTCTTTCTTTTTTCCAATATTAGGATTCTGTGCCCAATTGGAACCATTCCGAAAATGAATGGTATGATTTTCCAGTATTTGGATAGGATCGATTTTATCATCATATTCGCCCAAAATCTCAGGAGGTAATACATCTAGGTTGCCTTGTTCCGCACAAATATGCACCATCGATAACCCTTTAATCTTGAGATCTGGGTGCCTTTGAAGATAGTGATGCCAGTTGCCGCCACTATCGCATGGATGACCATCAATTATCCCGCCAGTAAAATCCGCTGTCTCTTTATCTCTTAGAGTGTTATTGACTACCATAAATCCGGGCCAAAAATATCTAATATGACCTCCGCGCCCTTGCATCACGCTCCAAACATCTTCTTGCATGCCTGCACAAGAAAAATCTCGGATTAAAAACATATCATGATCTAAAATCATGTTAATGTCATTGTTATGAATGATAAGGTTACGCCAAGTCCAATTGAGAGCAGATTGATGAGCCCACCCACCTTTAACATTATTGACGCCTTGAGGAAAATGGTGTTCTATTCCTAATTCGACGGCTGTGGTTCGAATTTCTTCTTTATTACGCCAATTATCATAGGCATTGTTGATGCAAATTATTCGATAAGCGTCCTTACAAAATCTTTCAAAAGTTCGATGTTGCCATCGTAAATAATCGGCATCATTGAATTGGATAGTATATATATTAATCATGATTTGGATTCCTTGAGGACATCAATTATTTGTTTGGGGTATAATTTTTCCGCGCTTAACTTCTTCATGATCTCCATATCAAAAGTTGTGGGATCAATCCACCAATCCTCAAAAGCGCAGTCAGGCGGGAATTCGTCGTTGAGCGGCACTAATACATCTGCAAATAATAGTGAATACCCATGTTTATGTAAAAGACCTCTTTGAATATCTCGGAATTCACCACCAAGTCGATAAAAATCATGTTCGATAGTAATGATATTAAATCTGTAATCGTCGAGGGGTAATTTCTGGAGAACTGCGGTGCTTAATTCATCCACGTCCAATGATAAATAATCAATGTGTGGTGGATAATTTCTTCGATCCAACAAATCCTTATAATCAAGTTGAGTAGCATCACCATTCACGAAATAACACGTTCGAGCATCATAACTTTTGACATGTTGTGGATCAATTTCTACGCAAATCCCATTCCATCCTAATGATTCGAGGTAATAAGTATTACTGGTAGAAATTGCATCACAACTTCCGATGTCCAAATAATATCCATCTTCTTTAAAATTCAAAATATTGGCAACAAATTCATCTTGGCGGGCTTGTCCTTGAAACTCTATCTGCATGTTTCTCTCACTAATTTTAGAAATTCACATCTACCCACGATATATACCGCGATATGCCGACTGTTTGTATTACTGGCGTTACCGGTCAAATTGGATCATATTTGACCGAACTTTTTTTGAAAGCAAATTACGAAGTCTGGGGGGTAATTCATAATCTCGACAAGCCCATGCCAACATACATGGAGCCATTACTTTCTGATTCTAAATTGTCTCTTATCTCCGGAGACATCACTTATGTGCCTTTTGTTAATAGTTTAGCTAGCAAATGTCCTGATTTTTTTATCAATTGTGCAGCACAATCCAACGTTGTCTCTTCTTTTGATAATGCAGAATACACCATGAAAGCCACGGGCAATGCGGTTTCTTCCTGTTTGCAAGCCATTCAACAATACAGTCCATTCACTCGTTTTATTACTCTGGGAAGTGCCCTGATGTTTGGTAGTAGTCCGGCACCTCAAAATGAAATTAGCCCATTAGATCCTCAATCCCCTTATGCTCAAGCTAAGTTTATTGGGTATCAGGCAACCATAGCTTATCGCAAAACGGGGGTATTCGCTTGTAATGCTATCTGTTTTAATAGTGAAAGTCCTCGCCGCAGCGAAGAATATGTTTTTCGTAAAATTACCAAAGGAGCCGCTCGGATCAAATATGGTTTGCAAAAGACGCTCACTCTTGGCAATTTACAATCATGTCGCGATTTCAGTCATGCCCAAGATACCGCCGAAGCCATTTACAAAATTATTACTCACCATCAAGCTGATGATTTTGTTGTTGCTTCTGGACAGACTCATTCGATCCAAGAATTGGTAGAGTTGGCTTTTGAATATTGTGATTTAAACTGGAAAGATTATGTCTTGATAGATCCTAAATTTCTTAGGAACACTACAGAAAACACTCTATGCGGCAACATTACCAAAATTCAAACTCATCTGAATTGGAAAGCTAAATATAGCTTTACTGACTTAATAAAAGAAATGGTGGATTACGATTTAGAACTAGCTCAAAAAGAGGCAACATGCAAATTTTAATCACGGGAGGTTGCGGATTTATCGGGTCTCATTTAGTAGATGCGTTGGCTCAACAATCTCATCAAATAGTAGTAATTGATAACCTTTCCACTGGTTCCCTTGATAATCTTCATTCGCCCGTCGCCTTTTACAAAGAAGATATTACTGATCCTGCGATGATTCGTAAAATCTTTGATAAACACCATTTTGATTATGTTTTCCATTTAGCTGCCCAAATAAATCTGCGCCACTCTATCAAAGAACCTCGCTTTGACGCTAGTACTAATATTGTGGGCAGTCTCAACATTATAGAAAACTGTGTGAGGACGAGTGTGAAGAAATTAATTTTTTCCTCAACGGGGGGAGCCATCTATTCTCCTAAGGCGCCTCTTCCATGGAAGGAAACATCCGAGTGCAACCCTCAAAGTCCATATGGATTGGCAAAATTGACGGTGGAAAAGTATTTAGCATTGTATAATCTGCCCTATGTCGCTCTACGATATTCTAATTGCTACGGCCCGCGCCAAAACAGTAAGGGCGAAGCTGGAATAATTTCCATTTTTATTGAGAAAGCGTTAAAGGGGGAAGATCTCGTAATCTTTGGTTCAGGTGAGGCAACCAGAGATTTTATCGATTGTTATTCGGTTGTTCAAGCCAATCTTTTGGCAATGGATTTGGAAGGAACCTACAATGTCAGCTCTAATACGCAAACTAGTGTCAATGAGGTGACTAAAATGATTTTGGAGAAAACAGGAAGTCAATCTAAAATTGTTTATGGAGAAGCGATTAAGGGAGAATTGATGCATACAAGATTATCTTCTGAGAAGCTTCAAGCAAAAGGATGGAAACCTCAATGGGATTTGGAAAGGGGCATTGAGAAGACGATAGAATATTTTAAGACGATATATGAGGAAGAAGAGGCAGAATAAATGAGTAAAGTGGCGGCAATTACGGGTATTACGGGACAATGCGGCTCTATTTTGGCTGAAAGATTGCTTAATGATGGGTATCAAGTTTTTGGTATGATCCGTAAAAGCAGCTCTTTCAACACAGAAAGAATTGAACACATATTCAATCATCCTAATCTTGAACTATCATATGGTGATCTATCAGATACTGGCAGTGTAAATTCTTTTATAAGCAGCAGCAAACCAGATTACTTTTTTAATTTGGGAGCTTTGTCTCACGTTAAAGTAAGTTTTGATCTTCCTGATTATGTTCTAAATGTTGATGGTGGTGGAGTCATCAGATGCTTGGAAGCAATTAGATTATATAGTCCTAAAACCAGGTTTCTACAGGCTTCAACTTCTGAACTTTTTGGCAGTTCCAAAGCTCCTCAAAACGAAGAAACCGCGATGCATCCGCAAAGCCCATATGGCGTGGCCAAACTTGCCGCTTACTGGACAGTTAAAAATTATCGAACGGCATATGGATTATTCGCGATTAACAGCGTATCGTTTAACCACGAAAGTAAAAAACGATCTCCTACCTTTCTAACTATGAAGGTGTGTCAGGCAGCTTGCAAAATATCAAAAGGATTACAAAAAGAATTAGTTATTGGTAATATTGAGGCGCGTCGTAGTTGGAACCATGTTAATGATGTGATTGATGGGATGCTGCTGATGATGAATGCAGCAGAACCAAAAGATTATGTCATTGGCTCCAATCCAATGATTACCGTTCAAGAATTCATTGAAAAAGTTTTTACTAAACTTGGATTAAATTGGAAAGATTATGTAAAAGTATCCAGCAAATATTATAGACCTAATGAAGTGGATCAGTTAGATCCAGACAGTAGTAAAATCCAAAAAGAATTAGGGTGGAAAGCAAAATATACAGTGGATGATATTATTGATGAAATGATTGAAGAATGTATGGCTTCAATATAAGTGAAAAAAGATATATTTAGAACTAAAGAAAATTGGAGTTTAATAAAATGAAAATCTTAGTAACTGGCGGAAACGGTTTTCTCGGAAAACCTGTAATCGAGAAATTAAAAATAGAACATCAAGTTATTGCTCCGTCAAGCAAAGCTCTTAATCTATTAAATCCTAATGTCGAATTGAATTCTATATGGTTAGAAAACCCAGATGCAATCCTACATCTCGCAGCCAAGTGCGGAGGCATTTTAGCAAATAAAAATAATCCTGCGGATTTTCTCCGAGATAATACTCAAATGGCACTTAACATTTTTGAATGTGCTAGGAAACACAATATCCCCTATGTTTATTCGCTTGGAACAGTTTGTTTTACAAAAGATTGTTTGGTTAAACTAAATAATTTAACATATATTCAAATTGATAATATAAAACTCAATGATTTTGTGATTGGTAAAGATCGTCCAGCTAAAATAGAAAAATTAATTCGTCAAATTTATACTGGTAATTTAATAGAAATAAGAAGTTTTGGAGGAGAAAAAATCACAACTACCCCAGAACATCCATTTCTCGTTAAAAGGAACAATAACATTACATGGGTGCCTGCGCAAAATTTGAAATCAAATGATCATTTGGTTCTTCAAACAACAGATTCATCCAACAAAATTACAAATATTAAATTAAACAATATAAATAATTCTTGGAGAACAAAAAATTTGAATAATAAAACAGTTGCGCTAGATACTACAATAGAAATAACAAAAGAGTTGATGGAATTTTTTGGGTGGTATTTGGCGGAAGGCTATGCAGCAACACACACTGGCGAAATTAGCATTTATTTAGGAGAAAATGAACAGCCAACAATTGATGCTTTACAAAAAATAACTAAAAAACTTTTCAAAAGAACCCTTCGCGTTAATCACTGTCGTAATCAAAAAGGTTATAGATTAGATTTTAGTTCAAAACAACTACAAGAATTTTTACATGATAATTTTTACTTGGAAAATGCTCCCAGAAAAACTTGCCATTATAAAAAAATTCCAAGCTGGATTTATAATTTGGAACGAGAAATGAAAATTTCATTTCTTAAAGCATACATAATGGGAGATGGGCACATTAGTCGAAGAAAGTATGCAAATGGGCAATTTATAAATACTGTTCAAATGACAAGTGCTTCACAGAACCTTATTTATCAAGTCCGTGATTTGATACTTTCTTTAGGATATTATGGATCGATTCATTACCGAAAACCAACAATTTCTTATATTAAATCCAGAAAAATACAAGGCAACGGTTCATGGACGCTAAAATACTCTGGTTCATTTTGTAAAAAATTAGTCAACGACTTTTTCCCAGAATATAGAGAATTTTTACATCCTAAAACCAAAAGGAGCAGATATAATGTAGAATGCAATTCATATGATAATGTTACAGATTGGTGCATTCCTGTTTTGTCTAAAAAAGAAATTTATCGTCAAAATATTGATATATATAATTTTAGTACCACCAACGAAACCTATAATATTAACGGATTAATTGTTCATAATTGTTCATATCCTAAATACTGTTCTGTTCCTTTCAAAGAAGATGACATTTGGAACGGTGCCGCAGAGGAAACCAATTTTCCCTACTCACAGAGTAAGAGAACGCTCATGATGTTAGGACAAACTTATCGACAACAATATGGTATCAAAGGCGCTCATCTCATTCCAACTAACATGTTTGGGAATCACGATCATTTCGATCTTACTAATAGTCACGTCATTCCTGCATTAATTCGAAAATTTGATACTGCTATTGAAAAGAACCTTCCTGTTGTGGAATGCTGGGGCTCAGGAGCAGCTACCAGAGAATTTTTGCACGTGTCGGATTGTGCCGACGCCATTACTAAAGCCATTAACATCAAGTTGGATACCAATCTTCCCATCAACTTGGGCACTGGCAAAGAAATTTCCATCTATAAATTAGCTCACCTTATCAAAGAACTAACCGGTTTTACTGGAAACGCGATCTTCACAAATGAAGTGTCAGATGGTCAGCCTAGAAGATGTCTCGATATCTCACGCGCCAAAACCCTCCTCAACTGGACAGCCTCCACCGATCTTCGCACTGGACTCCAACAAACCATCGAATGGTATCGAGCCAACAAGCATCAAATCATTGACTAGTTCTAACGAATTATCAATTTTTAAGCATAATCTTGGAAGCCGAATCTATACCACAGGAACACACCCATGATTTCATTGCTAACTTTTTTGATGGTTCTCGTCATGTTCGTCGCATATCTTAAAGACCAAATACCAGTTGTCATAGCCTTTGTCAAAACAATAATTGATAACCTCAAATCTTTGTGGAAGAAAATCTTCGGTTAATCTGTCATTATTCGTTTTCGAATAACCATCACTTCAGGATGCGGCTTTTCTTCTTGATTGGAGAAGCCGCATTTTTGACATTTAATCTTTTTGTTGATAGATCGTTCTCCGCCAACAACATCGACTTCGCCATAACAAAGGGCACACTTAAGAATTTTCATTTAATATCATTTCCTCACAAAAATACTAAATATTCCATTACTTGATCGTGGTATTTCTGATATCCGGGAACGTATTTTTGATAATACTCTATTTGCCATTTAATATTAATTGATGCCCATTTACGCTCCAAATGTTGCATTAGTAAGGCTAAATTACTAGCTACATTGAGATTTTTTTGAGAATAAATATTAATTAGAACGGAAACGACAGCATAAGCTTCTCCAGCAGCATAACAACTAACGGTTTCAGTAAAGGTATCATCTACAATGGTAATTGTGTATCGCTTCCAATTTGTTTGTGGAGAATAGCTTAAATATTTAAGCGCGCAAGATTGAAACATTTTACTTTTTCACATAAATACCAGATAGTCCATCACTTGATCGTGGCATTTCTGATATTCAGGAATGTATTTCTGATACCATCTAATTTGACATTTAATATCTTGCCATGACCATTTATTTTCTATATATTGCATCAACAACACTAGATTGCCAGCTACATTGAGATTTCTTCGAGAGTAAATATCGATCAGGGCGGAGGCAGCGCCGACCATGGAGTAAGGATCGCCGTTGTCAGAGACGGCGGTTTCAGTAAAATCATCATCCACGATAATTATTTCGTATCGTCATAGATTTACGTTGTCATCATACCCTATATATTTCCATTCGCAGGATCGAAACATCTATACAACACACTTTGCCTGGTGAATTACTCTTGCTTGAAAGCAAGAGCTTCGCGTTTCATTGACCTAGTTAATACTAGCGCCTCACCGCGTTTTTGTTTAATGTCCGGCTGCATTCCGAAGCCAGACAAGTTTAAATCTATCATGCCTTTATCTCTTATATTGAGGGCGGCATTTATATCTCGATCATGATGCTGTTTGCAACTTGGACAATCCCATTCTCTGATCGATAATGGTAGATCATCTAGTACGAACTGACAACTATTACAGGTTTTGCTACTTGGAAAAAACTTATCTATTTGATAAAAAGTTCTCCCATACCATTTAGACTTATATTCTAACTGTCTTAACAGTTCGCTCCAGCTAGCATCAGATATGCTTTTCGCCAAACAATGATTTTTCATCATGTTTTTAACTGACAGGGTTTCCGCTATAATGACTTGGTTTTCGTCAATTAGTTGTTTTGTCAGTTTGTGAAGAAAATCATTTCTGCTATTAGCTATTCGTTCGTGTATTCTTGCTACTACCTTTCTTTGTTTATTTTTATTGTTAGAACCTTTTTGTTTATGGGAGAGTTGTTTCTGCTCAAAAGCGAGTTTCTTTTCTAATTTGCGATAGAACTTGGGGTTTTCTATTTTAGATCCATTTGAGGAAACGACAATATGCTTACTGCCTAAATCAATACCGATAACGTTATCGTTCTTTTTTAACTGAGTGACATTCGTCTCGCATAAGATAGAAACATAATATTTATCTGATGGCGTTTTAGAAATGAAACAGCAGATGGGTTTGCCGGTGAGCGATTGATGCTGATTGATCTTAATCCCATCTTTGAGTTTGGGAATAAAAAGGCGGTTGTTTTCGATCTTGAAATTCTGAGGTATTTTGATGCACTGTCTATTCTTTTTGGAATGAAAGCGAGGGAATTTGGTTCGTTTTTTGAAAAAGCTAGTATATGCCACTTCAAGATTTCTTAATGAGGCTTGCAAAGTTTGACTATTAATATCGTAAAGCCATTCATAGCCGTTTTTGGATTTTAGTTCGGTTAGACTCTTAGCATCGTCGTAATAAGTTAAGCTTTTCTTATTGTTGAAGTATTCGTCCCTTCGATGGACAAGGAAGAAATTATAGACAAAACGAACTGCTCCGAATTGTTGAGATAGAAAGTCTTTTTGCTGTCCAGTTGGATAGAGACGGAATTTGAAAGCTTTTTGTATCACGTATAATTATATCTTACGTTATGAATATTTTTTGTTAATGAGATTATTTTTGTGTGTCTTTTCTAGAAAACGCATTCATCTTTCGCTTGAAAACGAGAGTTTTCTGCTTAATTTAGATAACTCTTCAAATTCTACAAGACAACAATGTAAATCTCCGACTACAATCGTTCTTAATTTATCTTTTTTCAATTCTTCTCTTCTGGATCGTCCCAAACAATTTGGGTACTTCCTTCATGTCCATGGACAAAAATAACATCTTCCAAGGAATGATAGATATTAATGCAAGCGCGCTTTCCCAACCAATGCACTACACACTCTTTAGTATCGGTTAATAACACGCCTTCTGCCACAATTCCAATTCCGCTAATACCTGACACATCTTTACCCCTTTCAAAGTGGAAACGTCGCAACATCAGTTAATTCCTTTGTTGATATATCAATATACACTATTATGGACATCCAACAGACGCGTGTCAAGACATTCCTCCCTTTTGTTCAATAATTTCCGGCTGTTGGTCTCACCACCATAATTAAGCATCTTTTAACAAATGTTTCGCTCACTTCATTTTTACTCTATCACTACCGCCACTATTCTCATCATTCTGTTTAGTTTATTATGCATTAAAACTCCGCTTTCCACTCCTACTCACTTTCATAAAATACTATATCTTGATTCAAACTTTACACAAACGGAAACAAACGAAATTGTCTCTGCCGCTGAAGAATGGGCAGATGCCACCGATCATGTTATCGAATTTGATGTCGTCAAATTACCATCTGATGCGCCTCTGGATGTCACCAATGGTATCATGGTATTGAAAGAGCCTCCAATGCATCCTAGGGTGTTGTTCCTTGAAGCGATTAGCGGATCAGAACACACTATCTTAGGATTTTACAATGGGCGTGCTTTAATTCCTAATATTGAACTAGTAGATGGAAGAATAGATCCGTCTGCGTTTCGAATGGTAGTTTTGCACGAATTGGGACACAGCATTGGATTGCCACATAATGTTAATGATTATTATACTTTAATGTTTCCTTTGATAGACTATGGATCAGATCACATTACATCCATTGATCTAGCCAACACTTGCAAAATTTATCACTGTTCAATCAACGAGTAAGAATTTCTTCATTTTAGATTGTTTAACGGCTCGAGCGAATTTCCTAATCTCTTTAGTGTTTCCGCTTTCTAAAACTGCCTGTTCTAGTTTATCCACGTTAGCTAGCTTGATTTTGGTAGCCATAGCTCGGATATGAACAAAAGAACTAGTTGCAATAATTAAATCTTCAATGATGACAATATCTTGGAGGTTAGTTAAATGTTTAGCTAGTTCCAATAAATAGCTGGGATTTTTAGAAGCAATGATAATATCTTTAAATCTTTTGATCTGGGCGCTTTTGACATGTTTGATCCACATATGAGCATATTTAACATCTTTGGATTTTAGGATGATCTTTTCTAACAACCGATGATTAGCTTTAGGCACCAAACGAGCAAATTGGCAAATGAATTTTAATTTCTTGGACTGAATCACTAATTTTTGGAGGGCTTTGATATCTGCATTTTCTACTTGTTGAGCAAATAACACGGCATACTTGTGATCCCGAGTATCGAAGATAACTTTTTGCATCCTGTAAGGTTTAAAAGATGGGAAATCAATAGCAAAAAAACAAGCAAATGCTGAATTATTGTCTCGGATAATTTCAGTTTGAAGTTTATCTAATTGTTCCGCATGAGAACGTTTCTCTGACAGGATGTCTAAAGTGATGTCCTCACACTTTTTAAGCCATTGAGAAAAATCATGATCATAATCCCGACCATGAGAGTACTTAGTCATTACAAACTATATATCGACAAAAGTCAAGGGTATAAACGCTTGGCTTTCAAAACTAGTATGACTAGAAAATTATTTGGTGGTGATGGCTATCTTTTTAGGTTCTGATTTGATAGGCGTTTTGCTAACAAAAGTAAATGTCAAAACGCCATTCTTCAGTTCCGCCTTAATGTCATTTGGATCATATCCTTCTGGGATAGTAAAAGATTTTTGAACAGAATAGGCAGAAGTTTGAGTTTTTCTCTCGCCTTTAATGGTGATGACATTATCTACTAATTCAACATTAATGTCTTCTTCAGCGATGCCGGGAAGATCTACAGAAACAACCATATTACCATTATCGGCTTTCTGCTCTATTCCTATTTGAATTATTGGATGAAACAAATCGCCCATTTCGATTTCAAAAGTATCTTTAAAGAGACGATCAATGTAGCTCTTAGTAGATAATTTAGTGTCTGACTTTGTTCGCACCGACAAAAAAGGATTATTCCAAATTGATAACATATGATCTCCGTAGGTTATTTGTTGTTCTAACAACTATTATATTCTATATCACACTGAAAATGATTTTGTCAAATCCAACAACTTATCAAGAAAACCAGCAGAATAAGAGCCGTTCTTCTTATTTTTCTCAATAAAATCACGGACATCGGAACACTTTCGAGCATAGATTTGGAAAAGGGGGGCGCCCCACAATTCTTTATTTTTGGCAATTAACAAAGCAAAAGATTTTCTATCGGTAGCTTCCTTAGCAACAGATTGATAAATCTCATCGTAATGCCGAATAAGGGCATTAAGTTTGACTTTGAGTTGAGCTAGATTTTGGACAATTTCTTCAGGGAGAAAAGATGCTACATCGTCATCCTTACCTAAAAGAATAAGTTCCATACAATTTCGTTCAGAGTGCCCAAGACTATCACGAACTTTCGAGTAGGCAACGTAATTAGCATTCTTTACTTTAATTCGATTGAAATTGCTATCTCTAACTACTACGCCTTCATGTTCTAGAGGATTGAGGGTAGAAACCCAATTTACCAATTCAGCGACGGACATAGTAGAATAAGATCGAACATGACGGATACCTATATCTAATTCGGATATGTCAATTTCTTGCAATGTTTTAATATTCCTTGCAGCAATTAACGTAATTGAACTTATTGGATAGCTAACTACAATTTTGTTATATTGGCTACATAATTCAAAACAATAAGTGATGTCTTGGTTCAATTTATCAGACCAGACCCCAAATGTTATGCCTGTAGTTTCTATTAATACTTTCTCGAACAAAGTGCGAAAAGTATAAAGCCCATTATCCATTAAAAGATCAGCCCGAGGCACACTTCGAGTGGCTACATTCCACTCATTAGAAAATGAATTATACCAAACGATTATTAAAGACCCATCCATTTTCTCATAAATTTTAAGGTCGGGATTGTCCCAATTTATTTTAGCAGCGGCGCCTTGACCTTCATTGAAAAACCTAAAAAGAGGTGCCGCCAAAATGGCAGTAGAGCCAGGACAAATATCACTGTAATCTAATCCGTTGTTTGCTTCTTTTGCTATTGGATTTAAGGATTTGCCATCTGCACAAGTCAAAATTAATCCGCGGCATTGCTGAGCAAGAAGATCACTCTCTTTTGATAAAATCTGATCATAGTTTAGGCTCCAAAATTTCCCAGACTTATCAAAAGAAGCAAAAACGCCGTGCTCATTTTCTAAATCTTTAAATGTTTTGGTTTGTAACAATTGTTGAACTAATAACATCGGGCACTTTAGATTGTTTTAATTTTACGTAAATTTTCGTTCCACCAACTTATTTGCAATTAGATCCCCAATTTGTTTGGACAAAGCGCCACCTACAATTCGCATTTGATTTTCTGTCTCCATGTCATCAAGAATCTCGATGATGCTGGGCAAAATCTTATCATCTATCCATTTCTTACCTTGTGGAGTTAAAAATCCGCTTTCATTCATTAATTGATTATATTTCATATTTTTACATAAATGCTAGATAGCCTATTACTTGATCGTGGTATTTTGGGTATTCTGGAATTTCTTTTTGATGCCATTCAATACTTCGCCATGACCATTCATGTTCTGTAAATTGCATAAACAACGCTAAATTACCAGCTACGTTGAGATTTCTTCGAGAATAAATAGTGATTAATGCGGCGGCGGCGTCGGCAGTGGGACGACCACAAACGAGCGCGTCGGCGACTTCGGTAAAATCATCATCCACAATAATGATTTCGTATCGATACTTAGCTTTCTTTGAATCATGATCTAAATATTTAAAGTTAAAAGATTTAAACATTTACTTATCTCTCGAACATATAGCAGCCATTAACAATACCACCAACGGAACAATCTCGGCCCACATGAAATTATGTCCCACCGTTATCATACAAATATTGTGGCTGCTAGGAAAATAAGTCAGCAAAAATAATCGCATTCCATAAAAAGCAAAAGCTCCAACAATTCCTTTCCACAATATTCCTCTAATAAACAGAAAGTAAATAATTAATAAAGCTAACAAAATACCGATCGCAAAAATCATATACCCAATCTTTTTTTGACTATCTCACATGCCTGCAAAGAAATATCATAACCCACAAAATTTCGTTCCAATAGTCTAGCTGCTTCCAAAAAACTTCCACTCCCGCAGAAAGGATCGCACACTAAATCTCCCTTATTAGAAAACATTTTAATAATTCGTTCCATTAACTTGATTGGTTTTTGCGTGGGATATCCAAGCTTCTCGCTTTCATTACGACATAACGCCGGGATATCCGTCCAATAATCTTCTAGTTTTTTCCCCTTATCTAGGTAATTTTCTAGTTTGACATCTGAATTCCAAGAAGTTTTCCCACCTACTCGCAAATTACCGGTATATGGAACAAACTCTTGATTGAAAGCATAGTCTCCGATACCATACCACAAAATATTATCGTGCTTTCTTGGAAGATGAGCTTTGACACTGCTTGGATTAGTATAACACCAGATAATCTCGTTCTGGAAATTGTTCCTACCAAAAATAGCATCTGCCCTAACTTTAAGATAATGAACACACTTAAAATCAGCATGAAGAAGAATATTGGAGGCTTTCTTGTCCATAAAAGAGAAAATTTTGGTGAGCCTTGCTTCCATGTAATCAAGATATTCGTTGATATCTTTTCCAATGCCATAATAACGATCTTCGCTAACAGAGGCATAAGGCGGATCCAAATACACCAAAGATAGATCGCTAACGTTCATATCGAGACAGTCTTGATTAAAGATTTGGTTCATTACTATGATTCCAGAAAGTTTCTAAATTTTTTGATCAAAATTCTCCAGGAGCAACCTGAAAACAAGTTAATCCTAGTGACCTCCATAAGGAAACCACTTGTCCGCGATCATCCAAAATTAATATCACATTATATTTTCCTTCAATATTATTGCGATAAATTTCTTCTTTGATAATAGCATCTTTTCTGAAATCACCCGTCTTACGCATATGAAGCTCATATGTAATATTAGGCAAATGTTTATCTATGAAACGTCGAGTTTCAGGCTCAAATTTATCCTCACGTCCTGAACAGAATACTATTTTGTATCCAGCGTCATGATAAAGCTGAACAGATTTTACTACTGGCGTATTCGGTAAATCTTTAATGTCACAATCAGAAGCATCATATGGGTTACGATTGTGTATTAGTGCAAGTGTTCCGTCCAAATCTGAAATTATAGCTGTGGAAAGAGAATCATTCCAAACAGGAGCATCTACAACTTCTTGGTTCCGTTTGAAAAAAGTTTCATTTTTTGAATTGGAAAACTTAAATTGTGTTCCGCCCAATTCCTTGAAAAATCGTTTTACTGCTTCATCGGGAACTCGAGCTGATCCTTCTCGTTTAGCATTGCGCTCCAACAACACATCTAGTTCCTCAAAGAAATGTTTTTCAAACACCTGTACGTTCTTATGGGACTCCACCGCGATTTTACAAGTCGTTTCCCAGTGTTTATTGTTGGAATTGACATTGTCCAAAATAACATTCATATTTCGGTGCAGCGCTTCTCGTAAAAGATGATTGCGGATATCGGTGATAAACTTCTCATATCCGGCAGAAAAAACATATCCGTTACACATATTTCGTAAATCATCATTAGAAATCCGACACCAATTGAGCGGATCTTTGGCAATTTCCTGCTTAGCCCATGTGGATTTTCCAGATGCAGGAGCACCCACTAGCATAATAACTTTCAACATTTTCAAATCAACCAACTTTTTTTAACATCTCAGTCAATCCGGCCAATGATGTCAGCCCCACCTTGGTATCTATTCGGTGTCCTTTATTGAACAACATCAATGCAGGAATGGAACGAATGCCAAACCTCGATGTTGAACGGGGACTATCATCGATATCAATCTTGACTACCTTAATTTCTTCTTGATGAGAAGCGGCGAACTCTTCTAGAATAGGAAGTTGCGCTTTACAAGGAGGGCACCATGTTGCCCCAAAATCTATCAATACTGGCACTTCCGATTTTAATACTTCGCTATCAAAATTCTCATCATCAATCATCTTCAACTCGCTCATTTTTACCTCATTCCCAATAGTGTAATTCCAAAAAATTAGTTGTCAAGTTCTCATTTTATAGTTGTTCCTTGAACAATCTGACTAAACAATTCAAAAAACGGCTTGCAAGCATACCATTTCTGAGCCGCAATCATCTCGAAAGTAAAAGCATTATTCAATCCCATTAACTTAGTTTCAGGATCAATGGGGTATCCTGCATAAAACTTACATAAGTTTTCTAAAAAAAGAAATTTATTTTTAGTTTTAGCTTCCAACGTTTTTAGTTTAGTATGAAGGCAAACTGCAATAACAAAAACAATTTTCTCTGTAGGTTCCAAAAGAGAAAAGTCCAAAGTCATCTTACCTGCTTCAATCAAATTTACCACATAAGGGTCAAATTTTCTAAAACAAGAATACCAAATTTCGAACAATGCCGCCGCATTATGACCAACAAAACCAGCAATTATTTGAGTGATAGTCTTAATATCTACGATCTTCAATATCCTAGCTTTGATGATAGCATGAGAGGCCAACGTCCAGCCACGAGGAGATGGAGAAGCATAATTAACATCATCTGGCTCACCACAAGCCAAATCAGGATGCTTACTCAAAAATCCCAAGATAAGATCATGCACATTGTGAGCTTTAGCCCATTCTAACCACTTTTCTAAATTGAAAGAGAGAATATATTTAGCACCTCGATCCAAAACAGCTGTGGATATTTGAGAACTTAATGTTTCCTCATTAGGGAGATTGCCAGTAAGAATACAAGAGACCACATTAAGCGGGCGATCATTTATTCGTCGAAACTGCAACACCTCTAACAAAGGGGCGGTAAGATCATGATAGCACTTGTCAATTTCATCAAACACAAGCACAGTGTTCGGTTTTTCATCTTTACTTAACGAAGGTAAAAAAACAGGAGACTTGTAATTAACCACTTCGCTTTTGTCAAATAACGACGGCATTCCTAAGAGATCGCTGCGCTCTAAAACTGATAGATTAATATAATTTACTCGATACCCGCATTCTTTGGCGGCTTGAATACTAATTTCAGTCTTTCCTGTTCCACGACGTCCAAAAAAGAAACAATTTTGATTGGATTGTATGTAGAACTTTGTAAGATTAAGCGCTTCTTCTTGATTTATTTCTTGTAGATTGAGGGCGTTCCCCATGATTTCCTTTGAAGGATCATGGAGATATATAACATGCTAAACAGAAAATGATTTACCGCAGGAACAGCGGCTTTTTTCATGTGGATTGATAAAAAAGAAACCTTGTTCCATTAAAGATGATTTCCAGTCAAGTGTGACGCCTTCTAAATAAAGAATGCTTTTCTTGTCAATGATTACTTTGATGCCATCAATCTGGAAAGAAATATCTCGCTCTTTAGGCTCTTTGTCCTCGTATGAAAGGACATAGGAAAACCCAGCACAATCACCACCCTTAATTCCTAATCGCAGATAAACGTCAGGCGTTCCACGAAGAGCAATTTGTTTTTTGATTTGGTCAAGAGCGGCTGGTGTTAATTGGATATTAGTCATTTAATGGAATGCCAAAAATTTAAGCGAATAAGGAACGCTTTACTAATTCTATACAGAGTTTGTCCAAAAAAGCTACATCTGGTTTGATAGGAAGTGGAAATCAAAAATTGCCAATGGTTATACGAAAAAAAAAGTAATCGAATATGCTGGTGAATTACTCTTGCCTTAAGGCAAAAGCTTCGCGTTTCATTGACCCAATTAACATTGGCGCCTCACCGCGTTTTTGTTTAATGTCCGATTGTATCCCACAACCAGACAAGTTTAAATCTATCATGCCCTTATCTCTTATATTAAGAGAAGCATTTATATCTCGATCATGATGCTGTTTGCAACTTGGACAATCCCATTCTCTGATCGATAATGGCAGATCATTTAATACAAACTGACAATTATGACAGGTTTTACTGGATGGGAAGAATTTATCTATTTGATGGAAAGTTCTTCCATACCATTTAGATTTATATTCTAACTGTCTTACCAGTTCTCCCCAGCTAGCATCCGAGATTGACTTCGCCAAGCAGTGATTTTTCATCATGTTTTTAACTGACAGAGTTTCTGCTATAATGACTTGGTTTTCGTCAATTAGTTGTTTTGTCAGTTTATGAAGAAAATCATTTCTGCTGTTGGCTATTCGTTCGTGTATTTTTGCGACTACCTTTCTTTGTTTGTTTTTATTGTTAGAACCTTTTTGTTTATGGGAGAGTTGTCGTTGTTCAAAAATGAGTTTCTTTTCTAATTTACGATAGAACTTGGGATTGTCTATCTTGTTTTTATCGGAAGAAACTACTAGATATTTGCTACCCAAATCAATACCGATGACGTTATCGTTCTTTTTTAACTGAACGGTATCCGTCTCGCATAAGATAGAAACATAATATTTATCGGATGGTGTTTTAGAGATAAAACAGCAAGTTATTTTACCAGCGAGTGGTTGATGTTGGTTAATTTTGATTCCATCCTTGAGTTTGGGAATAAAGAGCCGGTTGTTTTCGATCTTGAAGTTTTGCGGTATTTTAATGGATTGTCTATTCTTTTTAGAATGAAAGCGAGGGAATTTGGTTCGCTTTTTGAAAAAGCTAGTATAAGCTACTTCTAAATTACGAAGAGATGCTTGCAACGTTTGACTGTTAATATCGTAAAGCCATTCATAGCCATTTTTGGATTTGAGTTCGGTTAAACCCTTAGCATCATCGTAATAAGTTAAACTTTTCTTATTATTGAGATATTCGTCTTTTCGATGAGCAAGGAAGAAATTATAGATGAAACGAACCGCTCCGAATTGTTGAGAGAGGAAGTCTTTCTGAGCTTCGGTTGGATAGAAACGGAATTTGAAGGCTTTTTGCATCACGTATAATTATATCTTGCGTTATGTAAAGTTTTTGTAATGAGATTATTTTTCTATGTCTTTTCTAAAAGACGCATTCATATGTTACTTAAGACGAGAATTTTCTGATATTATCAGGATAAAATTACACCGAAAAACTCTTTCCGCACCCACAACTCATCTTGGTTTCAGGGGCAGAAAACCTAAACCCACTTTGAAACTGAGTTTCTTGATAATCGATAGAAGTATTTTCTAAAAACTGATAAGAAATGGGATCAACGATGATTTTGATACCATCTATCTCCATTACTTCATCCGTCTCATCAACGAAATCTTCGAAGAACATATCTCTACTCAGTCCGGCACAGCCGCCAGATACTACCTTCAATCGGACACACAAGTGCCCAATTCCTTCACTTTTAGAAAATTCTTTTAATTTGGCGACTGCTTTTTCCGTAATGATAATCATTTTGTCCTCATATAAATACCAAGTAACCCATTACCTGATCATGATATTTCTGATATTCTATAATATGTTCCTGATACAATTCAATTTGCCTTTTAATATCACGTGACCATTTATTTTCTATATATTGCATCAGCAGAACTAGATTACCGGCCACATTGAGATTTCTTCGAGAATAAATATCGATAAGGACAGCGGCGATGCGCGTAGCGTCATTGTCGCCAACGTCCGCGACGGCGGCGGCAACAGCAGTTTCAGTAAAGTTGTCATCCATGATAGTAATTTCATATCGCCATTGATCTGTTTTATTGTTAAATCCAAGATATTTATAATCGTAAGATCGAAACATTTATTCTTTATCCTTTAACATATTTCCATATAGTCCAACCACTAACACTATCGATAGCGCCACTAATCCTATCAAACTCATTTTCTAGCTACCTCTCGGAAAAAATTTTTTCCCGTATTAGTCATTTTGTAATGATATAAATTCCATTTTTCTGAACCTTCATATCTAATTAAATAGCCGTCTTTAATAAAATCATTTAAATATGAGCGTAATGTATTAATATCATATTGGTCTGCTAAACTAACTAATTTATTGACTGAAAAATCCTGTAGTTTTAAAATTGCTTTGTATAATTGTTTTTCTGCTTCCTTATTAGGCATTCTGCCAGCGATAGGAATTGTGTTGAGATCAAAACTCTTCCATAAGTCAGATTTCCTGCTCATGCCCATCTGCTCAATATGTGGAGCGATATCTTTAATAAATGGTTGGGCGGCACGCGTTGATGTTTTTATAAACCACAAATCTTTATTTTTTTGTTTTTGATAGATTGGAAATTTGCAACTATATCTTTGCTCTAATTTTTGGGATAATCTATTGGCGCCTTCAAATCCAAATCCGTCTGTCGCTATTTTGAGTGTTAAATGATTATTTTTGCGAATAATACAGCCATCGTCGGCAAACCATACTGCCAATATAAGGGACGTTAATTTCAAATCTTTGGGGACTGTCTTTTTTCCATTAGGATACCATTGGTGATAATAATTCAAAAATGCCGGCACCGCTCGTGTCTGAAAATATACATGCTTATATGCTTTATTGTATCTGCTATCATATCGACATATTGTTTTGATGCCACTCTTGCATAAATCTTGAAAAAGACTATATTCCCATTCCAAATACAAATGATCTTTGATTTGACGACCAATCTTCATTCGTGGAAATTTGCCAGGCAATTCTAATGATCCATCACCCAATAGTGATCCTACTAAAACTTGATGTTGAATATTTGTTAGGACATGAGGAAGCAAAAATTCATTGGAAAACTTAACCATATTAAAATGATATATTATTGGTATATTTGGAACACAATTGATAAATTATTTTTTCTTTCTCAAAGTTCATTAGTATTTTCGTTAATCTACTCGATCCTTGTTCCATACAAAACAATACCGCAATATGGATCGCTTCCGCTCTCAAACTTAACACATTTTGAGACCAGTTCAGACAGTAAACAATCAAATTGATGTTTAGTCAAAACTAATCCAGCTGGCTTAGTTCCAGTTTCTCTTTCAAAACTCGCGATAGCATTTATTATTCCCTGCAACATATCAATCCCTTAACTGAAATACTTTTCCAAAGGGCGCCTTGAAAGTAGAATTACTGGTCAAAATCCAATACACTGGCACTTTAGGTTGCACCATCGCCGCAATATCGGTATCCATCAAAAATCCGTCGGTTATACAAATTAGAAAATCTACTCGCCCAATTTGTTTTTCATAATCAGAGAAAAAGTTTCCGAACATTGTACCACCTTTTCCTACTATCTTTACTTTACTCAACTCTTCCGCATTACAAGCTCTAATCTTGGTGGCTCGATCCCAATAACACTGAGCATCAGCAGGAACAATAATGCCTTCATTTCTTTCATCTAGTCCTTGAAGTTGAGATATCCCAAAAACTAAATCATCCTTGCTCATCGATCCGCTTGTATCTAACAAACAACCAAATCTAGCTACATAACCTTTTCTTTTAGGTACCAATAAACCAAAAAACATGGGACGAGTTCGAAATCGCGTCCAATCATTACGTTCATTACCAGCCCTAGATTTTAATATCCTTCCACGAATCACATCTTTCCAAGCGATCTTGGGAGCAATTAATTTTCCCAACTCTTCTTCCAAAGCTGCGGGAATTTTACCAGCCATCTTTTTGGAAGTTTCCATAGCATCAGATAATCGTTTAGCTAACTTTTCCTCGCTTTCTTCGGTATCCATGTGTTCATCCATGGTGGAACCGCCCAATCCAAAAATATCAATACCCCCTTCATGATCACATTTTTTATTATCTTTATGGTCGTGATCTTTATGATCGGCTTTATTTTTGTTCTTGTTGGGATTAGGATAAATACCTACTTGACCACACTTGGGACACTTGGGCAACAAATTATAAAGGTGATCGTAAATTCGTTCTGGTTTTTTCATCTCCTCGCTTAAGTTGGGATCCGCGAAATAAAATTTGACCGATTTTTCTCTTCTTTCTAGTTCTCGGGTTTCTTGAGGCGTTAATTCTCGATCCTCTCCGGGCGCTGGTAATTCGACTCCATTTTCGTTCTCTGCAGGAACCAAATCATCGAACCCTTTGATCTTAGCAAAAGGATCCTTGATGTATTCCGCATATTGGGTCAAAGTCATAAATCTTCCCAAATGCTTGATGAAAGTGTCCTCGGGATTTAATTTGGTTTTCGGCTCACGGAATTGTAAATCTTCCATGATAATTCCATTAACAATATAATCAATGGCGATATTCCACAATTTGGGCAATCGAGAACCTCGTCTTTGGGGATGCATGTAGTTGGCATGAAAAGCTTCGTGAGCCGAAACAATTCGCAAACCAATTTTAGAACGTTTAATAACGAACTTGGGATTCCAATAATATCTAATACCATCAGTGGCGGCAGTTGGAATATTAAGAGTAGCTATGTGTTGCACTGGATAGAGAAGGGTGAAGACAAATGGATCTCCTCCTAATCCGCTTCCTACTACCATATTGTCATATCGTGTTCCTAATTCCAAAAACACTTCTGATAATTTTCTTTCAGCTTGTTCTATCAGCTTGGGATCAATTTTTCCAATTACACGAGAAAATTTCATGATTCATAGGCAAAAAGACCTGTGCTCTTGTTTGCAGTAGGATTTTGCCCTTTCCTTTCTTTTTAATTAATATAACAATCTTCACAAAAATATTAGATAGTCTATTACTTGATCATGGTATTTCTGGTATTCAGGAACATATGCTTGAAACCATTTAATTTGCCTTTTTATATCCCATGAGTGTTTATATTCTCCATATCGTATTAGTAAAGCTAAATTGCCAGACACATTAAGATTTCTTCGAGAGTAAATATTAATCAGGGCAGTGACGGAGGGCACGTTCATGGCGAAGGCAGATTCAGTAAAATCATCATCCACGATGGTGATTTCGTATCCGTAATCTAGAGGTTTCAAACTATAAGATCGAAACATTTTTCAAATTCTAACTTTGATTCGATCTTTAAGCTCCTTAACATGTTCTTTCCAATCTGGATGAATATCTAATTTGAACTTAATAAATCGTTCTAATTGAATGGAGCCCCGAATCGCAATATAAGCATTTTCATAAGAAACATGTTGTAAAAACTTTCCAATGATGGAAATGGTAGGCGGCGGTTGCTCTGGCGTAGCAAGATCTAATTGATTAGCTAGTCGAGTGCAAGCAATCATACAAGCCACCATCTTTTTAGATGGTTCCATTTTCTCATACTGATCCAAAATGTCCTTTCCTCGAAACAAATCATCAATCATCGGCAAGAGTTGTTGATAATGCTCATAGTAAATGTCATATTTAATACCAGCAGCTTTTCCAACACATCCATGAACTTTTTGCTTAAGAAGAGCAGTATTCCAGCCCTGTTCTTCACCTTTTTGCAAGATCTTGGAAGCATTTGTCCAACCACGAGGAGAAGGATCGGCATAACGATCTTCCGGGTCAGCAACACCATGCAAATCCAAATTATTGTCAGAAATATAAGCTCGAATGGCAGGGTGAATATGCCCAACTTTGGCAGCCCAATCTAACCAAAGAGTAGCATCCGCTTCCACTAAATATTTTTCACTGCGATCCAATAGTGGCAAACTAGGACGAGAGCCGCCTTCGGAAATTAAGTTGCCCGTCATAATAATAGATTTGAGATTGGGAAGAGATCGCTGATTAATACTTTTGAATTGAGTAAATTCTAACAAGGGTGCCCAAATGCTAGGATCAGCTTTATCTACTTCATCAAAAACAACTACCGCTTCTTTATTGCCCTCAATTAATGGCTTGTAAAACTGGGGAAGCAAATATTCCACGTATTTCTCTGTCTGATCAGCACATAACACCCGAGGAAATCCGGCTAAATCTGTTCTTTCCAAAACTGAGAGGTTAATATAAACTTCTTGAAGCCCAGCGTTTTTAATCTCTTGTTTAGAAATTTCTGTTTTGCCGGTGCCACGCTTGCCAAAAATGGCGATGTTTCCGCCGCCTTGAATAGTGGCTGCAATATGTTCCGATAATTGTTTGGTGTTTAGTTTAACCAAATTGAAATCGGAAACAGTCATGTTTTTGTGATTGGGTTGAGTCATAATAATTCCATTGGGAGCAAAATATAAATACGAATGATTAATTGGTCAATATTTTAAGAAATAAATGTTGTTCAATTGAGCGGAAGATCGGGATCGTCCTCAAAAGTTAGCTGATTGTCTTTATAGTCATTCAAGAGTTGAAGATGAATCTCCCATGGATCTCGACCAAAAGACAATTTTCCGCCATGCCACTGAATTCGAGTAATTAATTCTTCAGGACATTGAAGTTTATGAAGTTCTTCTTGAAGATAAAGTCCAGCATAACAAACTTCCAAAATGATGGAGGATTTAAAAAGAGCAGGCGGGAACAGAGGATCTTGTTGCATCAATTCGTTCCAGCGTATAATATGTTCTTGAGTAATAAAGGTAGGTCTCATTAATTATTCTTCGTTGGCGATGCGTAAAAGAACATCGGCATGATACGCAAGTGGATGACAGTGACAAGCAAGAACTTTATTTTTGAGTTCTTGTTTAGCGGCAAGCATAAGTTCGGGTTGAGAACGAATCCATTCTTCATAACGAGCAACAGCTTCTTCTCGGGTATCCACTATGATGAGATTGCCTCCAAGATGCTGGAGATGAGTAAAAGTATTTCCAAATTTTGGCGGACGCCCAACATAGACATCGAAGGGCTCGCCAGAATTAATATTTACTACTTTAGCGGTCATTTATAATTTTCTCGTTTCAATAATTTATCTCCATACTTTAGTGGTTTACCACAATTAACACATCTACCATCTTCATCTTTCCACGAAGAATAATATAGAGGTTGAGGAGAATTGCAGCAAGAATGTCGTTTTCGCTTTCGCTTTGTTTTCTTCATTTGCTCCATTCCCCACCTAATGCTCTATATTCGATGAGATGTCCCAATTCTTTGGCATGGGCAATACCATATTCCATTCCTTTGGAAATTTCAAGGTCAGTATAAACAATGGTGGCATCGCTAATTTCTCTCCAAGCAAATCCGGCAATAATTCCATGCATTCGCTCTTCGGGAACTTCGTCTCGAAGAACTCCCGGCATTGTGTATAGGCCATGGCTAGCAAAAGGCGCCTCATTTTTCAAGAGACAATCTCGCATGCAGGCTCGGAGATAGCGAAGGTTTTTTTCAATATTTCCGGCATAGGGACTTTCAATGACGACGCGTCGAATTTTCTTGTTCATAATGATGTTTCTTTCAAGGGGAAAGGGTTGGGTTGATTAGTTTTCGCGGCAGGACTTGAACCTGCAACTTTCGGTTCCGTAGACCGATGTTCTAATCCATTGAACTACGCGAAAAAAGTTTAGCACCCCACCTCCGAGTTGAACGGAGCGGGCTGTGTTTAGAAAACACTGCTGTGCATCCGGCACGTGGGGCAGAAGTGGCGATTCCAAGGCGATTTGAATGCCTATTTACATCACCATATTTGTCTAACTATGCCAATTGAATGGCATATTTCATATATCGTCCCCAAACGGAGTTTCTGATGTCCCAAGTTAATCAACTTTTGCTGCGCGTCGCTGATTTTGAAAAGTCTGCCGCTGAAGAATTGGAAAAAACGGCTGATAAAAGGAAGAGAAAACTCGACCCTAAAGCAAAAGTAAGGCAAAGGGGGAAAGTGGTATTTCCGGCAGAAAGTCCTAAGGTGCTTGATGATGCTGATCACTACCCGATTAATGATGCAAACCAAGCTAGAAATGCTATTGCGCGGTCTCACCAACATAAGAACAAACCTTTATGGTATTCAGGAACATTAGGTGAACTTCAAGAGGCAGTAAGGCGAGCTGTCAAAAAACACTATCCAAGCATTGAAGTCAGCGAGCCCAAAAAGAAAAAATCTTCATTTGAGATTAATGATCGGCTAATTGCCAATTATGCAAAATAACTGCTGAAAAGCTGATATATAACTGAATGTGGCAAGATTAACAGCAGAAGAAATTAATACCCTGAAACATCCATTAACAGGCATTCAACATGAAATAATGACTGGATTATTGTTGGGGGATGGTTCCTTGGCTGGAAGGGAAAATTCACGATCTAACGCGAGCCTTTCTATTGAAAGAAGCGCTGAAGATATTAACTATCTACTATGGCAACATGAAATATTTCATGAATATATAACCGCAGACATTTACCATAGAGGTTGTCCTGCACCAACTATCAATGGAAAATTAATCAACAATAAAATTTATGAAATGGCAAGCATAAAAACACGTCGTTTTCCTGTATTCACATATTACTATGATATTTGGTATAAACCATGGCAAGACAAGATCATTAAAATGGTACCAAGAAATATTGAATTAACTCCGTTAACATTAGCAGTTTGGTTTGCTGATGATGGGCACATCAAAACACGTGCATCCAAATATCGTTTTTATCTTCGATTATGCACCGAAGGGTTTTTACCAGAAGATGTTGAGTTTTTGGCTACTATGTTGTCTAAACGATATAATGAACATTTCAGCCTTCTACATTTGGGTATAGCCAAAGATGGTCATGAAAAATTACGTATCGTTGCATGTGATAGCGCAGCAAGAAAACTACTCCAAGAGATTGATAATGTTTTCCCAGAAAGTATGGCAAGAAAATCAGAGATTTGGAGAAAAACAGAAGCCAGATTTTATACTGATGTGCCGCCGTTGGCAGATGCTAATTTCAAAAATAGAATGCATCCCTCTGCGAAAGAAATATTAACACTCAAAGTTCTGCAAAAATTTGGCCCAACGCCAGCAAAAGAATTGTTATTACCATTAAACACTATATTTGCTGCAAACAATTTATCAATAATGACTGAACAATATAGTGTCAAATTTATAGAACGACTATACAAAAGAGGCATTCTCAAAAGAGAAAAACGACTAATAGAAGATTATGATAAAAAGGGTGGCAATCCAATACAATTTTTCTATTTTGTGAATTAATCTTACTGGTACTGGTAGAACTCGAACCTACACGCCTTCGGGCACAACGATCTAAACGTTGCTCGGCCGCATTACGACACAACACCATTCGTAGCACGGATCAGATTCGAACTGACACTGTGAATACTTTGAATATTCCGCCTCCTGCCAATTGGGCTACCGTGCCGCGTTGTTTATATCATCTTATTGACAACCCGCTTCTTCCAACATTTTAGAATAAGTATTAAGTTTATCAGTTGCGTCTCGCAAAGTCATTTGTATTCTGTCTTGTATTTCAGATACTAACTTACTTTTCAATTCCAAAAGCGCCTGATACAAACTTACATTGCAGATTTCAAAATAACTTATCTTAACCTTAAACATTTCCTTTCCTTCTTTTTCAGATCTCTCAATGGAAAGTCTTTCGCTATCTACTATGTTACCCAACTTTGTACAATCAATAATCAATTTTACGATCTCTTCCATAATTTAATCTCCTCAAAATTGTTTCTTTTCCGTCGAATGTTCTAACGCTGACATTTCTGAATTACCATCGATCACTTGGCGAACCATGTCGAAATATCCGGTTCCAATTTCTCTTTGATGTTTCACTGCGCTAAATCCTAGCTCCTGCAATCCAAGCTCTTTCTCTTGCAACTCTACATAAGCACTCATCCCATGCTCTTTATATCCGGCTGCTAACTCAAACATACTGGTATTGAGTGCATGGAAGCCTGCTAACGTAATAAATTGAAACTTATAGCCTAATTTGCCCAATTCGTCTTGGAATGTTGCAATTTCCTTATTGGAAAGATGTTTTTTCCAATTGAAAGACGGCGAATTATTATAGGCAAGAAGTTTGTCAGGATATTTAGCATGGATACCTTCAGCAAATTTTTGAGCTTGTTCCAATGAAGGCGTGCTCGTCTCCATCCATAACATATCCGCATAAGGAGCATAAGCTAAACCACGAGCAACGCAACGATCTATTGGATCGCCTATCACCTTATAGAAGCCATCTTTACTTCGCTTTTCCTTATCAATAAAGGGAGCGTCATATTCATCCGCATCCGAAGTAATAAACTGGGCACTATCCGCATCTGTTCGAGCAACTAATACCGTTTTAGTGCCACAAACATCTGCTGCTAATCGGGCGGCAATAAGATGTTTAATGAAGGAAGATGTTGGAATCAATACTTTGCCCGACAAATGCCCACATTTCTTTTCACTCGACAACTGATCCTCATAATGAATGCCGGCTGCCCCTGCCTCAATCATGTTCTTGGCTAATTCAAAAGAATTCAAGCATCCACCAAAACCAGCTTCAGCATCAGCTATAATCGGGGCTAACCAATGTCGTTTGACACCGCCTTCAACATGTTCAATTTGATCTGCTCGAAATAAAGTATTATTAACTTTCTTGACCACATTAGGAACACTGTTGACAGGATAAATAGATTGATCTGGATACATGCCACCATAAGTATTATTATCGGCGGCTACTTGCCAACCACTCAAATAGATAGCTTCCAATCCTGCTTTGACCATTTGCATAGCTTGATTGCCAGTTAGTGCCCCAAGTGCTTTGATGTATGGACGATTATTAAAAAGCCACCATAATCTTTCGGCGCCCATTTTGGCAACAGTGTATTCTATTTGAAAAGAGCCTCGAAGTTTTTCTACATCTTGTTTAGTATATGTTCGAAAATCGTTAGGTTTATAAGTTATCATTATTTTTTCCATTTATTAAAGTTCTTTGGGATCTATAAAGATAATTGGTTTGCTTTTTTTAATGACATATTGGATACAATTATATGTTCCACCATTTTTGGTAGTTTTATCAAAACAAGCTAAAATCATATCAGCCTGATCTACCATCCATTCATTCCTAATCATCATCTTTTCTATTGAATATCCGCCCTCACTCACAATCACTTGTTTCGATGCTAACTTCAAGAGTTGGTGATAGGTCTTTTGCGCGGCGGCGGGCCAAATCTTTTCTTGTCCCACAAATGGAACAGCGGCAATGAATGGTATTCCAAGTTTATGAGCCACAAAAGCTGCATATTGATCGATCCCCTGTGACATTCCTACAATAATCTTTTCTGGCTTCAGTTCTCGGAACTTGGCATCCAAGGCTTGACAAACTTTGAGATAGGTTGGATTGGGGAGAGAAAATCCACCTAATTTCGAGGGTCTATGACCGGTGATGGCTAAAATCACTTATAAATCCGCCCCGTTAGTCAATATAAACAATTTAGCTTTGATGTTCAAAAACTCTATCACCTTCTCATCTTTCAGCAACCGAGTATATTTTCTTTTGAGGCTAGTGAGTTCCTTCTTTTGTTCTTTTTGATCTTCTTCGTTGATTACTAAAATGCCGACAAGGTTATAACCAGCATACTTCCGAACAGCGATTTTCATACCGTTTTCTTTAGCGGATTGTAATCTTTTCATCACCGTTTTATTGAACATCCCCGGCTTGATATGTTTCAGGGTGAAAGGAGATGGCAATCTTTTGCACTTCTTTGGCAAGTATTCCTTGAAGGATCTGCCGTATTCACTGAATAATTTGAATTTAATCATTTAAACCTTCCACACTTACAATTCTTGCATTCCGTCGGCGCTATTTCTTCATAAGTATCAAAATAATGATCAACTGCCGTAGTAATTAATGTCAAAAGGCTTTCTAAATCATCGTTGAAAGAATGTTCGTGTTCATAATGCTCGTGTTCAATCAACCATTTTCTTGCTAATTCTTTATAGTTCATTGCTTTTGTTTTTCTTGATGGCTTTGCGAGCGACTTTTAGTCCCTCTTTCATAACTCCAAGAGCCAATTTCATGCTTCTGATATGCTGTGCAAATTGTTTTTCTTTTTTAGCAATTTGCTTTTGAAGCCCAGCAATCTGATGATGCATTTTGCCGCTGCAAGAAAAGAACACTTCATCTCCATTTACCTCAATTGAAATTTCACCTGACAGATCATTGAAATATTTGGCTTCCATATTAGTTGCCCCTAATACAATAATTGGATTAGGCATGAGGGTTGACGGGTCGAAATCATCGATGTCCTTGCTGATTACAATAAAATAATTTTTCTTCTTCATTCTTATACCTCAATCACAATCGGTTCATTAAATAATGATCTAACACAAAAAGAAATAGCCAAAATATACAATGTTAGTTAGAGCACTATTGGTGCCATCAAATCTGGTCAAAATTGGAAATCATAAATCCACAATAATCGGAGGATTAATTGGATTATACTGTTCGTCGCAACTAGCAGCATTCACAAAAGTAACATTATTTTCTATGTGCTTAGAGTATCCCGAATGAATATGACCGCACACAAATAATTCCAATTCTGGAAGAGTTTTTATTCTTTTAGTCAGCTCTTCACAACCAACCCTCTCGCCAGAATCTAGCAAGTCCAAACTACCAATGCCGAATGGAGGGCCATGGCACAACAAAACGTTAGTTTCCTTAGGTATCATAGCCCATCTTTTGGCCAATTTTTCTCCTCGTGGTAAATTCCATTCCCAATCGTGAAACCATGGCTGCCATGGGCTACCCCAAAAAAGTTTCCCTTCAATTTCAACCCCGCTATCCTCAAGATAATGTGCTCCCGCCTCTTTGATCATATTGATAGCAGGAATCCGTTTAAAACCATGTTGAAATCCTAATTCATGGTTGCCAAATATCACGCACTTATGTTTGTGGGGTAATTCTCGAAGCCAATTGACAAAATCAGCAATAATATCTAATTCACCTTTCCACGTTATGTCGCCCGCAAAAACTAGAACATCACCATCAGGCACGCTAATCTTGCGATGATAAGAATGCGTATCAGATATTGCAACAATTTTAAGTGCCATTTTATCAACCTCTGTTTTAACCGTCTCGGCGTACCGAGCAATATAACAACTTCTACATGAATATTAGATAATCCATTACTTGATCGTGGTATTTCTGGTATTCAGGAACTTCTTTTTGATAACGCTCGATTTGCCACTTAATATCTATCCATGGCCATTTATTTTCTATATATTGCATTAACAACACAAGATTGCCCGCTACATTGAGATTTCTTTGAGAGTAAATATCAATCAGAACAGCGGCGAGGGAAGATCCGTCATTGATGGTGCTGATGAAGGAAACGACGACTGTTTCGATAAAATCATCATCTACGAAAGTAGTTTCGTATTGAGATTGATTTGTTTTTAGATTATAACCCAGATATCTCCAATCAAAAGATTGAAACATTTTACTTCTTTCTCACATGAATACTAGATAGTCCATTACTTGATCATGGTATTTTTGATATTCTGGAATGCATTTTTGGTATTCCTCGATTTGCCATTTAATATCTGCCCATGACCGTTTATTTTCTATATATTGCATCAGCAAAACTAGATTACCAGCTACATTGAGATTTCTTCGAGAGTAAATATCGATTAGGGCGATGGAAACGGTGACAACGACATAGTCTGCAATGGAGGCAGCGATTGTGGTCTCGATAAAATCATCATCTACAAAAATAATTTCGTATCGAGATTGATTTGTTGTTGGATCATAATCCAGATATTTCCAGTCAAAGGATCGAAACATATCTCATCCAAACACTAATAAAGTTTCTACTCGCTTTAATGCTTGTTCGGGATTAGAAAAATCGATATCTACTAAAGGACATGTTAAGTATTGGCTCATTTTTATACCACCGTCTATTAGCTTGCCAATATCCATTTCCTTTTGAAGCGGGCGCAAAATTATTTCATATTGATTCATAACATAAATAAGTTCTCTTTCGATTCCAATATCATTATGTATTAGTTGCATAGTTCTCATATCAAGAATGATATCGGTAGTATGAATGGCTGTTCTTTCGCAATGATGACAATTTCCATCAATCCAAAAATAAGGTCGAGCATAATCTACTCTCTTGAATAATTTCTCATCTTCCAAACTCATAGCGGCATCCATTGACTGATCTGATTGATCCTCAAAGGAAGCGGTAAATGTGTTGGTCAAACAATCAATATCAAAATGAATACAATATCTCAAATCTTTCCATTTATAATAGGTTTTGATCCGAAAAACATTATCTTCTTTTTGAAAAGAAGTGTCTCGAAAGAAACGATCCGGGCCAACAGAAGCCCTAAGAACTCGGCGGTTATGACATACCGGACAAAGAGAACACCTATCCCAAAACTGTTGGATCATTTTTCGTACCACAATTTGGTCAATGTTGCATCTAAGATAAGACTGATAGTTGCGCCTGCCAAACCCCACACAATAAGTTGATTAATATGTATTTCTCCTTGGAGCAGGCATATCACAATTCCACACCAAAACCCACTACAAAACGAGCATTCTAAGAGTTGGTAAAAAAGGACGCCTAAATGCCTATTGGACATTAACTTATTGCGAAGCCAAGCAATGCTTCCATAAGGCCCGCTTGTTTGACGAATAGCAAAATTAAGTCCAAAAATGGCAAGAATATAGATCAAGATCATCGAATTCTGTAGCGGAAATAGCCGTGAGGATAATACCAGTTAGGGCCGTAATATTCGCGATAGCCCGGATGGATTCCAAAATAATAAATCCCGCCCCGATAAAACCCTCTCGGGCCGACCCAAATAGAGAAGCGCTCATCATAATAATAGAGATCGCCTTTGGGAGTTCGATAATAACGAACTCCACAAACTTCTCGCTCTCCAAGATCATCATGAAAAACTACACACTCATCTGTGTAAACATCAGCGGGGCCAACTACCACACAACTTGTCAAACTTAATAGCATACATAACATTAACAAATACTTCATTACGTGCTCCTTCAAATTTCTACAACAAATTTAATTATGTATTCTTTGGCGAAATATTCAACTTCAAACAAGCATCAATTATAAGCCTATATAGATCGTCTTTTCTAAAATAATAAGTTAATTGTGGCACCTCAATGAGAGATATGTTCATTTTTTGACATAAATTCCTTTTAAATTGATCTCTTTGCTGAGACAAGATAAGTCTCTCATCAGTCATTTTAAAGAAGGGTATTTTTTTAAAATGCTGATCTCCTTGGTATTCGAAGGCTATATTTAATTCAGCACAATATCCATCAAGTTCTAAATTATATCCAGTGATAGGATTTTTGAGCCAATTTGGTCTTACCTTTGGAAACTGAAATCCAAAAATTTCTTCAAAATACTTACGAGTTATAGTTTCGCCAAAACTTTCACTACACTTAGGACACCAATGTCCATCTTTTAAATTATTAGCATTAATTTTCCATTGATGACCATTACCACAGTAAATTGACATCAGGTATCTATCATTAACGTAATTTTCATCCAACAACTTGGACTCTGAACATCTTTCAGTTATTATCGCAATAATTTCGTTTTTGCTTTTAATCTTTCTACATTTTTGACACCATGTCCCTAAAAATAGAGCATCCGATCTAATTCCAAATTGGTGTCCATTACCACAATCTATTAACAGATATGTTTTTATATTATTGATTTTGTGATACATTTTTATGCATTTGGAACCACAATGATTAGTGTCTAGATAGTTCTGGATATGCCCAATACTCAATCGTCTTCTTCTTTTATGGTGACAAATTGGACATTTACCTGCAACTGAATTTTGGACTAAATGTTTATAACTAATTTTGAATGAATGCCCTTTATTGCACTTTATGTTGAGGTCGATATGTGTATTAAAATAATCATCACTTATACAAACATAACCACTATAATTATGATCTAGAAATATTTGAACATCTGTTAGACTTTTCTTTGCAATACCCAAACATGCTGCGCACCAATGCCCCGATTTTATATGAGAAAATTTTGTTGTCCAAATGTGGCCGTTTTCACATTTAATTGTGGCGTAAATTATATAAACCGCTCGTCTTTCAACACCTAAACAAGACGAGCCCGGCTTATTTACTTTTAGATAAAGTTTAATATTTTCTAAAAGCTCTTCATTGCTTAACTTTTTCCTTTCTTTTTTCATATCGGTTCAATAATCAATTCGTTATTATTTTTCCACATTTCTTTCTTGCCATTTATTGTATATGCGGCCCTAATAGTAGTTATCTGATTATTTTTATACATTTCTCTAACTTCATCGCAATCATCATATGACAAAATCCAATTATTTCGTTTGTTCAGAACATTAGCTAACTGCTTATGTTCTATCAGTGACATATTTTCAGAATAAAGCATTCCGCCTTTAATCACATATGGAGGATCGCAATAGGCAGGATAATCTGATTTGATTAACATATCATATTCCGAAAAGTCCTTGCATTCCACTGTTGTTCTTCCAGCTAATAATTGATGACATTTGATGACTTTTTCCTTTAACTTTTTGGCATTATAGCGACAGTCAACTTTCCATTTGGATTTTTGATTTTTGCCCCCAATGGGATTGGATTTGACCATCCCTTTATCATCCTTCATCACAATCCCACTAAAACAACAGCGGTTATAATACAGTGCACGGTAAGCACAATCCATTACATCATTTGATGGAGTTTCGCGAAGTTGATAGAAATGTTCGATGGTAGGTTGAGTATCCAATAGTTGGAGCAATCTATTTAGATTGGTGGTATCAGGATCAGACATTACTTGCCAAAAACTTGAACACCAATCGTCGCGATCATTGGCAAAAAGTTCTAATTTGGGATATTTTTCTGCGATCTCTAACAAAATAGAGCCCCCTCCAATAAACGGCTCGCAATATACTTTATATTTTTCTATTAATGGAATTAGATGTTCCATTATTGGGACAATCATTTTATTTTTAGAACCGGGATATCGAAAGGGGCTTTTGATCATAGCTGAAACAAAGCTTTTCCATACTTAGCCAAATCTTCATAATAAACAGCCATTTTGTTATTCTGCAAATGTTGCAACTTCATTGGTTTAAACAACTTATTTTCATGCAACCAATTTACTTTCACCACACCACGCAGTTCGCCGATTCTTTTGGTAGAATTAATAGAAACAAACGCCACATAATGTTTGTCATCTTTTTCTCCGAAGATACCCTTGTCGCTATCATAATTTTTGCCGGCTCGATATTGGAAGACCCAAGATCTTCCATAAGCTAATTCCGATTTGATCTCTTGACTCTTGACTCCAATAACAATTCCGCTACCAGGATCGCTTAAATCAGGCGCCCACGACTTGTCTTTTTTGGAGTAAATTGTATGATCTGGTTTGGTTAAATTGGGGAATTGTTTGACTAATATATTATAAACTAATTCTTCTCCCAACTTGCCGGTTCGAATATCGAGTTTTATTTTTTCAATATTAAACTGATTGCGCCGCGCATATCGATCCGCATTACTATCAACAGATTCTTCCGCAAAAGTATTGCAACGATTAAAAGTTTCTTCGGTAATAGATTGACCAGTATCGGACTGAATTCCATTAATAATAACTTGCATTAAATCTCTTATTTCGTCTCAGCGCACTGAGCAATATTGACTATTTTAGTCTTCTATTTTTACTATCTTGATTAGATTATTTGCTTTTTGCAAACGATCTTTGGAGATAAATCTACCAGCACTATTATTACATCCGCCACTAGCATATATACTGAACCAGAATGGATATTCGGGACAATATTTCATGGATCTAGCGAGCCAAACGATGCTCATATAAGAACTCTTCTGTGTATCAGAAATGATCTCCAGACAAGAATATGGCCCACAATCTTGGATCATAAAAGCGCCATACGATTTCTTGCCATAAGTATCATCCGCTACTAAATGATTTTGATAACCGCTTTCGCCCCATGCAAAAATCACCAATAATGCAGCGGTTTGTTGCGCTCCATCAGTCCCACCGAAAATTGGGAACGATAAGCTCATCGTGCTGATACCGTGGGCTAATTTGGGAGGCATTGGAGTGGTATTTCCTGACGCCACCAATGCTGCAGCTAATACCCAAGCAGTAAGTTTTGATAATATCATGAGTTCCTTTGGTTAGAGGGTTAGAGTTCATTTTTTCTTTTACTTGTCCCTATATCCCAGATCTTTGACAGATTTCTCAAAAACAGACATATTTTTCCACATACTCACGGGATTGATTAAAGAGCGGAATATTATTATCAATAACCCATTCGGAACGTTCTGCAATTATTTTTTCTCCTGTTTGGGTATTAACACTTTCTTTCATTTTGTTTTTCTTAACAACACACCGTCCTCGTTTCTGCCACGTAGGAAGATCATTCCAATTAATACCTTTCTCTTGAAAAAGTTTCTCTTGAAGTTGAGAACAGTTTTTGTTTTCACATTGTTTATGAGAAAAATGAGAGCGGGCTACCATTTGAACAGAGTTGCGGGAACTATCTAATTGCCGCCAAAGTAGATAATTACAGACTTCTTCTTTGGGCAAAACAAAAACACGAGCATCAAACGTTGCCATTCTGATTTCTCCAAAAATCTTAGTAGAATTAGCTGTAAAAATCGCTCCAGCCATTGAAGCAGAAACGCTGGCCATTTTTTGAAGATTATTTTCAAACCAAGATTGTGTTTCTAATGTTTTGTAGTTGTTCAATAAGATAGAAATTTCATCGGATTGAACATATGCAAGTTGCGCCCCCTGGATGTTTTTACACAAATAGATAGCGGTATCATTCATGCAGTCAATGAGTTTCTCATCGAATGGGCGCTGACATCCTTTAGTGTAAGAGTGAAAATGACAACCATCGACTCTCAATATTACAGGCATACGAATAGGTAATTTAATTCTGTAAGCATCCTCAAAACACTTCATACGGTCGCCCAAACTATCATTATTCATAATACTTGCAATCTTTTGATAATTTTAGGACATTGACTCTTTCGCATCGGAAAAAATGCGATCACCGTTGATGTTCCGGGTTCCAGTTGAGTAAGGCCAGCATCTATTACCACTTTATGATCTTCTGACAATTCTTCTAATTGCTTCCATTCTTTTTCATCAGCTTTAAGAACTACTTTACGGTGTCCGCTCTTTATCCAGTCATCCACCAATTCGACGCTTTTAGTTCCAAGTCCAGTATATTTCCAACCATAATATCCTTCCAATACATATTGAATGCCATGGCAGCATTGAACCGCCATTTTTCCCATAGTCATTCCTAAACTTTCTCTAACTACAAGATAACAAACTATTGGGTCTTGTTTTTGGTCTTTCATGATCTCTTAGGCAACGAAATCCATAGTCCTGTGCTATGAGAATAGCTGCCCCTTTCTTTTTCTTTCAACATCTATCAATAATGACATATATGTTTTGAATGCAACGAACTCTGCCCATCAAAATTGAAGTTCCCGCCGGCTTCCTCGATTACCTAAAAACTTGCTCCGATATCTTCAATCGACACGTAGAATGGGCTTTCCAAACTCGTTAACTCCGCCAAGAGTTCCCTAACATTCCATCCTGTGTTATTCAAAGCGTTCGAGATCAGGCTTTGGAAGCGGTTAAAGCTGTTAAGTTTAAATTCAAGCCTATCAAAAAACCCTACTCCGCTATTCGCTACAATAAGAATACCGTTTCTCTTCGGGGCAATCTTCTTTCCTTCTCTTGGAGCGGAAAACGAATCCGCCAACTTATTAGCATTCCTTCTTATTTTAAGAAATACAGTGGTTGGAAGTTTCAGTCCGCTACTATTGGCTTCAACAAGCAACAGAATTGCTTCAAGGCTAACCTAACTTTTACCTCTTCTACTCCGACAACTAAACAATCAGACAAAGTTATTGGAGTGGATCGTGGATTATATAATGTCGTCTCGTTGTCGGACGGACAACAATATAATGCATGGGAGATCAGAAAGCAGAAACGCAAGTTTCTTTTTGTGAAAAGACAACTTATGGCAAAAGGCACTCGCTCTGCGAAACGGCTTCTCAAAAAGCGTTCCGGACGAGAAATGCGGTTCAGCCGTAATATTAATCATATCATCAGCAAATGGTTAGTTAGTTTGCCATATGATGTGTTCGTTTTGGAAGATTTAACAGGGATCAGAAAACATAGGAAAGGAAAAGTATTAAACGGTTGGCTTGCTAATTGGACGTTCTACCAATTAGAACAATTTTTGGTATATAAAGCAGAAGAGCTTGGGAAGCAAATAGTTAAAGTAGATGCTCGCTATACTTCCCAAAAATGTTCTAACTGTGGACATACCGAGAAAGTTAATCGGGACAGATCTCTGTTTAATTGTGGTAAGTGTGGATTTAAAAGTAATGCAGATCTCAACGCTGCTATCAACATCCGAAACAATTATCTGCTTGAAAAGCAGAGCAAGCAAAATGCTTGCGAACTTCTCTCCTTGATAGACAAGGAGCAGGCTCTGGTCAATGAGCCATATGCCGCAACAGTAATGTTAGCGGCAAGCCATCAACCTTGTGTTGGTGGTGATTGACTCTACTAATCCTAATTATTAAAATACAATTGTCAAGTTCAAATCAAAAATCTAAATATCCGGTTTTCCAAGGTTGCATGCTTAGCACTTTGAACAAATTGTTAGCATTACCAATACCCAAAACTTGAGTGCGAGTAATAAATCCATACTGTAAAGCGGCTGGTGAGGCAAATTGATATTTGATGATTTGGTCACTAGCAAAAATCACACTACTGCCCGAACCTCCAAATAAAAATAATCTATCATCGATTATCGCTATTTGGGATTGAGAAATTTCACCCGGAATAGTATTAACTACATCCACCCAAGCAAAAGGATTAGTTCCGAAATCACACCGAAAAATACGAGTGTTAGAAGCGCCAATATTGGCAGGCGTGAAGAGATATCCCTTACCGGCTATTTGGGCAAATTGTCCGCCCGCACATTGAGCTGGTAATCTTCCAGCAACAGCCCAAGAAGTTGGATTGAAAACGGAAGCATAATAAATAAGATCAGTGAAGTGATATCCATCAAGTTGTCCGCCCAGAAGTTCAACATATCCATCAGAACGAGTGATGCATACTTGAGAATTGAACACCTTGTTGGGAAGTTTTTTTCCGGTATCCGTCCAAATTAGTGGATTAGTAATCGGGGCTTGCCAAATTCCATCATAGGGGCCTGAATTCAATCTTCCGCCCAACATATACATGTAACCATCCACGATCACCAATTGAGAAGCGGACAGTGGTTTGGGTAGAGCATGACCTCGATTAGTCCAAGATAATGGATTGGAAATGGGCGCAGAAAATATTTCATCAGTTTCGCTCCCAGTGTATCCATCCGTTAAACCTCCAAATAGCCAAACATAGCCATCGATTACGGCTAGCTGACTATCGGAAATGTTTTTAGGTAAAGTAGCCCCAGTATCCGTCCAATCCGCGGGATTATTAAGAGGGGCTCGCCAAATCTTGGCAGAGTTTTGAGAACCGAATAACCAAACATAACCATCCATAATGGCAAGTTGAGAATTGGAAATAACAGCAGGAAGCACCCGTTTGGTCGTGTTCCAATTTAGAACATCTGGCAGGCTAAAATCAAATGGACTAGTAGGATCGAAAATTTCATAAGCTTTGACATCTAGTAAAGGATTGATGCCGGATTTCAATCCACCGTAAAGAGCGGCGGGGAAATCGGGCTGACCATTAACTACCCAGCTTCGAAAGTGAGTGGGACTAGAGTTTTCGTCTCGTCCCACCATTCTAAACCGAGGTCCGCTAGGAGGAAGCGGTTCCGGCCCCGGCAGAGGTGAAATAGGATTGAAAACAGTAGCCGATGGATTGAAAAGCAGAAGTAATAGCATGCTTGGTTCTTATCGTCAAGATGCGATTTTATTGGGCGACTAATTAGATGAACTTATTGACTAAAAAAAGCCTTTTGCACGTCCTCGATCCGGCGACATATGCTATATTAATTTCTTCATTAGGCTTTTCTACAAACTGCAAACTCTCATCCAACCATTCCCGAAAAGTCCATCGAAGCACAAAAACATCATCTCTTTCAAGTCCTTTCGCCTTATGCACTGTGCTCATAATCACGATATTCTTCTCATCGGTATCGTTGAACAACTCTTCCACTTTTTTGACTACTTCATCCAATGTTTTGCATTCTTCACAAATATTAACTAAACATTCATATCGATCAAGAATATTTTCGGGATTGATATTCTTTTTTTGAAGTTTATCAGCTTCCTCATTTTTCCAATCTTCTAACCATTTAAGAAAAGCATCCATCTTCTTTTTTTTAGATTTGCGAATGAGATAGGTAAGAGATTTTCCAACATCCCTTCCACGAATATTAGCTTTAATTTCAAGCCTGATAAAATTCATGCAAATCTTGATCAGAGGAGCATTAGTACGACTCAAAATAAAACAACCGGGCGTCGCTTTATCGTAGAGAGAATTAAGAGAAATGTCATGCACTTCACCCTCAATGGCAGTATCGGGACAAGTAATGTCTGGCACCCAATGTTGAGCTAAGGCGATTATCTTTTTAGGACAACGATAAGAAACAGGAAGTGTAAGAATCTTGGTGGTGGGTTGTTTTCTAATTTCATCCATCACAGATGTGTCAGATAGTCGCCATGAATAAAGCGCTTGATTTGCATCTCCGGTCGCAATAATCCTTCCACCATTAGGGTCACACATTTTTTTTGCCATTATCAGCTGACTTTTGTTAAGATCTTGGTATTCATCGATAAAAACTAAATGAAATCTTCCTAATGGAAGATTAAGGACGAATGGAAGATAACACATATCATTAAAATCAACTATATTGGTTTGTCTTTTGCACTCCCCCAATGCCTTAATAACTAATTCGATAAAACTTGAGCGCGGCAAATCACAAACATCAATTCCAAACCGATCAATCAAATCATCAATTTGACTTGGCGTATCCAACAATCCGTATTTGCAAAACGCAATAGCATCACACAGATTGACAATTAAATCATTATTAGTATTCGTATCTAAAATTGATTTGACAATATTAAACGCTTTGTTATCATCGATCTCTATGTTTCCGAACCGTTGTTTCAAACATTGAAGCCCGATGGAATGAAATGTTCTTTTTTCTATAAAGTTGGGAGCGCGAGCTTGAAGTTCCTCTTGAATAATTTTATTAAATGCGAGTGCGATAGACTTTTTGCCTCTAGGGATGTATCGAAAACTTTCAATAATCGTCGTCGTTTTCCCAGAACCAGCATAAGCTTCAATAATGGTATGTCCAGTCCCGCTACTGACATTTTTAAAGATGGCTTGCTGCCATTTGTTCCACTCGTGTTTCGGAGCAGGTTTAAAAATATATTGCTCAGGTTTCTTGGGAGGAAACTTGGAGGTCATTTATCTAGTCTTCCACTAACAGTCTTTATCTTGCCCTTCTTAAAGTCATAATCAAAATCGATCGCGGTGATACCGTCGCTAGTATCCTTTTCTTCGACATACTCCATGCTCTTCCAATAATCCTGTTCGCCAGCCTCACATAGGTATTCCATAAAATATTCACAAGCTTTCTTGGTATCGAACTCAATAGTCAGAATATATTTCTTAGTCTTTTTGATCATAAAGTTTCTCCGTGCGCTCTCAACCATTCCTCTGCTTCTTGCTTAGCATCATCTTTAAGCAAACAAACACCGCAACCACTATTGTCATCCACAAAGGTAACAGCATTGGAACGAGCCTCCCATTTCCACTTTCGATCGCTGAGTCGATAGATGCAAGCCCCACCAGTAGAAGTGATGAGAGAACAAAAAGATCCGTCTTGTTTAATACTATCAATCCAGTTAGACATACATATGATCCTTATTTTTCAAATCATGAAAATGGTTCAAGAAGACCCACGATTTTAATCGTGGGAGGAATTGAACTCTCCTATTCTGTGTATATAAGACGTCAATATCTCTCTTTTTGACGGATTGTTTAACTCTTTTTCCTGTAATAATACTATGAATTGAAACTTTACCTTTGCTACTTCCACCAAGATAATAAAACTTGTTTTTATATCTTACAACAGATCCTCTTGACATTCCTATAGAAATAGTTGTGCCATATTGTTTTCTAACATTATTCTTGATTGGATTCTGAACATGAAGTTGTCTTCGATGAAACTCTAAAAACTCCACTTTCCACAATCCATAATATGGAAGGATTTCTGTTTCCATCGCTATCTCCGCAAGAACATGGCTATCTACGTTATGAGCATTCCAAGAATAATTAAGCTTGGAATATGATTTTTGAAAGCCTCGTTGATCTCGTTTTTCTTGAGTTTGATGTCCTTGGGTTTTGAGAAGCTGAACTCCAAGGTTTTCTATTTCTTGATAGAACCAAACCTTTCCCACTTCTAAAGGAGAGAAAGAAAGATTCCACTTTGCCTGCCCTTTCTTAGTGGCAGCGGCAATATCTTCTACATTGATAATGGTAATAGGAATAATTTTCAGAAGAAATTTAACCATTCGCAATTTAGCATTCCACCTAGCTTTGGTGGAAGGAGGAACTCGATCTTTCCTCAAAGTAGCTCTATTTTCTCGACAAGAACGATAGGGGGTTTTACGAGTTCTTCTTGTTCTTCGTAGTTGTCTTCGAGTATCAATATGATCTTTGACCCAATCTGTAGTATTAGTTGTGATATTGAGAACTACTGCCTTTCTAGTAGCAATAGTATATCCTTCTCTTTTACTTCCTGGATCAATGCCAAGAGCAATGGGTTGTGTCTTTCGGTTAAAAGGTTCTCTGGTTAGACGGACACAGAAGATACCTTTCTGCCAATATGAGATAGCGCTGCCTTTCTCCATAAGTCTCCGTGCTCTCTTTTCAGAGCAAGGCATTAATGGTTGTTTGTGGTTATCGATAACGGGAACCAATTTCTATTATTTCCTCAAAAATTGCACTTACGTGCCTTGTTCAACTCGCTTCGACATAAGCAAAACACAGCGAATACCTTACAATTATCGATAAGGTATTGGCATCTCCTTGCGGAAATGCGGCTACAGACTAGCGAAACATCCAGTAGCATATCTTTTCCAGTCTCGTCATAACGATCCTGATTTGCCTATTTGAAATATTGTTTGGTTAAATAACCTTTCTTCTCTCTTTGTCTAGTACAATATTTTAGTCTTGATCAAAAGAATCTGACTAGGATCCTTCGCACAAGCCCATGACTTTAGTCATGGGTTATTGACAAGATTGAGTGGCAAAATTGAAATAACAATCTGTTCGCTCTTCAGTTGGCACAGGAAAAAACGATTCGTTTCTTCATCAAAACTATTCTTAGCTTGCCTTAATTTATTAGTCAAAGCATGTCGTGCTTTTTGTTTTTGCTCCATCTCAGCACATTTCGCCAGCGCCTCTTCCTGAGTAAAAAAGCCGCCAATAATTTCATGATGGCAATGACCATCAATATGATCATGATCTTCTTCTATCACAAGATAAACTATAGTCTTTTCTGGCATCATTGGCATCGTTCTATTGTGTTTAATTCTGTTTTGATTTATCGTTTGTCTCTAATGTCTCTTCGTCATCTAATGCTTCTTCGTCGTTCAATTCATCTACCGCTGCCCAATATTCATCTTCTGTCCATCCTGCACATTGCAAGAAAAGCACCCAAAGCGCCAGAAACTGGGAGTGCGGGTCTTCTCTTTCTTCTACATGAAATGCGGTGAAAAGGGCTCCGAAAACATGATCTACTTCTTCGAATGGAAACTTGGCTTGGGTGGCTGAGTTTTTCATAAATAAAATTCCTTTGTTAAATAATTAATCAAAAACGAGTAAAAGGTTGAGAATAAAGTGTAACCATATCAGACTCACCAATTATAGGAGTAGCTCCAAGATTAATTCGTTCGTTGGTATCCGAAGGAAATCCTGATGGATGCGATGAGGTTGCCGTTGGATTAACCAGCTTGTTAGCCAAATCTGACCACCAAAGGTATCTCACTCGAATAATCTGAGAAAACATTGGTTTGACTAATCCAGCAGAATAAGTAATTTGTTGCGCAGTGTATTGTCCAGCACCTACCGCTGGTAAGCTTTGTTGATCCTGCGTGCTAGTTGGATTGGGAACATTCGCAGTGCAAGAAAAAGAGGCAGAACAATTGCCCCCACCACCATAACCACCAAATGCAAGACTTGCAGCATTTTGCGCTTGAATAGTAAAAGTGTTAGGATACGTCGAAGTGTTAGAATATGTCCAAGTGTTAGGAACAACCCAAGTGTTAGGAACAACCCAAGTAATTTTATTCCCAGTATACAACACATAAGGCGAAGTACCCAAGGGTACCCAAGGGTTCAACTTCAACGGTTCCATATGTCCTTCTACATAAACCGCAGCTGCAATAATTCCTCGATGCGTCAAATCGCTTTGAGTATGAACGGCGACACTATTACCGGCATGAGTAAAAACAAAACCTGCCCCGCCTTGATCTGTTTCCGGCCAAGCTTTAATCGATAAAATTCCATAAGGTTGCACCACCCACATATCCTTGGTAGGCTCAATAGTAGCTAACTCTCCTGTTAAAACATCGATTCCATCCAAAGTGATCTTAACTTGCACTTTTTGCCAAGTATGATTGGTAAAACGAATTTCAAATTTTTCATCATAGGCGACTCCCACAGTTTCAATACCCTCTACTATGTATTTGCGAAAGGTCTTACCCTGATGCTCAGGATGAGAACTAACAACATCTAATGTATAATCCATACTAAACTCCATTACTTAACTATATCATGGCAAAATGCACAATACCTGATCTTCGCGCAGAACTAAATAGTCTTGATCTTTGATTTTCAATTTAACTGGTGCATGTCTATTGAAAACAATCTTGTCACCAATGGATATTTCCAAATGAACGGTAGAACCGTCTGCAGCAATTTTACCAGAACCAATAGCCACCACAGTTCCGGTAATAAATTCTTCCTCCACAATATCGGGCTTATATAATAATCCTCCCGCTATTTTATCGGGGGCAGCATCTTTTATCATGATTGATAGCAGAAGACTCTCGCCTTTAGGCGAGAGATGAATGCGTTTTCTCAAAAATATTTTAACAAAAGTACGCATATGGTGATATATAACATTAAGCTAAGATTGACGAAAACCAAGTCATAATAGCGTAATGAAAACCTGTCTGGTTACGGAATATAGTCGGACATTAAACAAAAACGCGGTGAGGCGCTAGTAGTATTAGGTCAATGAAACGCGAAGCTTTTGCCCTTAGGCAAAGGTAGTTCACTACGACAACATGATCTCTTAAAGGTTTAATATCCATTTTCTCTCCTACGTATCCACTTCTATAATCCTTATTAATTGCTCAAAACAAAATTTAATTTCCCGTCTCCGACATGAAGTGGAAAAATCAATATTCAATGGGTATTCCTTCTCATAATTTGCAAACGAGATAGGTTTGATTTTCAAAATCTGGCAAGCTTTATTAATCAATTTTTTAGGAATGGCACAATCACTCTTTAAACATTCTTCCTTAGCAATATTCAATACTTTGATTTTAAGGTTATTAAAATACAGTCGCTTATACTTATTAATTTTATCTTCGGAAAATTTGAATTTTTTACAATATTCAAAGAATGGCTTGTTCCCGCGATTATTATTGCAGGTTTTACAAGAAACTGTCAAATTAGTGGAATTGAAAGTTCCTCGTTTGCTATCAGGAACGATATGATCAAGTGTTAATGTTTCGAGTGTCAATACAGTATCGCAGTAGCAACAAATCATTCCATCTCGCTCAATGACGTCATTTTTAATCCGCTTGAGGCGTTTTTTATCTTGCAGACTCATGTGAATATTAGATAACCCATTACTTGATCGTGATATTTTGAATATTCAGGAATATATTTTTGATAATATTCGATTTGTAGTTTAATGTCTAGCCATTTACTTTCTATATCTTGCATCAACAACACGAGATTACCAGCCACATTGAGATTTCTTCGAGAATAAATATCGATTAAGGCGGTGGTGGCGGGTGGAACAACGGCTTCGCCGCCGATTGGGGAGGCGGCGACGAGGGTTTCGGTAAAATCATCATCCACGATAGTGATTTCGGATCGATACTGATCTGTTTTTGGATCATAACCTAGATATTTCCATTCAAAGAATTTAAACATTTTTATGAAAATAAGATTACTTGGATGTCTTGACCAAATCGTTTAATTCTTTAACAGGATTCTTTTTCACCGAAGATTTCAAAAATTGGGCGGCTACCACTTTGAGCGCCTCATCCATGGTCTTTCCTTTGGCATGGCAAAAGACAATCTTATCCTTGGCAAAGGCTCCATTATAGCGCACCACACTACAATAATATCCCTTTTTAAGAGCTGCAATGGTAAGTCCGGGCGCCGTTTTATCTTCCTTAAATTGGAAGGAAATAGCTTTGGTAAGTTTATTAATTAATTGTTCAGTATTCATTTTATTTTTTCCTTTCATAACGTTTAAGCAACTTCGTTTGATAAGTTGCTTTCTTTTTGATCAATTTCTTCCCCGACAACTGCGCGGATGAAATTAACAACTTTAATATCTTTATTTACTTTATCTATAACTTGTTGAATTGAGGTTTTTGAAGTCACAACGCTTTCTTGATCCAACAAACAGACTTCAGAATACCATTTATTCATTTTTCCATCAATAATCTTAGCCCAAGCAGCTGGCGGCTTTTTCATCTCCATTAGTTGGCTTTCAAAAATATCCTTTTGTCGTTCCACGGTTGCTGGCTCTAAATGGTCACGAGAAATCACCAATGGATTCATGCCCGCTATCTGCATGGCCAAATCATCTCCTAGATGCTCAAATTCTTTGCTATTCTCTACTGTTTCCGAAGGAGCTAACAAAGTTAAAAGAACGCCAATTTTTCCATTATTATGAACATAACGGAAAACACCAGCATTATCGGCAAAGGCTTGTTCTGTCCACCACCGACGCACCACAATATTTTCTTTGGTAGATATTATTAATTCTTGTCGTCTTTCTTCCACATCTTCCACGGTAAAAACTTCATTCTTTTCAATTCTCTCGAATAATTTCCGAGCAACATATGTAACAAAACCATCAAATTCGGGACTTCGAGCGGTGAAATCAGTTTGACAATTGCATTCTACCATAACGATTAAAGTATCATCTTTTGATAAAACTTTAATTTTTCCTTCAGACGCCGCCTTATCTTCTCGTTCAGAGGCGATATTTTTCCCTTTAATTTTGAGAATATCGATGGCTTTTTGAAGATTATCATCTGCTTCTTTTAAAGCATCGGCACAATCCTTCATCCCCGCAGCTGTCAAATATCTTAATTTTCTAATCAGATCGGAATTATTCATGATTTTTCTCACTTCAAACTAACCTTCAATATAAAAATTGTCAAGAGCCTGCGCATATTTTTTTATATTCAACGAGAATAGGAGACAAATATGCTTATCGCTGTTATCAACCAATCAACTTTAATTTCCGATGATCAAGCAAACTCTATGTGTCAAGCGGTGCAAATTCAACTTACTTCGCATGTGCTTCCGGCGTGGAATCAACAATCTGGCACCATTACATTTTACGCAGATCAAACTTTGATTCCAGCGGGCGCATGGATTGTTAGCATCTTAGACAATACTACTCAAGCGGGAGCATTAGGATATCATTCCGAAGATAATGATGTGGTAGATGGCTTCATTTTTGCTCAACCAGTTTTAGATAATGGAGGAGTTGTTCTCTATGATTCTACTAACCCACAAAACATCAGCGTTTCGTCTGTATTGAGCCACGAAATATGCGAAATGGTTGGCGATTATTATGTTAACTTTTGGGCAGACGGGCCAGGAGTGGTAGCTGCTGATGGGCAAACTTACACTGAATACGCGCTGGAATTGTGCGATCCAGTGGAAGCAAATTCCTATACTATTGATTTAGGTGACGGCACTCTGGTATTAGTTTCTAACTTCGTTTTGCCAACATGGTTTAATCCGCAAGCCCAAGCCACGGACGCTCCGTTTGATTACTTGCAATTGCTAAGTGTTCCATTCAGTATGACACCGGGCGGATACATGATTGTTCGTCAATCAGGTAATATTCAGCAAATATTTGGATGGAAAGTTAGCCCAGAGAAAAAAGCAGAAGTCAAAAGCGAGTGGTATCGAAGGTAACATTAGAGCGAGCAGTTGGATTTGCACCAACGTTATCCGTCACCGGGATTCTACTCCTGAATTATGCTCGCTGAATTGGAGCGTCAAGTGGGGCACGATCCCACAACCCTCGCGTTGGAAGCGCGATATTCTACCAATTGAACTACTGACGCGCACTTTGTAAAATATCATCTTATCCCTAATTTTAGCTATCTAAAATCTATCAATTATTAAGTATAGGATTACGATAGTCCCCACTTTTTTTGGAGAAACTCAATGCCCGCACATAGCCCACTAGCATGTAGCCACTCTTCGATGACCAACAAAGGTCAAACCGGTATAGTTATGTTATTGAATACCGGTAATTATCCGGGTGAAGCTAACTATTTGAATATGACCTACACATGGTCTGGAACTGATTGGACACAAGTCTCAACTTCTCAAATCGATCCTAACGGGCCTCTTCCGCTTCGTCTCGATTTCGGTATGTCTTTTGACGGCACTAACATTGTTTTGTTTGGAGGTCGGGGACAAAGTGAAACTGCAGGAGTTTTATCGGATACATGGACTTGGAACGGATCCGTTTGGTCAAGAGTGGGTGGCGCTTTCTCTGGTTCGCCTTTCGGACGCTTCAAACATGAATTGGCATACAGCCCCGCTACTGGAACCATTATGTTCGGTGGAAGCAATATACTCAATTTCTTGAATGATACTTGGAATTGGAACGGATCTGTTTGGACACAACTTTCTCCAACTACATCACCATCAGTTCGCATCAACCATATGATAGCGGGCGGCATTTCCGGTGGCGGACAGCTAAACTATGTTTTAATGTTTGGGGGATCTAACAGCAACAGTTTCTTGAATGATACTTGGAAAATTGATGCTACCAATCAATGGACACAGCTTTCTCCAACCACATCTCCATCAGTTCGCGCAGAATGTGCTATGACCTATGACACCGTCAATAAAAGCTTCGTTTTGTTTGGGGGTCGAGATAATTTCGGTCTTCGTCCGCCTGAAACTTGGATATTCGACGGAACCAACTGGACTAAAAAGTCCCCAACCAATAGCCCATCAGGTCGCGTCGGAGCCCAGTTGAGTATGGATCCTAATGGATCGGGTAAAGTTATCTTAATGGGCGGAAATGACCTCACAAATCCGTTGTCTGATACTTGGCAATGGGACGGAAACAACTGGACACAGTTGTAATTCGTTGAAACCATTGGTGTAATGATATATAGTAGATATGCATTATATCTACGTCATCCGAAATACACTCAACGGCAAACGATACGTTGGACAAACCGAAAATTTAAAGAATCGCTGGAAACGCCACAAAAGCGATGCTCGGATGAAAAATCCACCTCTGATTGTCAGTCGGGCTCTCAAAAAATATCAAATCATTAACTTCTCCTTTACGCCAATAGAAACATGGCAAACTCAGAAAGAAGTGGATATTGCTGAAGAATTCTGGATTGGTTTATTGGACACGAGAAACCCAATCAAAGGCTATAATATCAGGACGGGCGGAAACAAGTCGCCCATGACTGAGGAAACCAAAAGGAAACTTTCAAAAGCTAGAAAGGGTAAACATTTTTCTCCAGCAACAGAATTCAAAGCGGGACACATACCATGGTTAAAAGGAACCAATATACGCACTTCGAGTAGTTTTGATGCCGGATCAAAACACAAAATGGCTAAACTAACTGAAGAACAGGTTTTAGAGATTGTCAAATTAGCGCAAAGCGGAATGAGACGTCAAGAAATAGCGGATCATTTCGATATGAAAATTAATGCTATTTATGCCATTCTACAAGGAAGGACATGGTCTCATTTAACCGACATTCAATATGATCCGCGACCTAAAAAGAAAATTTCTTGGCCAGAACCTAAAGAACTATTAGAAATGATCAATAAGATTGGTGTAGTTAAGGTTGCTCGCCAACTTAATTGCACGCATGGTGCGGTCAGAAAGTTTCTCAAGCGACGCAAATTCATTTAATCATCTACACACCGCTATATCGTGTCCTACTGGCATGCCAGTACTAGTAATTCCGGTTTGTTTGAATTGGATTTGACACATTTGTCCGTTAACTTCGATATAATGTGGCGCTGATGGAAGAGTACTAACCCACCAAGATACAAGTATTAGCACCGCAAAAGGTATCAAAGCAAATAGCCATGGCGTCCAATTTTCTTGGATAGGCAGATGACATTCACATAATCCGCCGCAAGGACATGGTTTGCGAATAGACTTTCGATTTCTTATTTTATTCAACATCTATTATTTCCTAACAAAATTCAATTTTATCCTTGAAAGTCTTAACATAAAAAGTTCTTCCCCTATCATCCCACGGCCACGCTATAGGTGACGAATATGCTAAAGGAAACCGAATTTTGGCAATTTCTTTAGCCTTTTTAAGCAACTTACTACCGATTCCTTTGCGACGATATACGGGTGCCACAAAAACACAATACAAAACATCGCCACAATTTTTTTCTACAGTAGCCCAGCCAATAATTTTCTCACATCGATAATAAAGAACTGCACAAGTAATTGGGCGCTCTTTTCTTTTTTTAATTTGAGTTTGAAGCATATAACTACCGCCACCATCTTCCGCATAGTTAGTAAGGCGGCTTACTTGAGCGATTTCTTTACTAGTAAAATTTTTGAGTTGTTTAATTTTGAACATGCTTCATATTTTTCATAGGTGCGTAGCTCATTCTGTGAAACGGTGAGACTCCATATTGTTCTAAGGCTGCTTTGTGCTTGGGAGTGCCATACCCCTTATTCGACTTCCAATCATAGATAGGGTATTGCTCATGAAGTTTTACTAATAACGCATCACGATATACCTTGGCCCAACAAGAGGCTGCCATCACCATAGGAACACTATCGTCTGCTTTAATTATACTTTTGATGTCGTAATCATCAATTCCCAATCCACTAAACTTTAAATTGCCATCCACAATAATAGAAGACTGCTTATCATAAAGCTGACGGAAACACTCCACATAACATTCCTTCAAAGCGACTGCAATTCCTACTCGATCGATATGAAGATTGTCTCGTTGAGCTAAAGCAAATTTGATTTCTTGATTGACAATAAGAGCATTAAGTTTTTCACATATAACTTCTCGTTTTTTGGGAGAAAGTTTTTTGCTATCTCGTAGTCCTTCAATTTTCCAATCGAAAGAAGCTTTGATGGCACAGACAACAATCGGCCCCGCATAACTTCCATAACCTACTTCGTCTGACCCTATTATAAATTGTTTCATATTTTCACCAGAATGCTAAATTTTTGACTATCCTCTCTGCGAATTCTTTGACATCAGATGGAATGTTGGTGGTATCATAATTATAGCCACTATCAGTCGCAACTCTTCGATAAGGCAACCATTGGATAGTTAAGTCCTCAGTAATATCAACCCAAAAATTAGTAATCGCTAATTTCGTACCATCTCCCGAATAATGAGCAATATGAACATCTAACAGATTTTTAGGGACATCCCAAGGCACGACTCTGGCTCCAAAGGAATAAACATCGTAATAATCTCTTCCCTTAGATTTTAAGCGATACGTGTAGGTTAATTGACTATCCATAGTTGGGCATCAAATTATGAGTTTTGAAAAAATATTCAAATTGGCAGAAAAGTTTCTAATTAAAGTGTCAGAATATCACTATTCTCAACATGAACCTCAAAGTGTTAAAGCAGATGAACTAACATGGCTGAATGAAGAAGATCGGGCTTATCTTGCCAAAATGAGTAAAGATTGGGATAATCCACTAAATCCTCCACCTGCTGTTCTGGATAAGCACATTTGGGAAAAAGCTAAAAAGGCAGTTAAGCCTTACTGGAAAAAGCAAGAAGAGCCATATGGAACTACCATGTTTGTATATCGGCAGATGGGCGGGAGACTTAAGTAATCGGCATAAATTCGCATTTTGCCATATGGGCAAAATTCAAACAATTGCTAACAAGAAGGACAGATTATGAGTGATAATACAAGGATTAATCCAGGAGCTGGTGGTGATAATATCGCAACCGAGGACATTGGTGCGTATAAAATTCCAGTAATCAAGGTTCGTATTGGATCTTTGGATACGGATGGTGGTGATATTACAGCGACCAATCCACTTCCAGCTCAATTGTCCCAAAGCAACGCAGTTTTAGCAGCTAATAATCCTATTCCGGCTCAGCTATCTCAAAGCAACGCAGTGTTATCTGCTAGCAATCCCATTCCAAGTCAATTATCCCAAAGTGGTTCAGTATTAGCAGCAAATAATCCTATTCCCGTTCAATTATCGCAAGGTAATGCGGTTCTTGCTAATAATAACCCAATTCCAATCAAGATTGGAGACGGTGTAAATGTTGTTGGCACAACGCAAGGTCGTAATGCTGATAACCAAGTCCCTAGTGGCACGGCATTTCAATTAGATGTATCGGGCCCAACAGCTATTCTTAATCCGTGTTCTAATCTCAACGGTATTAACTCAGGGGGCTATGATCGCCAACGTTCAACGGCGTTTGACGGTCAGCCAGCCTCGGGTCTTACCGCTGGTAGCTCTCAATTTGCAATACCTTTTAGCACAACTATCAATCAAGGCGCTATCACCGGCGGCAACTCGCCCCAAACTATTACTGTTACATCCACGACAAACATAAAAATTGGTGATTATGTCGCGGTGGGTGGAACCAATCCAGAAAACATTTTCGTCAGTGCAGTTCCAAGCGGCACTTCAATTACCGCCGTCTTTAAAGCTAACCATACGGGCAACGAAACACTTAGCTGGTTTCACTATAACGTTGCTCGCGATGCTGGTGCAGGTAATAACATTGCTTTGACTGGTTTGTCAGCATCAATGACTTATTTGTTTAACACAAATGCCAACTTAGCCGAATTAGAACGTTCCGCAGGTGGCGAACTTGATGGTGCTTCTGGCAACGGTACTGCAATTGCGGCTGAATACGAATGGAATGGCAACCCATTAGCAAATGGAAGCGTGCTTTCTGGTTTCCAATTCGATAGAGCCCGTAACGTTAATGCTAAAGGTAAGGGAAGCGGAACTATTTCCAATAATCCTTTGGCTGCTAATAGCACCACTCTTACGCTTAATAGCGCGCCAACTACCCTAATTCCCGGACAGAAAGTTATTCTTGATCGAGTTGGATCCAATCCAGAAACCAACTATGTATCAGCAACCTATACTGTTGGTTCTACAACTGTTCCACTCCAAATTGCAACTCAATTTTCACACGCTCAAAACTCGACAGTTGAATGGGATCAACATTCGGTACTGGGCCCCGGCACTAACGGTTTCTTACCAGATGGTATCGGCATTGAAGAAGAAGCTCTTTATGATCCGGCATCACAACTCTACTACATTGAACGTTCTGCTACTGCCGATGCTATGCCGGCGGTTAATATCGTGGCAGAAAATCCAGCGTTATTCAATGGCACCAATATGGATCGGGCTCGATCGGGTGCAGCGGCTAATTTATCAGCTTTCAGTTCCACTGGCGCAGAACTTACTGTGTTACCTGGTAACTGGACAGTAGTTAGCACACCATCTGCGGCTACTCAAGCGACTGCAACCAAGGCAGCAGGAGCGGCAGGTGTTAGACATGTCTGCACTAGCGTTTCTGCTAGCTTTGCGGGTACTGCTACCAACGCTGCTACTTTAGTTAATTTGCGTGATGGCGTAACAGGAACCGGAACTATTCTATGGAGCCAGTATTTATCGGCTATCTCTAATGACGTTCGCAGCCTTAATATCAGCGGTCTTAATATTGTCGGTTCCGCTGCAACTGCCATGACCTTAGAATTTGCAGCCGCGGGCGCTTCTGGAACCCTTGAATCAGTAACTATAACTGGTTATGACTGTGTCTAATTTTTAGGTAGGGTGATGTTTCTTTTTTTCTTCACCTTCCCACCCGGAATTTATTCGCCCGCACCTCCCGGTGGTGGCCCAAGTGGATCTGGGTTAGATCTTTTCCCCGGAATTGGACTTAGTTTTTCTCCTCCGCCTCGTTGGCAAGGGATGATGGACTATCTTCCGGGAATCGGAACAGTTCTTTTCGGAGGAAAAACCACAAACAACACCAACGATGGTGTTTTGAATGACAGTTGGTTTTGGAACGGTTCTGTCTGGGTGCTATTAAATGAAATTGTTGGTCCATCGGGAAGGTTCGATGGCTCTATGTCTTTTGATGGAACTAGTCTCATTTTGTTCGGTGGAGCTAATGCTGAACTAAATCCATTGCAAGACACTTGGTCTTTTACTGGAACTTGGAGCCTGGTTAATAATGGAACAGGAGCTATTGTTAATCCTGTTAGTCGAAAGTCAGCTAAACTATCTTACCAGTCTGGAATAGGGAAGGCGATCTTATTTGGCGGACAAACCAATAACACTTATACTGCTGGCACGTGGGCTTGGACTCACTCTAATAACACTTGGACTTTGTTGAACCCACCCAATGCTCCTAGCAAAAGATTGCACCATGCTCAAGCTAGCAGCCCATCGATCACTTTGCTTTTTGGCGGTGCTGGTCCAACGGAACTTTTGACAGATACTTGGCAGTTTGACGGAACTTTTTGGCTTGGTGTCAATTTGGGGTTATCGAGTTCGGTGCCCAGCGGAAGATATGGGGCAAACATGGTGTATGATAGCGGGAATAACTTATTCATTCTGTTTGGAGGAATCACTGCCCAAGGATATAACGCAGAAACTTGGGTATTCAATCCTACAAATAATACTTGGACGCAAATTCTTCCATCAGGAACTGTGCCTCTGCGAAGAGCCTATGCTCAAATGGCATATGATGTCTTTTCGGCTCGAACGGTATTGTTCGGCGGAATCAAAGATGATGAAGATTACAACGATACTTGGTTATTCAATTCATCGACCAATGCTTGGACGCCACAGTAATTAATTTTTAACGATGGGGAGTTTGCGTTTCAAAGATGGAAAGTCGCCACTATCAAATCGGGTTTTCAGTTCTTCATTATTGGGATGTAAAGACAAAGCTCGTTGAATAAGAGTATCTTCGTCTTCAACGATGTTGGGATCGGGAATGATACAGCCTTCTACGGGACAATAAGTTTGGCAATTAGCAAAAGAATAAAACCCCACACACTCATCACATTTGTTTGGGTGAATATAGAAGGCATCTATTCCAACATCAGAGCCATCCGTAATTGCATCGTTAGGACATACTTCAGGGCCAAAACACGCTCCGCAATTGATGCATAGGTCTGCGAGGATTAACGTTGCCATTACTTATACTCCTTACTCATCAAATTTTCCGTGATAACTTTTAAACACTCTATCCCACCAAAAATTAAATATCCCCAGATTTTTTGAAGTTTCAATATGATGTATATAATGAAGTTGAGTTAGATGTTGAAACCACTTAAATTTCTTCCACCAAGTATTAGATAAATGAAACTTTTCGTGCCAAAAATCATGCAAATATCCAATCAATCCCATCTCTATCACTGTTAGAATAGCTGCCCATAGAGGTATCACTTTGAACCACCCAAACGCCAAAATGACCAGAATAATAGGAAGGAAAAGCAAAATAAATAATTTGCCGCTATCATCAATCCCAGCTTCTCGATATTTATCGGAATACATATCCTCAGGAGGATATAAGACTTGGTGATGTGTATAATGGGCTTGATATAACCTTCCAGACCAACGTTTATGCATAATCCAATGCGCCAAATACCCAAACAAAGTAGTTAGAAAAAAAGCAGAGGCAAAAGTAAGAAGAATGTAAATAAAAATCATTTAGTTGAGGCTTGATATTTGGTTATCCTGATATCGTTCGATCAAAAAAATACAATCATGAGCCTGATAAGCAGCATCACCGAAATAGTGCGTATTAGATATTACCATTAAAAACTCCTTAATGTGGGGCAGAGCTTCTTTTTTAACCTGTCCCATTTTAATAGCTTCTTCCACATTTCCAAATTCTAATATTGCCTCTATTTGGCGCTGAAGATGCCATCCTAATTTGCTATATTCTCGACACACGGTAATAATATCTTGAATGTCAAGCGGGACATCAAGTTCTTCCTCATCGAACGAAAAATTTGGGTCTTTCAATTTTGGCGTGCCCATAGCGATCTCCACATCAAAGTAAATAGTTAGAGGGAATATTAGTTTAGTGGGGCACCTCTCGAATATTATATTTGATGTAATGCGAAATTATTGAAAGATCATGATCTCTAAGCAAGGAAGCCCATAATTTTAATCATGGGTAATTGACCTTAAAGTGCAACGTTGGCGGAAACCGGAGAGCTTGCATCCCATACCCTATGACGGGTACCAGCCCGTTTCCAGCGGGAGCCGATCCTTGACCGGTTCAGTTTCCAAGGACTTTAGTCATTGGTAATTGACAATAGTCTTTATATTGGATTATTGGCAACCCTTGACCGGGCGCTTGACTTCTTTTGGACGACAATTCATTTGTGCAGCTCCTTAGTGGCTAATTGAAAGTTACTAAATCTGCGATCCTCTGTTATTTCTTCAATTACCTTCAAGAAAGGCGGCAATTCTACTTTCTGATTTTGATCGGATAACTCCAGCTCCAAAATCGCCAATCCGCCCAATGCTCCTTTGAATAAATCTAGTTCAAAACACTGATCATGATAATTAAAGACAAAACGTGTCTTTTCAATCACTACTTTATCGGGATGCCTTTTTTCTAGTGCTTTTTCATATTCTTCTTTGGAAATTTGGTGTTCCGTTTCTTTATGCACTCCAGCTTCCACGAATTCTTTTTGATTGGCATGATATACGATTTGAATCTTGCCCAACAAACCTTGGACTGTTTTTCTTATTCTTGAAGATATTCCGCTACTATCAGGACGAAGATAAATCTGCTTAATCCTTTTTACATCCACCAAGCCATCAAACATAGATGCTAAGTCTCTCCAAGAAGATGGCAACTCTACTAAATATCTCTTCTCGACTTCTAATTTTTCAACCACTATATCTTGATGGAATTTGAGTAATAGTTTAGCCAAACTTTCGACCAGAAAACAAAAAATTTTTTAATGGCGAGGACTAATCTCAATAGCTACTTGCCCTTTGAACGCCCGAAAGGATCTTCGATCTATCCCTATTCCAAAGGACGGATCAATTAGTTCTCGAGTCTTCGGATTCCAAGCAAAACAATGGTCTTCACTATCAAAAAGCGTTCCACTTATTCGAAAACTAACTTTGCCTTCCACCATAATCAAAGCAGGGCGTTTAATTTTGGTGAGCAAAGTGATCAAACTGGTTTTGGCTCTCCAGCCTAACCTCTTCAAAGCATGGACAGCTTCATGATCATCAGTGCGCCAATCCATACCTTTGAAATGAAATGGGTGAGTAGCCTCCATGGCTTTCCGATGAGAAACATCGGTAATCATGGCAATACAGGTAGGAACACAGTCAGTTCTATAGCGCTGTTTGAGAATTTTCATGTGTTTGACAAGTGCAAAAGAGGTAAAATTAGTAAGGTCGATGTCGGCAAGAATAACAGACAAAACCACCATCTTCCTGATTAGGCGCAGACAAAGGACAATAAGTTCCACATTTCTGGCAAAACAATCCGGCTGTAGAAGCGTGTTTTTCTCGATTAATTAGAAAAATTTCTAACCTATCCAAAAGAGACACTAAATCCAGATTGATATGTCCATTTCGAATAACCCAAGTTAGATAACCGCCAGTCTTTTTTAAGCCCTCTTCTGTGGGATCAGGATCAGCAATTTTATAATTAACATCATGATCCTGCGCCCAATTCTTAAGAAGTTTGGACAGAATTTCTCGATTACTCATGAAAAATGGTTCGAAGAGACCACGACTTTAGCCGTGGGAAGAATTGAATTCTCCTTTTGAGGAATTGTTCATAGAAAAACAAGGACTTTATTCTCTCGTGAGAGAAAGGAAAAATCCTCAGAAAACCTTCCCCGTAAGGGGCTTGTTAAACTGCTTCAAACTCTATATCGAAGAGTTAAGATTTACTTCGTGGATTTCTTAGCGGGCTTAACCACCTTAACTGGTCTTGCACCTTTACGAACACCGCCGGACTTACCGGGGGAAATAAAAGCCGTGGTAGAATTGCGGACGAAATGATCCACAAAACCAAAAACCGTCTTGGGCTCCATAGAAACTGCTTTGCTAACTTTGCTAGCTAGAACTTGAAGGGAAATATGATCCTTGTCATCCATGTTGCTGACGATTTCGTTGGTGGCATCCCAGACTTTTTGAGCCGTTTGGATCATGTTCTGAATGTCGTTGTTATCATTGGTATTATTGTCGTTTGACGTATTAATAGTTGTCATTTAATTGAACTCCGTTTGGATTGTGAGACGTAATTGCCTCGAATTAAGTTTGAAGTATAAGTCTTTGAATAAAGATGTCAAGGGACAAAAGAAAATTAAGCGTATTTGGCGATCAAATAATCGAGGAAAGCTTGAACATTTTTTCTTCGATAATATTCGCTTTCCACGTAGGGCTGGACGGGAAGTTTGTCAATTTTGCCGAGTTGAAGGGCACGACTATATTTAGCCGCACAGGAGCGAGAACAAAATCCACCACGTTTGCCTTTTTTGGATTTGTCTCGTAAAAGGCGAGGAGAACGCTCGAATTCTTTTTTGCACCAAGCACATTTTAATTTAATGAGCCGAACCCTTCGACTGTCATCGGCGGAGTGAGTTGCCCGATCTATTACGCGTAAATTATTAATATCATTGTTAGTAAAGTCAAAATCCAAATGATCTACTGTTAAGTCCCCTAAAGGTTTGCCAAGATGACATTCTAAGAGCCATTTTGGATAACTGACAGTCCGACGATTTCCGTTCTGATCAATAACAACAACTATTTGTCTTCCATTAGATTTAGAATAAGGGCCCCAGACACGAAAATTGTCAGCATAATTTTTGGCTAATGCCTCAAATTGAGCAATTTTTTTAAACAAAATCGCGTATTTTTCCATCCACATTATGCATAGATATGCATCTTTATATGGAACATATCAAAAAATCTTATCGACAAAAGTATTCTCATAACTATTCGGCATTCTTTAATGAAGACGCTATTTCATATTACTTGCTTGGTGTTTATTTTACAGATGGTTGTGTTTTTAAAAATGGTGTCAGTATAGCAAACCAAATTAATTCGTGCGATAAAGATTGGTTAGAAAAAATTAGAGACGTGATAAGCCCACAATTATCTGTGCAATCAACATCTAAAAATCGACCTGAATATTTCAGATTACGATTATGTGATAAACGCATATCAGAATGGTTAATATCAAAAGGGTGCATCATTAACAAAACTCTTACTATTGAATTTCCAAATGTCCCAGAACAATATTTACCAGATTTTATTCGAGGGTGCATTGACGGAGATGGATCGTTAGGATTATATAAGCGTAATAGAAACAAATACCCCTCCTGTTATATTGTTGGTGCCAGCAAAAATTTCATCGTAAGCATAGCGCTTTGCTTACAAAGACTGGGGTTTAGAAGTAATTTTTACACAAAATCTGTCAAGAAAATGAAAATAACAACCCTTAAAAATGGCGGTGGAATGATTATTCCGAAACATGATCAATATACTGTGACGATTTCTGGAACAGAATGTCAAAAATTTTTGAAATGGTGCTATTACCCAGAAGCGACTCTTTTTTTGCCACGCAAAAAGAAAATATCTGATGACATTATAGCATATGTCAATACGAACCCAAAATACCAAAGTGGTAGAGGCGAATATTTCAAACCACGTAAAGGAACCATCATTACTTGGCCGTCCAATGTTGATTTAGTAAATATGATTAATAAAAGCAATATTAGGCGAGTTTCTCAAATTACTGGAATAAGTGCAGACGCCATTACCAAGAGATTAAAATTAAATGGATTATATGAACAGGTTTCAAAAAAACAAAGAGTATTTTTGCCAAACAAAGAAGTGTTAAAAGAAATGTCGAAAACATCTAACTGTAAAGAAATGGCCAAATTGCTAGGGACGACGATTGGTACATTAAGAAAAAAAATGAAAGCCCTCGGATTAGACTAATCAACATATGTCAAAGAAATACTGTCCTTTATTAATCTTCTTATCAACAAAATGAACCAATTGTTGATGGGTTAGTTCCTTATCCTCAATTCCAAGCCATTTTGCCAATCTTTTAAGATTTTCTGGTTTGGCACGGAGCAATAAATTTCGTTTAATAATCATACAGGAATTGTTCTACTTTCTACCAACATCATAGTTAAGACTTCCTTCACAGTAGTCATAATCCGCTCCGCCTCCTCACATTGCTTATCAATATCACTCTTTCGAGTAACGGGAATACCAATACACAAAGAGCTTTCATTTTTCATGTCGCGCCGGGATCTAGCTTCAATGCTCACATATCCCAACAAAGGATTAAATTGAACTGCCTTGTCAAGATAGGCTTCGATGTTCTTATCGGAAAGATAAATATGACATAGCTGCCTTTGCAAATTGTCTATGATAAGTTCCATAGTGTTGCCATTCATCAAGAGACACAATAGATCATATTTGGCATTGATGTCGTTATCATTTTGAATGACGGATCGGATTAGAGCCCAAGATTCCTCATAATCTTGGTTCTCCAAATATGTGTTGAGCAATTTATTAGCGTGTTTTGCGGAAGCCATCTATTTTTCCTTCAATTATAATTTGTTGAAAGTCTTGGGTGCCAAAATGACATAACTCAATTTAGCGATGATAATCAAATATTCCATCCAACTCATTGCCATAAAAACTGGTTAGATTTTTAACTTCTTCATTAGGAGAAACTAAATCTGGTTCAGAAATAAATTCGTCCGATTTTTGAAGGGTAGCTAAATATTCAATCATCAGCTGATATTGACCCTTGTCGGTAATAAAACGTTTGGAATGATCATCGCCTTCTCGTCCTGCATTTTGAATAACCATTACTGGCTTACCCTCGAACCAAACCGAGGCTAATGCCCAATAGCGACGCATATCGAAATGAAAGTCTTTGTAGTAGCGAACCTCTATTTTTTTGTTGGGATCAGCCGGAGGAAGATCGCCATGAATTTCAGGAATATGATTGTAGTGGTGCCAATTAGCTTTGAGGATACTGAGAAAGGTTTCGGTATGAATGGGTGTGCGTTGATAGAGTTGATTAGGAGTCATTTAAGAACTTTCTAAATGTTAGATTAATCCGTGGTTCGGTAACGTTTGGATCTTTGGGAACACTATGTTTAAAATGATGTTGAGTGGTGCCGCTCATGATTAATAAAGAGCCATGGGTTAGAAGATATTGTTCATAATCAGCACCATCTATTTGGCGCATTTGGAAAAGACGAGTAACGCCCAATGATACCGAAGCAATATTAGCATCAATACCCAATTCCTTTTCATTGTCAGCGTGCATCCCAACACTGTCTCGACCATTACGATATAAGTTAAGAAGAACACTATTGTAGGTAGCTCCTGTAATGTTTTCTATCTGGGATCTAAGATCGAGAAGAGATGGAAGCCATGGCTGAACTTTTTCAGTGATCCCGGAATAAGAATATGCCATTTTGGGACTATCAGCATACCAAGCTGTGTGGCGCGGAACTGGAAGTTTGGCGCCCGTTTTGTAGTTTGTATAGTAATGCTGCTCCCAATTTACAGCTTTAAGTAAGGCAACAAACAGTCCATCAGCTACTTCTTGAGACAAAAAATTAGGATCATAATCAACGATCCCGCCAAGATTAAGAGTCTTTCTTTCCATCATTTGTATAGAGGCTGAACGTTTTTTAAGTATAACTCAGATATTTCCAGCTATAGGATTTAAACATCTTTTTCTTCTTTATCACCAAAATATTAAATAATCCATTACTTGATCATGGTATTCCCGATACTCTGAAATGAATTGCTGGCAAATCTCAATTTGCCATTTAATATCCATAGATGGCCATTTATGTTCTATAAACTGCATCAACAAAACTAGGTTTCCAGCTACATTGAGATTTCTTCGAGAATAAGTATTGATTATAGCGTGAAAAGTGGCGATGATATCGGTGAGAGAACCATTGCCTCTTAAGCCCACGCTGATCATTTCGATTTCAATAAAATCATCATCCACGATAGTAATTTCATATTGCGATTTTTCTGTTTCATAAATAGATTCAAAACATTTCCAATCATAAAATCTAAACATTTTTCTTCTTTATCACATAAATATTAGATAGTCCATTACTTGATCATGATATTTTTGATATCCGGGAACGTATTTCTGATACCATTTAATTTGCCGTTTAATATCTCGCCATGGCCATTTATTTTCTACATATTGCATAAACAATACTAAATTGCCAGCCACATTGAGATTTCTTCGAGAGTAAATATCGATCAGGGCGTCGGCGATGTCGTTGATGGTCCAGTCAGCTGTGATGGCCGAGGCGGCAACGGGTTCAGTAAAATCAACATCCATGATAGTGATTTCGTATCGCCATTGATCTGTTTTTGAGTCATAATCCAGATATTTCCAGCTATAGGATTTAAACATCTTTATTGTCTTCCGTGTTGCTATATTTACTCAGGAGGCACGCCTCAGCATACTGAGCAATATAATTCTAGTGCATGATTGCATTTCTGTGGATGCTTCCCTACTCGGCAATAATCTGCATGGAAATGTCGATTCACTAATTCATACATTCCTATGGGCGAATATCTTCATTCGCTTTAACCATTACCAAAACATTGGGAAAAACAGAAAGTGCTCCAGTATAATAAGCTACCTGATCGTTTAAGGGGTGATTATCCGGTAAAATTATAGGAAAGGTAATTTCTACTTGAGGAGATGATTTGAAAACATCTGCATGAATTTTGATGTCTTGAATAAGTCCAATCCGCTCATCATCCAAATAGACGTTAGTATTTGCAGCAGTCAATAGTCCGTTCTCGTTGGCTTCCATGATAATTCTAAGTTGTTGCATTAGTTTCCTCTCTATAGTACAACTATATCAAGTGTTCGGCAGTGCCACCAGTCTGTGTTCTACTAGTGGCGGTCTCGGCGTACCGAGCAATCAATTGCCATAATTTTTACTCGATCTACTTACCTCAACAAGTGAGATAAGCGCGAGTTAGTGGAAGTTCTGGGCTACGCTCCCAGCACATCGACAATGCTATTGTCGCGTTCTTCTAAATGAACTAAACTCCCTTGTTGTTGATAATATGTTGTTTTATGCCTTTAATATGTGATATATCATTGAATATGGAATTATTGGGTTCTGTTGGAGAAAAATACAAAAGCTGCGAAATCGTAGAGACAGAACATATTCTTTATGACAACAGAGGACATAAAATAAGTGCAATTAAGATTCGGTGTGCATGCGGTATTGATAAAATTGTGCGCCTCGGGGATTGGAAACTTGCAAGAATTGGTTCTTGCGGGCGCGGGTGCCAATTCAGCACCAGTAGAAAACAAGATCCTATTATTACATCCGCTAAAACAATTTTCAGAACAAATTATCAAGACGGAAATTTAACTTTTGAGATGTTTTATCTACTATCTCAACAAAATTGTTTTTACTGTGGTAAATCACCTTCCAATAAATGGAATTCATTTTCAACCCCAAGCGCTGAGACATCATCTCAATTCTCCATCGAAAATGGAATGTTTATATACAATGGTTTAGATAGGATAAATAGTTTCAAGCCACATAATTTAGATAACGTTGTATCTGCCTGCATTAATTGCAATCGAGCAAAAGCTGAAAAAAGTCAGGAAGAATTTATTCAATGGATTATTCAAGTAAATAATTTTTGTAAAAAGAAATCTAATGCATGTCCTAAAACTGCCCAATTATTACAATACGCTGAAAATCAAGGTATTACCATTCCAACAAAGATATCACCTAATATTAACGATGTTTCAAATAAATATGGCAGTTTGACAGTGCTTTCTACTTTTAGGAAAAACAAGAAAACATGGGTAAATTGCATATGTGATTGTGGCAGCCCCTGCATTAAGGGTTTAGGGCATCTCAAAGAAGGCGCAACTAGATCTTGCGGCCAACGATGTCCATATTGTCCGATTAGAAAGCGGCATCCATTAATAACGTTAGCTAATCGTATATTTATATCTGTTGGATACAATGATGGAGATTTAACTGTAGAACAATTTTACATGCTCTCGCAATTAGATTGTTGGTATTGCGGAAAACCTGCAATTAATTCCAATATCGTTAAAAGGTATAAAAATAACCATAGTATATACCATTATAACGGATTAGATAGATTTGATAATAATCAAAAACATATTATAAATAATGTTGTTCCTTGTTGTATTGAATTGTAATTGGGCTAAAAATGATATGCCAATATCAGAATTCTTCATTTGGATACGACGTGCATTTGTTCATTTGCATAATTCTATGGATGCAATGCACATCCTTGCCCGCCATCAAACAATGTCCAATTCTGTTGAAGTAGATAATCTCGATCACCTAAATGAACATTAGCAACTGATCCGCTATCAGTTTTATAGACTTGTCCAAATGTCCATGCGCCTTTATCTGCATTTTCCCATCCATATCTATCTGTCCATGCTGGAGCTGTATCGTAAGCATAGTCTGTAATTATTTCTGTCAGTTCATGCGCAATCACAGAAACCATAGCGTCTGCACTCCAATCAAAGTTCGGCGAATGAGAAATACCATAAAGGTCATATTTGGATTTTGCTGAACATACATCTAAGCAACGAGCAGGATCTCCAATCCATGCAAATTTGACATCTACAGCGTTGTAAATTTTATGGTTATGAAAACCACAATATGCTTGACAGGCGCTCTCAAATCCATCATATTGGTTAATATCAGAACTAGTCAAAACTAAATACGCCGCTGTAGGATCATTTGGAACAGATTGGTCATTAATTGCATCTGTAACAATAGCGAACACATCTGACATTGAAAGATTGTTTCCATGAGTGGCGCTGCTAATAAAAACACTTTTGGTTAAAATCAAATTGTTGGTAGCATAGGCACGTCCCATAACGCCCTGAGCAGGAGCAATCATATCTATAGGAAGAGTTTCATAGTAGGTAGAAGTGGTGCTAAACCACGGACTTCCATTAAGGTCAATGATAAATTGTTCGACAATTGGCACCGTTTTATTGTTATTAATCCAATTGCCATACCATAATACAAAAATTTTAATTGGTTCAACCATGACCGGGCCATCGTGATATGAAATGGGCTCGTTGCCACAAGACCAGAAATCAAAATTCAATCCTCCGTCCCCTTCACTTATCACATCTTTCACCTGACTATCTCCAGATGCATCTGCTTCCATTCCCGCATCTACTACATCCATAGCATCGCCCAAGCTACCGCCATCAGGATTAACAACTTCTCCGGGACACCCAATCAGCAACAATAAGCCAAGCACTAAATAATGAATAGATTTCATGATAAGTCCTCGATTCGATCGAGAAGTTCCTCAACTTCTTCCGGCGTGAGATACCCAATCACGTCATCAGTGATCGGCGTGTCGTAGGTAAGTTGTCCGTCCTTGCCGAAAACCGCGAGTTCATACAACCCTTCTTCGGCACCATATGAATACGGGTACTTAATGACGGAGGCGCCATAGCCATTGGCAAACGTCACGCGTGCTTGAACACCGTCTATGCCCAGTGGATGTCGTTCGAACTTTAACTCGATAAATTTCATGAATCTTCCTTCCAAATCTTATATATCATCCACATATACCATCACATGTCTAATTTCCCCGCCGCCTCCCACAAATACACGTCCGTATAAAAGATCTCCTTCATCTACCGCAGTATTGACAAAACTAAATCCGAAACCATCACTTTCTCCAAGACGTTCCCCTCCATCTAGAGTAATGGCAGTAATTTTCCAGTTTTTAGCTTGGGACGCCTCTTCTTTGAGAAACCCAATAATTTTATCACTGTCTTCTATTAGGTTGCCATAATCTCCATATGGCGCCACATTAATCAAATCAGGCACTAACTTATCAGCTTGCTCTTGGATTTTCTTTTCCAAGGCTTGCCTCATCTTCTCAATAGAAACGCCAAGGACGGCTTCAATTTTTGCTTCTCTTTGCTCAGGAGTATCCTCTTTAGCGATATTTAATTTATCGATGATTTGTTCAATATCAAACATTCCAATTCCTAAATCGCTTCATGTCTTATTATCAATCAGCGTCTTAAGAACTCTAATCATTTCTTCATAAGTATTAATAGCTAAGTCATTGCCATCGAAAATCATAGGCGGTTTACCTTTTTTCCAAGAAGAACTCAATTTTTTTCTACGTTTCACTTCTAATTCCATTTCAGCAATATAAGATTCAATTATTTCTGGAGTAATCTGTTTCGATGATTTAATCATAATTTTTTCCATTCTGTTATCAATTTAGGTCGGTGCTCACAATCCAAATTATCACAAGGCCCATCATGTTTTCCAAGTAATGCCATCTTGGTTTCCATACAAATTTCATAACGCCAGCATACGTCGCAGATCCATTTACCATCATCTGTTTGGGCGTGCGAGAGATGTTTGTCTCCAAACTTACAAGATTCACAAGGACAAAAATCGCAGAAATTCATTTAAATGTTGTCTCATTATTATAGGACTTGAGAAATTCAATCAAGTTCCATTTATCTTCCGAACTTAGCTCGGTACCAAATTCATGTCCTTGATTGCTATTCCCTTGACAATGCAAACAATTTACCTCGAACTCAAATCCATCCGGCAAATTCTCATCTCCAATATATCCAAGCTTTTTGGTATCATAAACAAACCCGCCAATATGAAATCGATGGGGGCGCTGATCCACTGGTTGCAATAAATCCCAAATAGTGGGCACGCTTCCATTATGAAGATAAGGTGCAGTAGCCCAGACACCAGCAAGTGGTTTCGCTTCGATTCGATTCAACTCTGGACTGCGCCATGTAGCTGGCAATCTTCCATTCTCATAATTTAACAAATCTATATAAATTAAACCTTCTATTTGAAGGGCGGCTACTTCCTTTACATGATTAATCCATGGTGCAATCATACCAGTAAAAATATCTTTCTTATTAATTAATTCCAGTTGTCCTTGAATATAGTTAGGATCAGTTCCAACACTTATATAGGTATAAGAAGCGGTTCCGGTGAGAGTATAAGAAGCTTTGGGATCATGGCAATTTAAACATTTATCCTGAAAGATGATTTTGCCCTTATTAGCTTTATCGGTATCGATGCTGCCTAAAATTGCTTCGGGCCACTTGGGAGCTTGAATTTTTTGAGCATAATAAGAAATGTCCTGAAGTTTCTTGACGGAGCAGGTGGTCTCGTAAGTTTTCTCATTAAAATCGGTCAAAAGAGTAGTGCATTGAGCCAAATTGCGTTCCAGCATAGAGTTAGTGGTTCCGCTCCAAAAGACCCAAGTTTGGCGATCATAATCCCACATATAGGGAGTGCTTACTGGCCCACCTTCTACATGGACTGCGTTTTTGAGATGGAAATATTTATCGGAGATGAGTTTCTTTGCTACACTCCATGGGTTAGCTCGCCCCAATCCACTTTCTGCCACCAAAGAATCTTTGTCAGCCGTTCCATATTTCGTTTGTTCCAACAAGAAGATGAAACGCTTGACCAAATAGAAATACATTCCCTGTTGATTGCCAAGCATAGCATAAGTTGGATAGGCAGAATCAAGGGTTGTAAAACGCTGAAAACGATAGGTAATGGGATTAGAAATAGTAGAAAGTTTGGTTTGCAATTCTTGACAATCATTGGTATTAAAGGCTTTTTCTACTACTGGAGCTAGAGCCTTAAGGTCAGGATGATCTTTGAGTCTCAGCGAACTGAGCAATATTAATCGATCATAACTTTCCCCCATTCCAAAATGAAGACGAGCTTTAAAGCGCTCATAAAAGGCTTCAAATTCTACTGGATTAGCCAAAGTAGCCGCCAAAGATTTGACCATTTCCGCCACGAAACGATCTACCGCAAAACGAGAAGGAGCCCCATCAACTAAGAAGAAATGTCCTTCGGAATTAGAAATAATGGTAGTATGACATGAGCTGCATGATATTCCGGACATAGGAACATAATCGGTGTTGGTGGAAATAGTAATTCCTAAAGGGATGTCCGCTTGTGGATTAAGTTGGTTAGGATAAAGCACATCAATGTAATTGGGGAGAAGACCAAAACGTTCTGGCTTAGCTAACAGTAATTCATCCATTACCTTAAACACGTTAGAAGAGGGACGTTTCAATGAAAGCATAACATCAGTGGGAAGCCACTGAATCCCTTCATCAAAGTGATAGTAAGTGCCGCGGTCTTCGTTAGAAAGCCCATTGGTAATTTCGGGATGAAAAGAGGAGCCCGAAAGATATTGGATAGGGCGAGGCTGGATGGGAGCAGGAACGGGAGAGAAGAGGGTGAGGGCTCCGCAACTGGTGAGGAAGAAGAAAAGAAGATGATAAAATTTCATTTTATTATAGTTGAAGTCCGAGATCTTTATAGGAAGTTAATTCTACGTTTACTCCGAAAATGTCTGAGCAATCTTTCACAAGGTTTCTGGCATTGTCGCTAAAATCTGGCGCTATCAATTTGCCATTTAAACAGCCATCAAGCTTTAGATATCCTACTAGTTGTATTACATCTGAAACGCTAGCTTGTTGTATTTTACATTCCCAGATTTGAGGTGCCCCTTTCTTTTTTAGTGAAAAATCAGCCCTAAGCCCATAACTTCCGATGGTGGGCTCTCTTTTAACATTTTCACAGGTCTCCAACAACATAGCCTCTACTCTATTCTTTGTCTCTTCTTCGCTTTCTTTTATCCTACTTTTATCAGTATTGGCATATTTCTTAATACGCTCAAGAACTATTTTCTTGAGTGTTTTTAAATTATCATCATCAACGAAAGCATCTTTTGTGATGGTGGTTTGGAAACCATTTTCAAGAGTAATAATTAGCCTTGGGCTGTTACCGCGCCAATCTCTTTCAATGGTTTCTTCTCCTTTAAATGGTGATAACCAATCATATCCAACCTGACAAATTACCACACCATTCGTAATAAGATCTATTTTTCGATTGTCGATATAATATGGAGAATTCTTTTTGACAAATAATCTACATTGATCTTTATCAGTTCCAATTTCGGCCAATGCCTCTTTGCTTGGACTCCACCCAAATCTCATATGTGCTCTCCAACCTTTTTTGTTGTCTTTGTTAGGGTGCAAAACCGTATCTAAAATAGGTGAGCCGCCTTGAAAAACCGGTGTTATCGGAACAATTTCGAATACTTGGAGATTGCCCTTCGCATTTACAATTGGGTTACTATCCATATCCAATAGTTTGAGGGTTATTTTTACCTTCTTGTTTAAGGAGCCATTCAAATAAAGTTGATACCTATGTCCCAATAATGGAATTATGATTTGTGTATAATCCGATTTTCTACAATAAACGATCGGTTTTAAATTTTTGATTGTAATTCTTGTTCCATGTCCTTTAGGAAAAATGTTATTATCATTGATAGTAGAGTAAGGGATTTTTCCAAATCCAATCTGATCAATTTTGGTAATCTGGTCGTCCGACTTTGTTTTTGTGGTAATTTCAACTCCTGTTAAAAATCCCGATTTCTCGTCTAATTTAGTGCCTACAGACATAATAGTTATTTTACCGCCTATACCATGCCTATTAAGAGAATTTGGGTTTTTACAAGCGTTTGCTGCTGGTGAAATAGCTTGTCCGATTTCCGATCTAGAGATACCGCCAGCATCATCATGAACAATAATTTGTCCTGTCTCATAAAATTTCTTTTTGCTCGACCAATCTGCAACAATCTCTATAGAGATGCTGCATAACCCATCCACCATAGCAGCAATTGAGTTATCAACAAGTTCTGATAATAGATGGAAGAAACTGGTAGTATTGTTTTCTAACTCAGAAAATATTTTATTGGATGGTAAAACTTCGATGGTTAAACTCATTTCAATTTCCCTTAAATGATGTTATTCTAAAATAATTTGAGACAATTTAATTTTTCTTTACTTACACTCGCAAGGACACTCCTTATCGCACTTCAAGCAATAAGTATCCTCTGGGGATTCTTGGATTGGAGAGTTATAAACACGCCGAATATCAACACCAAGATATGAAAGCCAATAACTTATTGGACGTCCGTTAAAAGATAGTTTATCAGCAACGCCACGAACGTAATCACCGTTTCCACCAAGACGAGAAATGTCATAAACCGACTGCTCAACAATACTTTGCATGGCTAGAACTGTTTTATCATTTAATTGCTGACCGTCAAATGGTAACAATTGCCGGAGCATTTTCCCAACAATAAGATCTACATCTTGGTTATCAGCGAAACTAGAAACACGAACTCTAGGATCATAATGTGGATAATAAAAATTGTTATCAAACGGCATTTATCTTGCCCTCATGAACATCTATATAACACCCAACAAGAAAACTGTCAAGGCTTGTTTGCCATATCGCGCTTCACAAAAATATTAAATAATCCATTATTTGATCGTGGTATTTCTGGTATTCAGGAATTTCTTTTTGATAACACTCGATTTGCCACTTAATATCTATCCATGGACATACATGTTCTGTATATTGCATCAACAGTGCCAAGTTACTAGCCACATTAAGATTTCTTCGAGAATAAATATCGATCAGGGCAGCGGCTTCAGTGGCGATGCTTCCGGGAGCGACGGCAAACACGGTGGCAGTTTCAATAAAATCATCATCCACAATGATAACTTGATATCGATGAAGTTTTTCACCGTTATATCCAAAGTATTTATAATTAAAAGATCGAAACATTTTTTTACTAATATCTAATAACTTTCATAAAAACACCAGATAACCCATTACTTGATCATGGTATTTTGAATATTCAGGAATATTATTTTGGTATGCCCTGATTTGCAAGTTAATATCTAACGCTGGAAAATTATGTTCTACATATCGCATCAACAACGCTAGATTGCCAGCTACGTTGAGATTTTTTTGAGAGTAAATATCGATCAATGCGATGGCGGCTGCCTCAGTAGCGACGTTGGCAAAAACAGTTTTGGTTTCAAAAAAATCATCATCCACGATAGTAACTTCATACTCATAATTCGGTCTCTCTTGACTAATTACAGGTATGTTAGATCTGGATGTAATACTGCAAGATCGAAACATATTACGCGATCTATAATAGTACCCACCCCCAATAAAAAAATTCTACTGTATCATAGAATACCCAAGTCCAGCAGAGTCTCAGCGAACTGAGCAATAATTGACGATGTTCTTCTAACTAAAACTACCGGGGACTAGTACTAGACCCACACCTTTCATATCCACACTTCACCACTTGTCAATTACTAATTACTGTCTTCGTTACATCCGCCAAATCTTTTATTGGCAAATTCTTGAAATGATCTCGAATTACCCCAATCAATACTTTAACACCGTCTTCGCTGACATAGGCTCGCCCCCAATGACACAGAGCCGTTTCCATTTGCATTTGAGAAGTGCTGGCATACAAAGTTAAATCTGACATTACCAGATCATATTTATATTGAGTCTTCTTTTCCTCATCGAAACCCATCACCGGGGTGGTGGCTTGAAAAATCAAAATATAATCATATTTTTTGATATTGAATTTAATACCTTCAATTAAAGAAGAAATCATGATTTTTATTTCTTGTCCTTTTCCAACCAACCCATCACTATCTGTTTAACTTTTTCTTTATTATTTTCCAAGCTGTCGTCAAACTTAACAAATCCCTCATTAATTCCCAAACGATCTTTAATGGTTTCTGCCGTCTCTTGAAGAGCATTTTTGAGTTGATTGAGAGAAGCTTGCACATCTTTTTGAGCTTGTTCTGCTTCTTCGGGAAAATAAAAATTACCTACCTTTGCTGGTATAACAAAAGTGTCAGCATATTCTTTAAAACATTTTTCGCAAATGTCGAATTGATAATTGTCGCCGTCTCCGATGAATTTAGAACAATATCCACCTTTCACTTTGGCTCCAATCAATCCACCATAAGCAACCTCGCTATAGCAAGATTTACCACATTTGTTACAAAATATATTATCAGTTTCTTCAACTGCTTTATTAACAGTTTTAATAATCCTCATTTAGTATCTTTGCCCTTCGGAATAATCATAGATGCTCCTGCCAGATTATCCTTGTCCAAATCCGCAAAAGCATTCATATCCATAGAAGCTGATTTGGAAAAACGATAAGCTCCGATTGAATCGGAAATGGCGCTGTAAGTTCTTTGAGTTCCACGGGAATTGGAGGTATAATTAAAACTACTACCCGCAACACCAATACTTGCCCCTTCTGCGAAACTATCAAAATTTGCGCCAAGAAAAATTATTTGCCAATTATGCTTACTTTGTTGTTCTTCCAACATACTCTTGATCTGAGCACGCTTGTATTCGACACTCGCATTTTCTTGTCCGTCGGTCAAAATCACGAAAACAACCTTCTTTGGCTGATCTGCTTCTTGCATAGAAGCAATTTTCTTTTTGAGACTATTTACGGTTGCTCCTACCGCATCCAAAAGCGCTGTCCATCCACTCGGACTATACGTTTCTGTAGTTAATTCGGGAACATCATTCAATGGAACATAATTATGCACCAACTGATAAGTATCGGAAAAAGTGCATAATGTAAGAAAGGCTTTCCCGTCTAACTTTTTCTGTTCTGTTAAAAAGTTATTAAAGCCACCGATAGTGTCGGTGCAAACGCTGCCCATAGAGCCCGATTGATCGAGAATTACTGCAATTGCTGTTAGATTGTCATTCATGTTAATTTTCCTTTTGGTTGTGTTGATAGGTTCTCTATATCAGATGATAAAAGAAAGTTTTTTATTCTTGGGCAACTTTTTAATTTTGGCTTCTAATTTCAGGGCGGCAGATTTGTTTGTTACTGCCCAAATTTTAACAAATTTAACGGGCAATCTGCCTCGTGTATATTTGCTGGCAGTTCCATTATTATGCGCTTTGAGACGTTTGTCAAGGTCATTAGTAATTCCGCAATAATAAGAATTATCGGCGCATTTGAGAATATAAACAAACCATATCATTTACTATTCTTTAGCGCACGGATTTGACGAGCAAGAGATCCTGCACAATTCGATGCTGTCCGATGCTCTATGCCCTGAGCGTCTAGCGCAACCGATCCATGATAATTAATAAGATTGCACTCCTCTGCCTCTTTCGTGTCGCAAATTTTGGCACATTCCTCAATCGTTTGTTCGCGAGCAAAATGAAGAATAATCGCAATGGATTCGCCTAGCGCGGGATACTTTTTTGAAAATGCATCGACAAGCTGTTGAGATTTTTCCGGTTCTGTATTATTTCTATTTGACTGTATATCAATAGGTTTTCTGCATCGACACTTATGTGCATCACAAGTGGGCGTGTTCGAAAATGGAATGCACGAAATCCATGTTGCTGGTTGGCCACACATTACTCCATCGATGCTAAATCCATCGTCACCGGTATTTAATGGATACTCACAAATTGATGTATCTGTCATATTGCACCTTTATTCTGTAAAATTAATCGCCCGTATATTTCCATTCATCTCCATGACCCTCAACGGCAATGCTAGTACGATTATCGGCTGATGATACTTTTCCGGCGGCTGCATGATCAACGCATCGGTCTCTTGAAAAAATCCAATCACGCACCGCCTTCAATGCATCCGAAAACTTTTTGTACGAAGTGTGTCCTGCGCTGGTCGAAAATATGCATATAATTTCTTGGTGATCTTCGTCTGGGGACAACCATGCGTAATCGCCGCTATCTCGAAAAGCGTAGAGCTGCCATTCCTGCTCACTTTTGTCCCAAACGATGCGTGCGAGGAAATCGTGCGTATTGCGTGGCGAGAGGGATCTTTGTGGAACGGACTCGGGCTCTTGCTGCCCCGCCTTGATCTCGCCGTCTTGTCCCTCTGCGCGCTCGAAGTCCCGTTCACATTCGCTATAAAGGTGTCCGATACTGCCGATGGTGCGACTACATGTCGGGCACACATTCTTTCCCCGAAGGGAGCCCGGCTCTGATGGAGCCTCTGCCGGACGAGAGGGTTCCATGTACGGTGATGGAACAGACTCAGGTTCTTTCCTAGTGACCGCCTTAGGATTCCCTGTGTGCCCCTCCGTAGTCTTCCGCTCGAAGGCGCGGACTTGGTCATATGCTTCGTTAGCGCTCGTGATTTCTTTCTCCCAACAATACGCATGTTCTTCGAACTGCGTGCCAACTGCCCACGTCAAGGGTGCAGCTTCGAGCACTAAATCACGGATGACGTCCGCCTTTTCCAATACACTTTCGAGCTGCTTGATGCGCGCCAAAAGATACGGTTGTGCGCCTATAGCGTCACACAAGCCATCATGGGCTGCAATCTCATCTGCTTTTGTTTTGAGATCAGCTTCGAGCTTAGCGATACGGACGTGCAAACGATCGAAAACCGCTCCTAGATCTTCTAGTTCCGGGCCCCAAAGAAGATTCCATTTTTCTTTCAAAGTTTTTCGCAAAAGAGCATCCGACAACTCACTAATGCGCCTCTCGTATGCAACATCATCGGCTAGATCTTCTTTCAAAGCGGCGATTTCATCAGCATTATCACTGAGAACATTGGACGCTTCATCAATGAGTGACCGCAACCATGTGCCGTCTGCCAATGTATCTGGGTTCGGCGGATTGATCATATCCCACTGACTAATTGCCCGCAATACACTTTCGAGATGAGCTAATTTGAAATTCGAAGCTGCGATTTTCTTGTCCTTCTCGTCAAGAAGATCAAGAGCATTACTAAGCGCAAGTTCCATTTTAGGAGCGCCACGCATGCCGTTACGTTCTAAAAACATATCTTCTCGTAGGCTATTTCGTTCTTCTTTAGTTCTTATATTTATTTCAATTTTTTGATTATTTCCGTCGTGCATTTCTTAACCTCTAAACTAGCTAACCATTCAATGTCTTCTCGATCTTTTAGATATTTCTCTGCATATTTAATAGCTTCTCGTTCTGTATCGAATGTTTTTGCCCGAACAGTTCGATGATCAATCTTTCCAGTGTCTGGGATCGGTTTCGTATAATGCTTGGCATCCAGACTCCAATCAGAAATACAAACTTGCCACTGAATGATAGTCATATATCGCCTGTTGAAGTGCATCGATACATAGGAACCATTTTGCCATCACTCATTTCATAATAGCCTGAACGAACACATCGGTTCTCGCTATAACTAAACGTATAACATCCAGAACACATAATCATCATTAATATACATCTCATTGAAGAACCTGTAAATGTCTTTTCAAAGAATTTTTTCTTGCCCCATGCACCGCAAATGTAATTCCAAATCCACCCTCAAACAACCTATCTGCATTAAAACATAATTTACAATCAGAACATGGTATGTTTCTTGTTTGTGCTACGCAAGGTATCCATTTGATTTCTGAATTGGGCAGTTTATAGGACTTATCACTAATATGTTCTGGCACTACTAAAGCGGGAGCGTATCCTTGTTTTCGGGCTTCCAATGCTTCTTCTACTCGTTCGATGGAAGCCAAGATACTGACATCTTTCCATTCTATTCTCGGTACCCGTTTCCAAGCATGAGTATAGGACCAACAACTACCGCCACCGCGCTGTTTCCAGCGTTGAATAGCTTTGTTAAGCAATCTAGTACCTTTAATGGTGCGACTATCTCCCGAAACATGAAGGCGCAAATTTCTGCCTTTAGGAAATTCTTTCCCTTTATAAGCATCATCAATGGCTTTGGCTTCCGCCCTAGCTACTTGCAATGCTGACAATCCACGAGCCCGATGATCTAACTTTTGAACGGTAAAACCCACATGCCCATTTTCCGCATAACACGTTTTATTATCTCGTAGTGAGCAAGTGTCGGGGCAACTTCGTTTAATAGAAACATAAGTGCAATCAATGGGATTGGAGCCTGCAATTTTTGCGTTCTCTGATTTAGAAACGTAAATGGCGCCTTTCATATTTACCTCAATTTTTTAATAATTAATCTCGTAAAACTTTCATAATTCCTTCACATTGGCATGTAAGATCTAATAAATTTTCAGCAATCTTTATAAAATCTTCTTCAGTAGAAAAGGATGCACTTACAATCATTTCACAATCTTCACACTTAAATAAAAACTTTCTTTCAGTGCCAATTAGATTGTCATCGTCCAGCATATCAAGATGCTGAAAAATGCGTTTATGATCCTCACATAAATATTAGATAGTCCATCACTTGGTCATGGTATTTTGGATATGCGGGAACAAATTTCTGATACTCTTCAATTTGCTGTTTAATATCCATCCATAACTTATTTTCTACGTATTGCATTAATAACGCTAAGTTACCAGCTACGTTGAGATTTCTTCGAGAATAAACATCGATCAAGACAGCGGCTCGTACAACGGCTCTTATAGCATCAGCGGAGGCGGCAGCGATAACTATTTCAGTAAAATCATCATCCACGATAGTGGTTTCGTATCGAAATTGATCTGTTTTTGAATCATACCCCAAATATATATAATCTTGAGATTTAAACATTTAATTTCTTAGGGCAAATACTACCGACAAAATTTCTCCCAAATTGCTCCAATCCACGAACTCATTTTTCAAAATATCGCGCAACTCCATCACTTCAATCCACGTTTTTTCACTATCTTTTTCAACACCTCGAGAAACGTTCTTTTGAGATTTGAGCCAACTTATTTCTTCTTCGGTTAATTTCACAGAATAGAGATGCGACTTATGAGCGGAAAGAGTCCCAGCTAATTGTCGAGCTTCATGAAATTGAAGGCGGCTTTGATCAATAACAATTCCCGTTTCTTCTTGAATTTCATGAAGAGCATTCTCCTTTGGTTCCATATCTTTTCGAGAAGAACCCGAGGGAAGTTCATGGATAAACCCGTCCTCCGTAACAGCAGGAGATCGGAACTCTCGCACCAAAACAATTTCGGATTGCATTAAATCTTCGTGAGGCTTCCACATCAAAACAGAACTAATATCACTTCTTGATAGGACAAATTCGTTGCTTTTAAAACGTTGCTCGGAATTGATCCAAACATTTACTTTCAATATCCAAAGAAATATATCTTTATGGTTTGGACGGAAAGTATAAAGAAGTTGAGCAGTTTCTAAACGATTACCTGCTTTTGTCTGGGATTGATACCAGTCTTGAAAGGAAGAATTATTCCAAAGATGAAGGGGAATATAACGTTCTCCGAGAGACCGTTCTGCTCCCTCACCAATTCTTTTCAAAGCAACTTCCAGTGTTTCTGTGAGAGTAGAACAGACAGGCACGCTATATTTTTCTGCATAATGCTTTAGATAAGAAACCTTTTCTGCATCTTCGGGAGCACCAAAAACGATTTTGCCAGAATTTTCGTAACGCCCAAATTCTACGTTAGTAGTTAAACCCGGTAATTTAAGCGTGCCATTCTTATCAAAAGAAAGATCTCTTGGCACCCAAAAAACAATAACATCAGCAATATTGAGATACTGATCTTCCCAACCAATGATTTTCTCATGATCTACGTTTTCATCAAAAACACCATCGCGAGTCTCAGGACAAAATACAATTCCGTCGTATCCAATGTCCTGTAAAATTTGAAGGGCATCTTTGCGCCACGAAGTGCCTTCTTGTCCAGCGCGAAGTGAAGGGCCGGCTAGAAATAGACTTTTACTAAATTTGTATGGCATATTATCATCGTAGTAAATGACTTGCATATAGCTTCCTTTGGTGCTCGTGAATAAAATTGTATGTTCTTATGGGGTACGTTGATTATCTATTGAGGCTCGCTACTGATTTTGAGAACGAAGCATTGGATCTTGGATTGGTGGAAGATCCTGCCAAAAGAAAAGAACGCTACCTCATTGAACAAGAGATTCGTAAAACAAATCCTGAAGCAATGGAAAAACACCGCGAAGGATTGAAAGAACGTCAGCGTAAATGGTATGAGCGCGTGGATCCTGAAAAACTACAACAACTTGAAGAGAAGAAATGGGAGCAGAAAAAACAACAGATGCGCTCGAATACATTGGAAGGATTATCTGTAAAACTTCGACAACAGATTGCTGATACTAAAACCAATCTTAGTAGGAACATTGATCCGACCAAATTATCAAGTTTTGAAAGAATAGTGCCTCGTCTCTATAATTTGCGAAAAAGTATTAAACAACTTTTGTGGGGCGCCCCCAATCCCATCGTCCTATTAACAGAGATGATTGCTGAAATTGTAAATCTACAACAAGAAACTAAAGAGGGCGGGCAAAAAGCCATTGCCAATACATTAGATCACATAGGTCAGAAATTAGAAGAAGTAATTATTCAATACGAACATTAAACTTCGAGACAATTAGAACTAAACCATATTTTTTCTCTATTAGCATTATCCTTGCCACGATCGTTTCCTAGATTACCCATTCCACCATTTGCTTTCCAAGCATACTCTCGCCAAGTATTGGGGAAGCCATGATCTCCTTCATATCCACAAACAGCAATTCTCATTCGAGGATTATCGCCATTCTCAATAGCCCAATTCACTACATTCTTGAAGACGTCATTATCCTCTTGATAGACTTGGTCGCGACCCAGTTGAATATATGGTGGGTCTAAAAAGACCGCTGTAATATCTTTGGATGCTAGCCCCTTATTAGAATAAGTAATAGATGGCGTTAAAATTTTCTTCCAATCGCCGCAACATACTCTGACCCGCCGCAATCGTTTTTGAAGTATATTGAATTGTTCCCTAATATTGTATGTAAGACCATGAATACCGCCACCAGCTGAAGATAATAATGGAGTAGCTTTTAATCCTTTTGTGTTAAGCCAATTATTACCAATAGAGGCTCCCATACCCCATATCCAATATCCTGCGATTTTGGCATCATAATAGTTAGGATCTGAATTCATCTTTTTGCGGAACTCATCTGTTGCAGAAGAAACTAACCATTGATGGCGAGCATGCAAAGTATCTTCATGAATAGGGTAATCAGCATACTGAATAATAGTGTCGGGATTATTAGAGACAGCTCGCCAGAAATTAGAGACAAAGCAATTTTTGTCATTAACAGTTTCGATTTTGGGAATTGATGAATTGGCCAATAAGACCGCTAAACTTCCTGCAAAGGGTTCTACATAGTTGGAAATCTGTCCCAAACCCTGCCAAATTGTGTCGGCAACTTGTCGTTTTGAACCAAAGTAAGGGAATGGTGGTTTGATGCTCATTTAATACCCATTTCCTTTATCATGGGCACCACATCATATATTAGATACTTTTTGAGTCTTTCATTGTAGAATTTTCTACCATCAATTTCTATTAATTGGATTGAATTTCTCTTACAGAATAATCTTTTATATTCATCTCTTTCTTGCTGTTTTTTAAACTCTTCTTCAGGATTATCACTATTGAAAAACCCTGTTGGAATATAATGTTGTTTTCCATTATATTCAATGGCCAATTTTATTAGAGGGAAATAGGTATCAAAAATAAGATTGCGCTCTACATTATCTATATTTCTAATAGAATAATGGGGTTCAAATTCTAAATTATATTGATGAAAAATACTGATCATTAACGCTTCATTGATACCTATGGTACTACATTTTGGACATCCCTTTTCGAGACTAACAACATTAGGTGGCAACGCTTTCCAGCGATGCATACATGTCAAACATTGCCAGTCAATTTTGGTGCAGGAGTTATAATATTCGCCGATCCTCTTGATTGACCTATTAATCAATCTTTGATCTATTATTTCGTTGGTCAAGCGAATATTATTAGCACATCGAGGACACCCACGACCACCATTAAGAATGTGGCCAGGTGTTGCGCTCCACTCATAATTACAAGTCATGCAATTCCAAAGTATTTTTAAATGAGCGCCATTATAATTTTCAATTCTTTGGATATTCCGCCCAATTAATTTCTGATCAATTATTTGATTTGTTAATCGTAAATTGCCTGCACAAAATGGACATCCAGTTTTAAGATCCACAACACTTCTGGGTGTTGTGATCCACATATATTTACAATTTAAACATTGCCATTCAATCTTACTATTAGCATTAACATAATCACCAATTCTTCGAATGTCTCTATTAATTAATCTTTGATCAATTATTGCATTAGATAATTTAATATTACCGGCGCATTGGGGACAACCCGTTTCTTTCCACACAATTTTGCGTATAGTTGTTTTCCATGCATGTCCGCAATTTAAACACGACCACATTACTTTATCAGTTATTTTAGCGTTGCTACAATCATCAAGGCGTCGAATGCTATAACCATATAATTTTTGATCAATGGTTGTATTACTTAATCTAATAGCCATAATTTGAGATATAACATGTAATGCAAACGATTACTTACGAACTTGACAAAATTGCACAATTATGCACAATTATTACTAATTTTAGTGCAGATGCTCACTGGGATTACCAGATTGTTCGCTTTGCCGCCACACAACAAGAACTATTGGCAAAAGCCGAACAATACGACATTCGGGATGAAGAACTTTTTGAGCAATTTGAAACTTTCTTATCAGGCTATAAAGAGTTGGTTGAAGCGTTGAAAATTAGTATCGAAAGCCTTTCCGAAGAAGGTATGCAAAATTTGGGGGATCTCGTCAATACTTTGGAAACCAGGTACGAGCGCATTCAGAGTAATGAATATTTGAATGTGTCCCCCGAACAAGGATTTGATGAAGAATTTGATCCGGTTAAATTCCGAGAACTCTTGGCTAATATGGTAGAAGACGCTAACGATCGTTTTCAATCCGCTGTGGGCGATATTGACGTTAGCGCTTTAAAAAAATTAGAGATTGCCAAAGATCTTAATCAAGACGCAATAGATCGTGGAGATACCAAACTTCATTTCACGGGAGATAAAATTGAACAATTGCTCCGGGCTCGAAGCAAATATCTTGACCAAATCAAATGGCTCCGAAAGTTCGCCAAAAACAGTCCCGAATATCAAAGACTAATCGAGACATCTCGACACAATTATCGAATGATTATGGAGGATCCAGTTCGTAGAGAAGAGTATCGTATTAAATCTCGAAGTCGTCAAAAGAGTTGGTATGGGAGAACAGAAAAGGAAAGGGGCACTGAAGATCCGACTGCCAGAGAAGAAAAACGAATGAGTGTAGTTATAGAAAGAGCCAAGAAACTTAGAGAAGAGAAAGCTCAAAGTACTTTATCTAGTTATATTATTCATTTAACTCAACGATTAGCAAGCCTTAAAAGCGATAAACAAAAATCAATCAAGAAAAATCCGCCCGCGGAATTACAACCGATAATAGATGCAACCAATGCAGCCAAACAGTTAATGAGAGCGTCCCCTTCCCACTCCAATAAATCAGCGCTAGAAGCTGCTATCAAAAAAGAAGATCAGGCTATCCGAAATCACTATAAAAGTTTTTTCACAGAACTGATTAATCTCTATGCTTTAAGAGATAAACTCAAACAATTAGATGAAACAGGTTGGCTTGAGTTACCAGCAATACCGATAGAGGTTCGAGCCCCACTTAATGAGTTAAGGACAGAAGTTAGATCTATTCCAAAGATGGTGCGAGGCGTTGCAGAAATATTAATTTTGATTGCCCAACTTATTGAAAGGAAATTTGAACAATGAACAAACCTAGAAAACAAAAACTTCAACAACTTATTTTGGAAACCAAACAAAATACTTTAATCAAAAAGTTAGCAGCAGAAGATCAGAATGAGGCTGACATAGAAGATTATTCCAAGAAAGTATTCGATCAATTAGTCGATGCAATGTTCGATGAACTTCCTGATTGAAGTTTCTTCAGGACTTTCTTTATAGGAGCGCCCACTATTTAATCACAGATCGTAATTGCCAATGTAGAACGTCCTGTTTGTGGCGTTCCAATGATGTATATATTCATCGCAATTGATTAATTTGGTATAGTTTAATGAAATGGCTCCGGAAACTCGTAGCTAACATCTACTATTTCTTATATCGTTCAGGCATTCGATTACTCCCGCCTAAGTTTTTATTCCATCAGCCTGATTATTCTCTACCATATACCTACTTAGAAACACTTCATGCGGACATCAATTTCACTTTCGGGGAACGACAACTAATTTGGCAAGCAGCCAGAATATAGGAACATTTCACTAATGGGATGTTTAAAATTGATATTTACTTTGATTTAACAAATACTAATCGCAATACTTTTGGAAAAGATGGACTAATAACTCGAGCCTACCCTGAACATCCTGAAGTAGTCAAATGGGACGGCTACTACAAAACCAAAGTGCTGGGACTATGTTTATATCGAGCTAATAATGTCCGAGAATTATTCCTTATCCCAAATCGGTTAAAAACTGATATTGTATTTCAAACTACTGCGGCTCATGAACTAGGACATTACCTTTGGCTGATGCATATCAAAGGAAAGGGGATGATGCATGCCCATAACTTTGGAGATATTTTATTTCCAACTTTAGCGGATGCTAAAGAATTTGCTCCTAAGTTCGATTGCCGAATAGAAGATCTACGTTATTTCTTTATTTAGAAAGCTTTTACTTCTTGAATATGTTGAGGGCATTCACGATCTTCTTAGCAAAGAAGCCCATGATTTTAATCATGGGAGGAATTGCTTTTTCTTTCTTTTTCTAAAAAACTTCCAAGAATGGTGGTTATATATCTTTTGCTACCCAAATGTAACAGAAAGAGGTAAGAGATGAGTTAGAAAGCTATTATCCTATGTTTAGCGAATCGAGACCTAGAAGGCACTTAACTCGATCATTTATGATCGAATAAGCAAACGGTTTTTTTAAAGGGTCGCTATTAGAAACGCCAAACTTTATTAAGGGCTGCTGTCAATCAGCCTATTGTTGCCATTAAAAAATAACCTCCTGCTTATGGTAGGATGAGCGACAAGCCAAGGACTTTAGTCATTGGTAATTGACTCCAATGGATGCCACAAGGACAAGATTGAGCGTAGGGAGATTTAATCAATTTAAACCTATGGACATCCCAACTCCCCCAAACCCTATCAACTTAATAGTCCGAGGATCATTAATAACGCCGGCAATTTGATAAATACCGCCATGCACTAATATGCCGCTTGAAAAATCTGCTTCCATCCGCAAAACGTAATCTCCAACTTGAAATCGTGTTGTCATTTGTTTAATCTCCTATGTCTTGAATTTTCATAAACATAATATTATAATTTTTATTTGCTTTTTAATGTCTTCTTCAACGAAGTTGGTACCATGTTTAATCTTGTTTACGTTCCAACACTACTCGAATATCGCTGGCTGCTGCCTCTTTAGCTTGTTCTAAAGTATCGTAAAAAGCAAAACTATACCATTTTGGTTTTTCTAATTTGTTATTAACTTTTTCAAACAAGGTAGATGGTGCTTCAATTCTAGCTTTATATTCCTCTTTGGGAAGCCAAGCCACGGATGGATCGTCAGCGGGCATGAGTTGAGTGCATTCCACTTCAATAATGGAGTCTCTATGGATGATAAACTTTTTCATGATCTCTTAGGCAAAGATACCCATAGCCTTGTGCTATGGGAGGAATGGCCATTTTTCTTTCTTTTTTCTCTTGACAACCTTAAAATAAAGGTTATATATTATTTTGCTATCTAAGTTATAGCAGAAAGAGTTAATGTTAACAGGTTTCCTCAATCAATCCTTTGAGGAATAAAAAAACAATAGGTTAGACCAGTTGAGATGATCGAGATTAAAGGCACTTTCCTTTATTTGGAAAGAGAGACGGTTATGATCGCTATTTAGAGAACCTCAACACTTCTTGGATGCTATATGCTACCCAGGTTAGGCTGTCGTCAATCAGCCTAACGACTATGATCCTGATCTGGTAAATCAGGGGAGTTAATGTCTCGATTAGCAATAATTAGGGACAAGCCATCAGCCTTTGTGCTGATGGTAATTGACGCCTTTTCTACAATAGCTTGATACATTCGTCTCATATGCCGAGCGTCTGCCAAAGCATTATGCTGTGTTTCTTCTTGCTTGGGTAAATCGCTCTTTTGGAGACCTTTGGCAACCATCATCTGCTTGATGTCGAGACAATACTTGGGGAAGTGTGGAGGAAGATCTACCATTCGCCCGAAGAGTTGGGAAAAGAGCACCCAGTCGTAATCGGAAAAAAATCCAATGAACTCAGGATGTTCATCGGGAGCAATGAAATCAAGGATACCATTTCGAATCCAGGTTCTGCTTGCCCAAGGAATACGAGGATCTACTTTCATGCCATAATACATTTGGACAATCAAATCAGATACATCATCCACCCTGCCATCCTTGGAGAGATACGGCAAAACATTAGCCATTAACCAACCATCGCAATGGCAAGGATCCCAACCATCTCTAGCTACCGCATAGTATTCCTCGCCATCCTCTCGCACCAAGGCAATCGAGATCAGTTCGATCCGATGTTCATATCCACGTTCATTGAACTCACAATCCAGAAAATATTTCAAGACTTTACCTTTTTCTTCAGCTGAGCAATCCGTTTCTCCAACTTCTTTAATTCTTCGAGCTCTTTCTTTGCATTATCTTCCTTTTCCCAGGCAGTAAAGGCTACCATTTCTTCTTCATATTTAAGCAAATCTTTCTTATGCTGTTCTACTTTCTTCTCATACTTAATGAGGTCTTTATCATATTTTTTACAATCGCTAACATAGCGAGTATTTTTTTCTTGACAGACATAGTGGATCGTAAAATAATAATCGCCACTACCGTAGTAATCATTACCATCAACATAAACTGATTCAAACTTCAAAGACTTGGGATCAACGTTGGAAGGAAGTTTACTGGATAGCTCTTCAAAGGTATATGTTGCTCTACCATAATGAAAGGGAGCTAGATTATGAACTACCGTATGATACTCCTGTGGTTTAATAGGTTGTTGTGGAGTGGATGGTTTAACTGGTTTCTTCATATGTAGTCATCTCCTTCACTTGGATAGGATGGTCTCCAACTTTCCACCAACTTCCCTTTATCATCATGTTGCGTAAAAGAAAATGGCACTCCGCAACAACCACATCCTAATTCTTTACCGGTATATTTGGTCGCTATTCGAAAAGATATTAATGCTTTTTGAATATCAGCATTGGGAAGAAAGGCATGAGCTGCATGTCGTCCGAGTCGATCAACTATATTAACTTTCCATCCTTCTGATTTTAATCCTGCTTCATCTTTGTAATCTAACCACCAATCTCCACCGGAGTTATTGGTGGAAAGAAGCACGCCCGCTTCTTTGATTTCGGAGGGATCAAATTCAATTATGTCTTTGTCGGAACCCCAAAAATATTTGAAGGGTTCGGTTTTCTTAACTTTTCTTTTTGTGGTCCTTTTGGTTGATTTTTTTATTGTATTTTTCTTCATGTTTAACACCTATCGCTTGAACTAATCCAGCCTTCAAACTTGCCCTCAATGTCATATTCGAATATTTGAGGTATAAGTTTTTCCACAATCTTTCCACTCACATTATGTTTGAGGTAGAAACTTTCAGGAATAAAAACTGTATCGTCTGCTCGATCATAAAATGGCACGCCCTCTTGATTAGCAATATGCATAGCATTGCAAAGGTGATCATTAGCTTGATCGAGTTCCGCTTTGATTTTGGGAGTAATTTCTTTGACCAACTTAGCAAATGCTTCCTCTAACAGTGGCGGCGTTCTCTTGGTAAGCGCACCTCCACAATCCTGACAAAACTTGCCCGTTTTTTGATTTCGCTCGCAAGATAAACAGCACATAATGATTTCCTTAGACATGATTTACTTTCCCTTTCAATAATAATCGAAAACTTTCAACTTTCCCAATTCCTGATATTCGGGCTCATAAGTTTCTACCCATCGTTTTAATCCAATGGGAATATTATAGTTGCCGCCATCAATATAAGCACGATGGACTTGGGCATCCCGTTCAATAGCTCTTAAGTATTGGATTCTTTCCGCTTCAGGAATGATGACATTTCCCCAGCCTTCCCAATGAGCAGATATTGGGCTATACTCTGTGCTCCACCGTTGCAATTGTTTGACTTCCATCAGAGCCTTAGATCGATCTCGAACACACATAATGACACCGCGTTTGCCATACGTCAAAGCGAAGTATTCCAAGTTTTGATTGGATGGAACGGGGATAGAATTTGGCGAAGGCGATAAGATCAACATATCAATACCTTAGGCAATTAAAAGTGATTTCAAATTTATCCCACGACTTGTTATTAGTGATGCTCTCAAATTCCATTTTTTTAAATTCTTCTTTAAGGATTTTAAAATCCCGTTGCCCTTCCTTGAATTCTATTTCTTCCATTGGAACGGAAGCAAATTCTATCAATTGCTTATTAATAGCAAGCGTTGCCCTGTTCTCTTCAATTGACATCCATTTTTTAAATAGAGCAGGATTTTCACAAAATGACTCGGCTTTTCTATCTGAAACTAATCGAGGTATATTGTCTGATTTATCACCTCGAAGGCTTTTGAGAGCGATATAATTTTGGGGAGGTGCTTCCATGAATTCCTTTCGGATCGGATTATAGATGCTAATCTTAGGATATCCACGTTGAAGCAATTGAATATAATCACTATCAGTCGAAACTATTGTTAGTTCCTCATTCTTCATATTTTCAGATAAACTGCCGATTACATCGTCTGCTTCATAGTTGCTTGCCCGACACACTGTAATTGGAAGCATGAGAAGGAGCCGAACTATCTCATCGGCATACGCATAAACTTCTTCTTTGGTTTTGGAACCGAGTTTGATCAGTCGATTAGCTTTATAATCCGCAAAAAGATCGTAGCGAAACTTGGCATGTCCTTCGAGAACAAAAAAACATTTGTCAGGAGAAAATAATTCAATCAAGGAACGAAGGCTACGAAAAAAAGTATAGATAGGCGTATAGTCAATTTTGTCGGCATCTTCCGAAGTCTTATCCATGTCCAACTTAACATGAGAAGTCCGATGAACCATATTTAGTCCATCGATTAGAAGAACTTTATCCATTATTCTAAATATCAGGGCTGAACAATGCCATCTTTGTTATCCACTTTAAAGGTGGAAACCATCTGATTGCAAAGCTCAGGTGTCTGTTGATTAGTGATGACAGACCCACATATCATAGTATAAGTTACTTTATCTTCAGCCGACATCCATGCTTGAACTTGTATTGTTTCTCCAAACTGATGGGGAATAGCATGAAATTCTATCAAAATAAAAGATCTGTCATTCAGTTTAACATTACGAAGATCATCGATGCCAATGTCCTTTGATTTCAAATACAATTCAAATCCAAACGCTAATTCCTCATTTGAGATATGAGTAGGCAAAACTTCTCTAACTACAGCTAAGCCAATTTTTTGCTCCTTATTGACAAATTGCATTCCAGCAGAATTCGTTGGAATAGTAGTGATCCCAACCTTCTCCCAACCATTAAGAACTTCAATCGACCAATCTTCGCCCCGTTCAATTACGGTCATAGACGGAGGAGTTGGCGATTCAGTTACCGTGGGCGGCGGAATAACAATTACCTTTTTATTGTCCGCAGCACATGCCATTAACAAGCATGCCAGTGCTAATAATTTTCTCATTTTAACTGCCCCAATAGCTAACGGTCTAACGAACCAATCAAATTCCGAATTCGATGATTGCCTATCATAAAAACATACACTCCACAAACAGTCAGAACGCTACAAAACAAAGCGACAAACTTATTGACGCCCCTGTATTCCAATTGCATATCCACAAAACTACCACACACAAACCCAATGAACGTGTTAGTAAAGGTTAATAGAGCCATTAAAGGAATCACCAAAAACAAATGCTTAACAGATGGTAACATCAATTAGAACCTCCAATTCCGCCTTTAAACTTTCCAAGCAAATCACCAAAAAAACTTTCTTTGACAGAGACACCGCCCTGCTTAGATTGAACCACTCCGTAAATATCCATAATTAACATAGACGCTTCTTGCATGACTCCTGCGGCTAATCCGGCTCCTTTAGACATTTCCACGAAATATCCATTATGATCCGTTTCAACAACTCCTTCCGCAGTGGTAAGAGAAGCCTCCAATTCAATCACTAACTTTTTCAACAGTGTCAAATCTACTTTATTTTTATCTTTGGTCATTGATTCCTTTCGCACAAGCCCATGATTTTAATCATGGGTTATTGACCTACTATATCACGTGGGTTGAAACTTTAATTCGCACCAATCTATATCGATACATTTATAGTTTCCTTCTATATTCTTCAAAATATTCCGAGGGTGAAGATCATTGTGAATAATAGGAGCGGCATGTAGGTTTAACCGAAACCTCCTCATCTTGTCCATCGAGAAATCAAGCCCCGAATGCAATCCTTCCAAAGTTCTTTCTAATTCTGTAATAGTGAAGGTTTTTTCAATGCCCCGATCTTCATGAGATAGAATAGTATGAAAAACCTTCTTTTCGTCTTCGGAAATAGCTTGGAGACGTTCCATCACATAATAATGAAGAAGATACTTTTGCTGTTGATTACCATAAATGGTTCGATAATATTCTCCAAGTTTAGCGTGAGAAAATATTCGAACAAAAGCAAGCGGATTTTTTTGCAGAAGGCAATCCAACACTTGACTAACTTGTTGATAGTCAATATTAAGATCAGTTTCTTCACTTTCGAAAATAGCACATAACTTGACTACCTTAGCAGGTTTCAAGGTATCGGCAATCTTAAATACTTGTCCATCTAATCCATGTCCTAACTCCTTCCCTAAACGAAAAGGTAAAGATAGTCCATTTTGTTGGATAAGTCTGAGGACTTGCATTATTCTTTAGATTTAATCCAAAGGATTATCGAGAGGAAAGTTAATCCAAAAATCAGAATTGCAGCAAAAGTAAGATAAGAAATGCCCATGATTATTCTTCGTCGGTAGTCAAAATGACCATGCCATCGTCCAATGAAGCGGTCAAATCAATACCGTCATCGGTATCCATTTGTTCTTGTTCATCAACGCCTCGCATAATCACCATCCCACTATTATCCTTAACGGGTTTGGCCGTAATAACTTCTTTTTTGGAGGTGCGTTTCACAGCGGGCTTAGCAGACGCTTTAGGGGCAACTGGCTTCACTGTTGATGCTGCAACTGCCTTTTTACTTGTCTTTTTGACGGGAGCTTTCTTTGCTACCGTCTTTTTGACTGGCTTGGTTGTCTTCTTGAGCATTTTATTGGCTGTCTTGCTTGTTTTCTTTGTTGTTTTTTTCATGATTTAATTCCTTTGAGAAATGAAATTGTTGTCTAATAATACCTGTCGAAGTTCGGCGGGCATAAGTTCTCGGTTATAGTGTCGTTCATAAGATAAGATGGCAGTAGAAATTGTCCATGGTTCAGCGCCCCAATAGATATAATAGTTATCGATTTCGGCTACGGTATTGCGCCCATAAGCAGTTTCGTCAGAAAAGATCGTGATTTCCTTTTCTAAAATTTGATAAGTAATACAATCTTTAAAAATAAGCATATATCGCGATTTTTGCGGGTTTGGTCAAAAATTAAAAAGAATAATCGAAATAACGGCGGCGCTTTCCCAATGTAATATAGATATTGGGACTACCCTTAAGTCTATATACTCTGTCTTTGCGAAGTGTGGCGGTGTAAAGCAACCCTTCAAGATTAGGCGCGTAAGTGTATTCCTGTACTTCGGAGAAACCGTTATTATCGGTGCGGGTATATTTATCTTCTTGCAAGATAATACAATTGGAACGAATTTCTACAATAGTAGCTGGGACTTTATCTGAAACATAGTTAATAGTAGCGCCCATACCGATTTGAGGTTTGGTCATAGATTTCCTTTTAGTTGGTGGTAGAGGCTCGACTTGGTTCAGCGAACTAAGCAATATTAATCGATTACGATCTCTTAGCAAGGAAGCCCATGATTTTAATCATGGGAGGAATTGCTTTTTTCTTTCTTTTTCTTAAAAACTTCAAGCATGGTGGTTATATATCTTTTGCTATCTAAATAGAAAGAGGTAAGAGATGAGTTAAAAATTAATATCTACGTTTAGCGAATCGAGACCTAGAAGGCACTTTCTTGATCATTTATGATCGAATAAGCAAACGGTTTTTAACAGGTCGCTATTAGAAACGCCAAACTTTATTTAGGGCTGTTGTCAATCAGCCTATTGTTGCCATTAAAAAACAACCTCCTATCAATGGTAGGATGAGCGACAAGCCAAGGACTTTAGTCATTGGTAATTGACTAACTTCGTTATTAGGCTGAAACTTGATCTGGGCGAATTCTTTAATGGTAATCACCATATTTATAATTAATAAAATTCCTTTAGGTGCAGTGGAATTTTTAATATCCACTAAACTGAATTCGCTAGGATCAAGAGATAGTTGGATTTCTTCTTGCATTTCCCGAGCCGAGGCTTCTTGCCATGTTTCGCCATTATTTTCCAAAAACCCGCCCACCAAACAAAATTTACCTTTATGTGGCTCAATGTTTCGTTTGGTGATTAGCACTCCCCATCTTCTATAATAACCATGGCTCTCTGGATCAAATACTCGAAGGATAGAGATAGTCGCAGGCAATGGATTAAAATAAGTATCCTGATAGCAGCTAAAACACTTTCGTGGGTATTTAATTTGCTCCGTGAATTTAACTCCACAGTAGGAACAAAAACTATTTTTGAAGCTCATGGACAATCAAATGAAGAGGTGTGCCAGCCTGCATTATCCATCGCATCGTATAAAGGACGACGGACGTCCCACAATTCTGATAAAGTTTTACCGTGTTCTTTTGTCATTTTGTTGGCTTCTCTGATGATAACAGCTGCCTTTTTAACTTTAGCTTTTACTGCTTTTTCCATAGTTCGGAATTCTTTTTCCAGATGAGAATATTTCTTTTTTAATTCTTTCTCGGGGAGGAAGTCTTTGGCATTCCAGCCGTCCTCAGGTTTATACTCGTCAATATAGTCGTCATTTTCATCCCACTTGATAATAAGATTGTCACTCGGTTCGATTATTTCAATAACTTCCCCATAACACGGATCATAATACTCATCGAAAGCAAGATCATAAAATCCTGCATCGCAATCATTATAAGTATCCTGATCTTTGAAAATGGCATTAAATCCTACTCGATCTCCGATCGTAAATGGTTGTTTTTTCATTTTTGTTCCTCTTATTTAAACTTAAATTCTACTTTAATTCTACTTTCGGATACAACTTTCTAAATCGCTCCAGTGTCTTAGCATTGTATTCTGGAAAGCACCAGTTTCTTTGGAAGTCAATTCTGCCGCCGTTAACCATTTAACTGTGCCTCCTTCAAGATTTTTGGGCTCTCCCGTCCATGCAGTGGCGTAGAAAGCAAACGTGCGAAAATCATCTCCATCAGGACTTTCCTTCGGCTCTACACGCTCATAGATAAAAGCACCACCGTCAATTACCATCAGCACAAGGCTGATGGCTTGTTCCTCATCACGAAGTAATGGAAACAATAGGCTGATTGACGACAGCCCGTCATTCTGGCATATAGCCAGAAATGATCTTGGGATCGTTAAACGATCCAAGTTTTTAAGTTCTAAGTTTCTTATATCGGAGACCAATCTAAAAGGATTGGAACAACTGTATTACTATTCGAGATCCTTCTTGAACTCGGGAAGTGTCTTCGCTATTAAACCAATGGAAATAGAACCGCCAAATTTTCAAAGAACGTACTAATATATAAATCACTTATTGATAGATGTCAAGAGAAAAAGAAAGTAAATGGCAATTCCTACCATAGCACAAGGCTATGGGTATCTCTTGCCTAAGAGATCATGAACTTCAATGCCGGTCTCTTCAAGAGTTTCTCGAAGAACAGCTTCTACTGGTAATTCGCCAACTTCGCATTTTCCACCAATAAGAGAAAATTTGGTTGGATCGTTTTTTCGAGAAATCCCAAGGATTAATCCATCCTTAATGATTAGCACAATTGCCGCTTGCTTCGCCGACTTCGTCAATTTCTTGTATCTCCTCTTCTGAAACTCGAACTTCTTTCGTTTCCACTCTTATTTTTTCCGATGCTGGCAAATCCTTAACATATTGCCATACCACATTCATCAAAGCATTACCAGCAGTTGATAACCCTTCTACGCGGAATTCGCCCGCCAACTTTTGAGCCCGCTTATCTTCCTTAACTTTGGGCATATAAGTAAGACAATATCCCAAGATAATAGAAACAAAAGCATTGCCGATCTCACTATCCAATAGTTCTCGAACGAGAGTAATTTTCTTATCATCTGCTCCTTTGTCTTTGAGAACAAGGAGAAAAACATTTTTAATGCCTTTGGTAAGTTGATTGGCAACTACACGGTATCCAGCATCAATGACATCTTCTTTAACCATAGCGCTAAAGGGTCGCTTTTTAGCTTCGTCGTCGCTGTTAGGTTGTTCTTCCTCTTCAACAAATACCTTGAAATTTTCTTCTGGATCTAATTTGCCACCACTAACATTAATGGGGGCATCCGAAACAATATTCCATGATTTACCATCAAACTTGAAGTTAAGGGGTTTAGAATTGGCACCGGCATTTATAACAAACGGCATCCAATTAGAAGTATTGTCTTGAGAAAAAGTATAAGTTTTGGTTATTGTATTTACAATATCTTCCTTTTGCTCCAATCTTTTAGCCACTTGATCCAAAACATTCAACGCATCTTTTTGATCTGATTTTGCCAAACCCATAGCAAATGCTTGTTCCAAAGTTTTAATGGCACGTTCAATATCCTGCGGGCTGAAAAGGGGCTTTTGTTCGATGTTGGACTGATTTCCAAGCGGCCACCAATTAGTAGTTGGGACAGGATACGGACCATAAACATCGCCGGAAATAGAAAATGATTTAGCTTTATCAACATCAACTACTTCATTCGCTTGCGGCTGAGGTGCTACCGCATTCTTCAAAGTTGAGTTAGCATCATCAAACTTCAAGGGCATGCCGTTTGCATCCAGCCAATAAAGGTGTTTAATGTTGAGAATCCTGGTATGCCAATGATGGGCAATCCAACAACGATGCAAACTTGTATCATAGCCTAACTTTTTGATATTAGCACAAATTACATCTTTATTGGAATAGTAATCAACTGTCCCACCATACTTTCCTGGTTTAGGAAGATCTAACCAAATTAATGGAACTTGATCCTGAAAACCCACTACCGTGCCACCAGTATTATACACTCCATCAATGAGCAATGAGACATGATCTCCAATTTGACATTTGTCTTCTTGTTTAGTGGGCGTCTCTAAAGCAACAGGAACATCTTTCTTAACAGTTATTAATTCAAATCTTTCTTTCCGCCACCAAATATCTTCTTCATCAAATCCCTTCAAGAAAATTTGATCGCTGCCATCGATACTCTTTCCTATTTTCCTAATCTTATATAATTGTCCTATAACCAGGGCTGGATTACTTCCAACTTGTGCGCTCTCAGCAATATATTTAACGAGGCTTCCTTCTTTAAACTGTTTTACTTCGGGTGGTTTGACTTGGGCACCATCAATATCGCCCTTACCTTCTTTTGTGGGCTGATTAGATGGAGTGCATGGACGTTCTTTAGGAAGACGATACAAAACTTTGTTATCAGGGAGAAGCCACCAAAACTTTTTCTCATTGACATTTATACCCATATCTGAAATAGGTTTAACACGATCTTCCGGAATAAAATCATGAGAGGCGGGATTGGGTTTATCTAAATGCAATAACGGATAAGATAGACGAGGTTCATGGGCGCCGGAACCTCGTTCATCTACTACGGTGGCCCAAACAATCTCGTTATTAATCTTAATTTGAAGCCGATCTCCAAATTTATAGGACGGAGCGGGACCAACATCTAATGGTACCAAACCTTCAAAACCTAAAGAACGATTTTCCCAATTATAGCTAACTCGATTTTGAAAATGCTGATCGCAAACATAGACTAAATCTGGATTTCCTTTATCTATTTTCAGAGCCGCATATACTTTTCGAGTGGATGGCTCGTGTTGCGAGTCATGCCTGCATCCACTGAACCTGTTACTATGACAATCAAAAAAGATGGAATCTGGTAAAACGTCCATCGATTTACCTGCCGGATTAATGGTTTCTTCGTCAAGAAGGCGATCCAAAACAATAACTTTGTCAGTTCCAATAATGTAGTTAGGGGAAAAATCTCCCCACAAAAAACAGTTAGGGCGCTCTGGATTCGAGATGCCCAATTTCTTAAGAGTTTCCTGACGCTCATGATTTATAGTTTTGAAGCTTTTCTTCTGTTCAATGTCTATTGCCTCATCCAAAAAAAGACACAAACTATGAGCAGAATTATGCTCGATAACGGTGCCCCAAACTTCTTGCTTTTCTTTGATCCGAAGTTTGACACGATCTCCGATTTTATATTGTTTTCGATCTTGAAGGTCAGGTTTTATGGAGGACTCGGAATTATCTTTAAGTAAAGTTTGAGTTTTGGCGGCATCGATGGAAGGCATAAAAGCATCTACTTTCATTTTCATTAAAATAGGCTCAAGGAGACCCACGATTTTAATCGTGGAAGGAGCTGAACTCTCCTATTCTGTGCATACAAAACGCCAATATCTCTCTTCTTGACAGATTGTTTAATTCTTTTTCCTGTAATGATACTATGGAGCGAAACTTTCCCTTTTTTATTTCCACCAAGATAATATAACTTACCTTTATGTTTTACGACAGAACCTCTGGGCATTTTCATAGAAATAGTAGTTCCATATCGTTTTCTGATATTGCCTCTGATTGGATTCTGGACATGAAGTTGTCTACGATGAAATTCTAAAAACTCTATTTTCCATAGTCCATAATATGGAGAGATTTCTGATTCCAATGCTATCTCCACAAGGACATGGCTATCCACGTTATGAGCACTCCAAGAATAATCAAGCTTGGAAGATAGCTTATGAAAATCTCGCTGATCTCGTTTTTCTTGAGTTTTGGTTCCTTTGGTTTTGAGAAGCTGAACTCCGAAGTTTTCTAACTCACGATAGAACCAAGTTTTTCCAACCTCTAAAGGAGAGAAGGAAGTATTCCACTTTGCTTGTCCCTTCTTAGTGTAAGCGGCAATATCTTCTACATTAACGATTGTAATAGGAATAATTTTCAGAATGAATTTAATAATTCTCAGTTTAGCATTCCACCTGGCTTTGGTGGAAGGAGGAACTCGATTTTTTCGAAGAGTTGCTCTATTTTCTCGACAGGAGCGATAAGGAGTCTTTCGGTATCTTCTAGATCTTCGAAGGTTTCTACGAGTCTCTACATGATCTTTAATCCAGCCTGGAGTATTAGTTGTGATATTGATAACTACTGCTTTCTTAGTAGCAACAGTATATCCTTCTCTTTTACTTCCAGGATCAATGCCAAGAGCAATGGGTTGTGTTTGTCGGTTAGAAGGTTCTTTGGTTAGACGAATGCAAAAGATACCTTTCTGCCAATATGAAATAGCCTTTCCTTTTTCCATAAGTTTCCTAGCTCTTTTCTCAGAGCAAGGCATTAATGGTTGTTTGTAGTTATCGATGACGGGAACCAATGTTTCTTTTCCTCAAAAAATTGCACTTACGTGCCTTGTTCAACTCGCTTCGACATAAGCAAAACACAGCGGATATTCTATAATTTATCGATAGAATATCGGCATTTCTTACGAAATGCGGCTACAGACTAGCGAAACATCCAGTAGCATATCTTTTCCAGTCTCGTCATAGCGATCCTGATCTGCCTATTTGAAATATCGTTTGGTTAAATAACCTTTCTTCTCTCTTTGTCTAGTACAATATTTTAGTCTTGATCAAAAGAATCTGACTAGGATCCTTCGCACAAGCCCATAATTTTAGTCATGGGTTATTGACCGTCCCACTTAATATCTAATCCGATAGCATCTACTTTCTGGACAATGCCGGTTTTGCCTTTATGCGGATAAGCGAACACACAACGAACTCGCTGTCCCACTTCTAACTTTGTTGGTGCCATTATTTCCTAATTCTGAAGAGTTGTATCGGGATGCAATCTAACCCGTTTCGACGACAATGACTCGAAAGTCAAATGTCTGCGTTTCTGGATAGTGTCTGCTTTGATATGATCGTTCCTGCTAAACTTATATCACTTTGCAGTAACCTTCGTAAAGCATCGGATCAATAATATCGACGTCCCTTGGCGCCGAACTTTTACTCTTTTGAGTGCTCATAGCCGGCAGAGATTTCGAGGGGTTAATCTCGTTTTAATGGGTCTGCTTGCCCCACTAGCAAGGCACCACCTTGCATGCATTTTTCAAAATTTGAGTTAAACCCCCATTTTAACCATTTACATTTCGATGTCAAGCCCTCAAACAAAAGCTACTAATCCTTCCAGCTCTTTATGGTGCTTAACCAATTCTTCAATATCTTTCATTAATCCATTAACAGAAAGATATAACAATAATCTTTTAGAAGAAGCTTGAGGAAACTTCTTCAATATTCTAATGAGTTTATTGATGTTGCCTTTCTTATGATGAATCGGATGAAGATATAATTTATCGGCATATCGTTCCACGATTTCATCCGCCAAAGTTTCATCCAATTCAATCAAGTTTTTGATATTTCGAAGGTGGTTTTCTTCAATTCGTCGATAATCACACTCTTCCAAAATTTCTAGAATGCCTTCTCGGTGTAAAGGAGTATAGTGTTTTTTGATCTCCGACAAGATACAGGAATCGTTCAACAAAACAAAAAAGGCGCGACAATTCCTCTCATTATAAGGACGCACCAAGATAATTTCATTGGTTAATTCCAATAATGGCATCCAATCAAATTCAATTCCTCGTTTTTCTAAAGCCAACAAGGTATCAAAATAACGAGTGGATTGCGTAATTTTGTGAGTGATCATTTCCGCAAATTCATTAATACTGCGAAAGACTGAGGGAATAAAGGAAAGGATTATGGGGATCATCTTATCCACACTAACATAATCCAGCAACCTGATAAGTTGTTGTTTGGCAGTGAAAAGATTTTCTCCTCGTTGTCGTTTCACATTGCAATATGTCCAGTATTGTAAATAAGGAAGATCATATTGGATGTTAATTTGAGATTTTTGTTTCATCAAAGTAACAAAGCGTTTTTCTAAACGCTTATCAAGACAGGAAATTAATCCCTTCTCTCGCAAAGAAAGCAAGAAAGACAAACGATGCTGCCAAAATTGCTCTCCATTTTCCCATGCAATCTCCAAAGATCTTTCTAAACGTTCTAAGAAGTATATTAAATTCTTAGAATGATTTTCACGAAAAAGATGTTTGAAGTTAGAGAGATCAAGATCAACCCGATCTGTAAAGAGAAGGAGATCGGTAAGTTGTCGAAACTTGGGATTAATTTCTTCTAACCTTTCGGACATTATAAAATAATGCCGAATTATCCGATTACTTCTTAGATTTTTTGAAGTGAAGGTCGATTCCAACCCACTTGAAAACATTTCTAAGAAGAGATTTCTTTTCTTCAACGTCTAAGTCCATATCGTCATTAATTGCCGGAACGATTTCCTGAAAAGAATTGTCGTCTACATCAGGTAGATAATCACCCAAAATATCTTCGTACTCTTCATTCTCGATTATCTTGTCCATCCACTCCGGGTAATCTCCTAAATCGCGCGGAAACGCGCACCCCTTCATTTTTCGATCGGAATAACCTAAAGATTTACAGAGAGCCCCGAGCGCACAATAAGAACCATCACTATATAAAGTTCCTTCCGTCCATTTACTTTCATCGATCGTCAATTGTTTGATTTTATCTTTGATTTTATTCTTCATATTTTTTCTTCTTTCTTTTTTAAATGTCCCTAAAATTTGGCATGCCACGATCCGAAAATCCATGAGCATATGCCAGCAAAAAACTTTGCCCGAGACAAAACTCTTCGGGCTTTAAACTATCTGGTAAGCGCACTATATAATACCCATCATCATCCACTACAATAGTGCATTCCCATCGAAAATGATCCAAAAGATGATTTTTGGCTAAATCTGCCATCAAACGATTAGCGAATAAAGTTGGTATCCAAAGAGACTTGTCTAATAGATTCATGAAAATTGGTTCAAGGAGACCCACGATTTTAATCGTGGGAGGAATTGAACTCTCCTATTCTGTGCATATAAAACAACAATATTCTCCTTCTTGACAGATTGCTTAATTCTCTTTCCTGTAATGACGCTATGAATAGTAACTCTACCTTTGCTACTTCCTCCAAGATAATAGAACTTACCTTTATGTCTTATGACAGATCCTCTGGGCATTTTCATAGAAATAGTAGTCCCATATTGTTTTCTGATGCTATTCTTAATTGGATTCTGAACGTGAAGTTGTCTTCGATGAAATTCTAAAAATTCTATCTTCCACAATCCATAATATGGAAAGATTTCTGTTCCTAGCGCCATCTCCGCAAGAACATGACTATCTACGTTATGAGCATTCCAAGAATAGCTAAGCTTGGAAGATGATTTTTGAAACCCGCGCTGATCTCGTTTTTCTTGAGTTTGATGTCCTTCAGTTTTGAGAAGCTGAACTCCAAGGTTTTTTATCTCTTGATAAAACCAAACTTTTCCAACCTCCAAAGGAGAGAAAGAAACGTTCCACTTTGCTTGTCCTTTCTTAGTGTAAGCGGCAACATCTTCTACATTAATAATGGTAATAGGAATAATTTTCAGAAGAAAAATAACCATTCGCAATTTAGCATTCCACCTTGCTTTGGTGGAAGGAGGAACACGATCTTTCCTCAAAGTAGCTCTATTTTCTCGACAAGAACGATAAGGAGTTTTTCTATATCTTCGGCTTTTCCGTAATTGTCTTCGAGTATCAATATGTTTTTTAATCCAGCCCGGAGTATTGGAGGTAATATTCAATACTACTGCTTTTCTAGTAGCAACAGTATATCCTTCTCTTTTACTTCCTGGATCAATCCCAAGAGCAATGGGTTGTGTTTGTCGGTTAGAAGGTTCTTTAGTTAGACGAATGCAAAAGATACCTTTCTGCCAATATGAAATAGCGCTACCTTTCTCCATAAGTCTCCTGGCTCTTTTCTCAGAGCAAGGCATTAATGGTTGTTTGTGGTTATCGATAACGGGAACCAATTTCTATTATTTCCTCAAAAAATGCACTTACGTGCCTTGTTCAACTCGCTTCGACATAAGCAAAACACAGCGAATACCTCATAAAATTATCGATGAGATATTGGCATTTCTTACGAAATGCGGCTACAGACTAGCGAAACATCCAGTAGCGTATCTTTTCCAGTCTCGTCATTAGCGATCCTGATCTGCCTATTTGATCTTCTTTTATTTGACTTGCGTCTCCTATTCTGATCTGTGTCTAGTACAATATTTTAACTTGATCAAAAGAGAGTGACTGATTCCCTTCGCACAAGCCCATGAGTTTAGTCATGGGTTATTGACCAACCTTTCGAATAACTATGCCCTCTTGATATGGCTCTTTAACAACTTCTATAACGCGATACTTAGAAACACGCATTTTAGCATTATTATAATCCACGGGTACCGACACAACATCCGCAGGGTCAATTTCCAAAGCTACAATAACATCACTCTCGGCATCTTTGCTAGCATAATGCTTGGTGCAATACTCCCAATTACTGGCATGGAGCCCTCGAGAACATGTCTGATTCGCATCTTCATCCACTTCCTGACGAGCCATTTCCACCAACGCACCCGGTGTATTGTTAAAGGTGCCAGAGTAAATGTCCTTGAAATCAGCACGAATGCGCTTATATCCAATAAATAATCCATCTGGAGTAATAGGATGGTCATTCTTCTCCAAAAACATAAACAACTCTTCCACCGATCGTCTCGATGGATTTTGTTGCAAATGCTCTGCGAACTTCACCAATGGTTGATATGGTAATCCTTCATTGGCAAACTTGACAATCTTTTTACCCAAAGCATCCGGAGCTTTAATTCCATTAACTAGGATGTCTCCATTTTCCACGGTAAAATTTCCTTTGGAAAAGTTTGTAATTCTCATGGAAGCAGATACCAAATTAGGAACTTCTTCATGTTTTCCACTTCGGAGCACCTCAATTAGACGCTCCGACAAAGCATCACCTCGCGCTACGATGTGAGTTTGTCCATCAAAATGAACAGTAATACTGTTATCAGTAATCAAATATTTAACATTCATGTGTCTTCCTTTTCTTTCTTTTCTTTCTTTTCTTTCTTTTGTTTTTCTTGTTCTAAAGAACCATCGACTAAATTAATATAATGTGCTATGCCTTTTCTCTTACCATCACCATCAACGACCCATTTTTCCAAATGTTTCAGCAACGGATATTGTTTGCCATATTGTATCTCCATAGCCATAATGTCAAGCTCTGGATGATCAGCCGCAAACCTTTTAATTTTACTTACCATCATATCCCCATTAAAAGCTTCATAAAGATATAACAATAAAGCATCCATATTACATGTCTTTTGGAATTTAGCATGCAATTCCAATCTTTTAAAGAAAAGGCTATTAGGATCCTCAATCATCAACTTAAACTCTTCCCAATCCTTTAACATATCGGCATCCACGTTTCCACAATGATTTTTGATAAATTTTATTTCCGGGTAATTAATGCTCTTATCATCAATCACTCGTTCTTGAATAAAATCTTCCAAGGAAATGAATCCTCCGAACTCTTCTTTAATTCGATCCTTAGGAGCATTCTCATCCACCCCATAAAAAGAAGTCTCATCTCGAAAGTAATGGATTAATTTATTCATAATATCATTATAAATATTTTGCTTACCTTCCTTAATGACCGCCCACCGTTCTTTTTGATAAGACCACTGATCATTTTGTTTATGAAGCAAACACAACACTTTAGTTGGTTTAACATCTGTTTCAATGTCATTAATGGCTACTTGATAAAAATGATTACCATCGTTCTTAAACACTAACAAACGAGAAGATGGGGCAGTATATTTCCTTCCACTAGCTTGAGTAACAGTGGAAAGAAGCTGGGGATTCATCTTATCCAAACCAATAGATTGGTTAAGATCTTCTACTTTGACATCATCTGTGGGGCAAATAACCATCAGATTTTTCAAATCTTTGTTGTCTTCAAAGGCTTTCTTGATGTGTTTGGTGGAGGGCTCCTTGATAGAGAGATCATTAATATAGATGTCAGTTTTCTCTTCCAACAATAGAAATCGAGTCATACTCCGGGTGATCTTTTCCGGATCAGCACCATATCGTTGTGACTTTCCCTTGGTGAAAAGATAAACTGGACAATCAACTTTAAGATTACCAACTTTAAGTTCCATCCCTTTCCAAGTCAATTTACCTAAAAAGTCATGATGATAAAAAGATTCAGATAAGGCTTTGTTGCGATATAATAAAGCTTCCCAAAGATTGGTGAAATTATCGATCTTGACTTGAATGTTTTTGGTAAGTTCCGACTTAACATCTTGGAGACGTTTAGCGATTTTCTTTTGAGTGGATTTATCAAGAAAAACATTTTCCCTATTGGCTGAAAGACTGAGCAATCCATTGTCAAAGTAAAGATAGATAGTTCCGCGTGCAGAATTGATTAGGGTATTGTCCGCATAATCTTTAAGAGCACTAATATCCAGTGGATATTCAATTCCATCGATGATTAACTTGACACGATCGCTATTATAATCAGAAGAGGAACTCATCATCCAGTTGGCGCCGTCAATGACTTTTTTGACGTCTATCCATGTAAATTTGGAATTGCCGGTTATTATGGGGCGCGGATTCCAATGACGGCAAGCACGTTCTACATAGTCGGAAAAGGCTCGGAAATCAGATTCACGAACGGGAACAGAAATAGTGGTGCCATTGGATTCTTTGGTGAGTTTTTGGGAGAGGGTGATGAGCTTACCGATGCGAGTCTCGTCGATGATACAGGAGTAATGGTATTGGATGCCGTTGTAGTTGGTGATGACGGTGAAATCCGATGAGTAAGAGTACGCGACCTTAGCGCCTAAGCCAAATGCTCCACAAAGTTCATTAGTATCTCGTTTGGTGCTAGATCCATATTTAATAAAAACGTTCTCAATTCGATCAGGAGATATACCAACGCCCGTATCTTTAACTTTAAAAGTTGGATCAAGACTATTGGGAAGTTGGATTTGGATCGGTTCAGTGGGTTTTCCACACTCTCGCATTGCGTCTCTCGCATTAGATGCATATTCTCTACAAATAGACGCTATTGGGTTAGAATAAAGTTTAGAGCGCAAAATATCAAACACTACACCGTAATCTCCGATAGAGAACATACGCTCTACGAATGCATCAGACGCTTCAACATTGGGAGCAGCAAACTCAATTTTCATCAACAATCTCCAGACGATATGATATATAGTATGATCATGTGGTATATCTATAAAATAACTAATTTATTAAATAATAAAATTTACTTTGGTAAAACTAATAATATAAGAATGCGATGGAACGGACATAAAGCAGCAGCTCGGAAACAAGATCCTAACGACTACAGCTATATTCATCGAGCCATAAACAAATACGGTTTTGAGAACTTTAAAATAGAAGAGGTTGAAAGATTTGAAATAGAATCCGATGCTTTGGAAGCTGAAAAACGATATATCGCGATGTATGGTACCCGCAATGATAATATCGGATACAACATAACCGAAGGGGGAGACGGAGCATCTGGCTACAAGCACACTGAAAAAGCCAAAAAGAAAATGAGTAAACATAAAAAAGAGAAATACCTTGGTAAAGCAAATCCATTCTTTGGAAAAAAACACTCACCAGAAGCGGTTGCGATAATGTCAGCAGCCCGAGCGCAATACATTGAAACAAACAAAGAAAAATTCAATCAAATGAACATCAAACAATGCGATCTCTCATTAGAGGAATGTCTTGCAATCCAGCAAGAATATCTCAACGAACATACTCCCTTTGAAGAATTGACCATTAAATATAATACCCACGCTATCCATAGTATCATTCATGGGACTTATATAGCGATCAGGGGGCACTCCATCATTACCGAAGAAGATATTCAGCGAATTAAAAGCAAAAGAGCAGCAATCAACGGATTAAATTGCCGTCGCCTAACCAATGAACAAGAACTTGATCTTATAACTAAATATGTCGATCACTTAATCGAAATGAAAGTTCTTGCCAAAGAATATAACATATCTTCAACCAGCGTGAAAAACATACTTCGTAGGCATGGTATCGCGATACTCCCTTCAAAAGAGCGTCCAAGAAAAAGAACCAAAAACAAATATGGATTAACCGAACAAAATATCTTGGAGATCCGATCCAAATGGGCAACCAATAATTATACCCAACAAGCTTTGGCAGATGAATATAAGTGCACAAATCAAACAATAGCCCACATTGTCCATAGACGGACTTGGAAACATATCTAGTCTACTGCTTAGCTTTCTTGCCCAAATAATCGCATCCAAGTTTCATCGAACGTCTTTTCTCCACGAAGAAACGAGCCGCGTCTTTTAAGTTATCGAAGTTTTTGCAATGATGCCATGGGAATGCCTGATTCAACTTAGAAAGATCATCTTCCCATTCACTCCAATCTACTTCCCAAGTCTTGGGCGGAGATGCTTCATCAGTAGGACGAAGACATAACATTCCACCATTGCCAATATCGAAACCAGCAGGGTGGCTACAACAATCAACGATCTTTTGGGTCTCTTGTTCAATAAGATCTTGCTCAGTCATAGGTTTCATTCAACTCTACTCAAGTCACATTCAGCCACTCTTATTGTAAATTCTCTATCATCAATCCTGACATTATAATGCTGCGAGGCTCTTCGGGAACGAGGGTAAATATCTTCAATCGTTCCAGCTTTTCCAACTGCAATTTTAACTCTGTCACCAATCGCAAACTTTGGCGGTTCTCGTTTTTCAATCAATCCTTTGGCTTCCAATTTATACACATAGCTCTGCCAATGCAAATAGTAATCGCATAAATCATTAGGACGATCTTTGTATTCTCGTAAGCAGATTTTACAATCCATTAAATCACCTCATTCGCAGTACATTTTTCTAAATAAATACAACCCTAACAAAATAGTCCCAATCCCTAAAGAAATAATGCCTGTGCCAATCCACAATGGTGCAAACACCCACCAATACGACCAACTGAGAGTTCCAGCTAATTTTAAATATAAAAACCCACAGGATAAAATACTACCAAGAATACCGGCGCGACAAAACGTATCGACAATACTATCTGATCTCTTCATTATTTTTGTTTTCTTCTCCCAATATCGATCTAGCAATTTTTAATTCTATAGCATCTATACATTCTTTTGAACAAACCTTAAAGGTTCTGCCCAACATTTTCATCCATTCAATCTTGAGTTCTTTGCCACAGTTATTGCAATAGAATGTATATTTAGAAAATAGGCTCATAAAACCTTAAAAGTTTATCGGTATGGTTGTTCGGAATACGATTTAGGTTCTGGCAGAAATTGAATTAATGGTTTCTTTTCGCACTCGCATCTTAGACGACAATGATAACGACATCTTCCATCAGAGCATAGAGACGATATCTTTGCTCCACATTCGTAATTAGGGCATTCTATTTTTTGAGGGGACGGGAGCAACGGAACATTTATTTCCCACGGGTATCTCCACGCGCCCATGATTAAAAACCAGATAAAACGGAGCATAACTTACTTTCTTCTATCGATGAATTAATTCAGAATTTTCTTAGGAACAGGTTTGAATGGATCTTCGGTTTCTTCCCATCTTTCGGGTGGGACTATTTCATCTAGTCGTTTGGCAATTTGTGCGTCATATTCTGCCGGAGTCCAATTAACTGCTTCCAAAAATGCTAAATAAGTATTGTATGCCTCATGAGCCTCTTCCTCGGTCTTGGCAAAAAGAGCCTTGTCAAGAAGGGCATCGGCTTGTTGGCGAATGTCATCGAAGGAGAGCTTGGGCATGCTAGGATGCAAATTTAGCCAGATATTCGGCGGCTTTGCCAGATAGGATGAAGTGGGTATTGATGTTGGTAAGCCATTGATCAAATTGGGAGAGCGTGCGATCATTCTTGGCCTTATTGCAGTCATAACAACAAGGTACAACATTAGATGTAAAATGTCCTACAGATGGATCAATTCTGTCTAATCCATTGTAGGTAAATAGTGAGCTGTCTTTAGCAAAGACAGTGCGAAATGGCGGTCGCCCACAATAACTACAATTCATTTGTGTGAGTGTATAAAAATCTTCAAAAATCAAATCACCGTCTTTATATCTACTACTCCAAATCGTTCTGGCTTTGTAGATAATCGGGGTATATAGTTGATAGCATTGTGGACTACCGCAAGAGCGACTAGTACCTTTCGCTATACTATAAGCATCAACCGATCTTTCAATACCACACACGCATCTACACCACATTCGTTTTCGACCGCCCTCATCTGGTCCGGCTTCAGCAATAATCGTCCATTTGCCAATGATAATCCCAGGAACAATATCTCCATCAAAGGGTGTTAAATAATCATTTGATCTATTGAATAATATTGGCAAATGAATAATGGATGGAGGAATAACATTCAAATAACTATCTAACCACATTAACGAACGATATCCAATCATTCTGATAAGATGCTTTATAAATTGAGACATTTCCAATGCACTTTTAGCCTTATTGCAATACATACAACAAGTGATAATATTGTCAATGCAATGTGGTTTAGAACTATCTACCCTATCAAGACCGCTGTATGCGAAATTTCCATTCTTAATAAAATAGTCAGATAAGTTTTCTGATTTAGCCAAGTTAGATGGGACAATGTTGCAATATTGACAGTTAAATTTGGACAATTCAAAGAATTCTTCGAATGATAAATATCCATCATCGTAGTTTCTAAATGCTCGACGAGCAGTTGCCTCTTGAGGAGTATATTTAATCTGCTGCGGATGGAATCCTATAATGTTTTCGGCAGATTTCTCGGAACGCAAACAGCCGCACGACTTTGAATGTCCGGTCTTAACCACATTTCCACTCAACACTCTAATTGTGCCACAATCACATTGACACTCCCAGTAAGAATTGGATGGTTTATTTCGGGGTTTTTCTACCTCTCGAATTACAGTCCATCTATTGAATTTTTGTCCTGCCAACTCAAGTTTAGGTGGGCTTTTGCGATCCTTATAGGGATCGAAGTGGTCAATATTGATTTCGAATTTTTTACAATATCGAATGATCGTACTAGGATTTATTCCCAATTTTCTTGCAGCATCACTATATGATAGCGATCCAATAATCAAATTTTCAAACGCTATCTTGTCTATATTCAATCTTTTTGGCATCATTCATTATATATCGACGAACAATGCCATTTTCGACCGCCTTTTGAAATTTTTCCCAATAATCTCGCGGGTATATTTTCAGTGCTTCGAAGAGGTGAAGGTGAGCATAAGATCTAAACGCCCCGCTGGTGATACTGCTCGCAACCTTGGCTAAGGCCAGCCTAAACGCCCTATCGGGCATGAGGACATTGGGACAACTTACCAAAGATCTCTCAATCGCCAAAACCATTGCCTCTTCCATCACACCCGCCAATCGGATCTCTTCCGAGCACTCCCAAAACTTCTTGTTGTCGGTTAGCACTTCACTGCCCTCTTTTAGGTAATAAGTGTAGGCGGGACGGTCGTATAGACAAATGACACAGTGGATGTCGTCGTGCTGATAAGTCATATGCACCCCATTTTGGGTCTCGTCGAAAAAGTTTACCTTCGACATATTCAGTTTAGGAAGACTATTAGTATAGGTTTCCTTCTCTCTAAGAGAAAGAAATTCTCGGTGTTCTTCCCGAACTTTGGCACCTATCCTATTCATGGCATGCCAATCAGTAGCTGTTTTCCAAAATATACGATCGTCAATGTGGAATTTTTTGAATTTATGACTATCTTTAATTGTAAAAAGCAAATCAAGTGAAGGAATTTTCCCAAACATTACCGCATCCATCGTCTCCGGATCCTTCTCCACCAATTCTTTTAACAACTCCGTGCTGTGTCCTGTCTTGATAATCTCAAACTCAAGACACGGTGAACCTTCCACAATATGTTTGGTAGTACCGTTAGCTTCAATAGAATACATCTTGATTGGATTAACTTTATGAGAGTGTTCTTTGACCCACTGATCATGTTCCTCTTGGGTACAGATCCAGTCAAAGTCAAGCGGCTCACGAAGGAGTGCTTGGGAGCATCGAAGTTTTAGGGCTCGGCTACCGATGAGGATCATAAAACTTCGCACCTAATCCGAGATAACTTCTGTTTGAGGAATTCAATCTCTTCAAGCATCCTAATAATGCTTGATTTGTCTACACTTTGCTTTTCCAACTTCTTGATTTGTTCGTTGAGACTATACACGATTGGATTATGATGATCCCGAATAAAACCATTTAATACTTGATCATTATTCAAGGATAAATTGATCAAATCAATAGCATATTTAGCAAGCATTTGAGAAAATTTGCATCCAAGATTGATCGGGTTTTGATGGTATCTAAAACAAGCATCGCACCATTTAGCTTCGCAATCATCGCACCCATGAGGATGGGTTCTCTTATGCTCGCAAGTGGAGTTAGCTTCGTTATATACGTCTTTCAAGTTTCGCAAGATCATTGTATCTACCATTGTTTATACTCCGATTATTTATCTTTGATTATGATTGCAATTTTCAATTCGTTCGATGAATATACGCAGTTCGTTCCCATTCAATAAAAAGAACACTTCCATTCCTCTTCCGTATTTACGACGGGCACAGTTCGCTACTTGATCATCTCTCGCAAAGCACTAGCATCTTCCTCAGACAACTCCCCACTGAATTCTTTACCATCCACATGCTTGAACATAACATCCACTAATTTTTGCCACTCGAGTTCCAAATCAATCATGGAGACCCTCCGCACTGTTTAACATTTCTTCCAGTTCCGAAAATTCTTCTATCAATTCCGGATCATCTGAGAGATCTGTGGCGGCTTCCTTGATAAGTTTCAGGGCTCGCTTGATTTTCATGATTGCCCGCAAAGTTTTAATTTTGTTGTCCATTATTTCACCATGTAATATTTTCTACCCCAGCTTTATACAACTCTTCTGTTAAAAGACGTAAATCAAGACATTCGCCAATTAATATTAAATCGGCTTCATCAAAATTAGTATCTTCGCAAGAAGAATATCCAGTCAAGGAAGGTATTCCTGCTTTTTTGGCAAGAGCATTTGCTTCTTTCAAAGCAAATATTGCTACTTGAATTTTGACATTGATCTCATCGATAGTAGTGCCATGCTTTTCTCGAATTCTTTCGAATCCTTGGCGGCGGGCTTCGTCCCATGCAAGAGACTGCTCTTTTTGGATCTCTTGTTCTAAACGTCGCATTTCAGCCTTTTGCACTCTCAATTTTTGCTGTAAGTCTTTGAGTTTGTCTTCCATGGAATTCTTCATTATTTTTCAGATTTTTCTTCAACAATTATAATTAACACTCTAAACTCGAATGCGACCAACCTGCTTCAGTTAACTGGCTCAACAAACTCAGAACATCAATCTTATTAAACCGAGCTGCAATCTTAATATCGAATTCGATTGCTAAATTATTGGCTCGTTCCAAGTCCTCTACTGCACCTTCTATTTTATTTCGGGCGGATTCAAATTTAACTTCACACTCTTCCCAAGCCGCATCAACTTCATGATCTCTTAGGCAAGGATACCCATAGCCTTGTGCTATGGGAGGAATTGTCTTTTCCTTTCTTTTTCTCTTGACATCTATCAATATGTAGTTATATAATCAGTATGAAGTTGGTAAGAACCGCTAAGATCAAACTTAATATCTCAATTCCTGAGATTTTACCTACCTTAGAGGCTTATACCAAAGCGTTTAACTTCGTGGCTCAAACAGGTTTCGAGAAGAAAGAAAAGAACGGCGTCAAACTTCACGATCTTTGCTATTATACGACACGTGATTATCTTCCCTCTCAACTTGCTATCTCCGCTAGGATGAAAGCTACCGAGGCTCTCAAAGGAGTCTTTTCCAAACCTAAGCGCTATTATTCTTGTCCTCATTCCCATCTGTGTAGCATTCGTTTAGATAAGAATTCTTATACGCTATTCTTAGATGTTCAACAACTTTCTCTGCTGACCATCAATGGACGAAAACGCTATCAGCTTACAATTCCAAACTTTTACAAAGAATATTTTAAAACTTGGAAGCATACTTCCGCAGATCTCTGCATCATCAAAAAGAAAGTTTTCCTGCATATCGTTTTTGAAAAGGATATTGAAGACGTTCAACCTGCTGGAACTTTTGTGGGCATCGACAGAGGGATTAATAACCTAGCAGTTTCCTCCAACAATCAATTCTTTGGAGGAGGAGAGGTAAAGCGAGTTGTGCGCCGCTATCAGAGACTTCGCAAAAGACTTCAACGAACAGGAAGCAAATCTGCCAAAAGACACCTTCGAGAATTATCTCGAAAGGAGAGACGGTTTCGAGCAGATGTTAACCATCAAATTAGCAAGGAGATTATCGATAAACTAAATCCAGGAGACACTATCGTATTAGAGGATCTAACAGGGATTCGCAACAAGCGATTAAGAAAAGAACAACGCACTTTGCTCAACAATTGGTCTTTCTTTCAATTAGAACAGTTCTTGATCTATAAGGGTGCCGCTAAGGGTATTAACATAGTTTATATTGATGCTCGCTATACTTCTCAGAGGTGTAGCAAATGTGGATATATTTGTCGCTCTAATCGAAAGAGTCAAGCTAACTTTTGCTGCAAGCAATGTGGATTTAGATTAAATGCAGACTTGAATGGCAGTAGAAATATTGTCCTCAAGCATCTTGATAGCCAAGGGCTATCGGATCGGGCTGTTGTCAATCAGCCTATTGTAGGAGCAGAAATGCTACTTACAAGCTATTAGCCTTGTGCTGATGGTAATTGACTCTTAGTTCTCTTGGGCCGAATGATCAAATCGTTAACATTAACTTTCTCAAAGTTATCATCATAACGATCATCCCACTCCACAATGACAATTTCATCGCCATCTTTGTGTTGGTTTCCGACAATGGTTCCGGATTCTCCTTCTCTGGAGACGCGAGAACCAATCTCAACTTCTTTGGCTTTCATGATTTCCTTTCTATTAACTATGTTTCAGTTTATTAAATTTTTAATAAAATTTTCTAATAACAAACGTCCGAATGTTCCCAACCGTAATAGCCATTAAGCTCGGCACCCGATAATTCTTCAATTAGTTCTCTGTCTAATTGACCAAACTTTGTTATAAAAGATTTTGGAGTATAAGACTGACTTATTTGGGATATATTAGCTGGAAAAGGGATGCCATATTTTTCAGAAAGTGTCATCGCTTCTTTCATGGCAGTATTGGCATCATTCAATTTTTCTTCGATCTCTTGCGAATGTCGTTCAACAAGCCCTCGAAACTCTTGCTCCAATTCGGATTGATTTTCTTTTTCTGCGTTCATGGAAATTGGTTCAAGGAGACCCACGATTTTAGTCGTGGAAGGAATTGAACTCTCCTATTCTGTGCATATAAGACGTCAATATCTCTTATCTTGACGAATTGTTTTAGTAAAAACGAGGACTTTATTCTCTCGTGAGAGAAAGGAAAAATCCTCAGAAAACCTTCCCTGTAAAGGGCTTGTTCAACTCGCTTCGACATAAGCAAAACACAGCTAATACCTCACAATTATCGATGAGGTATTGGCATCTCCTTACGGAGATGCGGCTACAGACTAGCGAAACATCCAGTAGCGTATCTTTTCCAGTCTCGTCATAGCGATCCTGATCTGCCTATTTGATCTTCTTTTATTTGACTTGCGTCTCCTATTCTGATCTGTGTCTAGTACAATATTTTGGTCTTGATCAAAAGAATCTGGCTAGTATCCTTCGCACAAGCCCATGATTTTAATCATGGGTAATTGACATTTTTACCTCGTTTAATCTTTTAACAATCTCTTTCATTTTCTCTTCTCCAAATGCTAAATTCATTCTAACGTAGCCTTCCATACCAAAATACTTACCATCAGCAACATTTACTTTTGCTTTCACAAAACGCCCCATATCATTGGTTTTACAGAATGCAAACATTCCATTAATCTTCTCAAAATTTTCGGGCACCTCTAAAACTTCAGGATCAACTCCTTTGAGGGTGGCTTTAGATTTCTCCAAAGCAATAGAAGAAAGTCTCTCAAAATTTCGAATCAAATATGGATAGGCGCGCGTTCGCTCCAATAAATCTCGCAAGAAAATTTGGGAGAGCATAGAGGCGCCCACCGTCATAGCTTCCATATATTCTACGATAGGGTGATAAAAATCTTTGTTGTGGCAGATGATCCAACCAACCCTTAATCCCGAAAGACCTAAAAGCTTAGAAGCGCTAAAGATCTGAACATCTCCAACAGGTTTTAAAGGATAAGTTTCAGGAAGGTAGGTGTGAGAATAATAAACAGAGTCATGGATCAAATAGCGTCCTTGCTCTTTGCAATTCTCGAAAAGTTTCTTAACTTCTTCTGGAGATGGCATAAAACCATCAGGATTACGTGGTGCCACCAACAAAATCGCATCCCCATTCTCTCCTTCGCTCCACTGCAATCCGTTCATCTCAGCTATCTTGGGCAAACAATGAAACCACGGTTTTGCCCAAGAGATAGATACCTTTCCCATTGATTTAAGTGCATGAAACACGGCATGCAGCCCTTGCATTGCACCGTTGGTAATAACTATGGGTGCATTATACTTATCCTCTAATATCTTAATCAATTCAGGGTGTCCTTTGGGATTAGGGTATTCCCACATCCCTTTTTCTTTAGGCAGAGTATAGGTAAGATCAAAGATTTTGAGCAGACACTCCCTAACAATATGTGGCTCTCCTATGGACGTATCTATTACGTCAGATAGGATGTTGGGTTTGACGATGAGGAGGTCGTTCATGATAGATTACATCTTTATCTTCTTGGACAAAATAACAACCATATTGGAAATTATTAATCGAGTAATAGGCACGCTCCACCTTAAGGCTACGAAGTCTTACCTGACACACTCCGCACGGGCGGGACATCGCTAAACTGCCGTCTTTTTTGGCCACTCTTGCGATATACACAATTCCATACTTGCCTAACTTGGCTCCCAAACGGAACTCTGCGTGAGCTGATGGAATAACCTGATAATCATCAGAATCTAAACAACGAACTGCACCATTTCGAGCAAATACGAAAACATTATCTTTTCTAATTCCGACGCTTCCAACCCAAAAGGATCGCTGATCGTTGATGTGTGTAGGTAAAGCAATTTTTGCAGCCATTTCAATAAGTTTAATCATTGCCTTGACAAATAAAAGTTAGATGAACATGAGCGCCATCTTTGCTATCGGTTTCGGAAAGAGAAGTAAGTTTCCATACTTTATTGTTATATTTGCAGGTTTTTTCGGCAAGAGCAAAAGCATTGGCGCGAACAGTATCAATAAGATCATCTTTTCCATCCATAGATAGATCATAATTACTACTATCTGAGGAATTGGATCGAAGATTGTATTCAATAGGATGATACTGCACACATCCCATCAATAACAATATTAATAATTTATTCATGATTTTTGTCCTTTCGAAATGGTTAACCCATCAACAACATATCAGTACCATGCTTCAAAGATCGATTGCCGTTTTGTGCAATCTTTTTTGCTCATTTGTTCGGGCATTAAATCCACTTCAACATACTTTTGAATGTCTTTAACTTTATATCTTTCTCCAAATCGCTTCTTGAACCGCTTCTTTGCTTTCTTCTTATTCTTAGCTTCTACAATCGCATGCCCTTCGCTTTTAGTGATGGAACGACTAACAAAAGTAATCATATATTGAGGCATCATGACAATCAATTGATACCGTGCGAAACACATTGAAATTTTAGTTTAAAATAAGTCCAGCCAAGATCATTTTCTCTTTCTTCAACCCAGATAACCTGCCAACCTTCGTTCCACGCTGAACAAGTATCTGTGGCTATCTTGATGGCTTCTGCTCGCATATGTGCTAAATTACCATCTCTCCTACTCGCATCAATTTCATAAGTGTGCTCATTAGTTTGGATAAGCGAATATCTGCTATGAGCACAACCAAATAGCATTAATATACATGCTAACATTAGCTTCTTCATTTTTATTTCCTTTTTTTTAAAATATATATGTTAGTTGTTTTGGGGAGGGATCAACGTTAATTACAAAGGAGGGAAGCAATTAACGCGATCATCCTGCCCCAAATCTTATATCTGGTTATACAGAAGTTTTTTTGGAGTAAATTCACGCCGTTAGGCGATGGGAACCCGCCCCTGTATGGTAGTTTTACTATTCCAAAAAATTAACTGCTAACCCTGCGCCCTGAATATTTTTAGTCATAAGAATAATTGCAATCAACGCAATTAACGTAGCTACATATCCAAAAACTGGGACTTCTTCCATTATTAATGGGCTACATTTCTTTTAATAAAAAACACAGAACCAGAAACTTTAGTATGACTTGATATATAATTAAAGTATGGACATCGTTATCTTTTGCAGGCATTGTTCGCAAATTAAATCGATTGGTGATTTTGATCAAGAACAGTTGAAAAGAAAAAAGTCAAAATGCAAGGAATGCGTCAAATATCACGTGTATATGATATTCAACTTAATCAATGGTAAGATATACATCGGGAGAACAGAAAATTTAATCGAGCGATGGAAAGAACATCGCAAGTGTGTCCGCCTAGATAGTAAAGAAAGCGGACGTTACTTGATTCACAAAGCGATGTTAAAATACGGAGAAGATAATTTTGAGTTCCGCATAGTTCAAGAATTGAACAGTTTTAAAGAAATGAAAGAAGCAGAAATATATTGGATATCTTTTTACCAAACTAATGCGTATAAGTATGGTAAAAATGCTGGATATAACTTAACTGATGGTAGTGATGGTGAAAAATGGTCAGAAGAACGGCGCCAGAAGTTGAGTAAAAGCAGGATGGGATTTCGTCACCCAACAGAAACACGCCTCAAAATGAGTCGAAGTAAAGCTAAACTCACAATTGAACAACTTAAACAGATACGTCAATTATTGCTTGACAACGTCTCAATGTACGAAATTGCCAATCAATTCAACATTACGCAATCAGTGGTAGCGGATATGAAACGTGGAAAAAGTCATCGGTACTTCTTTACAGATGAGGACGTTGCTCTATTCGCTAAGCGAACAACGCGGCAAGGAGAAAGAAATTCTGCGGCTAAACTAACAGAAGACAAGGTTAGAGAGATTAGGGTGCTGTTAGCACAAGGAATACCAGCGACAACAATTGCTGCTCAATATGGTGTTGGACAATCAACTATATTACGCATAAAAACTGGTCAATGCTGGGCGTTTGTTAAGTAATCATTTCCTCTTTTCCACATCATCCTCTCGTCAAAATGAACGATCCTAACAACACTACCAAAAAACCTACTACCTTCTTTACTGTAATTGGCTCACCTAAAAATAAACATGATAACAATAAAGTCAGCGATGGGTAAATCCCAGCTAGTAATGTGGTGATTCCCGCATCTCCTTTCTGTAAAGCGAAAAAATAGAAAACTGAACCAAGCGCCATACACAAAGCGCCAAGCACTGAATAACCAATTCCAACCGCATTAACTGTTCGATCAAACTTAATAAAGACAAACAGAAATGGCATCAGCAAAACATAAATACCTGTCGTAATTGCTGCAAGCATTAAGGGAGACACATAGTTAGTCGCTACCTTACAAGCGGTCGCGCCGGCGCTCCAACCTAAAATTGTTAATCCAACTAACCACCAATACTGCATGGCTATTTCTCCTTTTACCTATTGCTAAAAATCATCAATCCAAAAATAGCTCCAGCTAGCAAACAAATCAAACCCCACCAAACCACATCTTCCCAGTTAGGTATCATCTAATCGTTCTTTAATATCTTGTTTTTTAGTAATAGGCTTTTTAGGTTTATGAGAGCCTGCTCCGTTACGTTTTCGAGCTGGAAGAACATATGGATTGCGTGGGATTTTGGGTTTCTTTTTGGTTTTCATGGTGGAAAAATCAATACCTAACAATTATCTTACGCTGGCGCACACTCCCACATAATTATCTCCTTGTTTCCAACACACTAATCCCTCCCCACATTGCTCATCATTGGTGCAATGTCCATCAATAGTAGTTGGTTTTTGACGAGGATAGTTGGCATTGGAATCCATCGAACCAAAGCTAAAATCATTACAACTCATCAAAAATAACAAACAAAATTTAATCGTCCTCATCTTCGTCGTCTTCATCTTCTGGCAACTCTAATTCCTCTTCCTCAAAGGGCACTAGTTCTCCACTTTCATCATCAATTCGAAGTCCAGTGAGGATAATTACTTGTCCATGTTTATCTATCGTTATTTCAAAGTCAGGCGCCAACAAGTCCTGAATTGCGTCTTCCAATTCCACTAAATCCATATTTATCTCCTAACCAGTTTCAACTTATCATTTACCCATGTCCCGCAATAGTTCTCTGGTTTCTGCTTTTCGGGCCAGGATTTCAAATTATCCTTTATATATCTCTTAACTGTCGAATTATACCGAGCATCCAAGGCATCAACCAATAAAAAATCAGTATCCACGCTAAATTGAACAGCAGTAATATCTACAATAGCGTTTCCAATTTCCACCCAACAATGAGCCAATCCCTCATATTCTCCTTGAATGAATTTTGATTTAACTTTTAGACTATGAAGTTTATAATGAAGAAAATAAGAAGCGATGGCACAAGCTCCATTCAAATCTCTATCAAAACCAATGTTCAAGCAGGCTTTTCGAATAGCAACACATAAAGTGAGAATTTGGGAACGAATCACGATCTATTAGCAAAGAAGCCCATGATTTTAATCATGGGAGGAATTGCTTTTTCCTTTCTTTTTTCTTAAAAACTTCAGAATGATGGTTATATATCTTTTGCTATCCAAATACAGAAAGAGGTAAGATATGCGTTAGAAAATTATTATCCTACGTTTAGCGAATCGAGACCTAGAAGGCACTTAACTCGATCATTTATGATTGAATAAGCAAACGGTTTTCTAAAAGGTCGCTATTAGAAACGCCAAACTTTATTAAGGGCTGCTGTCAATCAGCCTATTGTTGCCATTAAAAAATAATCTCCTGCTTATGGTAGGATGAGCGACAAGCCAAGGACTTTAGTCATTGGTAATTGACTGACAGTAATCCGCTTGGTACTCTCTCGCTTGATAATAATAGAAATTGTCGGATTGGCAATTGGAAAGTTCAGCAAGTCTCTCAGCATCTGCGATTGATTCAAATAATGCATGGGGAGATCTAAACCACTTACCATTTGTTAAGCCGGCTTTGTCTTCTATCCAAATTGCATATTTCTTCATGGCTTTAATTCCTCGCATTCTCTAACTTGGTAATGTATGATGTGATAATACTCGTTGAGTGAAGCGATATAATCTTTAGCTTCTGAGATATTGTCAAATTCCAACCGACCATTACTTAGATACCAACGACCGTTTTTTGAATTGTCTTTGTACTCTACCCAAATTCCATACTTCTTCATGATTTTAATTCCTCACATTCTCTAACTTGAACCTGAACAGCGTCATAATACTCGTTGAGTTGAGCGACATAATCTTTAGCTTTCGAGATATCGTCAAATTCCAAACGACCATTAAACTCCAGAAACCAACGACCATTTGCCGAGCCATCTTTGTATTCTACCCAAATTGCATACTTCTTCATGACTTCGAATCCTCATATTCTCTCGCTCGATAATTCCTGTCAGGATAGTAACGGTTAAATCTTTGCGCACAATCTTGGGCATCTGCGATACTTTCAAATTTCCACTCAGCATCATTAAGCCAATAACCGTTTTTTGATCCATCTTTTAATTCTGCCCAAACTGAATATACTTTTTTAGTTTCCATTATTTGCTCTCCTTTGTATTCTAAAGAAAGGGAGGCAGGGAACGGACACGCTCTTTAACTATGATGATCCGTTTTACCTCCTTTGTCTTTATCAACTGCTCGTTTTATCTTCTATCTGAGTTCGATGAATACCACCATGTTTTCCAGTCTTAACCATTAAAACACCAATCTCTCGCTGGGCTTTAATAAATCCTTGCACCTGTTTCTTCAGAACGTTGAATTTCTCAGGCGTTGGATTTAATTCCTGCACCGTTTCCTGAACCAACATCTGAATAGGCAAAAGATCAAATCGATCCAATATCGTGTCCATTGCTTTAGAGATCTCGTCTTGGTTAACTTCGTTTTCTTTTACCCAAAGCGAGAGCGCTTTAGAGTATTCATTAACAGACGCATTAATATCGATCTCGCCTTTGTCGTTGCGAATTGTATGTTTATCCATAATTTTTCTCCATAATACATCAAAAGGCTTGATTGCCTCTTATTTAATCTCGAACATCAAGTCGAGATAAAAATTTCTTCTTTGTTTTGAAAAGCATTGTTCAACCAAATTCGGGCGGCTTTTCTTGCTCGTGATGGCATTTTGGGCGCCTGCAATATATAAAGATGTTTTACCTACAATGGATCCAACTTCTCCACTATCGTCTTCATAATTTTGGGCATCCTGTTTAGCTTGAGTAAAAGCTTCATCAGCGGTAGGAGCCTCAGAAATAGCAATAAAAGTTCGAACGTTCATTTTAAAGAAAGAAACCTCTAACAAACAAATATCCAAAAATGATAACCATCAAAACAACTCCAAAAACATTAGCATTGAAAAATCGATTGTCAGATTCTTTCCAAAAAATACCATCATGGGTTTCCAATTTGATCACCTTGCCGTGGGTGTCAAACCATATCTTATCTCCATTATGGTAGTGAATATGGAATACTTTACCGTTCTTAACGACACAAACAGTGCCATTAGGATAACGAATAGTTTCGTTAAGGTTCATGTATCTTGTCTTGGATTATATTTAGCGGGTTTAAATTTATAGTCGGACATATTATTTTCTCTATTCCACTTGTAAGCCACCTTCCGGGCAGCCTTGCGAGTATAAAATAGAATGGATGTTTTAATAACGCTAAGTCCTTGTCCTTCATTATCAGGATCGCCACAATATCCGTCAAAAACGATACCGCCAACTTCAAAAGCAACAATCGTCCAATTAAATTTTCGGTTGGGATTCATAATTATTTTTGTGAGGGTTAAATTTCTTAGCTATATACGTCCATAGACGATTCTTTTGACAAAGTTCTTTGGCACACGCCTCTGCTTCCTTTTTGGTAAAAAAGAGAGATTTATTTTCTCCGTTAGTAACAAGCCAACAACCAGCATAAACACATGCTTCAACCCATTTACCAATTTTGTTTATATGGAGACTTGTATCTTTATTATCAGCGGTGGGCTCTCCTAACACTATGCCCCACTGTTTTTTCTTATTTAGAAGGAGCGCCACGGATTATCTTTATGAAAATTAAATTTCTTGGGAAGGAAATGCCAGAAACGATTGGAAACCTCATAACGATGTGCGGACTCTTGAGCTTCCCGTCGCGTGTAGAAGCATGCCATTATAGCCCACGTTCCTGTATTGCTCTGCTCTACTTTTAGCAACTGTTGAGGATCATTTCGGTAAGGATGGTCTTGAGTTGTCTTGCCATAAACCACACCCCACTGTTTTCTTTGATTAGAATTCGGGGCCAAACGGAATTTTTCTAACACGTTCTTCCTTATCAAAAATTACAGATTTGGGTGGGGTTATTTTTAGTTGTTCGTGGATTATATTTTTGCACGATCAATTCCCAACGATTATGATATCTTTTAACAAAATCAGAAGCAAACTTTGTTGCCTCTAGTTTAGTAAAGAAGAGACGTGGATTGAATCGATTGGCATCTAATACTGGAGTTCCAACAAACTTAGCATAATGATGCGGAGCAGGATGAGATGATGCTGGTTTACCGAAAATAAGGCACCATTGTTTTCTACGGTTTGGGTTCATTTAATTTTTCGGAAAGCTCTTTAATAGGAACACTTTTATCAGGAGGTAGTTTATGGTGCTCACAACGCTCGATAGCAAAGGCGTAATCAATGGGCTCTTTGTGTATTTCGAAATGCATCATTTTAAGATACTTAACAATTAAAGAGCGTTCTTTAACAACAGCTTGTTCTTCAGGAGATCCCGGACACGGCAAATGATCTCGATAGTCTTCCGCGTCTCGAAAATGTTCACCGCAAATACAATTGCCTTTCATCTTCCACCATCAATTTGATCTGCTGCACAATCATCCACACATACCTGATGACAATCACAATCATAACAATAGCCATACACAGGATCGCAACATACCGAATAACATTCCGTGTGACAACGTTTTACCACGGGTCGGCACACTGATACTGTGCATGCCGAGATTCCAACTGCTAACACTATTAATACACTAAATAATTTTTTCATGATTTATTCTTTCTGTTTTTGATGTAATGGCGAGCGTCTTCGAGCGCTTTGATCAGATCATCGAGATCGGAGAGATAGAATTCTGGACTCGGACTCTCACGCCAAGTGACTCCAAAGTTACCGTCACGATCGGAGTGCCGGTCACCGGATTCGTCGTAACCATAGTTCGTATGAACGATGAAGCTCTCGCGCCGTACTTCAATACTAATACGCCCAAATTCTTCAAGACACATGCCCATGACTACTCCTCACATGATCTATTTTTAATCAAATGACTAAGATACTCGCATCTCAATGTAGCTCCTAATTCAAACGCATCAATATAATCAGGCAGAGATTGCATTCCATCTCGACTAAGACCATCAAACCCATTCATGAAACAATGTATCCATACTTTATCTACCTTCAACAGTTTCATAACAGAATCAATATTGATATGATCAGAAGCTATTGGCTTTCCATTAACAACTAGCACACACCCAAGGGCACAACATTTCTTTTCTATATCCGAGCCCCACTCATTTTCGATTAATTGATATCCTTTGACTTTGGTGACGTAATTTATAGCATCTGCGATTTTATCTTTGAGATTAGGTTTTTTAAAAAACATAATTGAATCACTCCAATTCTTGGCGGGCACGTTCTAAATGATCCTGACATTTAGAGAACCGATCATGTTTCACAGTAGAAAGGGCGCCAGATAAAGAATAAGCATCTTCCACCATTTCCTTTAATTTAGCAACACCTTCTCCAATGTTTTCAACCGCCACCACAGTTCTCATTAAACATTTTTTAGCTTTATCTGACTTAGCAGAAAGAATACACTCATTGACAATTCTATCTATAATCTTGAAGATGGATTCTTTATTTTGCTGGTTTTTGTTGAGTTTAAGCATGCGAATTAACCTTTGATAATCTTATAATCTCTTCCTTTGAGTTTCACGATCTTTCTGCCAAGTTTTTCATGCCATCCTTCGGGAATACTGCGCATTACCCAGCCTTCACGAACACATTCTCCGATTGTTGATTTACCTTCAGCAAGAGCGTGAAGAGATCGATCCGTCTTCCAGCCGCCTTGATACAAAATAGGAACGGTCTCCATTCCAATCTGCTTAGCAATGCTTTGAACTTCTTTCCATTCCAAAAACTTTTTCTTCTTAATGTCCCAAACATCAAAAATTCTACCGTTTCGTTGGATCTTGCTGTTGATAACTTGGCAATCGTATTTCCATCCCCGAACAGCACCATACAACTCTAAAAACAAACACAGCTCCGGCAGTTCTTTCAATTTTTCTACTAGATTGAGCCTTCGAGGAAGTTCCCACCAATGACTATCAGGTTCGTCTTTTTTAAACCAGTTACGGCTTCTAACCCAAAGTCGATCTTCTGCATAGACGATAGCACAATTTTCACCTTCAATCTTTTCGGTGATCAAAACTTCTTCGCCATCCTCAAACACATATCCATACTTGGCAAAGCCTTCCAGATCATATTTGAAGAGTTGGAAAGTGGTTGGTGCCACTTCGTTTCTCCCACCACGCTCAGGAAGTTCTTCTTCATAAACGCGCTTGGTTAACCCAAAATATTCAATGATACTATCTCCTTCCTTGAAATCAGGCGGAGCATCCACAATAAGTCCCTCCGAATACGTCCCGCGTATTTTCTTGGCCCTAATAGTACGATTTTTGATCAACACTTCTCCTACAGGTGGCGTAGGTTTAATAATATTTCCATCAGCATCTTTCTTAGGAGGAGGTGCTAAGAAGTGGAACATTTTTGTATCAGGACAAACTGCGTCGTGAGGTATAAAGCTTACCAGCTGTCCCTCACGATATTGTCCCCTTTTAATAATTACAGGAAACTCCCCCATCACAGTAGTGATTTCCAAAAAATCAGAATTGGGAAGCGGATCGATCTTTCCGAGCTTAACTACTATGGCGTTGAAATCCGACATGCGTTACTCCTTAATATTTTTCTCTCCATAATTAAAATCTTGGATTATTGTTCCTTTTGCTGTATCTATACAGCAGGTGGCTATATCTATATAACACATCTTGTTTTTTGGGGACGTATTCGTATTCTCTTGCCTCATACATCCATCCAGGACAGTTTAATCTTGACCGTTCTACTTCGCAACCAACCAGATCTTTACTATCCCACAAACAAATGTAGCTTCCGCTATGTTGCCATACACCATTTAAACTTCCATCTTTAGGTTGGCACCATATGCCATACAAAACTTTTGCTTGATTACTCTCCATCACTTTCCTTAAATGCGCAGTATCCCCAACATAAATCAGGCCCATCTCCGTCAGTTATTAATTCCTCCCGAGCCAAATTATTAGCTACTGGTCTTTTACATTTTTGACAAGGATCTCCTCTATGCCTGAGGCTAGATAATCTCACTCCATTTTGTAAAAAGATTCCGATTAATTTTAAGATGGCTTGTGTATGCTCCCACAGTTGTTTGTGCAAATCGACATTCTTTTTTTTCTTATTTACCATACGTTCATTCCTTTTGATAATTTAGACCATCGCATAATTATCCCGATCTGATGAGCACCAAACCCATCCTTGATCAAATTTTCTATAATCAATCGTGGCAGCATTCCACGTTGCGCCCGATATGACGAAATGGCGATAGCTTCTTGAATGGTAAGAATCGGTTTAACCATCAATATACTTCTGTTCTTGAACCGCTTCCGATGGCAAACAAAATACCTCTTGACCACACTCTCTACACGTCGGGGCTGAAGTGCGATATGAACCACTGGAAGGAATTCGCACTTTCTCCGCTTCTTTTTGTTGAGCCAATCGCTTAGTTTCTTGACGAATACGTCGCCTGTCTTCAAGCGAACCAAGAAATTTATGAAAGTTGCCGATGATACCAACCATTTTTATCGCCCCAATAATCATGCCAGCCAAAACGTTAGTAATCACAAATCCAGGGAACAACGCTGTCCCAAACGCCAGAGCCCATTTTCTTTCCCAATCATCTTTAATACCTGCAAAAGCTGAAACAAAAAATCCGATAACTAAAAGTCCGACAGCAATAATATCTAATATTATTATCCAATGAGGAACAGGTATAACGTGGAATGTAGCTAACAAAGCCCAACTCAAAAAGGAACAAACAGTCGATCCGAATACGATGGCTGTCCACTTTTCATTTTCTTGAAAATCTCCATAAAGGTACTTGAAAAATCTAATTATCATTTTTCTAACTCTTCTTTTACACGTTGCCATTCAATGTCTTGGAATTCAGGATTCATTTCTTGATGAGTAAAAGAATTAACTTCGTGGAGCGATGGAAAACCTCTTCCACATACCGGGCATTTTCCTCTCCAAAATGTGAGTTCAATCTTTCCATCTTGACACGTCTCACAACCAATATGAATGGTCTTAGCAATGAAGCGCCGTAACTGAAACAATGTGGATTTGATCTTCATGATTCATCTCTTAACTTGTTTAATTCCAAAGATAATTTTTCCGATACATGACCCAAGACACTTTCATCAATCCAACGATCTTTGATGGCTGAGTTTCTTTTGCCTGTGGGTAACACTTCCCAAGCATTTACTTTCAATTTGTTGTTCCTAAGAAGTTCGTTATTAAGGGCATAAATAACAACTAAAGAATTAACGATTAAAACAACTTCTTCTTCAGATTGAAGATTTTCCTTGACTAATTTTCTAACTGCCTTGACTTGATCTTCTGGATGCAGATCGTCAAAACAAAACCTATCTGCATAATCATCGACTAAATGATCCGCGGCAACATGCAAGAGAAAGTTATGAGGATCCGCATACATGCTATAAAACTTAAGAGCGTTTTTACTTGGATGGCGTTGCATCAAAACATAGATCATACATATGCCTCTTTATTCGCTTCTTCTTCCAATACTAATTCTTCTTGCTCTTCCACTCTCACTTCGGGCGCAATTCTAACATTATCCTCAGATAAGGAATCCATAATTGCCGGAAGAATATAATTCGCCATGGCATTTCCCATGGTGCTCATGGAACCAACCCGAAACTCTCGGGCTAATTTCTGAGCATGAGTATTGGTTTTAAGTTGGGGAGTATATGTTAAACTCATTCCTAAAATCATTCCAACCAATGATTTCCCAAAATCAGTATCTAATAGCTCAATAAATATCTTAATTTTCTCGGAAGAATATCCTCGACTTTCCAACAACTTTGAAATAGCTGCATGTGCTCCTTTGGTAAGTTGGTTAGCGGCTACACGGTATCCAGCATCGGCAATATCTTCCTTGATGGTTTCTCGGAGAGTGAATTGACGTTTGGGATTTTTTTTCAACTTCTTGGGGATGTCTTGAGAGTTTGTAATTAATATCCAATCACCTATTAAATATCCTTCGTCCAAACCCACATCGTAGTCACCATTCCACTGATCATCACATCCTTTGATTTCTGCTATGGCACGTTTATCATTTATAATTTTTTTAATTCGCCATTCATTATTAATTTTATCTTTCCATACTTGTCCCGGCTGAACAGGAGAAATTTTGAGGGCGGGTTCTACAACATCCTGTACCAATACCCAGCTTTCCCCGTTATCGTTTAACACTCCATTACGGGCGCTACACAAATACCCACCTTTCCAAAAGCCGTCACAAAGCAAATCGATACTTATTAAATAAGTCCCATCCTTGTCAGTAGTGGGTATGTTACTAATACGATATTCAACGCCCGAAGGTGACTTCCAAATCTGTCCTACTTTGATTTCAGAAGCACCTCTAATTTTCTTGCGTAACTCCATCATCCTAGCATAACCATGAACAGTAAGTCGTTCTTCAATCTTGCGATTGTTAGGATATTCTCCGTGCTTGAAATATCCAAGACTGCACATCTCGTTCCAAAGACCTGGATATTTAACTAAAAGGCTAGAATCTCCTCCATTATAAATGGCTTCTAACTTTTCCAGAAGTAATAAATCGTTTACAGCTGAAGAAGTATTATGATCTTCCAATTCCACCAATTCCCAATATAGTAAATTGTCTTTCCAAATGGTTCCATCTTTATTAATTCTAGCAATCCGGCGACTCAAATTGTCAAAATAACAATCACAGTCGACAATTTCTTTCAAAGTGAAAACGTGCCCCTTAATAGATGGTTCAATATCTGAAATCCACTTCCACTTTTGCCCTACAGCAGGTTTAGGAACAATAACTTCCTTAACTAATCTCCAATTAGGAACATCAGCTGTTAAACATCCATCCGAATTAAGATGATTCCAAAAGAGACTTTTAGTTTCATCATCAAATTTTCCCATAACAATACCGTCTTTGATACTGGTGATGGTAAATTCTTTGTTGTAAGAATGTTGCTTCCAAACTTGTCCCACCTTGATCTTGGTTTGACTAGCATGAGGAGCATCTGTTTTTAATTGCCAACCGTACCAGTTGCCATATCCTTCATTATCAATAGTCCCAAACGTGCATTCTTTAGAATCACCACCATTGTGTGTAATGACTCCAACGTTGCCTTTCTTATCGATTGAGGTAATGACAACCTCATTTCCATTTCTAGATTGGGTTTCCCAAATCTGTCCCACTGCTACTTTGATTTTGCTTAGTTTTGGATCCTTTGAGATCATCCTCCAATTCTCCAAGTTCCATAAAGGAAATCCATCAACATCCAAACTACCAAACCCACCGTGCTCACTACTACAATGGCGCCCTTTAGAATCAACTGTAGTAATTTTGTAAGTAATTTTTGGAGTACCGATGTGTGCCCAAACTTGTCCCACTTCTACTTTGAATTTAGGAGCTGCAACCACTTCCCATAAATCAACTGACGGAAAATTCGCCTTTCCAGTCTTTTTGTCAATTGTCGCCCAATTCAATACTTTTTTACCGGTATCAACGTCAATTGCATGACAATATCCATCGATCAAATTAATGTCGGTAATTTCATATGTCTGATTTAAATAAGTCCATTTCTGTCCAACCTCTACTTTAATGTTATTCATATTTTTGGATCCAATAGGTTTTTTAGAAATCAACACAAAACCATTCCAGTAACCTTCTTCAGGATACCCATCTAACTTAATTCCAATGAACCGATCATTTCTACCATCCGAACGTAGGGCTTCGGCTTTAGCTTGCCCTGGCATAACTTTAGTAATTTCATACGTAAGTCTGGAGTTAAGCGACATCCATATTTGTCCTACTTCAATTTTTGTTTTGGGAGCGGGAATTACTCGCCATCCAACTACAGTCCAACCCGGATAGCCATCTTTGTCAATTAGTCCAAAACCTTTATATTCCTGCTTATCATGGTCTCGAATAGCATCACACCGCCCATTAATCAAATCAAGGGCAACGATCTCATAGGTATCGCCTAAAATTTTCCATTTTTGACCTACCTCCACTTTAACTTTGGTTTTGGTAGGGTCAATCTCAACTGGATTAGGATTAACCATCTTTGGAGGAGCGGGTCCATTGGGGGTGGCTATTAATGCTTCTTCTTTAGAGGCCTGAAAGAAGCCATCATATTTCAATAAAGTATCGATAACACTAGATAATAATGCAATTCCTGTCCTTTTACAAGCATCATGGGCACAGTCTTTGCAAAAACCAACACGATTTGGTTGTCGTAACAATTCTTTTTTATCGATTATTTCAGTGCCACAATTAAAACAAAAATGCATTTTCAAACCTTTTTAATTAACTCCGGCAATATTTTTCGAAATCGTTCAATATCTTCATTCCGCTGTTCATCTTCCATTAAAACATTATTCCGGCGGAAAGATTTTATCTGATCCTGTAACCGATCCACCTTAAGTTTAGCAGACACCAAATCATCCTCTGCCTTCCATAATTTATTACGGTGTTCAACCATCCGCATCCGAGCTGTTTTTAATTCTTTCTCCGCTTCTACTAATTGACTTAGTAGCTCTCCCTCATTCATCAATGTCCACTTGCTCCGGAAGAAGAAGCCAAAATGATGCTCCATAAAATATCACGCATCCTAGAATCTTCCATGGAGCTGAAAGATCATAATGTTTAAATCCAAATAACAAAATGACTAATAACATTATGCTAATGCTAGCCCCAGAAGCCATTAGTGCCGTGCCTAATATTTGTCGAGGCGAATATTTCTTTAGCATGTGTTATCCTTTAGGCGTCCAAAATCTAACAGTAATAATAATCAGTGCCGCCGCCCACAACAAGGTATTTAGCCCAATAAATTGTCCAGTTTCAACTCGGATTAAATTCTGTAAAACTACACAACAAATTAATGTAACACCAAACCTAATAGCTAACCAAGCAATATGGTGTGTTAACCATTTCCACATCACAAGGATCTTTCTATCTTAGGAACAAATATTGATGGATCCACACTCGCACCTACGTAATAGGGATCGGTGCCCGGTATCTTAATCCAAAAAGAATAACAGCCCCAATCTTGACCCCATTGTTCTAAATGATACATAGTGCTTCCACCAAAAACCTCACCTACTAGATACATGTCTAAATAGGTTCCAGCATCATCAAGTCGATCTAATCCGATATAGGGTTCTACTAATTTTCCTTGGCTCACTTCCGCTAAAGCAATCCGATTCTGACACATATTATCAGCATAGAAAGGAGAAGACATTTCACTTTCCGGAAGACATCTAACAACCCCATCCCCTGCAATATTCCAATAACATCCCAATTTGAGTTTAATGTCCCAGTAATCCTTAAAGGAAATAGTACCATCAGAAGCGACGCAATCTCGCTCCTGTAATCTAGGATAGACAGTTAAAGCTTGTCGAATAGAAACACATTTATTAAAAGGGGTGGTGTCTGGTGGAATGGCACTATCTAAATCAACAACTGCTTCTTCCATATCAGCATCGATAACATCAAGAATGTTAGAGCTAGAGCCACCACATCCCAATAGCAACAGACAGAACAATCCTTTAATCAACGTAGGTGCCGTCTTCATCGGAAATAAATTCTCGCACTTGTTTATTGTCAAGGTTTGGTTTCTTTTTGCGAACAGTTTCGGTATCAACTTTTTCAGTAGATTTGGAAGGATCATATTTAGTAAGAAGTTTCTCATGTATCACATATGCATCTTCTCCAAAATCTACAACAAACGTTTGGGTCTGATTTTGCACTCGAGAAATGATGGTGCCCATCTTTAAATTTTTAAATTTGGACCCAATATAACTAACCTTATCGCCCATAAAATACATAATTAACCTCTTTACATGAATAACTTTTGAGAATGAGACGCTTTAACATAGTGCCCTTCTCCAACTTGACATTCTACGTTTCTTGATACTCGAACATATAACGGAGAATGGGTGTGTCCTGTTAACACAACCACTCTTTTCTTTTTTCGTTCTCGCATTATATCCTCAATAGCTTTACCCATTCGAAGATTGATATTATAGGGAAGCCAATATTTTTCTAAAAAAGATCCTTCATCTCTAGTTGCTTCTTTCCATGGCGGGATATGAGTAAGAATATAAACAGTTTTATAATCTTGCTCCAGCGCACGTTGTAGCTTGCTGACCACTATATCTTTGGCTTGTTCTGCCAAATTTCGAAACGCTTCAATCCGATCATTCCATGAGGGCAACTTTCGAAAATCTTCAATCAAAAACCAATCTGCCGTCCATTTCAAATAGTCAGTGTTTCCAAGATCACAAGAATACCATGAGTCGGCTCCTAAAATTGAAATTTCATCCGATAAATGAATGACATCAGCGTCTTGCATCCAAATAAGATTAGAATGTTTTTGACATAACTCTCTTACCTTTTGATGAACCCGAGCCATGCTTGATAGCCAACAGCAGTGATTTCCTAAAACAAAGTAAATAGGAGAAGGAATGCTTTTGGCCATTCTCTCTAATACCCAATATAATTGAGGCGCCCCATCCGCAATATCTCCTGTAAGAAAAATTCCGTTGGGTTTTTCTTTTTCAACCTCTCGCAGAAACGTGTAAAACGTCCAAGGATGAAAAACAGAAAAATGAGTATCTGAAAACCACAGGATTTTCTTCATGATAAAATGCTAGGTTATTAGGCAGATCAGAAGATCGGGCTACTACTTAAGTTCTTCTGTTCTAGGCACACCACCTCAAATCGTTCGAAAACCCGAATGGTGCAATGTTTTAGCGTTTGTTCTCTTGTTCTTTTTGCTTACGCTGGCGGCGTTCCCGAATAATTTCTTCGACGTGGGTTCGGATAAATTGATCGCAACCGACCACGATTGAATTAGCCAGAACCATCGATGCTGTACGTTTAATAAATTGAAACATAATATACTCCATTGTTAATTGTTAAATAAGAGCTTTATAGGGAAGCTCTCACAACCTTTTTATTTCGCTTATGCTTGCTGTTGTTTGGCTTGTGGCTCCGCGGCTTTCTCCGCTTCCTCCCGTGCCGCTTCTTCCAAAGCCAGTTTATCTACTGATTTCGTTTCCTCCACAGGCGGAGTGGAAACACGAACTGCCGGTGTCTCTTGAGGAAGAGCATTGAGGGCTCCCGTAATCACTGGAAGGAAATGTTCCACCACTGTATCTAGCAATGTGTTCCCGACCATAGTCATCGATTCCACTCGGAATTCACCTGCCAATCGTTGAGCCCGCGGATCCGCGCTAACATGCGGGAGATACGTTAGTGCCAATCCAATCATCATGCTGATTGCTGCTTGACCTACTTCAGTATCAAGCATTTCCGCAATAGCCGCGACTTTGCCACCATCAGTGCCTTTCTTTTCGAGAGCCATCAAAATAGCGCCCTTAATGCCTTTGCTCATTTGATTTGCCGCTACACGATATGCTGCACTGCTCATGTCGGTACGCATCATTTCGACAAAAGTCGGCTTCGTTTCACTCTGACCATTTTTTTCGTTGCTCATTTTATTCTCCTTTATTTCGATTTTAATAAATGCTTTATCCGTTCTTATCAACCAAAAGTTGTTATAATTTTGATCCACTTTATCCATATAAGACTTATCTACCGCAGCTTTGGCAGTAGCTGTAGAATTGCCTTGAATATTTCCATATTGGGCGGGATCAAACCACACATTGGCTTCTCCCAAGGCATTAAACCCTGCTACTGTTCCTATTAAACTACGAGAGGTATCCGCTTCAGCTCCGGTATCCATTAGGCTGTTATCGTTCTTTCGTCTGAAAACAACAACTTTATCACCTAACTTCAATCCAAACTTTCCAATCCTCTCTCCAATCATTATCACTTCGGTAAGACTCGTAAGCCAAATGGAGTAGGAGTAATCAATTACTTTATCAGTATAAGTTATCTTGGTGTCGTTACTTTTGGTATGCTTCGAGGTGCCAAGAAAAGGATCTTTACTAACAAATAATCTTTCTCCCGAACTAGTGTGATTTCCTGCAATAATTCCTTTAACTCCATTCCATTCTATCTCTTGACCAATTTGCAACTCCGATATTTTCATACAGCCCTCACTTTCCAAAACTTCTATTTGAGTATTATTGTTAACCCAATAATGATTTACATAGTTTTCTTTATTGGGAATATAGTTATAAGATTTAGAAACTAAAAAATTCTGCTGAGCAGCTACATAGGGCTCTTCTCCTAATTTCCAGCCAATAGCAGCGGAACCATTCACAGAACTGCCTGCATAATTCCCAATAATAGTCCCAATCAAACCACTCCATTTAACTCTAGTTCCTAAAGGAAAATCACCTATCCTTATTGGTTTGGCGATAACAGTAATTAGATCGCTATTTGCTACATTGTATCCCAAGGAATATTGGGAAAGCGTTTGAAGCTTTTCTCCAGAGCCAGAAACGGCTCCAGAAGCGGCTTTGGTGATATCATAAGCTCCGTTATATGTGCGGGCGTCTCCAATTTTCCAAGCAATAGTGGAGGAGCTTCCGCCTTTTGCAACAATAGTGCCCTTAATTCCACTATATTCCACTTCCGTTCCTAAAGGAACATCTCCAACTTTAACTTTAGAGCCAATAGTAAATTGAGTTGGGATAGAATATTGTTGATTCATAGATGCCTTTTTGGGGATAGCGCCAAGTTTATTAATGTTTTGAGGCAGCCCAAATTCTTGCCATGAATTAGTTTTGATTCTATTATCAATGTCGAATGAACTAAAACTTTCCAGATTCAAAGATCTTAAATAAAGATGTTCTTCTTTGATGCACTGAATGCACCAAGCAATTCTAGTTCCTGTGGGAAGGGCACCGGATTTTTGGGCTCCGCAATGATCACACTTCATAAACTATTTCTTTTTAGTGCTCTTGCTAGCTTGACGTTCCAACTGAATACGTGCTATATTCTTTTCGCTTCGTTCCATGTCAAACTTGCCAGCTTTACAATCAAACCACATTTGAGCATCGGTGTTTTTCTTTTCTTTAATCATCCTGCGAGCAAAACGTTTTAAAGCCTCGTTTGATTTACCTTCTCGCTTCCAAAGAGCTTTAATCTTGGTAGAGGGGGTTCCTTTGCCAACTTCTCCACGGGAACCTCTTTGATTTTCTTGAACTTGTTCTTCACTCATAGCGTGTTCCTATTCTTCATTTAACGAATTTAAATCGGAATCCGTTTCTGTTAGCTAATTTTTGCAACTTTATTTCTCGCTCCGCATCAGACAAATTACAATCATCATTAATAGCTATAAAGCTATCCCAGTCATCCTTTTTTAGTTTGGGATACATCTTATAAAATTGTTCATCTAACATATCAGGTTGGACTTGACTCGCAAGTCGAACTCTAGGAATACCACAACTAATTCCAACAAATCCTAAACAGCAAGAATGTCCTTTATTATTTAACAAAGTTGCACGTTTTCCCTTCCAACGATCATAGCGCTTGTCATATTCACCTCGAAGCCATTTGCTCCGTTTAACAGTGAATGTTCTAATTTTCTTGTTCTGTCTTTGATTGTCCATTAGTTTTTCCTTTGATAATATGATTCCACTCATGTTCCACTGGATCACAACAATGATTGGCGCTGCATTGTCTTCCGCCCTCTAAAGTTAAGCTTCGATCCATCAATTCTTTCCATCCCATTTTAGCGCATATCGCATACCATATATTCTCATACCAATCCAAAACTTTAGATGGTAACGATAGATGAAATACAAGCCAAAAAAACCACGGTCTCCATGGAAAATATTCGTCTGTGATAGCGACAATTTTTAAATGATCATAGTTACAGTCGCAAACTCGATCCCCTACTTTGAGTTGTCGGATCCATTCTGCTTTGTGTTGCCACATATCAGTCTCCAAAATCTTTTCCCTTGATAATTACTTTTTACATGAATACTAGATAGTCCATCACTTGATCATGGTAATTTGAATATTCAGGAACATATTTCTGATATCCTTTGATTTGCTGTTTAATATTTCGCCATGACCATCTATGTTCTATACATTGCATCAACAACACTAGATTGCCAGCCACATTGAGATTTCTTCGAGAATAAACATCAATCAAAATGGAGACGATGGTGTTGATGAAGGTATTACTGGCGACGACAATTTCGGTAAAATCATCATCCACGATGGTAATCTCATATTGAGACCTAATGTATTTATAATTAACAGATCGAAACATTATATCCCATTTAAAACATGATTAACAAAGTATTAGATTGTATCTATAATCGATCTTAATCATCAAGTTGATGATTCCAATAATCTGTTTCGTCCCATCCACACGCTTGGATGAATTCCGCAATCAAGCGACATTTGAAATCAATTTCCTTCAAATCTTTATCGTCAAGATGTTCGGCATATAACAGAGCCACTTGAAAATCTACTATTTCGATGGGCACTCTACTCATCGACATATCCTTCTTTAATCATTCGAAAGAAGCCGTAGGGTTGTTCTTGTACAATCCACTCTCTTAGCTTTTTCCATTTTTGGTGCGCCTCTTCTTCCGACCAAACAAAAATTACTTCCCATTTGCCCGATAGAGTTTCCGAAAATTCTACCAGCTTAAATCGCCTCATCATTCGGTAAAGAAACGTTTGGCTGTTTCTTCATCGAAAACAGTGTTCTCGACAATTTGAACTCCACCAAAAACAATATAGGCGACAGTGGCTAAGACAACTAGCGGTATCCCTAATCCTAAGTGAAAAAGTCCATAAGCAAATAATGCAGCAAAAATTAAAGGTAGCATAATACGATTCCTTTCTTTGGTAATAATATCGCATAATCATTAAGATATGCGCAGATTTTGGGCTTTATGTCTAGTTTTATTGACAATTAGTGCATGTGTATCCAAGGATTATATGAGAATAACTCATGATCCTAGTGGTCAAGAAGTGAGAGTAGTTCCTATCTATATCGATGACCAATTTAGCGAAGGAGATGTTACAGCATTACAAGAAGCCATCAATGAATGGAATTGGGCTCTTGATCAAAAATTACAATTAATAGTAGATGACTACCACTATCATCTCCATGCAACATCAAGAGATCCGGGCTATATGTTTATTAGAATCACTTCCAAAAATGAAGCCGCTAATCAAGATGATACGCTCGTAGCGTATGCCTTCACTGTTGGTGTAGGAGGTAATCGCATTTACTTTGTTAGAGATAGAATTGACTCCCAAATGGCTCTCAAACTTATTGCTTTGCACGAAATTGGACATGCGTTAGGAAGTAATCATCTAGATTGTGAGGCATGTTTAATGCGAAGATGGTATTCGTCAGACGCTTATCGTTGCATTGATCAGTCTGCTGTGTTAACCGTAGCCAAATACCAACATCTCTCTACAGATGGATTAAGATGGTGCCAACGTTAGCGCTTGCTAAAAACGTAAGCGATATACCCAATGGGAATTCGAACGACACCCATTACTGCAATACCTTCACGTTTATCATTGAATGATTCCGAAGCATATGGTCCAACGCTATATCCTTGCACTTCCACGCCAAATAGACTATAACCAATGGCTGCATTGAAGTGAGGACGAACGTATTGATCACTACCAAATCCACCACGAATCCATCCACCAAAAGCTTGGTGAATAAGTTCGCCTTGCAAACCCCAAACACATCCAGATAAATAATTTCCTTCCAAAGTCATTCCACCAAAAATTGCCCACGGGTACTGAGGAACATGGAGAACACCAATCCTTGCACGAACGAATCCATTACTAGCATCATTGGTGGCAATACGTGTATCAAAATGATAACCAATACCTGCTTGAATGTCCAAGTCAAAGCCTGTATAGTGGAAAAAATCATCCACTTGCCCATGCCATTTGTGATTTGTATTTTGCCCTGCGTTTTCGTCTGATTTCTTTTCTATCACTTTGACCACTGGAGTGACTTCAGCCGTAGCATCTTTGTCTTCCGCCATTACCGGTGACGCCATCATCATCAATCCAACTAACATCATCAAAAACTTTTTCATTTTTATATACTCCTATTAAATATCAATCGTCCAACTCATGAAAAATGGTTCAAAGAGACCCACGATTTTAGTCGTGGGAGGAATTGAACTCTCCTATCCTGTGTACATATAAGACATCAATATCTCTCTTCTTGACGAATTGTTTTATAAAAACAAGGACTTTATTTTCTCGTAAGAGAAAGGAAAAATCCTCAGAAAACCTTCCCTGTAAAGGGCTTGTGCAACTCGCTTCGACATAAGCAAAACATAGCGAATACCTCACAAAATTATCGATGAGGTATTGTCATCTCCTTACGGAAATGCGGCTACAGACTAGCGAAACATCCAGTAGCGTATCTTTTCCAGTCTCGTCATAACGATCCTGATCTGCCTATTTGATCTTCTTCTCCTATTCTGATCTGTGTCTAGTACAATATTTTAACTTGATCAAAAGAGAGTGACTGATTCCCTTCGCACAAGCCCATGACTTTTAGTCATGGGTTATTGACACCAAGAGCCTAATGGACCAATTACTGCTATATACTGAAACACTTTTCCGCAGGTGCAGCGGTATAAGCTTTTATTCTCAACTTTTTGACCTCTCATCCACATCCAAAGATGAAACAATAATCTTGGAAGTCGGCACTCATGGACATAAGCTTTGGGAGCAATAATCAAACCAAATTCTTGTTTTTGCTCCCGAACTACCATATCAGTTCGATAAGGACTCATGATTCGGATTCCGCAAGTGATGGACTACTCTTTTTTTCATCCCCATCTTCGTTTTCTTTGCCCACCATTACCAATTGATTTTTAACTCTCTCATTCAGTTCAACATATGCTGCTTCCAATTCTTTAGCAGAAACTACTAAGCTCTTGGTCTTCAACTCACTAACGTAAGCAATAGGCCAATGTCTAACTTTATCTTTGTAGTCAGGGCTAAGATCGCCCAATACTCCGATAATAGTTTCCTCATCCAAAGTATCAATTTTAATTATTTCATCAAAACGTTTTGGTCTAATAAGAGCGCTATGAAAACCTGACAAAACGTTTGCGCATCCAATAACAAACTTAGAATGCCTATTAGCTACTTCTAGAGTTTCCAAAAGATCAGAGTTGCTTCCATTTCCAATCATATGATCCATATCATCCATCATCACTGCTTCGCAATCAAAATTCTCAATGATGAAACGAACCATACCGAATGGCACCATAAATCCTTCACATCTAAACTTGAAAGTTCGGAACCCAAACTCACTGAGAAGATATTGAACTAAAGTGCTTTTTCCGGTTCCCGGCGGCCCATAAAATAGAACTGAACGATGAATGCCTTTGTCGAAGTATCGCTTGAAGTATTCCACATACTCTTGGGCTCTTCGAGAAGGTAATGGATTAAGTTTCTCAGGAACTAAAGAAAAGTGCCGAGATCCATATCCAGTGCTTTTGGAAAACAAAGAGAAAAAATTGCTATTGAGTTCTTTAACTTTCTCTTTAACTAAAAAGGACAAGAGCTTGTCTCTATCAACCTTCTCGGGCTGATACAAGACCGAAATATCGCTTTCTGAGGAAATGCACCCAATTACGCCAATTGGTAAAGCGATTAATTCTGGAACTCGGGTTCGATCTCCATCTAGAATTGACAATGATTTGCTGGGATACTTTCGAATAACAGTTCCAAATAACTCGGAAAGATTACGTTCTCCATCTACCGTAAGATCATACCATCCCTGACCAATAGGAAAATAGTCTCGCGCATACCACATATCCCCAATAGTTAAGGCAGAAATAGCTTCCAAAGCACCCGAAACTAAAGAAACCGGCGTTTTGTTTTTAACAGTTTCCACAATAGAATTAGATGCAATTTGCCCAAGCTTAATAACTTGCTTGTTAATGGTGAGGAACTGTTGCACTTTCTTCAAATGCTTTTTAGCTACGTCCAGCTTTTCCTCAAAGTAGTTTTTATCAATGGGGTTCATGAATGATTTTTCAGAGGATTATAGTGTTCAACTGAAGTTAATTCTTTTTCTATCTCATCAAGGTATTGAACTGCATGACCGCAAATATGGCATGGGGCAACACGATAGTTAATTGGCTCTCGTTTAGGAACCGATGATTCCGAATCTTTCTTTTGCGATGTCTTTTGGTTTTTCTCTTGTTTCTTGCGAAGAACTCTTTGACGAGTAGCTTCCCGAAGAACGATGAGTGTGCTAACGGGTAATACAATCAACAAAAAAATGGGCCAAAACAAAGACAAAAGGACGACATCTTTCAGATTGTCCTTCGTTTCAGGATCTGGACAATATAGATAAGGCTCCAATATAAATGTCACTGGAATGCCCATTAAGTATATAATAATGATACCAGTAGTGATCCACATGTTAGACCTCTAATCTATGTCTTCTAGATTACCCATCGCTGCTTCTGGGTCTATCTTGCATAATGCTTCAAAGATAGTCCCTGATAAAGAAATAGCCATCCTATCAGCACAAGTCAAGGCTTGAATAAAATCTTCCTCATTTTCCGCCTGAATAGCGTCCTGAAGACATTTGACCAACTTATCAGTCTCATCCCGACTGCCTTGAAGTTCTTTCTTAATCTCATCGAGTGTCATAAAATTGGTTCAAGGAGACCCACGATTTTAGTCGTGAGAGGAATTGAACTCTCCTATTCTGTTTGTATAAGACATCAATATCTCTTTTCTTGACGAATTGTTTAGTAAAACGAAGACTTTATTCTCTCGTGAGAGAAAGGAAAAATCCTCAGAAAACCTTCCCTGTAAAGGGCTTGTGCAACTCGCTTCGACATAAGCAAAACACAGCGGATATCCTATAATTTATCGATAGAATATCGGCATCTCTTACGAAATGCGGCTACAGACTAGCGAAACATCCAGTAGCGTATCTTTTCCAGTCTCGTCATAACGATCCTGATCTGCCTATTTGATCTTCTTCTATTTGACTTGCGTCTCCTATTCTGATCTTCGTCTAGTACAATATTTTAGTCTTGATCAAAAGAGAGTGACTGATTCCCTTCGCACAAGCCCACGATTAAAATCGTGGGTTATTGACCCACCGAAACTACTTTTTCTCCAGTACCTTTACAAACATCACAATCCATATAGTATGGTGCTTCGGGAAATGGTGGTGGAGCGACTTTCTCTTCGCGCGCTAAACGAAATTTAGCCAGCCACTCATGCCATGAAGGATGAAACACTAATCCCGGACGCCAACCAAACTTTTCTTCCCGAAATTCGGAAGTGCAGTTAGTGCAAGGAATAGTAAGTTCTTGCTCATTTTGTTCAGCAGAAATACGAACGTGGGTCATTTAACGTCTCCTATTCTGATCTGTGTCTAATGCAATAATTTAACTTGATCAAAAGAATCTAACTAGGATCCTTCACACAAGCCCATAACTTTTAGTCATGGGTAATTGGCTGCTATCAATATCTTCGTCGCAACCAACGCTTCAAAAGTTTGATTAGCCAGTCCGCCAATTTTTTAAGCAACATATAAATCACTCTACGTAAAATCCACCACATGGCACTACTCCTGTTTGTTTTCTGATTTGTTTTCTGGTTTCGTCTCTTGCAAAATTTCTTCCATTTTTAATTCTTCCTTTTTAGGAGGAAGAGAATATTCCAAACCAAATTTTCTAGCTGTTTGGACAAATTTCTCCTCCCACTGTTCCACATGATAATCATCATGAATTATTTGAAGGCGTTCTATCAAATCCACATGCTGCCACAATCTCTTCTGAAGTTGTTCAACAATTTTCTTGTCAATTTCAGGAACTCGACCAAGAAGAATATTGCGAATAGAACAACCTTCCATTGCTTTAGAATATTCTTCTTTTTCGAAGAGGACGCCAGCAAAACACTTCAATCCATCTTTATTTAAATATGCACACTGAGTCACTTCCTCAGATGGAAACAAAGATTTTTTACCTTGTTGGCGAGCATGTTTCAATATACAATCAAAAATCTCTTGAGATCTCATTTGAGCACCTTATATTCCAATTTGAAATGTTCGGCAATTTCTTTGAATTGTTGTTCCCATATTTTAATCTCAGACAGATCATGCGTGAGCTGCAATGCTCTCAATAGTTCCATATGAGGTTTTAAACGATCCCTCAATTCAATAGACACATATTGACTCTTGCTCTCAGAATCAATAAGGTCACACACTGGGCTGCCCTCCATTTGATCACAATATTCATCATCATTTATCAGAACACCAACTGCACATTTTTTACCTTGCGATCCACGATAGGCGCACCGACCTAAAATATCAATGGATTTAGCTCTTTGTTGCCGAAGGTGATTGACAATTTGGTCAAATACTTCTTGACTGTTCATTTGATTTTTAATTTTAAAGAATTGCCTCGCTAGCTTGCCATTTGCGAGGTATGTCTAGGGCGACGGAGCCAATGGAGGTATCGACTCAACGTCTAGCAAGACCTAGGGCCTCTTTAAGCGTGGGCTCGCTTGCCATTGGTTTCCTCTTCTTCGTGCTCTTGTTCCTCTTCCTTAACACGAACAGAAGTACCAACACGTTTCTTGGTCTTCTTTTTGAGACCTGTTTTTTCGGCAACGGTCTCCACCACTTCCGAAACTGGTGGAAGGGCATTAACAGCTTCCATAACTGCCGGTGCCAGATATTGCATGATAGTATCCGCAGCCAAGTTACCTCCAAATGTGAAGCCTTCAACTCTGAATTCCTTGGACAACTTCTTTACTCTCGGATCATCTCCGATCTTAGGCACGTATCCAAGTCCATAACCAAGTAAAAGTGAAATAGCCATGCTTCCTACATCACTATCGAGAACTTCTTTAAGGACTGCAATTTTGCCATCATCGGCTCCTTTATCCTTGAAAAGTTTCAAAACTCCGGCTTTGATGCCTTTTACCATTTGATTGGATGCTACACGATAGCCAGCATCCACCATGTCTTTTTTAACCATTTCCGTGAATTTGTGATCCTTATTATCTTCTTCCATAACATTGTCTCCTTCTCCTCGTTGCACAACTTCAGTATCTATAGCGCACAACCACCAAAATTTGGGTTCGTCGGGATCAGCTTTCTGCTTTACGGCAGCTTTACGTTGCCAATCCTCATCCCATGTCCAACTATCATCGGTCTCATTATCTAAATACAACAATGGCATATAAGGATCGTCGTCCAAACCCTTAGATGAGATAACGGTAGCCCAAGTTAGATGTTTTTTGTCATCATCATTGGTAATCTGAACTTTAATACGTTCACCAACCTTGTATTTTATTTTTTTCCTACGCATTTCTTTCTCTCCTTTTGGTTTAATTATTTCTTCGTCAAGTGTTCTAATAAATCGAAAGTCACCTTCAAATCCATACCAAGCCTTACTTTCTTTATCATTAAATCCAAAGTTCTTACAAGCTTCTTGTGCTAATTCATCTTTTGCTTTTTTGGGAGACCACCCATATGATTTATCCAAGTAAAACAAAGGTACTTTTCTTGTACTATTTTGTCCATCATCAATAACGGTGGCATCAGTAATTCGCCTACCGTCATCCAGAACCTTAATCTTCACTCGCTCGCCAAGTTGATAAACCTTTTCAGGAAGACTAACTGGTTTCTTGGGAATACCAACCTCTAAAACTTTAGTGTCATCATCACGTATCCTTCTAAAATTAGGAGCGTCGCTATTCAATCCAAACTTTTGAGCCAATTTTAAATGTTGTGAATCACCAAGCCATGATTTGTGGGGCGCCCCCATTTGTGTATCTAAATAAACATCCGCGGCATCTTCAGCTCCTTCAACAACCGTAGCCCAAGAAACGTGTCCATGATGATTAATCTTGATGTAATCTCCTTCTTTAAGATCGGAGATTTTAGGGATTTTAGAAGCACGAGTCCCAACATCAATCACTATGGTTTCATTAGGATAAGCTTCCCAAAATTTGTTGCTAGTGGTGTTTAATCCTAATTTTTCAATCATCTTCTCATAACGGAGCAGACGGAATTTATCTTCATTTATATTCCAACTTTCCCCGATGACTCCGCGATAAGGCGTATCAAGATACAAGGTAGTCGCGGCATCTCCTTTTGTTCCTTTATGAACAACGGTTGCCCAACGTTTAGCTCCTCCGATTTTAACTCGGATACGATCTCCCGGTTTAAAATGTTTGAGTTTATATTCGGTCATCAGGTTTTTTCTTTCATATTGCAGCTTGCATCGGATTTTGAGGATCACTGCCGTTAGGCGATGGGAAACGTCCTTTATCCTGACTCTTTCTCTTTAAACCAAACTTTAAGTTGTTGAATTTCAGCATCCATGAAATCACAGTATTGCTTCAATGCTTCATCGGAAGGAGTTTTCTGATCTCCGCTGAAAGAAATCTTTTTGTCTTTCCCAATTTCATCAAACGCATTTTCGCGGCGCCCTTGAAGGTGAGCGAGGATACCGTAGAAGGTATTGGAACTGGCTTTGCTGGTGATGCGTTCGATATGACACTCATCGCAGAGGGTAATGAGCCAGCCATCATCGCGAGTTTTGCCGTCCTCACCACAATGTTCGCAGGTATGTTCGGAAGCGTTTTCGGCTTCTTCAATAGCGGCATCAATGATATCATCACAAAAGGTAAAGTAGAACCTTAAAGACCCGAATTTTTCCTTACATTGAGAAGCTTTATACTGAACAAATTCATTCTCTTTCCCTTCATCAATGAGTTGTTGAATGCGAGGCTCTATTTTCTCACAAGCTTTTCTGATTAATGGCTCCCAACCATCGGAAACATCAAAGCCCCAAGGCATACATGAGGAACGGATATCTCCGTGGCGATCACGAAAGGTAAGCGGGAAGTCTCGACATAACGCTTCATCTAATTGTTTCCTCATGATTTTTTCTCCTTCTACTTTCCTTTTAGATGCTTAATACAATTCTTATGAATTCCATATTGTGATTCTCCCACAATGCCTTCCGACACATAGGAAACCAATTCATATTCACAATGGAATCCGTTGCATACAACACAGCATAAGAAGCTGAAATCTGTAGGTCTGATTTCTATTTTGATAGAGGCGGGCGTCTTTTTCTTTTTAGGTGTTGTCATTATTATTTCTTATCATTTATGGGCATAATATTACATACCATTGGAGGTTATAATGAAGTTGAGTAAATGGGCACAAGAACAAGGTATTTCTTACATAACTGCGTATCGTTGGTTCAAGGCTGGAAAGATACCTAATGCCAAACAAATGGAAAATGGAACGATATTGGTGGATAATGGTTTCTCGAATGCGGAAGAGAAACTGCGGAGAATTAGGGCGATATTGGAGGAGAAGTGAACCAATCAAAATGTTCGATAGAATGGTGTGAAAGACCCGCTTCCGCTAAAGGTTATTGCCGTGTTCATTACCATAGATGGAAAAATAACATTGACATGGGTTTACCGATGCGACCGTTAAAAGAACAGAAATGTAAAGTCGATAGTTGTTCAGAAACTAATTTGACATGCAATCTCGCTAAAGGATACTGTATAGTTCATTATGGCAGAATGCAAAGGCATAACGATCCTAACATTATCAGTATATATAAAGGCGGTGATATTGTGGATGGCATGCAGTTATGCCGAAAGAAATTGCATCAATACCCTGAAACCGCTTACACTTGTCCAGAATGCAAAAAAGTGAGTGTAGGAAGTGGAGGAGCAAACTGCTACCAATCACAGGAGAATTGAAAAAATGTCGAAAAGGACTACATGAATATCTAAGTCATCTAAAAATATGTCCAGAATGTAAGAAAATAAGTCAAGAGATCTGGATTGCAAAAAGGATGATCGGTGGAATTGGGAAAACACGTATCTGTCAAAAAGGATTGCACGAATATCCGGCTGATCTAGCATCGTGTCCTAAATGTAATAAAATTGCTGGTGAAATATACAGAAAAACACCAAGAGGAATCTTCGTCAATAAAACCGCTGGCAAAAAATATCGACAAAGCTCAAAGGGCAAAGCAAAAATCAAAGAATATTGTCGGGCACCAAAGCGAAAAGCGTGGGAAAAAGCGTATCGTCAAACTCCTAAATCTAAGGCTTATGAGGCATCCCCCAAAAGAAGGAATGCTACAAAAGCATGGCAACAAAGTTTAGAAGGAAGAGCGTGGCGAAAAGAATATGAACAAAAGCCAGAACGACGAATGGCGATGCGTGCTATGAGTGCAGTCAGTAATGGAAAACGCACTCGCATTGCGGCCCGCGGTGATCTCACAACCCAACAATGGACCGACCGTATAGAAGAATTTGATGGAAAATGTGCCTATTGTTCTATTGTTTTATTAACATTAGGAGATTATCACCATCCCCATTATCTTACCATGGATCATATTGTTGCCCTGCTCAAAGAAGGACAACACACCAAAATCAATGTTGTTCCAGCATGTCTTAGTTGCAATCAATCCAAATGCAATAAAGATGTGTGGGAGTGGATGATAGAGCGTAATATCACTCCAGACGAAAAACTTCTTATCATCTTATTAGAAGCAACTCGGCTACATCAGAAATTCATCAAGGTAACGTGAACTACCTTTGCCTAAAAACAAAAGCTTCGCGTTTCATTGACCTAGTTTAATACTTCTACTAGCGCCTCACCGCGTTTTTGTTTAATGTCCGACTATATTCCGTAACCAGACAGGTTTTATTCCGCTATATTGACTTGGTTTTCGTCAATCTAGTTTAATGTATATATCACCATATGCGTACTTTTGTTAAAATATTTTTGAGAAAACGCATTCATCTCTCGCTTAAAGACGAGAGCTTTCTGCTTTATTTAGATAAATTTTGTATTGAATGATTCCACACGCTCCTGCTCTCTAATATCAAGAGTGCAACTGATTCCTTGATTAGCAAGCCAAACTGATTCTTTCCATAAATTGGATTTTTGTTCTTCAAGATATTGAAAATTAAGTTTTTGGCTTCCGTTCAATTCAATCACTCCCATCCTTCGTTTAAGAGCTTCATCATTAATGAATTTTGATTTATTAGTGGTCGCCGCAAAAGCAACTCGGAGGTCGAACTTTTTAGGATCACGACGCCAAGGCAGTCTGGTAATCACCGAAGTAGCGCTTAAAAGCATTTTGAATACCTCAGTCGTCTTCGGGATCTCCAAAATATTCAATTCGTCCATATTAGCAATGCTCAATCCAATCAAATTTTCCACAAGTTTCTGTGGGTTACGAATGTCACAATAGACGATGCCGGTGCGCTCATCAAAAGGCGATGGCATCAGGTTTTTGAGAAATGCACTTTTTCCAACGCCCGGTTTTCCTTGCAGAGTGAAGCACAGATCGGCAACCGAACCCGGCTTCATAATCCTTCGGGCTGCACTAATCATCCATCTCCTGAAAATTAAACGACTATATTCTTCGTCAGTTTCCAGAGCGGTTCCAAAGCATCCCTGCAAGAATTCATCAATAACGCTAGGAGTTCCTTCTGTCCAACCATCAAAAGTCTTGGCGAATTTTTTACCAATGAAATCGCTGGCATCAAAGAAATCCAAAGCCCTAGTCAAATAGGATCCCAATGCAGCAGATTGAGCATCAGTATTTTTAATGAACTCTTTGATAATTTCCACCTTATGGGAATTTTCGATTAGTTTGTCATCAATGAAAATCGACCCGTTCTCTTCATCTTTAATGATCCTGCCCGCCATTATCGGGGAGTTATTCAGCCACTCATGAAAGAAAATTGGACTCGGCTTAAAAAGAATATTTTGATCCTTATCAAGACGATAGTGGCTACTCATATAGCCAAGTCTTTCAACAATTTCTTTCTCAATATTCTCTTGAGATTTCTTAGTAAGATTTTTGATCAGACCATTCACTGTCTTTTTAATTTGGGTGCCGAGCAATGATTTGGCGGAAGACTGAACCACGCTTCCTAACATCTTAGTTAAAATTTTGGATGCTGTTGTCATGAAAATTGGTTCAAGGAGACCCACGATTTTAATCGTGGGAGGAATTGAACTCTCCTATTCTGTGTATATAAAACGTCAATATCTCCCATCTTGACGTATTGTTTAACTCTTTTTCCTGTAATGATATTATGAATAGCAATTTTATCTTTGCTGCTTCCTCCAAGATAATAAAGCTTACCTTCATATTTCACGATAGATCCTCTTGACATTCCTAAAGAAATAGTGGTTCCATATTGTTTTCTAATATTGCCTCTGATTGGATTCTGAACATGAAGTTGTCTTCGATGAAATTCTAAAAACTCTATTTTCCACAATCCATAATATGGAGAGATTTCTGTTCCTAACGCTATCTCTGCAAGAACATGACTATCTACGTTATGAGCATTCCAAGAATAGCTAAGCTTAGAAGATGATTTCTGAAAGCCTCGTTGATTTCGCTTTTCTTGAGTTTGATATCCTTGGGTTTTGAGAAGCTGAACTCCTAAATTTTCTATCTCTTGATATAGCCAAGTTTTTCCAACCTCCAAAGGAGAAAAGGATGCATTCCATTTTGCCTGCCCTTTCTTAGTGGTAGCAGAAATATCTTCTACATTAATGATGGTAATAGGAATAATTTTCAGAAGAAATTTAACCATTCTCAGTTTAGCGTTCCATCTCGCTTTGGTAGAAGGAGGAATACGATTTTTTCGTAAAGTAGCTCTGTTTTCTCGACAAGAACGATAAGGGGTCTTTCGGTATCTTCTAGATCTTCGAAGGTTTCTACGAGCTTCTATATGTTCTTTAATCCAGTTTGGAGTATTAGTCGTGATATTGAGAACCACCGCTTTCTTGGTAGCGACAGTATATCCTTCTCTTTTACTTCCCGGATCAATCCCAAGAGCAATGGGTTGTTTATTTCGGTTAGAAGGTTCTTTAGTTAGACGAATGCAAAAGATACCTTTCTGCCAATATGAGATAGCGCTGCCTTTCTCCATAAATTTCCTAGCTCTTTTCTCAGAGCAGGGCATTAATGGTTGTTTATGATTATCGATGACGGGAACCAATGTTGTTTCTTTTCCTAAAGAATTGCACTTACGTGCCTTGTTCAACTCGCTTCGACATAAGCAGAACACAGCGAATACCTCATAAAATTATCGATGAGATATCGGCATCTCCTTACGGAGATGCGGCTACAGACTAGCGAAACATCCAGTAGCGTAATCTTTTCCAGTCTCGTCATTAGCGATCCTGATCTGCCTATTTGATCTATTATTTGACTTAATGTCTCCTATTCTGATCTGCGTCTAGTACAATATTTTAGTCTTGATCAAAAGAGAATGACTGGTTCCCTTCGCACAAGCCCATGAGTTTAGTCATGGGTTATTGACCTCGATGTTTTCCCGCATGTCCAAGAGCTAATTGGCATCGCATAGTAGCATGATTGTCACCAAAATTATCTTCAATATAAAGATGAGCATTGCATTGTCCCGCTACATCTTCAGGCTCTCCATACATATTACTTCTCCTTTTTAGTTTCTTGACATCGACAAATAGCATATAGTTGATAGCCAACATTAGTGAATTCTAATTTAGAGGGACATGAAGTGCTTAAGAGGTCTCCAACGCGTTCAACTTTATCCGCACAAGGTTTAGGGTGTGTCAATTTCCAATAAGTGTATGCGCTTCCAGCACCAATTCCTAAAGCTAGCACAAATGTATATGCTAAACTTTTTGTATGTTTAACCCAAAAGGTGGGTTTGGTAATAGAAATATCTTGTTCGCGATATGGATTCATGATCTTTTGCTCCAATAGTTTGGGTGTCTTTTCTTTACGTCCTCAATGTCTAACCAATCCTGTAGCACCAGATGGATTAAAAACAATCCAAAAAAGCAGACAAAGAAAGTCATTTTTTCCACCATTCTTTATGTAAAATTGAAGCTCCACCACCATAGCTCCACCACCATAACATCAAGAGAGAAACTAGAGTTGTGGCTATATTCAGTGTTCCCATACCGAAGTGCCGCGACATGAAACTCGAATAAGCAAAAGCAATATTCAAGATCACAAAAAACGTCCAAACCACACACAATATTATTTTCATTAATCACCTCGTTATTCGCGTAGGTGTTTGAAATTCCACCATAGCATTAAGAGAGATAATAGAGCCGTACCTGCGCACAAAGCTCCAAAAACTGGATGATGCGACGTAAAACACAAATAAGCCGAAAATCCATTCCATACCGCTATAAATGTCCACATCACACAAAATATTAATCTCATAATTTTCCTCACAAATTTTTATGATATACACAATCTTGTTGCCAAATTCCACATAAACACCAATCGTTCTTAGGTTTTGATAATTCATCAGAGCGAAGGGTTGGCACTTCGTCTAGTGGATCAAACCATTCATCTTCTTTACGAATGCTAGGTTTCCCTTCGAACCATTGATTTGTAATACCGTTAGAAAAATTAATACAAAATCTTCCGAAGCTCAAAACACTAACTACAGTTCCCTCTTCTCTCATGTAAGGCAAGGTAGCTTTAACATTTCCTTTGACTCTCAACCCAACTTTAGGAACGATCATTTTAATGGATTCCTATTGGCTTTCGTAAGACTCTCAGAAATTCTATATCTAAATTCATCATTGGTCTCTTCTCGGTATCCATCAGGAAGTGGCAATATAATGAATGTGGGCTTGATATACTCGCCGGGATATATCTTAACTAACCTGCGGGTGAAACGAATTTCGGGATCAAAAGCTGCTATTGACACTTAGGTTCTCGCAACTTCTCTTGGAAAAGTTTAACGAACTTTTGATGAACCTCCTCATGAGTCTCACCTTCCATTTCGAAATGAATACTCCAATGAAGGTTATCTTCGGGAGAACCATTTTTGTCAAGACGACTAATAGTAATAGGTATGCAAACGCTATACTGATGCATGTAATATTATCCTTTAGTTAAATGTTCCTCGATCAGGCACAACAAATCGTAAGTAAAAGATTTAGGAATAAAGGCACTAATGCTATCAGGATATTGACATTCGTCTTGCCAAACCACCAATGTTCCATCTGGAGCAATTTCTACTTTCTTAATACTGTGCAAAATATCAATAATGCTATTAGGATTTTGGCGGGCTGGCTTGAATTGTTCCCAATGTTCTGAACAATAGTGTTTGTTGTCAGGGTCTTCTTGGGAAATTTGGGATAAACAATCGGGCTCGATACATTTAGTCATGAATTATTATTGGGCAATTCTCTAACTTCGTGGTGCCAACAGTGAAACCGTCGATTCCACTCTTCACATTTATGTTTTAAATATTCCAAATTATTCTGAAGAAGCGAAATAAATTTCCCATTTGAAGATCCATCTTTTGGCTGACACCAAATGCTGTACCGTTTATCGTTCATTGATTTTCCTTGTTAATAACTTCTCTGGCTTCGTAAATTCTATCTTGTATTTCGTTACAGCGTTCAACAATTGCCTTGGCTAAACTCTCATTATAATAAGAGCCTACTACCCAACCATTTGTGCGACCATCCTTATATTGTCCCCAAACGTAATAGAGTTTTGTGTTCATTGATTTTTCTTATTGTTTGATTGCTTGTACTTTGTTGGTTAGGCTTTCTTTTTTATTTTATGCCTTGTTCTAAGGGCGCCATCTTCCAAGTTTTGTTTGGCACTTAATGGACGAAGATTTTCTAACGCCCAACATTTTTTGAAATTCTCATCTTCCATCGAAATGTATGGAAGATCAGATTGAGGGATAATATGATCTAGCTGCCATTTCCAAGTAGAGGAATCATTATCATTCCAAATTTTGGGATCGTATTGCCCGTGATTATCTTTGTTCATCCACGGCTCAAATTGCACTTCAAGATGTTTCCACAGTTGCTCTATTGTATATGACAAATAATTAAGTATGGAGGCGCCCCTTTTGTTTCCTTTGAGGGCAATATTAATTGCACGAGAAATATTCTTTCTCAATTTAAAAATAAGATCCTTTTTCAATCTTTTGATTTGTCGTTTTCTTCTGCTTTCTTTAAATTTGAGATCGTTCTTCTTTTTATAGTATTTTGCACGTTGGCGCGCGCGATATTCCTCTTTATTATCTTGACGATATTTTCGTGCTGCGGCTGCTATTTTTTCTTTATTATTGGCGGCATATCTCTTATTGATACTTTTGACTTTCTCTGGGTTCTTTTTGACCCATTCTTTATGTTGAATGAAAATCTTTTCTTTGTTTTTCTTTTTGTACTCTTTATTTTTACGGGCGTCTCGCTCTTTGTTTTCTAATTTATATTTTAGAATAGCATCTCTATTGTTCCAATAATAATTTTTCTTTCTTTGAAGGACTTTTTCTTTGTTTTCTTCTTTATATTGTTGTTGGTACAACTTTTCACACTCGATACAATCCGTTCTAAATCTTTGATTATCGTTTCTCCAACGAAAATTAGAAGTATTTAGTGGCTTTTCTACTTTGCAAGAACGGCAAATTCGTGTAGATAGCTCATCGGGCATAATACAATACTATATCATGCTCAATGCAACCTTTCGATTTTTCAGAGTTTTTGGGCGAAAATCGTCTTCACGAAGTAACCACAAACCACCACACTAACAACCATAAACATTCGCATAACTAAACTTCCAAAAACGAAATTCATGTCATTGCTATAAGCCATTTGAGCACACAATGCAGCGCTGCCCAATGCTAAACCACCAGCAAAGTTCTTCAACCTACTATTAAGGAAAAGCAGCGAGGCAAAGGTTGCAGGAATACAATTGGCTAACGGTAGGTAGCTGATCAAGAAACCTAGTGGAATATTCATCTCTCCAATTGGACGAGCCAACATCTCTACTAATACCCGAACAATTCCTGTATGAGGCATTACGTGCAAGAAGAAAAGAGGTACCAAACCAAATCCTCCTAGAACGATACCAATGATTGACAATTTACTCTTCACAAGAACGGTATTGATTTGCTTACGGAAGAAGAAAAGAAGTCCTGCCAATCCCAACAATCGAAGAAGAGTATGAGTAAAAATAATCGATCTAACTGCGCGATCTGCCCGAACCATACCGGCACCCTGTTCATCGGAATCAAGACCAATATCCTCAGCAGAAGATTGCAAGATAGCTTTGACTGCATCGGGTTTATTGACACCCATACTGACAATCATTGCTCCTACACCAGAAATTCCGGGCGCACTCATTGAAGTTCCTGAATACTTGACATACTGTTCTCCTTTACCACCTTCCCCAACAGTGATTTGAAGAATATCAACTCCAGGCCCACTAATAACAGTCTCGGGTCCACGAGAAGAAAAATCAGCGATATGATCACGATTATCGATTGCTGACACTGCTATTACGCCCGGATAGGCGGCAGGCCAGCCAATACTGCCACCACTATTTCCATTACTTGCCACCACAACAGATCCGTGGTCAAGTGCGTAATTTACCGCATCTTCAATAATATCACTTTTGACATGAGCCCCAAGAGACATGTTAATAATGTTGGCTCGTTGATCGGCGGCCCATCTAATCCCTTCAGCAACATTATAGAGAGATCCAGATCCATTATCCCCAAGAACTTTGACAGGAAGAATAGTTGCACAGTAAGCAATACCGGCACCACCAATATTGTTGGAAGTGCTCTCTGCTACGGTTGCAGCCGTATGAGATCCATGACTCTGTCGATCATTAGTATCTTCGTTATTATCGGCAAAGTTATATCCAGTAAGAAACTTGGTTTCTGCAAAGTCGCTTAAATGAGTTGCAATGCCCGTATCTAACATTGCTATAGTGGAACCTCTGCCGCAAGTCATGTTCCAAGCACTCTCACTTCCAATACGAGTGATACCCCATTGTTCCTTATACATCGGATCATTGGGGATAAATAAAGCATGAGCAAGATAAGCAGGTTCTGAATGTTCCACTCTTGGATCACTTGCTAATCGATCCAATACTTCTTGTTCCAAATTAGGATCCACGTGCCCGTGCTCAATCTTGAATTTTTCAGCAGTTGGATTGTCTGCATGCAACCTCACGCCAGCTATCTTGGATAATTCCGCAACATCACTGTCTGAAACGTTATCCTTCAGATCGATCACAATCTCCCCCGGAATGACGTCCGCATTCCTAAGATCATAGTTCCTGTGTCTTACTCCCTTAACAGAATCATTTCCGCATCCCATCATCACTACAGTCATTAATATCAAAACCAATTTCTTCATTTCACACTTCCTTTCCAAGTGATATATCTATTGATGAGCAAACGAGATCAAAAAATGGCAGCCCCTTTAAAATATGCAGATTATCTAACCAAAGAGTTTCTTCGAGAAAAATACAACGAATTTAAAAGTGTAGATAAACTTAGCAATCATCTTGACATAGACAAAACTACTATCATCAATTATATGAATAGACATAGGCTTAAGCGAATCGGGGCTGGCAAACAAGAGAAACCAAGAAAATGTGTCAATGATGAATTATTTTCCACAGACACAGAAATCTCAATGTATTTGGCGGGATTTATAGCCGCTGATGGATGCCTACACAAGAGTAAATCAAAACCCAACGGAATAATAAGCATTGCTTTAGGACATAAGGATATTGCTTATTTGAAATTGATCAAAAAATTATTCAAATCCAAACATAAATTGCACAAATGGTATTGTAAAGCCAAAAATAGTTGGGGATATGGGTTCCAAATAACATCCAAGAAAATGTTTGATGATTTAATGGCTCGCTTCAATATCACACCAAAAAAAAGCCTTACACTCAAATTCCCTAAACGATTAATTAAACATCCACTTGTCCATCATTTCATTCGAGGATTTATCGATGGAGACGGATCTTTTTGGCAAGATAATAGGTATAATACTTTAAGACTCTCTTTAATTGGCACTCAGAACATGCTGAAAACAATTGAAAGAGTCTTCGCAACAAGATGCTCCATACAATCTAAACACAGGATTATTAGAGATAAAAAGTATGGTAAATTACTTAAAACATTTGGATTGAGATATGGCGATCAAACCGAACTCAATCGTATTATTCACTGGCTCTATGACGGCGCTATCATATTTCTAAAAAGGAAACGTGACATTGCAATGACAGTTAACCCGCCTAAACATCATGGACTTGGTGGGAGAGTAGTGAAACTTTCAAACGAAGATATTATTGCAATTAGAGTATTGGGGAACCAAAAACCAGTTAAGGAAATCGCCAAACAATTCGGTGTTGGTGAGCGGTACATACGAAGAATATTAGCCGGTAAAGCCCGTGCAATACTTGAATAACCACTTCCGTAAACTCTTTTGCAGTTTCCCTTACTGATTCTCCAACTCTTCCAACATCTCCTCAATCTCATTCGTAGTCATTCGTCCCTTCACCTTCTTAATAACAGGATGAGGATTATCCACTCTGAGATCATGAAAATCGACGCCCTTGGACAACATGTCCTTGCCCCAAAATCTACCTTTACTTGACAGTTTTGATGCCATCACTTGCTCTCTAAATGTTCCTTCATTACACTTTTCTCGTAATTTTTAATTACTTCATAAAACCTATATCGCATTTGGTAACATACGTAACAGTTCTATAATCGGGCATTCCAGTTTCATCCCAATTTTGTTTCCAACATAATGCCCAAAGAATGACTTCTTTTTCTTCTGGTGTCATTTCATTTTCCTTTCAAACTTCATAGCACTCGTACGTAATCGATACAGGTTTATTAGATCTATTGACAATCAGAAGCCAAAGATTACTTTTTGATTTAGGTGATTGAACCCTGAAAATATGATTCAAGCCGTTCTCTGATGCATCCCAAGCGAAATTCCCAATATCCTTATCATATAATTCAACTGAATGGTCTCGATCTAAAATATAAACATCCACCTTTTTATTAGAGATAACTCGAAAACATAGATCGACATCTTTCTCGCAACCCTTAAACAACACTTTTAAATAATATTCGGGCTTAATGTCATCGAAATGAATCACTTAATCTCCTCTGATAATCATTGTTCTTTTTTAATAGCATCTAGTTCGTCGAGAAGAAGATCTAATGCTGTTTCAGTATAGATAACCCTCTCAAAAGGTATTGAGGGGCGATGTCCTTTTATCAATCGCTCAACAAGTTTTCGATAGGCTTGTAATTCTTTTTCCTGTTGAACAAGATATATCGCCGCATTCTTTTGCTGCTCTTGGCTCCCATAGGAACAACATCGTCTGCAACCGTGAGAAGAGAATCCATTGACACAAGTACAGTTCTCGCTGCACGGCGTGGTATGAAGACAGGGGCAAGCTTGATGTATGCTCCGTTCTAATTCTTCTATCTCATTACGCATAACAGTAAGATCATCTCCCAATTTCTTGCCAATAGAGCCCATTTCGCTTGAAAGAGTATCCACAATAAGATGCCAATGATCATTTAGAAATTGAGTGGTTGTTTTATCCATTTTCATTTTGCTCGATGCTCGATGGAATCAGACATACATCGACCGTCTGCTTCTGTTTTGGCTTCCTCGTCCGTCATCCAACGATTCAATTGATAATTCCAATGACGACGATCGCGAAGACTAAATTCAAATAACCATCCAAACAAAGAAACAGAAAAACTCAATCCTGCATGATCGTGCCCCGCGGGACAAAAATGAAAATAAAGATCGAAGTGTTTTTCTGGATCTCTTGCATATCCAATCTCCAACGATTTATTAAAAAATAATTCGGTGATTAGATAATGCCCACCATTGAAAGAGACAATCCTCATTGCTTTAGCCACTCCCTCGCTAAATGAACAATTTTAGCAAACTCCTCATCTTGCTCGAACATCGGTTCCTCGCCCATATGTTCTCGACAAGGCATACCAAGGAAGCCGCCCAAATTAGTCTTGGTGCAACCATCTACTCCGCAGTTGTCATCGGAAATCATAAAGCCCTGAATGATTTCTGTTGCTTTGTCCAAACGAGCCAGCCTTAGTATCATCTCTTCATAAACTTCAGCGAGACCATAGACTTCGTGTTCAGGGCAAGAATATCCAGAACTCCTGCAAATCAAAGTATCGATAAGGTCATAGTTATTAAGTTGGTTGATCGGTTTCAAATTGCACTCCATATAATGTCTTGGTGCTTTCCCATTTATCAGTATCCCAATAACGTCGATGCCACAACGGTAAATTACCAAGATTAAAACAATAACCTATCCAAACCGGTATAATCAAAGCTTCCTTGCCATCGTCATCGAGACCATCTTCTCCCAAAAGGAAGATAAAATCCGCCCGTCCTCCTCTATATTCTCGGTAAATTTGGAAACATTCCTCAGCAGATTTGATGACTCGCATCATATCATTACCACGAATGACACACTGAGTATCTTTACCATCAGTGCCTTCTTCGTGATTGCCCCATTGACCAATGAACCAGAGTTTCATTTTTTGTTCGCTCGATACTCTGCGACTTCTTCCCTCAATGCATCCAAACAACCATCGGGATTTTGGAAATCACCGCTATGATCCGTGACCATCGCAGCAGTTTCCACAATGTTTTCCAGGAAATCCCTTTCTGCTTCTAATTCTGTAACTTTGCGCTTCAGTTCATTGAAACTTCGTTCCAACTTATCGTAAGCAACCAGCATGTCTTTAATGTCGTCATTGCCGGGAGACAAGTCAAGTCCAATGTTGGCGTCGGATTCTAATCGTTCTCGCAATTTTCGGTTGAGCGAGCTTTCCTCATTCTGAGTGCCTTTGTGTGCGACCTGTTTTTTGATTCTTACAGCTACATCCTCAGCAGTTTCCTTAGAAAACAAATCCTCGTCTTTTAGCACTACGTGAATGGTTTGAATACTACCTCTAGGATTTTCAAAAGTGACTATCCAAACGGGTTTGTCTTCCTTCCGACCAAAAGATAATGCAATCAATTCTAAATCACCAAGATATGTTTCAAGATAATCTCGAAAGAGAGATTTTTTCTTGTTGTTTAGAAAATGCATCAACCCTTCCACACTTTAGTAATTAATCCCTTTTCAACATGGAAATTGATTCGCTTCATATTCATGTCCATAGTAGCCATAAAACTTTCACTATCTCGTTGGAGAACACGAGTTTTAAATCCAGCTTCGGAAGCAGTCTTAACCGCTTCGCCTTCATCTTTTCCGAGCAGCCCTTTTAGATCAAATTCGCCTTCCACTGGCTTTTCTTCCTTCTTTTCAACTTTTTTTTCTTCGATCATTTTATTCCTCACAGTATTAAGCGCTTTAGTAAAGGCGCCATGAACTTTTTCCACCATTTCAATACATTTTAAAGCAATCATATCATTCTCTATATCAGCAAGCAATCACATAAATACTAAATAACCCATTACTTGATCATGATATTTTGAATATTCAGGAACGTATTTTGAATACTCTTCAATTTGTAGGTTAATAACTAATTCTGACCATCTATGTTCTGCATATTGCATATACAAAACTAGATTACCAGCCACATTGAGATTTCTCCGAGAGTAAATATCGATCAGGGCGATGGCGTAGGCGGCGGAAACAGAGGCGGCGGAAATAGTGGCGACGGTTTCAATAAAATCATCATCCACAATGGTGATTTCGTATCGATCCTGATCTGTTTTTGAGTCATAATCCAGATATTTCCATTCACAAGATCGAAACATCTTTAACACAATCCCAATATTGCTTGTATTTAGATTTCTCTGGCGTTAAAAAAATAATAGAAAGGGTGATGTTCAATCAGCCAAACTGCCTCATTAAACAGCGTATAATCCAAAGCATCGGCATTAACAAAATCCTTCCGATTGAATGAAACTTTCGGATTCACACAGAAAAAAGCATTGCTATTCTTTTTAGCAAATACTACTCGAATACTGTTCCATTTTTCTCTAGACCAACCACCAAGCACTAAACCTTGGCTTTCCAACCATTCTATTAATGCCGTTTCCAAGTTAAACATTATTCTCTTTCTACCGACCAATGCTCTGGCAAAAATTTAGGCTTAGCAAACTTGAGAAAATGTTCTCGCCATCGTTTAATAAAACCTTGAATGTCATTGATTTTTTTTATCATTAATTCTCCATGGGAGGCTATATTAAGGATAGCTTGCCTAGGGTGGGTGTCAGCTAATTTTTTTAACTCTTGTTGAGAAACATCTTTTTTATCAACCCATTTTCTCACTCTATCCCATAAAACATCTTGACGAATCTGAGGAATTTTTTCTTGATAGCTTACCAATGTACGAGCAGCATGGATAGCTTTCACTAAATCACGATCTAATTCGCAAAGTCCATTATAAGGAATGTCAAACTCTTTGGATAATTGACGACGAAATTGATTAGCAAAGTCTTCATAATTATCGTGACAAGAAACGCATGTCGGTAGAACATCGTGGCTCGAATGACTTTTCGTCTCTACCGGAAAATAAGTTCGATAGCAATATGGAACCACATGATGCCTGGTAAGTTGTTCGGTAGTTCCACAAACCACACAAATGTTTTTAACTTCTTGAAGATAATAGGCGTCACCTTTCCGCCCATCACCGTTAGCTTGAAAGGTCAATTGAATAGTATAAGGATCTTCGGAAACCACCTTAGCTAAATTTTTGGATAGATACCATTCAGCTTTATTTTTCCCAATCAAACAAATCAGTTCTCCGTTCTGATTGAGCGCTCTGATGTTGTCGTAGATAAGACTGGTAGTAGGTTTTAATCTCATGAAAATGGTTCAAAGAGACCCATGATTTTAGTCGTGGGTTATTGACTTACACCCCGCTATCATAAAATATAAACCATACATATCATATTGATATATATCGTTTCCCTTATCATGAAGTTTGCTAATCAAATACTTCTCTTGTAGAATCGTCCAATTGCCTTCCCCACACATCAAATCAATTTGTACATGACAATCTTTAAGGGCTTCACAATGAGCTACTGCAACTCGATAAACATTAGAAATTTTAACTAAAATCTGCCCGTCTTTTCCAAATTCTCTAGAAATAGAGGAAGTGGTAAGAGGGCTGGCAGGAGGTTGGAGATGAGGGCAAGATACTTGCATCAGGTTTCTATCAGCAGAAGCACAACCTAAAAGAAATAGTAATAATAGATATTTCACGTGTTTTGGCACCAATTCATTGTGTCTGGATTAAGATTATTATACTTAGCAATTTGCTTGATGGTCTCATGATCAATACAAGAAGAAACACGTTTATAAACCGGATCCATTAAAGTTCCTTCTTGATGTTCCGCGCCCAACACATGACCCAACTCATGCTCCGTCACAAGCTTGATTCTAGGCAAAGTGGCGCGTCCCTTTAATAGATAAATAACATGTCCGCCTATCTCATCAACCTTGGCTCCTAAGTTTCCATCATCAACTGAACGCATGACACTGCCATCAGGACTCACTGACAAAATCACAATTCCAATCTTCATCATTTTTGAAAGAAGATCAGGTTCCATGTCAAAAGTCCAATTAACTACTTCTAATTTGATGTTTCCATTAAGAGCAACATTCCATTCTTCTACTGCTATTTGGATTTCGTGTTGCTCTTTAGAAGAAAAAACTTCATCCACTACGATAGGAATATATTTAATCGTCTTTTGAGGGGGCGTGTGAATAATCCAAGTAGGAGTGGAAAGCGAACAAGACATCATCAACATTAAAAATAAAAACACTTTCATGAAAATCTGTTCAAAGAGACACACGATTTTAATCGCGGATTATTGACTCGATGCTTCCATCAAGGTTGCATTCCGTTGTCTAACGGTTGAGTGGTGGGATTCATACAATTAGCTAAAGGATCAGAATACCAAGGATTTTTGCATCCAGTAATAATTCTAACCAATCCATCTTTATATAAGTAGAAACTAGGTGGTACCGCAATAGTAGTATTATCCTGGATGCCTACTCGATAGTAGCATTTACCTGGAGGCAAACCTTTGTCAGTACAGCTTCCACCATTGCTATAAGGAAGTTGCTGCTGTTTGCTACCATTATAGTCATACGTAGAAAGAAACCAATCCGAAGCTACCTTAACCACCAAACATTCCCGATGCACTGGCAAATCAAAAGTAAAACTTTGACACCACCCATTGGACGCCACTTTAGGAGAAAGAGTTGGAGGATTACCAAAGGTATCCATGAGACATTGCTCCGTCTCATTAGTTAAACGATCAATCATGTTTAAATTGATGTCAAGTCCTGAAGTATCCACCGCAATATTGCGAGGGGTATAAAATTTAGGATTAACATCGTAGTTAGTTTGATCTACAAAATAGAATTTAGGATCACATCGTTTGAAAGACTGATGGTGAGGCCCACAAGCACTTATAATCAGCGCCGAAATGCTAGCTAACGAAAATATATGCTTTACATACTTCATCGATCGCCAGTTGTTTAATTGTTTCTTTAAGAGCCATACCAAACTCATTCAGTGACATCTATTGTTTAAAGTAAATGGTGTTCCACTTACAAACAGTATTGTCGTTCTCGAAGAGTATTCTATCTGGAAGCCAGCCCGTCAAACTATAAAGCCGGTAAATAAGAATAACTCTATTAGAGGTGCTTTTTGTTGTTGATAGATCGCAACTAGTGGTTCGTAGAATGCCTGTCGAATTTCCCGAATTAAAACTCCACCATTGATCGCCATATTCTGCGCCGTCAATAAACAAAATATAAGCATCAAACCGTTTTTCATTATTATCATCATGAACGCTGTCAGGAAATCGAATCTGGCTTCCGCAACCAAGACACAATAATAAAACAAATAGAATATATTTCATGCTTCTTTCTCTTTAAATTCTCGAAACCAATCTGGATGATAATTGATCCAAGGCTTCACTTCTCCATATAGATTAGGACAAACCACTTGCATCAAATTTCCATCAACTTTTTCCACAATACAAACATACCAAATGTCCTTGATGCCAAATCCGAGCAAAGTAGGTACGGCATCTTTGCCCTCAATCTTTTGACCAACTTTGAATGGACATTCTGTTATCACGATACAGCACTTCCATAAAAAGGTGTAGTCCGACAGCTCCAACATACAAACAAACCGTCCGCTTGATTAGGTTCCGCGTAACCCGAAAAATTCTGGCACTTGCGACAGAAACATCCAGCACTTTTTTGTGCTATCGTATTATCATCATTAACTAAAGAAATACGGTGCAGTTGAAACCAACAGGCACATACAATCCCCTCTGTCCAATAAGTACTTAGATTATGATCTAGTTGATTTATTGTTTTTTGGTCTATGACAAAAGACGCCCCATGTTCAATCTTCGTCCTAAACCCAACTAAAAGATCATTGCCATAAACAGGACGAACGTCCATTCCAATGACCATGCCCTCTGTGTCAATTCCCTCAACTTTAACTCTGTTTCCAAGCTGCCATTGTCTCGCTTTGGATACCAAAGTTAATTGTCCATCATCAGCCCAATACCCCGTAATATAAGAGATAAAATCTACAATAATTAAAAACTTAGCGCACTGACTCAAAAAATAACCATGATCAATTGTCCAAAAGTTGTGCGAAGGAGAATAGTTGTTTTTCCACCCAATAAGACATTTCTGTTTATTATATTCTAACACAACTACAGTGCCAGTGTGGGTTCCATGACTATCAGTCCATTGAACAATGTCGCCTAGGCTGAAAGTGCTCATTTATAAAACTTTCTAAAAAGTTTTCTCTTGCTTGATTGGTTTGTCAAGAGATTTAGCAAACGTTTCTTGTTGCTCAGGAGTCCAAGAGTTATATGCTTCGACGCCTTCTTGAGTAGCATTTATTTCTCTTTTGATTTGCCAACCAGTTCCAATCTTCGTCCAAACATACTTATCGGTTTCTTCATCAAGACGCCAATCGTAGTAATCTTTAGATTCACGAGAAATTACCAAACGATGACATTTCTCACCGAGTTTAGATTGAATTCCAAGAACTTGACACTTGAACATTATGATCTCCTTTTAAGAGTCTTTCCCTCTGCAATCCACATAATTAATAGTCCAAGAAAGATCTTAGCACTATCCTGCCAATATTTGATTTTGCCCATGGTATCCTTTGCTTTCCAAAGTTCAATCAATTCAATGTTCATGTTAAAATGCTCCGTTATCTTAGCGATGGCAGAGCCTAAATATTTCGCCCCGTGGGAAAAGATGAGAACACCATTGTGCTTTTCTTTTCATTCCCACGTAAGAGTTTGGCGTGAATTGCTTTCTCTGTGGGGCGATTTTGACCCAAATGCCGGTTTATTAAACTAGCTACGGATCTTAAACTTGTTTGTTTCTAATGATCCCGCCATTAGAACCACTAATTACTGTGAAGAGTTTATTCTCTCCTGTGTTGTTTTTGATGAAAGATTTTAATTTTTTGGAGAGCTGACTATAATTTTCGGAGGTTGCATTGAGTCTGAGTAATGCACAACTAATTACATAATCCGTGGTCAATCTTTGTCCTTCATTTTGAACAAACACTTGATTGATAGTGGTTTTTAGAACTAATTGCTCTGTATCATACTCAAGTGAAGTTTTAGCTAACAGTCTTTTAAAAGAAACAATGGTAGCATCATGATCGATGTGCCCATCTTTAATTTCTACATCAATAGTCAATTCCATGTTATCTCCTTTAGAAACGTGTTTTCGTTTGGCAGATCGCTGCCGTTAGGCGATGGGAAGCGTCATCGAAACTCGGGCACAAACCAAACAAAAGCTAAGATAGCCATAATCTCAATTAGAATTAGAATACAAGCGCTCCAAATAAGCATGCTAACAGTAATTTTATTCATAAAAATTACCCCTCCAAAACTCTTCAATTTCCTGAAATGACATCTCACTCGGTGCTCTAGGTTTCTCCCACATTCGCTTTTTGGATAACTTAGTGGTTGCTTTCTTCTTTTTGATGGGTTTCTTTTTTGGTTTCATTTGATTTCAGCAGACTCTAATACTATTTTTGAAAAATCAGAATGCTCTATAATTCCTTCTAAGCACTCATTATTGGCAATTTCAACATCTAGTAACTTACCGGGAACATGTGGCAAAACTTCGATCTCGTTTGGAACAACTAATTCGTCAAACTTTTCCTTCAAAGCCAACACGGATTTATCATTAGATTCTTTGTGTTTTCTGAATTCATCTCGAAGTTTTCGTAATTCCCGAGAAATCATTTTTCGTTGTTCCCAATCCCAAAAACTAGGATCATCCACCACGCTATCAAGAACCATACCCTCTTTAACTTTCTGATCTAAATTCTTGGAGCCGATGTTTTGAATAGCCACAGCTCGCTTGATTTTTTCCAATTGCTCGTTTTGGGGAGAAGTCTCCTTTTTGGGCTCAGCCTTTTCTGGAGCAGGCTTCTCGTTTTGTTGAGTGCAAGTGCGTGCATTGTGTCCTTCTTGTTTGCAAATACCGCAATGACGACTCATAGCAACCTCTTTGCTAGTTCTTGAGCAAACTCATCTTCCATGTCTAAACGGTATCTTCGTTCATTAATGGTAAAAGAAATACCACTCCAACCTTCTACGTTTTTTATAGGTTTAACTTGAACATCGTTGAAAAATAATGAAGGTATTTCAATATCGGGCTTAGGCTCTTTCTCTTCTTTCACTTTTTGATCTCCAAACATCTTATTAACAACAGTTTTGTCCATTGTTACAACAAACTCGGCCTACTGGACAATAGCGTCCATTGTGACAACAAGAAGCGCCCCATGGGGCACATGTTCCATCTCCGCAACACACTTCGCCCGTTTGACAATATGTGCCAGTAGTTTGCGAACAGCAATTCGCGGTTGCAACCACACATCCCTTTCCACATAATTGATATCCCTGATCACAAGAAATCAATTGGCACTGTCCGCTCACGCATGCATAATGCACACTGTCGGGACAACAGTAGTTACCACACAATAATTCGCCAGCCGAAGGACAGACGGGTGCCGGACTAGGTTTTGCGGAACATCCAATTATAATCGTTATTGCCACGCATAATGCAACAGATTTCATTTTTAACCTGATTTTGCTTTCTGGAATTTCTTCAATGCCAGTCTTCCTAAATCATTAATAGTATAATAGTCCCATTCTTCACCATTAATGGATCTGATCTCTGAATATAGAAATTTACGATCTATCAAATCATCAACAGCTTGATCGTCCCTTTGATCACTTTCTTCTTCTCTTCCTGCATTAATCTCCGCCAACTGATGATTCAATATTCGAGCTTCATTTTTATCTAATGCTAGCGGATCATATACCCATTCATCGAGATCTTCTCGACTGAGCATCACTTCTTCATCAGTAGGAAGCGTAAAACTAATAGCATCTACGCTTTCATCATCTTCTGCGAATTCAAAAGCGTCATCTAACTTTCCAAACTTTTTGACAATATTACCATCTGAATAACACTTGAAATCCATAATTATTTTCCTTTCAGTTCGCTGCCATCCTGCTAATTCGATAACCAATTCTTAAACTACCATATTCAAAATGAAACGGGTAAAATGATCCATCTTTTCCTTTACCCCATAACCTACCCCGCGAATCAGAGAAAATGAAAGCCGGCTCTTTCATACCAAGCTTCAAAATCTTCTTGGTGAAGTCAGGATTATCATCCATATTTCGCCACTCTTCGCTGTCAATTTCGATCCATCTGTCGATTTTAACTGAGCTTTGACGATCTAATTCAACTGGGGACATCATTATAATCATCTGCCTCATCCCAATCTTCTTCCTCTTCTAATTCTTCCATCTCTCGACGAAAATCCATCCGATGATGCTTTTCTTGCAACTCTCGCTCTGGACGAAATTTTCTCGGAATGCGCTTTCGAAACTTCTCTGACACTGTATCGCTGCTCCTTTATTAATTGTCTTCTGCTGTCCTCGTGAAACATTTATACCCGCAATCATTACACACAAAATGAAAGTGAATCGAAGGATACTCATCACATTGGCATGCTGGCATTTGTTTTCTATTTGATGAAACGCTTGCACAAGCTGGACAATAATATCCACTAGGATTCATACTTTGCGTGTGCCACAACCAAGGATACGCACCGTAGCTATCTTTCTTAAGATTAAGTTTTATGGAATTATTATTTAGGGTTCCTTTTTGAGTTAATAACCAATGCCCCAAACCATAAGCACTCGCACCTACTCCCATCGCCACAATACCTTCAATCAATTCTAGAATCAAGTTCGATCTCCTTTAATGGTCATACGAACATTGCTAAGTCTCCTAGCGGTCATAATTAAATCTTCTTACAAATCTCCAAGCGTCCACATGGCAATTTTGTCTCCATTATTCTTAGCATCCAAATAGAGGTGCAATATGCCAACAATCGAAGCATTAAGCACCTCAATGGTTTTAAGATAAGAACCCGCCCTAACTAGTTTCTTTTTTGACATTGGTCTTTTTGGAGACGACTTCACCTTTTTCATTAACGATTCTCGCTTTTTGATTTTCTTTTAATCTCAATCCAAGAAAGAATGCTTGTGCGATAGAAGGGTTACTATGTTCCCAGACGTTCTTAAACGAACCTTTACGCCCTATTCCAACCTGAATTTTCAACTTTACTTACCCACATCATTAATGCTTTTATTTATATTAGCAACAACATGCAAGGTAACTTTAGCTTGAATAATCGATGGATTAGCAGGAACGTTGCCACTCATAGTGAATACATAGTGGACTTTAATTGATCCATCCAGTAACACCAAATACCAATACGGCTTTAGGGAAATTGGAAGCGAAATGAGCGATGATCCACGTTCTACGTCTGTCAAATCATGATCCGTTAGAACAACCGATCCAAAAGTGGCATCCAAAGAAACTTTAACATGATCAATGAAATGAAAATCTCCAGATTCCATTTTTAACTGATTATTGGTAATGGAGAAATCGAATGTTCCGAGATCTTTAAACTGCTTGAAATCTTCCAGAAAATCGACATCATTAATTCGATCCACAGAAATCGAAGGTGCCATTCCGCCAGAAACAGACGAAGCCGGAAGATCTAATGTCATCGTTTTGGTAATATCCTCTTGAATATTGCCTTGAATGCATCCTACCAGAAAAACTAATATTATTAGAAACTTTTTCATTTTTCAATTTCCTATCAGAAAAATAGTCTAAATCCTAATTGACACGCAGGTGCCGCCACTGCATCCATACGTGGATTACTAACACTAATACTTGGATCTTTTATACTAATGGTTGTATCGAAATGATTGGTTTGAGCCCCGATCCAGGAGACGCCTACCAGTCCATAAATCGACCAAATGTTAGGGTTGCCTCCTCGAATACCACCCATCAAAGAAGCGAAATCATATGAAACTTCCAATGGTTTATCCAACCTAGGAATTCTTCCTCCCCAATAATGTCCAATTTCTGCCTGTCCCAAAACGCCAAGCGGAAAGAAATGAAGCGGGTCAAGAGTAAGAAATCCTCGCATTCCACCGTTTAATCCATTGTATCCTCCTCCAACTCCAAGATGAATCCATTGGAAATAAGGTTTGAAAGCAACGGAAAGCATGACGCCTGATGGAACGCCAGCGGCAATATCCAAACCAACATAACGTCTATGCGGTTTCCGATCAGTGACAACTATTTGATCGTTTCTTGTTTCAGCATATGCTGAATTGCTTATCGTCATCATTATGATAAGCATCATTATTAACTTCTTCAATTATTCCTCCAACTTCCAAAGAACTGTTTTAACCAACCAAAAGCATATTCCAACCAACTAATTATCTTAAACTCTTTGGGAAGCATGGCGATGACATAGTTGGAAATACGATACGGAGTATTAACAAAAGGAATACGAATGTGCCATAACCACGTATCATAGGGATAGGTCATGCTGGCAGGTATTCTAACCTCATCATCTATGTAACCAACTCTATTCAAATGAGCACAATGTTTCCCAATGACTTTGATGTAAGTTTTCATATTTCTTTTGTGGTAGTGATAACTTTCTTACCAACCAATTCTGATTTGGAACATCCATTTGCATAGAAATATCCACAACACTTATCTTCGTCGCCCACTTTATTGCAGTCGAGATTAAATTTAAATATCCAATAAGGTTTTAGCTCTTTACAGTCTTTGCAGAGAGCATGATAATTGTGAGAGCAGTGAGTGCTCATTTGTTATCTTTTTCTTTGAAGGTAATTAATGGACAGATCCCTTGAGTTTTGGCGGCAATCCACTCTTGAATGAGATCTCCAGTATCAGAGTAGTAGTAGAAACAAAAGGCACTTACAAGTATTAATGAAGCAACAAGCATTACTTCTACAATAGACAATATGTTAATCCAACCATACTTGTGATATTCATAAATGTTGAGCCGCACCAAAAAATAGAACACCAAGATCCAAGGCAACCATCGGAACCTTGAAAGCCTGATTACCTGAATAGTAGATCTATCTCCCATTTTCCATAATTTAAAGACATACCAGAATCCAAACAAAGAACTAATTGGATTTACTACGAGTGTAAAAAGAACAGAAGTAAACACACCAGCAATTAACCATAACACAGATAATGGAATCATAATTAGAAGGCGTCTTACGATCTCCAATAGCCAAAAGCCAACGACATTCAGTCGTTGGATGAAGGCGTTGCAAGTTGCTAACAGAAAAAATGTTATATAGTTGTCAAAATCTATGCATACTCTGATATATAGTTGTCAAAGGTATAGCAATGTCGAGATGGAAACACAGCAACAAAGTAATTTTCAATATAAACTATCATTTGATCTGGTGTCCAAAGTATCGTAGAAAAGTTTTAGTGGATGAGGTGGAAACACGCCTTCGACAACTTTTACCAGAAATAGTTAAAGAAATTGATTGCACCATTGAAACAATGGAAATAATGCCAGATCATGTACATGTTTTTATTCACTGTAGTCCGGTGCATGCTCCACATTTTGTAGTTCAGCAACTCAAGGGCAAGAGCAGCCGTATCTTACGAACTGAATTTCCACATCTCAAAAGCAAGCTGCCCACATTATGGACAAGAAGTTATTTTGCTGAAAGTGTAGGTTGTATATCAGAAGCAACCGTAAAACAATATATAGAGAATCAAAAGAACGTCTAATGATCCTAACCTACAAACTCCGCCATCAATTCGATCTATCAGATGAACTTGTCAAAGCTCATAAAATAGCGGAGTTTGCTATTCATAATCGCAACAAGCTTTCCTCCAAAGAAGTTTCTCACATCGGTCTTAAGTCCGCTATATCCAATCAGATCCTTCGTAAATATGGAAGAAATAAGAGGTGTCGCACCATCAGAAATGTTAATCTAATAGTCCCCAACCAATCCCTCAAACTCCAAAATAAGATTCTCAAAATAACTCCTTTGAGTTTGTATTTGGATATTCACCACTTGCCTTCCTTCAAGAAGATTAAACAAGTAGAATTATCCAAAGAATACGCGTATGTTTCCGTAGAAGTCAGCGAAGCCATAGTCTTTTCTCCAACAGGTTATGTTGGTTTAGATAGAAATGCTACCTCCCACATAGCGGTGTTAGCTAATCCATCCACGGGAAAGATACTAAAGCTAGGCAAAAAGTGTTCGCATCTTCGCAACAAATATCGAAACATTCGCAAATCAGCACAAAAACAAGGAGCTTATCGTTTTGTTAAGAAACAACTTAGTAAACGAGAAGCTAACATTATGAGAGATCTCAATCATAAGATTGCTAAAGTGGTTATCCAATATTGTGTAGAACATAAAGTTGGATTAGTTTTGGAAGACTTGAAGGGTATCCGAAAACAGAAGTCCAAAGGTAGAAGGCTCAATGGAATGTTAAATTCATGGAGCTTTTATCAATTAGAAAGTTTTTTGATATATAAAGCGCTTCGTTATGGAGTGCCGATCTTCAAGGTAGAACCTCATTATACTTCCCAACAATGTAGTAGATGCGGCGCTCTTGGAATAAGGGACGGCAAGCGTTTTGCTTGCCAACAATGCGAACACACAGATCACGCAGATGTTAATGCTGCCTTTAATATAGCGCAAAGACAAATGTTTGGTCAGTCGTCAATAGACAGAGATATTGGCGAGAGCCTCTCCATCTTCCCAAATTATGAGAAGATGAACCCTGATAAGGCTCGATCGGGCAATGTTCAATGAGTTATGTTTATAACTTATTTGAATAACCTGAGAGCTTCACGACTTTAGTCGTGAGAGTATATCAGATACTGACATAGGTTTGTTTTATCTGGTGGCAAACTATCAAAAGAGCGATATGTCAATGCATATAGCTTATAGTGAAGGGTGTCAGTTCGGATTTCCATGGTTTTCCTCGATGGATTGGACTGGAGAAGTTAAGGTTGTCGCAATTGAATTCTCTGGACTACCTTCCAGCAATGGCGTTTCTTCTTGGATCCAGTAAATCAAGACTCGGCTTCCAATAACAATAGGATTAGGAAAAATTTCGACATAACATTTCCAGTCGTCCCCTTGACGATCTGTGGATGGTCTTTTACCGTATAGACGACGAAGGCGTTTGTTCTCTTGATCTAATTCGTAAATACTTCCAGAAAGAGTAGTAAATTTCATGATATCCCCTATAAGTCCAGTTCATCGTCGGTTTCGATATGTTTCACTACCTTCATCCCGTCTTTGTCCCACGTCAGTCCAGTATGAAGAATAATTTGACCATAGTTGTCAGCTTCTTCCTCACATCCGAACATTTCTCCTGCTAAATACAATTTGTCTTCGGCATCCAAGGTTCGGAGATGGTGAATCAGATCGTCAATGTCTTGAGCTGTAAATGGAAATTTCATGATTGTGTCCATTCATCATGGGCGTTGAGCATTTTTTCTTTCTTAGCTCGTTCCACTTCATTGGTTGGATGAAAAAGCGGATACCCTCCAGTTTTCTCCACCAACTTAGCATAGGAAACTTTATCCTTGTAGTAGGCTTTCAAATGTTTCTCTACAAGAGAAACTTTTGTTGTTTTCTTTTTAATAGATTTCTTCATTGTGGCTCTAACTCCTTTTGTAATTGTTTTAACATGTCCTCCGAGAACATCCATCGTGTTACCGGAATATTTGCTGCTCGAAATTTAGCTTCGATATTTTTAGCTCCATCGGGATTAAAGGAATGCACAATCACTTGAGCAATAAATTTTTCCACGTTGGATATGCCATTAATGATGTCAGATGCTAATTCGGAGCCATTTTTAGAATATGGCATGTCATGATCTGTCATATAAAGACCAATCACCTCTCCACTTTTAGTCAAGATTTCTATAATTGCAATGGCTTCATTCGCATTATAGGCATGAAACAATGTATGATGAGATCCTAAAATTTCCTCTGCCAAATCATGGCGCGGAATTTCGTCGTCAGTAAAGACTATGTTCATAGTTTGTGAATCTTTCCATCCAACGTTTTGAAAGTTCCCGGTTGAACTTCCTCATTGATATTCACCTTGGTTCCTCGAAAATTTCCAAATGACCGATCTCTAATCTTGTTGTCACTTGAATTAATTATCAATCCTTCATTAACTAATGCTTGGGCGTCCGTTTCGCACATCCAAACGTGCTTATGCTTGGTAATAGATTCTCCCATAGGACGTTGTTCTGTCGAAGTACTTTCTTCTTGGGCTTGATTATCCAATTCCACCATCAAATATAACTTGGCAGTTTGGGGTTCCATCAATGGATTGCCAATCAAACTTTGCCCGACCACTCTGCCGAACAATCGCTTTTCTTGATCTACTTGAATCAAAACTCTTGCGTTAATCATGATCCTTCACACACTAAGCATGTCAATTTATCTTCGCCTTCATCCGGTTCCCGTCCGCGGTCAAAATGAAGCTTGGGTTTTCCTGAGCCATGTTCTACGGAATTAACTTTAACCAGAACTTCGCATCGCTGCCCCATGACATTGCGATTAACCAAACAACTTACCACCACAATGGCTTCGGGATCAGCATCTTTAAGTTGTGCTATTAGTTCGGATACTTTCATGATGCGCGCCCTTTGATAACCCCATCTAATATTTCTCTGATCTCATTGTGGAATCTCAAGGATGTAACATGTTCTTTCAAATACTCCTCTGCTTGCTCTTTGCAATCAAATGTAAGGCAAATATAACCATTATTGGAGTTATCTTTAGGTTGGACCCAAATGCCATATTCCTTAGACTTTGATGTACTCATTTAGTTTTTCCGTCTGATTTTTCCAATTCAGTTGGAACTTTGGTTTCCATACGGCGCCCTGATTGTTCTTCCAATCGCTTTTGAAGGCGGGCGCGCTCTTTCTTAGCTCCAACTCCTTTACCGAACTTAAAATCTAGTTTATCGATCTTTTGCTCGATCGTCAGTTTATTATAAGCATCTTGCCTTTTTTGAGCTTGCTCTTGACGAAACGTTTTTGCTTTTTCTCTATCTAAATGTGTGCCCATGATCAATCCTTCCTTTCCAATCCGGCATCTTGAATTCGATAAGCGCCCTCTGTACAACCATCATAATCGACATTTAATTGGTGAACGGCACCTTTCCAGTCTCCATTATTAACTTGGGCTCGATTATACCATCCCGAAATATGAACCAAATGTCCATCTGAAGATTTCCAATATATTCCATCTGTCTGAGTTTCATTAGTAATGGCTGTGTTTCTTAGCATCCAACAATTGATGGGAGTTACATTATAATTGTATTGTACAACAATCCAATCAGAACCAAAGTTAGACGCTGTGCAAGAAGAACAATCCCTACTAAACGCCGCGCACCCACATAATGTCAAGAGCCATAACCAATTTCTCATTTTTTCTCTTTCAGCTTCTGTTTGATCTTTGTGACTAAATAATCTACACCTTTATTAGCTAAAACTGATGCTGTTGCCAAGACTATGTTGCCGACAATTAGTTTTGTCCAAGTTGATTTATTTTCGCTCATGTTTTTTCTCCTGTTGTTTTATTCTGACACTAATTCAAACTTTTGATTTCCTTTGAACAATCGAGCATGCTGTTTTGGAAAGATCTTCTCGGCTCGTGCTAGCATCTCGTCTACAGTTTGAATACCATCAGAAACAAAAGCGGCGTTGGAGCCGGGTCTTTTATCCACAGTTTGATCCCATCCGGCCAAAATGGTAAGAATTCTGTGGTTCCTGCCGTGAATAGCTATCCTGCGCCAAGTTCCCACTACTTCTTTGATAGGCTGAAAGGTGCCATCCAATGGAAGGCGATTGTCTTCCAACAATTGTCTCTCTCCGAATTTGTTGGCCAAATAATGCCCACAGATTCCTTCTTCCCAGCATCCAAAAAACAAAAAATCATTCATGAGTGATACTTTCCATGATATAAAATTGTTTCAGATAAGTGTTTCTACTCGGGATTGATTCAATAACATTGATAACCGAGTAAATTCGACCCGAAACCAAAAAAAATAGATGCTTTGGATAAGTGGTTGCAATTCGGTGTTGTCCATTGATAACCAAATTGCTTCGACCCAAAGCGAAAAATGAGAACTAAATCCTTTCATCCCATAGAAAAATTTGCCATGATGTCAGGCGCCGCAGTATCAAAGCCCACGACATCAAGCATTCCATTATCATCAGGCGCAGCAATGGAAAATTCCGTTGCCGTCATTCCTACCACAACCAGTTTAGCATTTCGTCCTGATTTTTCTCGATACTGCTTCAAAGCTTGGTAAGGATGAATGTCTCCATGCCAGGTCTCGCTATCAGTATATATAGCAAAAGTATCTACGTCCAACTTATTATCCATAGCATACAGCATAGGCAAAGCGCAATCTGTTCCGCCCATCGGAATTTTAGAAACAGTTTCAATCACTGTGTTAAGACGAGTCTTCTTAGTAATGTCAATCTCTATCATCTTGGACTGTCCGCCACCCCACTTACCACCATATCCACCACTAGCACTAGAAAATCCAACCAAATGATAATTGGGCTCAGCTCGCATAGTGATCATAGCCATAGCTGCCGAAGCTTCCATAGCTGACAAACTAGTACCTGCAATATAGCTACATCCCATGGATCCACTAACATCCAACGCTAACAAATGATTTTTACCAGTAGGACGAATCGTCTTGAAAGCAAAATAAAAGGCATCATCCAAAGCATCTACGATCGGCTTAACAGTCGTCCAAGACAGCTTTCCTTTGTCTCCATGTCCCTGAGCATACACCTTTTGAGCGAAAAGAATAGCAATGGGATGAACGCGTCCTTCTTTCAGGACTTTTTCATTAGTCAATTTTTCCACCACCTGAGTGGTATTACTTCCCAAGGGTTTTAACAATCCAACATTGGTCATTTTTCCCAAATTACGAATGATGGCGGTAATTCCCATTCCTTCTAGTAAAGCTTCCCAAACTTCCGGTTTATCCTTCCATTCATTAGGAACAGCTTCGTGGGGCATTTTAAATTCCCGAATGAGAGTGATAACTTCTTTTAAATCTTTAGAAGCATGAAGTTGATCAAAGGCTTGAATCAAAGCCGGAAGATCTGTTTTCTGGTATCCTTGATACTCCCGAATCGGAAAAGATTTGGTTTTCAATTCTCCTCCGACTTTACGTTCTCCAAGATGATCCCTATCCACAATCCAACGGAAGGCAGAGCCAAACTGCTGAACAAACTTGGCATGCGTAGCTGTATCCACCGGCTTCTTGCAATCCTTGGGATTAGGACGAGCCAAACGAAGCAAATCTCGATGGCTCCATCCATCTCGCTGTTGATATTTAATAGCTTGAAGAGCAAGGCTCTCCGGGGAACGGCGAAGATACCATTTGGAAACTGCGGTTCTCAAACCTCGCGACCACTTTCGAAGTTTATCGATGTCCCTAGCAAAATGGAACAAATGAGTTCCAATTCGACATACTTGGGGAAGATAAGATAACGCTTCTTGTCGGACTTTGAGATCCTGATGGGAGGCTGCCAATGCCAAAGCGAAAATGGCAGGATCATTTTTAGGTGCTCGCCCCGCATACGAAATCTCCACGATCCGATGAATGGTGCGAGAAGCATCCTCTTTGAGACATTCTGAAATGCACTTGACATTCTCAAAGGTAAGTTGTTTTTCCGTAGCGTAATAGGTGCCGCCTTCGTTCCCAAGAATGAGAAAACGATCTAAACGTTGCCATTTATCAACCTGAAAAACATATCCGCCTGCCGAGTTCTGGACTTGATCTGGGCGCGCCATTTCAGTTTGGGAGGGATTTTTACTGATATGAGATGAATATGACATATGTCTTTCCTTTTTTAAAAAAGCTTTGGATAAGTAAGCGTAATTCGGAGGTAATCGCAAAAGTGATAACCGAATTAACTTCGACCCAAAGTTAGTTTTAGTGCTAACACAAAATTGTGTCCCGGATAAAAATCGTGGTCGGAGATTTGTCAGTGTCCTAGGCTTCTAGACGATACCCGTTTTACGGGTAGTGGGATTCGCACCCACGATCTCTGGCTTATTGATAACCGAATACTGCGACCCGGAACAAAATCCTTTCAATGCATCAAATCATGGATGAGACTTGCGTGGATTATATTTTTGGATTGATAGAGTATATATTGAAGTATGGGAACTCTTCTTATCTTTCAACTTAGTCATTATTTTTTCGGCATCATATTTGGTGTCGTAAATTTTTGGTAAATCACTAATGGAGCCGTTACAAACAGTCTGTCCAAACCAACATGGAGTCATATCACCAGTGCTTGGCTCTATACTTTTCCAGTAGGGATCTAACATATCAGGTAGACCCACAAGGATTACCCATTTTACTTTTCCACTATTCGGATTTCCCATGTTCAACCTGCTGAAAAATTACTTTTACTTTGTTTTGCCCGAGCAAACCACACAAATGGTTTTGTCAAACCAAGTGATTTCTTTTGAACCGTTGGTCCTTTCTTCTTTCGAAGCAATCTTCCCATACTCTCCAACCTAGACACATAAATGACCAACGGATTACCTTCTTTGTCAGTCATTACCGCATGAGCCACTTCTCCATAAGAACCGGGCTCTGCTTCAATTAATCTTCTATCACACCACCTAATCCCATCCGTATCCAACGGTAATTCTTTGCTCTTTAATACTTCACCCTTAGCATTAAAAACAGTAGCTATGTAATTTTTCTTATTGGGCTTGTTAAAAAGGTTTGACGTCTCTCGTCGGGATTGTTTAGTTTCTTCTTGCCGAATAGTAATGGCAAGATGGTGCGCCAAAACAGCATTTCTAATAAGTTCTATTCCTGGCGCCGGTTGTATTTCATGCACATCGATCTTAGCTAGAATAGGACTGACAATAGGAGCTAACTCTCCAGTGGTTAGATACTCACGATACTGAGCTAGAAAAGCCATTGCACTTTTGACTTGTCCTGAGCGATGCAAAAATTGTTTAATCGACATATTTTTATCATCCATGCGCATGACCTTTCGTTTTCAATCAGCGCCGTTAGGCGATGGGAAGTTGCCCCTAAATCACATCATCTATAAACGAACGCAACCAAAACCATTACTACAATTATTGCAATCTTTAATATCCAAGAAATCATGGCTGAACCTTAACTACAAAAGAAACAATATCACTAGTAGATTTTGGCAGATCATATCCTCGATTTCTTGTGCGGGCGTAGCTTTCCGCACCTGATCTATTGGGAAAGCCACGTTTAATCACTGTTTCTTTCATCATACCATTATTAAATCGCAACTCAATTACTTGAAACACAAAATCCTACCCCTGAAAAAATCCATACCTATCGTTATCAAACAAAGACTTTTTAATCTTAATTTTCCCACAATACCCAGTATTTCGAAAATAAACCCGACACAAGAAATATAATCCTAAATCCTTTTCAGGGATTAGAATTCTGTCCCGATCCATGCTATCCGTATATTGCTGACCAACCATGTTGTTCCTACTCGTCCTGAAATTTAATCGCTACTATCGTAATTACACTTATAGAGAACTAATTTGCCGTTTTCTTCTTTGAACCAAACGTCCCCAATATATGGTTGAGAAAAATCATGAACCGTCAATACTCGTGCTCGACCACCAAAAATTACCTTAATGGCTTCGGAATCTCCTCCTGCCACTTTAGCTAACGTTCCTTGGGTATCCTTTTCCCATTCTTCCATGGAGAAATTAGCAACATTGCCGGTGGAAGTCCATTGATCCACTTCAAGAACTTTAATCATGGTTGTTTTCTTTCCAATATCTTTTGGCATCTATGGCACAAATCGCCATTACTATAATCCCAATGATACCTATAATGGTAGGAAGCCAAAACTGTTTATAGATACTTGCCCCCATAAAAACAGCATACATGCCCGCAAGCAGCCAATACATCCAAGGTTTCAGAATCATGTCTTTACTTTTCTGTTTTAATTTTTCCGAAACTTTGATCTTCATTGCGTGCAGCTCTTGACGCACGGCTGCATCAACCCGAGCCCTGCGCTCAGGCGCCATCCTGTCCTTCAACTCGCTCCACTTACGCGTAGCCATAAATTCTGCTCCTAAAATTTGTCCAAGCTTGTGGGGCGTTGGGGTTTCTTTTGCCGTCTCTTTCGCCGATGAGCGGATGTACTTATATATGTAGTAAGGTCTTCTTGAATATTATCAAGCAACTCCCAAACATCGCCAGTATCTGTATAATCGCTCTCTTGTGTGTATTTTTTATAGTCGTCGATCTCTTTGATGATTGCTTTAATAGAACTGATTCTTAATGCTTTTAATTTGTAGTCTTTATTCATAGGCTTTTCTTTCTAGCCAGATTTCTGTTCTCTCGACTTGTTCTTCCACATCCTGGACACACTTTAGGATATTTTTGGTGCGGCTTCTTTTCTGGATCGCACCATTCTGTGTTGCATCCCAGACAAACAACGGTGTAACGATCTTCTAACCGACTTCGCTGACTCATATGTGCTCCCAAATGATTCTTTTCAACTCTTCTAATTTATGTCGGAACTTCCATCAATTTCAATTTTTCTTCTTCAACTATCTTTTCTGATGTTTCTACTACCTCTTCTTTAGCTTTCGTAGAAGAATCCACACGGGTTCTTGGAGATGCAACCCGCTTTTTCTTTGGCTTAACCACCTTAGGAACCACCGTTTCAATAGGTGGCAGTTCGGCAATCGTTACTTGCACTGCGGGCATGAGATATTGGAAAACAGTTCCTATAACTTCTTCAGCACCACGATCCATTGCGGACACTCTCAACTCTTCCGCCAATCGCTGGGCCCACAAATCTTCTTTCACTACCGGCATATAAGTGATGGCATAACCAAGCAAAGCCCGAATGAAAACTGCTCCCACTGGAGTATCAATCATTTCCCGAACTACTGTTAATCTGTCCTCTTTCATGCCACGATCATGAAGTATGGCAAGAACACTAGATTGGACAGCATTGGTCAATTGGGTTGCACCTGTTCGCCATAGTGCATTCTTCAAATCACCTTTGAAGGTTTGTCCAAATGATCCTCGATGAGAAATTACTTCTGTGTTTTTTAATCGATAAAAGAATGCGATGTTATCCCAAAATTCTTTATCAACTTGGCTCGTCTCTTTATTTTCTGGCTCGATTACTCGAAACCCTTCCACCTCAGGAAAATTCAATTGAAAATATCTTTTCTCTCGAACATCATATCCTTCTTCTTCCAAGAAATTCTTAACAATTGTTAATTTTGGAAGAGTCGGATATTGGTTAGGCGACCAAGAACAACAAGCACTGATATCGAATTCTTTATCCACATAAACAATTGGATATCCGCCTTTTTCACCACCAAGAAATGTTCCACTGATTTCACTTCCATCAATGGTAAAAACGATTCGATCCCCACGCTTTGGAATAACAATTAACTCAGGTTGTGGGACATAATGATAATCCTTGTCATCAGCGTATGTATAACTATCAAATCTAACACGAACACAAGCGTGTTCGGCTGTATCCATATTAGTAACTATTCCTTCTCCTAAAGCATCGTTCCATACCCGAGTTCCTGTTTTGAATTTAGTTGTGGGCGGCATGGATTGTTTAGATGGATCTTCTACTATTTTCCAATCTTCTTTATACCAAAAGTTACCATCTGAATCTAGCTTAGTAAAGTGATCTGAAAAATATCCTTGATTCCAAACAGCTCCTTTAATTACTTCGCCTTGAATAAACCACTCATACTCATTTAACTCAAACCCAGTAATTTTGACAATATCGCCCTTTTTATATTGAATAAATTGCCCAACACGGACTTTAGGAATACAAACAATATCTACATTTTCATTAGGAAATGACCAGTCTTGAACAGCATCTCGATTTCTTTCTGCAAAAAGCCATCTGATTTTAGCATGCTTTGATTCACTTTTGTTATGTTCGATCACAATACCACGAACACCTTTATCTGATCCATTATTTATTTCAATAATAGTACCGATAGGAGGTCGCTCTTTGGTTCCGACATCTTTAACCAATGTCCATTCTTTAGTCATCTCAAAGCTACGGCTTTGAAAATTATCAATTATTTTTGCGTGGCTGTACCTGCCAGATTCTAAAGTTTCAGCCTGAAACACACTGTCAGCGTAACCAGTAATTTTAACCTTCCAACCATCAGCGCATTGCCAAATTTGGCCAATCTTGAGATGGCGATCATACTTGGTGTCTTCCATTTTAGACTCTTCGACCAACTTCCATCCTAAAAAACTCCATTCCCCATTTTCTTTAAGGGAATCAAAATTGAAGTTTTGTTCTCCTTTGTAGCCTCTACTAAAACCGGGCTCAATTGTCTCGGTGTTAACAATAGCTATCTCTCCTTTAAAATGAATATCAGTAACCTTAACAGTCCAACCTTCAGAGTTAGCCGAGCCGTCGCTTTTCCATATTTGCCCCACCTTCATTTTAGGAGCTTCCCTAATCATCTTCCATTTCGAATAAAAAGGTAAGCTAGTTAAACAAGAATATTCATGCCCATCAGAATATGTATTGCTGGTTCCAATTTGGATTGGCACTAACTATGTTATTTTTGATAGCAGTGATCCTAACCTTCCAATCTCTACTTTCATTATACCAAACCTGGCCAACTTCGGCATTCACTTTCACGTCCTCCACTAACTTCCACCAATAAAGTCATCATCTGTAATAGTAATTTTTGTCAATTACCAATGACTAAAGTCCTTGACTTGTCGCTCATCCTACCAAAAGCAGGAGGTTATTTTTTAATGGCAACACTCGTAGGATTTAAACATTTAAGAGAGACAAGTCCAGAAATTATTCCATTAACTAAACAACGCCAGGTGTCGGAAGCTCTGCTGCCTTTTTTTCTCCAGTAACCGTTTCTTCTGTCGTCTCTGTGGCGATTTCTTCTTTAACTTCCACGGGAGGGGATACACGAGCTTTGGGTGCGGAAACGCGCTTTCGCTTCGGTTTTAATACCTCGGGAATAGCTGTCTCGATAGGAGGAAGAGCTGCAACCGCAGTTTGCACAGCGGGCATGAGATATTCGAAAACGGCTCCCAGAACTTCTTCGCTCCCACGATCCATCGCGGAAACACGTAGCTCTTCCGCCAATCGCTGACCCCGAGGATCATCTTTGACCATGGGCATATAAGTCAAACTATAGCCCAACACCGCTCGAATCAGGACTGCTCCCATCGGAGTGTCCAATAGTTCCCGAGCCAATGCCAATTTGTTTTCATCAGCGCCACGATCTTTTAGCATAGCTAAAATGCCAGCTTGGGCTGCATTCGTTAATTGAGTGGCCCCTGTTCTCCAGGCTGCTTTAGTAAAGTCAGCTTTGAACATTTTTCCGAATGACTTCTGATCTTCTTTTGTTTCCTGAGTTGCCGTTTCTTCTTTCATCGTTTCCTCTCTTTCTGATTCAATTATTAGATAGTTTGTTATACTGTACTCGTCAAGCTAAAAGCATCGCCTAAGTTCGGTAGAAAATCCTTCCTTTTCCAAAAATTGCTTAACAATTTTAGCTCTATTATTAGAAAGATATTCATCTGGAAACCAAGAATGGTGCCCACCAGTTTTGAATGGTTCATCCACCCAGACTATAGGATATCCGCCTGCTTCGCCACCAATGAAAGTTCCAGTAATCTCTGCGTCGTCAATCGTGAAAGTAACGCGTTCTCTGCGCTTAGGAATAACTAGCAATTTATCAGAATTTATATTTAAGATGCCCTCGTTAAACCACACATCGAAATAACCATTTGCCTCATCACTAGCGATGGTTCCTTCTCCATATTTAGCATGCCAAACCCGAGTTCCTGTTTTGAATTTGCTCATAGTGTTCTCTTCAACCAATGACCATTCTTTCCAACCATCAGGAGTTCCATCTTTATTTAAAATTCCAACCCTCTTGATAATGGTTCCACTTTTAAAACCAGAATTCGAAGGATGAATTACTTCCGCGTCTGCATAATCAACAAAAACGGAATGAATCTTGACTGTCCAACCTGTTTTGGTTCGATAGATCTGCCCAACTTTAACTGGTTTAATAGCAGAAGGTTCCATTCCTACACCTTGAGGAGCTTCAGAGATACTGTTTGAAGGTTCAGAAGCAGCAGAGACATCCCAAACAAGTCTCCATGCAGACCCCATCCCTAAGCGATGACCGGTTGATATAGGAAAATTATGACAGAACTCATCATAAATTTGTCCCTTAACAAATCCAGATCGCCCACTTTCAAGCGTTTCGCATCCAAGTAGATTGGGATGTTTAGAAGCTACAATTTTGATTTTCCATTCAAGAGCATCATTATACCAAATTTGCCCAATCTTAGGTTTGGCTTCTGTAAGTGGAGGCACCAACTCCAAATTAGGATTGGGAAACCTCCAATCCCTCGTAATTTTTGGTACGGAATTTTCTTCCCACTTAATATGAGCTTCATTTCCGCTACTATAAGTGACTTCTCCAACTACACCGTTCAAATGGCTAAGGCTAGATGCAGAAGGATCAATAATATGGATCTTGACTTTAGTTCCAACAGGAGGTGGTTTTTCCAATCCCCAAAGAACTTGAAATTGATCCATTCCTTCGGGATGAGACTCCCCAGTTACCATCCAAGAACCGCCACTAAGAGATATTGCGGGACCCGGAATACCATATTTATCAACCTGACGAACTAGTTGTCCCGGATTCGGAGGTCGTTTAGGATTGTAATTTAGCCAAGGCATAGAATTCTATATAGAGCAATTTTTAACTTTGAGAGCGGAACGAATTAGAATTGCGACACCAGAAAGAATATAAGTTATCCCTGATTGATCGCAATGTGCAGGAACTACCAATCCTCTATGCGCTAGCACATCAAAAGCCAAATCTTCAGGCGTTCCTTTTTTGAAAGGATCCGCTAACTTTCTTTCTTCAAAGGGAACGGTGGCAACATATTCTAAAACGTGTTGTTCAATAGAGTTGAGCCAACGCATGACTTCCTTTAAAAATTAGGGGCAAGTTTTTTGGACATTGCCCCTGCGGTATTTACACACCCGTTTCAATCAGTTTCCACAAACTGACAAAGTTACTTGGACGATTTTGCTTGGCGCTTATTAACGTTGAGCGAAAAAGCGATGTCATCATGTCCCGCTTCCGCAAGACTAATGAATCCTTCCGACGAAGCTACACGATCGGATTTCCCCGACTGAGAAGTCCCGTGGTTCTGACTAAGATCGACCTTGATTGTAAGCACATTTTCTTTGACATCGTGTTGAACATTAATCATGTTAATTCTCCTTGAAAAAGGTATCAGATCGCCTGATGCGCGCGTTCAGTTTAACTCTCTGACAAGAGGCAATACAAAAATTGCGAAATTCGTTCGCTGCCGTTAGGCGATGGGAACCGCCCCTCATAATTTCTTGTCGTATGTAAATGGACAAATATCTGTGTGTGCGCGCCTTAGATGATTCAACAAACCATCCCAAGTTATACACTCGAACGAGCAAAATTCGCAACAAATCTTTCTTGCTAGATACTTCATCTTTAACTCATAATCTCTTTAACTTTTGCAAGCAATTCTTCTCGGAAAGATTTCCGTTGGCTTTCATTCATATCCACTGAATGATCTTCCCATTCTGAATTAATAGCGGATAGATGCTTGACTATAATAGGTCTAACAGCATCATCTAATCCCTTTTTAATCCATGTCAGTCCATGTGGCACTCCATCATATCGATCATAATAATGATCCAAGGCACAACTGATGATCGCATTAACGATTGCTACTATATCATCAGGATAAACGTACCAAGACCGATCTGACCAACTCAATTCCATTTGTCCGCAAGTGCAACAGGGACAATCGTGTTCTGATTTTTTGGTCATGCTACTCTCAAAAACCAAAGCAAACCTTCATTCTTAAAGACCAACCATCCCCAACGAAGTTTGACTGGAATTGGAAGATCATAAAATCCATATTCCTCAAAGAATTTATTTTCTCGGTAGCTACGAAAACTTCTACCCATAGAGGCAACCAATCCTCCAAGATAGAACGTTAGAATAAAAAGAAAAGGCATCATGGCGCCTCAGCTTTCTTCGCCACTTGTTCAGTTTCCTCAACTTCCTGTTCTTCCGCCACTCGTGTTTTGTGGCTGACTCGCTTCTTTTTCTTAGACTTGAGCACCTCAGGTACCGCCTCCTCGATAGGAGGAAGGGCTGCAATGGCTGTCTTTACTGCTGGCATCAAGTATTGAGATGCAGCTCCCACAACTTCCTCCATGGAGCGATCCATGGCTGATACCCTGAATTCCTCAGCTAAACGTTGAACTCTTGGATCCTCCCCGATGGTTGGCATATAAGTTAAGCTATATCCCAAAATGGCACGGATCAAAATTTTACCATATTCTGTATCCAAAATTTCCTTCATCACGGCAATCTTGTTCTCGTCTGCTCCTTTGTCCTTGAGCATCAGTAAGATGGCTCCTTGAACAGCATTTGTTAGTTGAGTTGCTGCCCCGCGCCATGCAGCGTTGGTAAAGTCTTGTTTTAACATTTTTCCAAACGACTGATTTTCTTTTTCTTCGGACATTTTCTTTTCTTCCTTTTTGATTACTTTAACAATCCGTGATTGTGAAGGTGTTATTTTCCAACATCGAGGAGCATTAGGATCCAGTCCGCGTTCTTTAAGAACTTTTGCAATACCACCATGCCAAGCTGTTGCCCAAGAAGCAGATCCAGCATTATGATATGGTTCATTTAAATAAACTAGGGGCTCACCACCATGATGTCCAAGATAGGTTCCAGTTACTTCTTTATCTCCCCAAATTTCCACGATAACCCGATCGTCTATTTCGAGAGGAACATCTGGAACTGAAGATACCAACTCTACATGTTGGTTAGGAAATCCCCACTGATTTGGAGGACATTTGTCTGGAATTTTTACCCACTCAATGTAGGCTAAATATGAGTTTTCATGTTTAGTAACATGTCCAATGGCTCCGATCCAACCTTCGCCTTTATCGGATTTTACTCTAATTATTTCTCCAATTTTAGGACGATTTAAAGGCAGCTCATCAAGTTCTTTCTCTTCCCACCAGATTTCCCATTGAATATTATCAGGTGGTTTCTTGCCATTACAGAGAGAGCCGGTACCGAGCCCCGATGCAATCCAATCGTCCCAATTACCATCGGATTTCTTATATCGATAACGAACTTTTTGTCCATCCTTAGGTGGTCTATTTTGATCGTAAGGTAGCCAAGGCATGGTATTATTCTATCAACAGGTCTTGGTGGTGTTGTTCATCCAACTCTTTAAATCCAAAATGCCTTACCACTTCATCATTTTGAATAACCAGCAACTCTTCGATGTGAGATCGAATACTGGGATGCTCTTCAGCTACTAAATTGAGCACATGTTCCAAATCCATTGTTATGGGAATTCCACGACAAGAACAAGAAAATGGCTCGCCGCCATATCCTCCGTACCCAATGCCAATGAACAAAAACTTTTGATTCATCGCTTTAATCTTTCCCACATGAAGAAACTAACACAGGCAATATAAACTAAAAATATGTTACATACGTTTTTTATTGTATTGGCAGATAAAATGTTAGTACACTCTACTAATGTCCAAAAGTGGAACTTACCTATATACTTTCCGTGTTTGGTTCCGGGCGGAAGCAACCATCCGCATCTCTGACATTTAATGTAGCTCATTTTCAATTTTTGAAATTGCGCCTTTGAACAAACACAGTTAGAAGTTTAGCATCGGGATTCTTTTTAAGCAACTCTTCTAAATGATCCCTGCGGAACATGATGACATGCCCATCACTTGTACTAATACAGGCGGCACCCTGTCTTTCAGCACTTTCCACCATGAATTCAACAGTCTTATCATAATCTGGATTATCTTTTTCCATGATTAATCCTCAAGTCTTTTTTTATAAAATTTTGTTTCGTTTTCGCTCATCATGTATGAATGTTTTAATTTGTACATATGCTGAAAATAAGGCACCAGCTAAAAGTACGAAACCAAACCATGTCGGCATTTTATTTGTTTCTTTCCTGAATGTGCTTGACTATTTCTTCGTTCGTTTCTTTGGCGTGCCTAATTTTTTTAGCCAGCTCTCCGTCCAACGGCGCAACTCTCTTTTGGAAAGTATCCGCATCCTGAACTGTTCTCTCGAAATATTTCTTGACTTCGTGGATAACTTCTTTCATATTATTTCCTTGCTTTGTGGGGTAAATCATACACATACACGCTAAGTCCATCAAGCGCTTTAGAGATTATGGGTTCCATTATTTCCCACTTTGACCCAGCCAACCCACATCCAATCCTTGGCATATGGATAGATGCTTGCAAAGATCTCGTTAAAGTAGCAACAGTGGTAAGGCATTTCTCCACGGCTTCATATCGAATCGGAGGTTTCTCTAACACATCCTTCATTCTGATACCATGTTGTCCGATCATATTGGCAACGTAGATTTCATTGACTACGCGAACTAACTGAACTTCCCCAAGACAAAAAGGAAAATTGGTATAAGGTGATCTACAGTTGTGCCAATCTTCATAGGCAGTTTTAGATCTTGGATGGCGATTAGCAATCGCTAAAGCGAAACCAGCGGAAAAAACACCAATATCATTGCACACGTGTGCGATAATGATGATTCCATTAGGCTTTAGGTTGGTCGCATCTCCAATTACATATGTAATCACAACTATTTATCCTCTATTTAGGCATAAAGCGGCATTGCAGATATGAAGGATCAAAAAACGAGCTTTAAAGATATAACAGGTCAAAAGTTTGGAATGCTTGAAGTTATTGGAATGATAAAGAAGGGCACACTATATCATGCCGAGTGTCAATGTCAATGTGGCAACAAAGTTATTAGAATGCCAACTAATCTTAGACGCAGTAGAATGGCGAATTGTGGATGTATTCCAAGGGCAAGAAAACCGCCATTAACCAATTTGGTTGGTCAAACTTTTGGTTTTTGAAAGTATATGCAATGGAACAGGCAGGAAAAACAGAATATGGAAAAGCCAGAGGCAGTTACTATGCTATTTGCCATTGCTTGAATTGTGGCAATGAAAAGTTTATCGTTTTGCAAAGTTCGATAAAAAGAGGATTGACAACTTCGTGTGGATGCCGCAGGGATCAATATTTACGCAATAGTGGTCCCAACAACTCAGGTTTTATCGGTTTTGGAGAGATTGGAAGAAAATTTTGGGGTAGATGCCAAAGGAGTGCTGAGAGACGAGGTCTTGAATTCACTATCACAATAGAGAATGCATGGCTACTTTTTGAGAAACAGAGCCGAAAATGTGCATTCACTGGATATCCACTTGTGTTCGGATTTGGAAAAAATTCTCGAACTACAGCCTCAATAGATCGTATCGATAATTCAAAGGGATATATCGAAGGAAATATTCAATGGGTTCACAAGAGAATAAACCTGATGAGAAACACATTAACAACTAATGAATTCATCGATTGGTGTAGAATGGTGGTTGCATATAATCCTCAAAAAATCGATTTTTAACTATGATTATTTCAAAGGCTCCTATAAAACTTCGCACTGGCTCACGATGGAACGCTCCCTAGAAATCGAAGAGCTGCATGAATAGCTGCTAGAGCCACGACCATTCCTAAGAAATTTTTCTCTTCTTCTGCCTTTCTGAACAGGTTACACGCTATTTTATATTGTTGGCTGGCGCTTAGCATCTTTTTTTTCTTTGGCAGAAGATTGATATCCACCGCTTTTCCATAGCTCTCGGTTAGAAACAGAATGGGAGGCAAGAGGATCAGTATCTTTAAATCCATATTTGCGCTTGGAGTCGGATTTATTCTTTTGATCTAATTGCCATCTCATTTTCAACTCGCATTGTTAGCACTATCGAAGGTGCAAAGTTTAGCAAAACTCTTTTTTTTAACAATAGGCAGCATTACAGTAAATGTTCGAAAGCCATCTGTGTAAGCTCGGTATTTTTTACCTTTATGAGTAAAAACCCAACTCTCAACCTTACGCTTCATGAAATTTCCCTCAATCTCTTTTGCTTCTTTTGCCATTCTTCAAAACCTAATTTAGTCTTTCCATTAGCAATTTCGTTTTTCCACTCTTTTTCCTTATCGGCAAGTGAAGATCCAAAATAATCCTCTTTAAAAATCTTAGGACTGGCGCCACATTTTTCAGGAATTCGCACATACACACGAACTTTAAACTCAAACTCATAACACTCATGAGATTCATTGAAAAATTCGATCGCTTCACCATACTTTTTTTCTGAGATAAACTTATTGATTTGACGGACATCTTCCACGCATCTGTCATTGTCCAAATCGAACCATTCTTCAATCTGATCCTGGAGATTCAAAAACCTGAACATCGACATCATAAAGGCGATAATAGTCATATACAACAACATACACAGTATTCATGTTTTTTCTCTTTGTTTCCTGCGAATATTATCGAACCATTGACATTCACTACAACGAAATTTTCCATCCTTTTGACAAGATGTTGGTTTCCCACAAGAACAGTTGCCAACAGGATATGGTCCTTTGTAAGGTCTTGGCACGTAAATTCTAATCATTTGATCTTCGTGTAGTAAAATTCCCGTGCTAACTTTTTGATTCCATACCAAACAAAATAACACCAATATCGAAAAGTTCCACATCGAATTTCCTGAAAAGGAACCTTCCAAGGAAACTTATGCTTGGTATCATAAACCAAAATCTTCAAAGTTCTTGCTCCGTCAAATGACAATACGAACTATAGCCTTCTCGCATTTCCTTTTCGTATTTTGTGTGCTTATCTGCATTCTCTTGACATAGAGCTTTGATTTTGTCCAAATCGATTTTTTCTTCTGCGCCCTTATTATGTTCCTCAATCATCTTAAAGAGATCTTCGTGTGAATCCTTATAATGATATTGCCTACCTACAAACTTTAAGACAACCTCAAAACGAGATTGGAGATTTGGATTTTCTTTCTGATATTGTTTAAAGGTATCCCAGATGAACTGATTATCCAGATTGTCCAAACTGACATAGTGATGCAAACAGTATTTTTTGAACCATTGATTAACCATGTCCTTGGAGTCATAGGTCAAGATCTTTTCGAAGATATTGCCTGCCATCCAAGCTTTTAAGAATACGGGATTAGTGGAAAACGCATGATAACATAGTCCTTGTAACTGACACATTTTATCGGTCAAGGGACGAAGCTTCTCTGCAAATTCATCCGGGTATCGATTAGCGCGATAAAAGTAATTTTCCGTCATTCGATAAATGAAGAAAACATCCCGATCTTCATTTGGACGAATAGCAGAATTATCGCGTTGATCTGATAGAAATTTTAAAGCATCAGGCGCAAACTCTTTTTGGTATTTGAGCCAAGCATCTGACGGATCGTCTTCTTCATCATCTTCTCCATCGTCATCTTGATCATCTTTTTGGAAAACAACATCTTCCAGAAGTTCTGATTTAGCTCGCATCATAGCTGCGCTAAACAATCCAAGACCGTCTAGTTTATTTTGGTGGGAGTCACTTCCTAAAAGCCAATGCGTTCCATTGGATGATTCTCCGAGGAAAGCAAGCCAAAGGGATTGGAGGATAGGATTAAAAGCTTCGAATTCGTATTGCCTAAATGGCTTGAGACTACTCAATTCATCCACGACATAAGCAATACCTGAATATCTCTCTTCGTCGGAAAGTCCCATTTTTCACCTCCAATTTTCTTTAGATCTGCCGAGATAGGGAACATCAACCATATCTCCTACTGTAAATCCTTTTGATTCCAATTCGGCTTTAGCTGCATCAGCAGCACGATATTTAGTGTTAGATTTGACGCTAACATTCCACAAAATAGGTCTAATACGACCCTCTTCAACACAGGCTGCTAGAAAGTGGAACATTTTTAGCTTTTTCTTGGGTGCCATGACTGTTATTTTAATGATTAGTTGTCTGAAATAAATTTAACATTCTTCATCCTAGCACCACTCTTCCACCTGCCTTAATAAAATTCTTAATTGTCAGCCTTTTAAGTTTCTTGACGGAAAACTTAGCAAGCACTTTGGCATTGTCCCAATGTTCCGAAAAAGAAAACATAGGTCTATTCAGTTGGATATTGCAGAAGGCTTGGAAGTGGGGGTACTTATGAGCATCGAATTTACCGTCCGGATTCTTAGGAACTTTGATTCCGGCTTCTTTTGCCGCAGCCACCAACATGCTTGGGTATATTAACATAGATATTTTTCTCCTGTAAGTATTTTTGCGGGTTTGTTTCATCTTTGAAACGCCACTCAGCTTCCAATTCGTTTGGGTGTTCTTTTAACTTTACGTTTCATTGATGGTAATGCTCCAAAGTTTTGTAGGTTTCGCCGTTCATTTTTTGACTCGTATGTTATTGATTTTATTGGTGGAAGTGCATAAAATAACATACCTATGAAAGAGAGTGCGTTATGAAAACAGTTGAATTAGAATGCTTTGAGTGCAAGAAGCTTTTCGTTAAAGAGAAGAAGGAATACGATCGTCGTATGAGAAAAGGACATACAAGATTCTTTTGTTCTCTTTCATGTTCCATGGTTTATGGCAATAGAGAAATACCAAGAAAACATGTAGGTCATATTGAAAATTTGCCCGTAAAGAAAATGGACGAACTATCTCCATTTAGGTGGTTCACACGACGAATTAGAACCAGACAGAGTTACTCCAAAACTAAAAAAAAGTTTACACGGATTGGACTAAGCAATATATCTGAAAATTTTTTAAAAGAATTGTGGCATACTCAAACAGGCACTTGTCCATTTACGGGCAATTTTTTGAACTTACCAAGAGGATCTTGTGGTTGGGATTATCACAAACCAAACAACGGTAGCCTTGATAGAATTAACAATGAAGTGGGATATATTGTAGAAAATGTTAGGTTTATATCGCTGATGGCAAATTATGCCAGAAATATATTTTCTGATGAAGAATTGATTGACTTTTGTCAGATCGTAGCTAATGCTCATCAATATGACGCAACTATCAAAATGGAATGGATCGCATTATCGTTGAATCCTACAATGCATGATCAAGATCTCTCTGTCATAATACAACATTCAAAATCGGACGTCTATTCGCCGTTTAAATGGTTTTCTAAAATTTTACGAAACCGAGCAAAAGAAAAAAGAGAAAAGTATGGCATACCAGTTTCCGAATATTATTTGAAAAACTTATGGGACTTACAATTAGGTATGTGTCCCTTTACTAATCAAACGATGATACTTCCAAAGAACAGCGGGGAAGGTGGGCAAATTAAACTCAGCCCATACAACGCAAGCTTAGATCGTATTGACAATTCCAAAGGATATGTTGCTGGTAATGTTAGATTCGTATCACTTATGGCTAATTATGCTCGCAATACTTTTACTGATGAACAAGTGATTGAATTTTGTAAAGAAGTTGCCAATCATAATAAATGCAATATTGCCAAGAAAGCGTCATAGTGGACCCATGCCGAATTGAACGGCGTCCGGAAAAATTTCAATAATACCATCTACGTACATATCTGATTTACGTTCAGAAACGAAGGACGAACGGATTTCCGTTTTGTCCTCCAACATCGTGTTTTGACAGAACACGAGAAACTGTTGTTTGCTCGTCTTTCCGCGCTGTCAGTTCTTGTGGGTTGACAACTTAACGATTACCAGAACTTCTTATTGTTAAGCCGTGCTCAGGCTGCCAAGGGCATCTGAACAAATGCATTATTATCGTTAGCATTTATAACGTTGTTCGATTAAAAGAGTTCGAACGCTCTTGTACGCAATATTAACTACATTTCCCCGTCGAAACCTGTTTGGGCCCGATAGTAAGAATACCAAAATTTTAGTATAAGCTATTATAGTTATTTCAAAAACAAAATGGCACATCCATTAACACTGGATCAGGATGTACCTATATCTTTCGCGCCAGTGAGGCGCTGTGCATAGAGTGGAGTAGCACAGATTTATCAATCTCATTCCACCATTATCCGGTCTTTCCCGAATGTCTAGATGCAATATTCTGGCCAAGCTTCGAGTTAGTAGCTTAATTGCATCCGCTCGTCTTTTTTGATCTTGCTAAGATTCTTTAAATCAACAGTCTCCCACATTCTATACACATGAGCTTCTTTCATACCTGCATCCGCCAATTTTCTAAGTTGTTTATCAGCTTGTTCTCGATTGAGGCAAGTATATCTCAGACATCCACAAATAATAATATAATGATAGTCCATCAAATTACCTTTTGATAAGATGAACGATAGAACCTAGTGTTCTCTTTCCTCGAACCCATCAAAGATCCAACATTTTGTTTCCAATGGCGCCAACCAACCACCGAATAAATACTTCCACTAGAATCCAAAACGCAATTCCTAGCCAGTGCTACATAATACTTACCTTCTTTGACGCATCCACAAGGAAACTCAACTCTCTTGCTAGGTGGTTTAATTTTGGGAGGCTTACGCAAAGAATTACAAAAGCACTGATAACTACACCAAAATCCCATTTTCCGACGAACACCCTTAGCTAACTGAATGGTGCTTCGATGAAAAATATTTCCGCAAGAACACTGAATTGCCCATAAAGGCCAAGTTCTTCCTTGAGGAGAACGATATATTCCATCCTCTTTCAACACTACGGATTTTCCAAAAACACGTTCCGTCCAATCTTTCTTTGGATTAGGGATCCAATGCCGTGCCATCTGCAAACCACTCATCCACCGTGCCGGGCGGAGAAATAGGAAAAACAATCCAATTACTCTTAGGCGCTCTCCACTCAGTCTCTTCCACTTTTGAAGTGCTTGGTGGAATAGAAAAGTCAGGGGGAGCCACTTCAATAACAATATTGCTTTGCTTGGGAACACACCGAATACAACATAGGGCAATAATTCCAATAGCAATCATCCGAAGAATCCAATGAGTTTTAATACTCACTTCATGATTTTTACCAGGATCAAGAGTTACATTACTGAAACAACACAAGTAGCAACAACAGTGACCATCAGTTTCCGAAGATGCTTGACATATCTGATTCATTTTAATTATCATCCGATGTCCTCATCAAGGATTCCCGACTACAGTACTTACATTCGAAATGGAAGTGTTCTTTTGGATATTCTTCGCAAAAACAGATTGATACTTTTATGTTCTTTTCTGTAGTAGATGTGCATTTCGGGCACTTAAACCCTCCTCCATGCTCCCACTTCCACGGAATAGCATTGAAGTCGTCTCGTTTAATTTCATTGGGCGGTATTCTCTACTAATCGTTTGCACAGTGGAGTGGGATCGCACCTCCACACCTCACAAAACTGTTCTAAATCGGCACAGGTAATATCTAAATTTGTACACCCAAGAGTAGCACACATTATTGTTCCTTGACCTGTATGCGAAAGACCTATAGAATGACCTACCTCGTGCAAAGCAGTCTTTCTAAAATTTTCATTTATTTGATCTGTCGCTAATTTTATAGTTTCATAATAAGGAGTTGTTAACCCGGCGCGATGATCTAAAGTTTTAATTGTGCCCGGATAAATGTGAATTAAATGTTGGCCTTCAGGTATAATTACAGGCTCGAAAGAAACTGTTTTATCCGTTAAATATTCCCATTCCAAAAATGAATTAATAATAATACCTTGCTGATCAATGGTAAATCCGTCTTCAATGTAATATTGATAATGATGTGTTTCATTCAACTGCCAACTACATCTACACAAAAAAGAAAAATTGCCGTTGCTTGTTTCATTTTTGTTCTGTTTTTTTTAGATTTTGAGGGCACACCAAAATTATCAACCTATTTTCTTTCCAAACTTATTGCATTCATAAAGAACCGTTCCTGTTCTAAACGCAACCTTGTGAGGATAAGATCCATTGGACCACACATACAAATCTTTGATTGGGACTCTCACTGCAATATATCTATCTCCTGTTTTGTTTCTGAATTCATCACAAAAGTAAGGTCGGGAGCAAGCATGAAATTTACCTTCTCCGCATTCCGATTCCTCTGGAGACCAATTTGGATGTTCTACTGTCTTTCCTACTTTCCAACATGTTTCTTGTGTCGTTTCTTCTTGAGTTTGAAAGTTGGCTGACACCTTTTTGTAAAGAACTGCATGATCGTCTTTGGCGGCAATTCCTTGAGAATTGAGCCATCCGTCCGTTCCTATGACTGGTTTGGGATCAATAATAGTTGCAGTTTCCGATTTTTTCTCCACTCTACCTTTTTGCAAGATCCAGCAAACCGCAAACATAAATAGAACAACGCTTGCCGAGTCAGATTGCAAATGGACTCCAACATTGTCCCACGCCACCACAGAGGAATTGCCCGACGCCACCACAGAGGAATTGCCCCACGCCACCACAGAGGAATTGCCACGCGCCTCCACAGAGGAATTGCCCCACGCCACCACAGAGGAATTGCCCGACGCCTCCACAGAGGAATTGCCACGCGCCACCACAGAGGAATTGTCCCACGCCACCACAGAGGAATTGCCCCACGCCACCACAGAGGAATTGTCCCACGCCTCCACAGAGGAATTGCCGAGCGCCGCCACAGAGGAATTGCCCCACGCCACCACAGAGGAATTGCCGCACGACTTCTTAATCTGAATCCGTCCATCCGATGGGTTATTTTGAATGACGATCCTAGTGTGTTCTTCGAATACGGAAGGAAGAGCGTCAAATTCTTGCTGAGTTTTTACGATAATTTCTTTCATGATCTTTTAAACAAATAAATCTCTATCATTGTGATAAAAAAATAATTGTCTTTTCCTCTTTTCATATTTGGGTTTCGAGTGTAATTACAAAAGTTCCGATGCTTTAATTCTCTAAAATGAAAGCGCCAACAACAAAGAAGAAAGCGAATTTTGTTTTCCAAAGAGGTAGGAAAACTCGCCAAAACCCTGTCCAACCTATCGCTCCTAATTCTGGACACTTATTGCTTGGTTAGCCAAACAATACCCAAATTGGGTCTCTCTGGATGCTTCCAACTGATAGAGTGCTAACTCATCTACCAGAGTGGGAGCTACATCTTAATCTTCTCCAAAAATTTCCTTTTGACAATTCAGACAAAGGGCACTAATATTATACTCTCGTTCCGACAATTTGTTTGGAAATTCTTTGATCGCTTTGCCGCATCCAAAAGGGGGTTTGATGCACCTTTTCTCTTGCAAAGCAAATCGACGATCAGGAAACAAAAAATCAGCAGAACGCATAATTCAATCTTTCTTTTTACACAATGGCAATACCGCGATCAATGATTTTTTCCAACTTAACTCCGCTTGAGCATCTTTTATAGAATAGACATTATCCAAAAATTTTGATACACCAACTTGATCAAAATATTCGGAACAAAAACCAATATCAAATTGAGATTGTTTTCCTTCATAGCCTGTAGGAATGAAATAATAATATCCACTATCTTCCTTACGTTCGGGCCAAAAAACCTCCAATGTAATTGGAAGATTTGGATTAACGTAGGTAAAATGTTTCATGAAGTTCTCAATTTGTTTGGAATAACTTTCTGATGCATCCAGTGATCGTTGTCGGGACTAACATGTCCCTTTCTTACAAACTTACCAACAACATTTTTGAACTCCCGATAGTGAAATGCCCGTCTCACCCTGATCACATATCCTTCGCACGGATCCCCGTTAAATACTTCCTGATACAATCCTTTGATTTTGGTCTCATCCCATATTCCATCATAGAGAATTGGGACGGTTTTCAGTCCAAGCAATTCTGCCCACTCTACCGTTTCATCCCACGATTGACACACGTTCTTATCGTTCCAAACTGAGAAAACGAAAAAGTAATCGTCCAAGTGCTGATAATAAATGGAATGTGATGCGAAAACATTTTCTCCGCAGACTCTATAACCTTTCGGGATCTCGTGAGCGATTCTCCCATGTAGTGATTTGATCCAGTCTCGGGACGGATGAGGCTTGTAGTCCAAAGAGCGGGCGTGAAGATGATCAGAATAAAAAGTAGTATTCTCTCCGTCCATTTTAACGGTAGAAACTACTTGCTCTCCCTGAAAAGATGATAAATCTTCCAGCATCCGATCATCATTGATCAGTCCGTGGCTCCATGGAAAATGGTAAGTTCGTGGATATTTAAAATGCTCTCCAAATAATGACAGCATTGGTGCCAATATTTTCTGCACCGGAACTTCCTCGAACAACTCTCCCTTCAACCGCATCCCATTGGGAAGAATTTCGTTACCCCATTTATCATATTTGCCGTTGAGATCCAAATGATCTGGAATGGGGAACTCTTTGATTCCGGCTAATTCTCTCAATTTATCACAAGAAATGGTAGTAGCTTCTGCTTGAAGATGGCATTCGGCACAGACGGAAACTCCATTGGTAAGATAATAGCCACCATCGCTAAACAAACGTCTTTCGAGAACATGGTGGGAATCGACCGCAGCCGCTTTACAAACCACGCACTGATATTTATCTCTGGCAAAAACTTGTTCTCTAAATTGGTCTCTGGTCAGAAGCTTGAAACGTGTCATTTAAGATCTGTTTTTGCTTCTGTGATAGCATGATTCAAATAGTTTAAAACATTGGAACCAACCGGAGTTGGATTAGTTTTCAAAGCATTGGATAATGCCAGAAGCTCGCCTTCAGTAAGGAACATATAAACAAAGAAAGAATTAGAACTTGACAATGGTGCGGCTTTTTGAATGACTACTTTTTGGTCTCTCAAAATCTCGTATAGCTTTCTATTTTTAAGTTCGATTGGCATTGGGCAATTCCTTATGATAAAAGCACATTTCCTGTTTGATCCCACAAATACAACATCCCATATCTACTTTGCGGAAGAAAGCAATCTCTCGATCTCGTTCTGACAATACCGATTTCGGCAAAGTATTATGGCATGGTTCATCTTCCCGCCATATTTCCCATTCTCTATCATAAGGATCGACACACCCTAAATACAAAAATCCTGTGGAGGATACACGTCCCTCCTGCCAAAGCAGCTCGGAATAATATCGATATCTAACCAGCTGACCAATTTTAGGTGGATTTTTAGGATCGTAAGGTAACCACATATTTTACCTAGCTAAATGATGAGAAAAGGCTCGCAGACGTAACACACGTTTTTTAGCCCATCTTGCAGCCAATTGTTCCAACTCGACCATAGCATCAAGTTCTGCTTCGCCCTCATTACAATGTTGGAAAAAGTTTTCCCAACAAATGTCCCAATAACTTTTATCTTTCGGAACATCCACATTATGACAGTCCATAATCATTGAACAATCTTTGTTGTTATGTATTTAAAAATTAGATCAGTTTAGAGTCATGACCTAGGACTGTCTTGACATCCTTCAATATATCTTAGTGGGGAGGTCTTGAAGGATGCCAATTTCTAGCAGGGACGTTAAAATGCTTTGAGCCCGTAGGGAAGCGGTAACCCGCCAGACTAGCAGTTTTGGAGATCGCAGGTTATAATTCTGCCGGGCTCTTTCTTAATATTTCAGTTTATAACTATCTCGTAAAAGAGCCCGTGTCCTAACCCAACGCCCTTCTACTAATGGCAAGCCTGTTTTCGTAATCACCGATCTACGTGGTCATCAACCAATTCTCGATGATACCTTGCCTTATGCGATTGATGAGATCGCATGAGAAACACTTGTTAAGTAGTTTCTCCCCACTTACTCGTGCTAACTTAATAACTTAAGCTAACAAGAGTTGCTTACTTTCGCGCGGCTGCTTTCTCTTCTTTCGAAAGAGGACGGAAAAGGGTGAGACCGAGCTTGAGGCCAGGGAAACCCTGATCCGCCAAGGACTGCGGTGCGCCCGTCGTCGCAACTTTCTCCGAATCGCCCGATTGCGAAAGACCGTATCGTTTGCTTGTGTCGATACGGATGACGAGAACATTCTCGCCTTCTTTGGTGATATTAACGTTATCCATGATATACTCCATTTTCTAAAAAATGCTACAGGTCGGCTGTAGCACCCGTCTATCTTACCAAGATAGCGAAGTTTTTTCGTCGATTGAATTGGTGCCGTTAGGCGATGGGAACCGTTTCCGATCTATTTCGATCATGATATTGTAAATAATCTTTTGGATCATATGTTTCAAACGAGCTTTACTTTCCTGCCATCATTCGATAGCTGGCAATGGTGATGCGGTTTGCGAACGCACACACGATAGCCTGGCACGTACCCGGCCTCGTACCATACGATAGGCGCACCACATTGAGGGCAAGGTAGCCACTCACCACGCTGATACCACGCAGCGGGACATTCCCCCGGATATTCTGGTTCATTGTCGAGACGAAGCGCAAGATATTCCTTACCCACAATGCAGCAAGCAACAACATCACGAGACATACGACGACCGGACAGTATGACAGTGAATAGATCGCCATTTGGAGTCACAACATGACCATTAGCCTCAAGCGATTCCCTAACTGGAATGGTCATTCGAAGACCGTCGTACATTGGATCAGCTATACCATGATGCTCAAAAAATAGTCCGGTACGCATTAACATGTCTCCTTAGTTTTCTCTACGTTACAAGAGCAGCGCCTAGTTGCTTACGAGGCTCAGGAATACACAAGATACAATCCTGCTTCACTCTAAACCTTTTAGCAGCATGCAAAATAGCTACCCGCATGTCGGCACGAGTAGTATTGGGAAGATCAAACTTCTCCACTTTACACTCGTATTCAATCTCGTTACTACATACCACAGGACGAACAATAAAAGCAATCCAAATCATTTGCAAACCATCAATTGAATGTATGCTAATTGAAAAAAATAATGAGCACGCGAAGTAGCAAATCTTGGTCTAAAGCAATACCAACACTTACAATCACTGACACTTATTTCCAACTTCATATTGCGCTCAATATCGCAAAGCGACAAGCCGGAGAATTTTGCCACTCCAAAAGATAATTAAACAACATTTGTTCCACTTCGCAGAAACCCTCTCCGTGAGGATGTCGAAAACTTTCCATCTTTTCCAAAATAACGATGTGATGAGCCGTTTCATGAACCACAAGAGTCAAAGGGCATGGTATATTAAGATAGATGGTTCTATCTTTGTAATACCCATGACTCCACATTCGATCTGGTTCTCTAAGACGAACTTCTTTGATTGTTCTTGTTCCAACTGATCGACACAAATTACCTGCACAATCTGCCGCAACTTGTAAAGTATTAATCCATCTTTCTTGCTTCCACTTCTTAAAAAATTCCCATTCTTGTTGGTGACACAATTGATACTCTTGTTTCAACTCTTCTTGAGATTCCAAGATCCCAATATGACCTCGCGGTAATTCCTGCTTAGCACGCCAAAACTTTTCAGCAGGTGTCATATTGCCTTCGACAAACATTGCTTAAACTCCATAAGATGGTATCATACCATGTATAAATTATCTATTGTGGGCGATTTATCTTTCAACGATCCTAATCGTTTAGCTCAAGCTTTGGATGCGGCTCTTTCCAATTCCGATATAGTGATTCAAGTAGGCGATTTACATCCTGGTTATGATGTAGTTAAATCTAGATTATCCAGTGGAAAACTTTTAGTAGTGCCGGGTAACCACGATACTGAATGGGATACTCGTCTTGAGCTGCCTCGACAATGGAAAAAAGAAATACCCGGTGTAACTACTTTGATTGGACTAGATAACAGCGCGGACATTATCAATCAAGATGGTTGGGATGTTCTTAACTCATTTACTCCAAATGGTTTGGCGCTCTTTCTCTTCATGCATAAACCATTGAGCACATTGGTTTTGCCAGATGGCTCAGAATCCAATCACATTATGGGGGAGGGCTCGTCATGCCCGGATGCTATTAAACTTCAAGATTGGATGCTAACCCATCATGCTAGTATGGCTTGCGGACATTATCATGGCTACACTATTATGGATACACGATATGCCACGATTTTGCTAGATGGACGCGGAGGTGCCGCTCCTCAAATTGGTTATACAGTGGTGTATATTCAGTCCGAAGGATGGACGGCACACTCCGTCTCTCTATGAAAGATCAGGCTTTCTGATCTGACCAACGAAAGTGTCCGCCGCCTTTTCCGAGCTTAACTCCGTAGAGTGCGCCAGATTCCTTTGTTCCAACGTGACGATCCATATAGACCTTGAATCGCTTGTCGAGTTTCTTCCATGCATCCACGTCCGTAGGAGGCAACGCTTTCATTACCCGAGACTGAAGGTATTGTAGATTGAAATTGGCGCCGGGATGTTCATCATAAGATGCCTGAACGATCTTGTCGATCTCTTCGTCGGTACCGCCCAATTCTTGAACAATACGATCGTATTCTTGACCCATTAGAGCCAGAAACTGATCCTTGGGCAAGAGGGAACCGTCCGTATGTTGAAATTGGATATTGATCCGAATTTGTTTGGGTTTGGGATTGCGCTGGGTCTCCGGCTCCGATTCGAGAGTTCTCACTGAATCAGGAGAATACTCGACTTCTTTGCCATCCACTTCGCACACCACTCGATCCACTTCATTATTCGAATTAACCTTGGTGTATTTCACGACGCCGTTGCCCTCCGGCGTTTCCACTGACTGCATGGGCATAAACATGATACTCATTTCTTTTTCTCCTTTTAATAAACTCAATCTGAAAATTGCAACATTTTTGAATGCTACAAAGCTTGTTTTAATGCCGTTAGGCGATGGGAAAACTTCTTCTACAAATTATCCATGGCATTAACAAAAGAACCAAAAGTAATAAAACCAAAAATAGGCACTAAAACCATCAAAGAAACTGCTAATCCTATATGTCCTCCAAAATCAAGAAAACAACCAGCGCTGATTATACAAGCTACCGTCAACACTCCAAAGAAAATTGCTACGTAAAACCATTTATTCATCTTGATCTCCTTCGACGTTTAGAAGCTTGAATCGCTCTTTCTTGTTTTAGGGCGTCTAATTTACTGGAATGACGACCAAGTACTCTGGATCCATCTTTAGTGTAGAGAATCCATTTCCAACCTTCTTTGACTATCATGGTTGATCGCTCATCGTTTGGATACCGTATTCTTCTTGGAGAATGCGTAATTTTTGTCTAACAGAAGAAAATATTTCTTTGCTTATTACGCCTTCGTTTATTAATAGCTTAATTTTTTCATCTTTATCAACGTCGAGAAGGAATTGGATTAGAACCGCCACGATTTTTTCCTCTAATTCCTGCTCTTTCAATTTGTTCAAAGCTTGAACCAACTTGTCGTAAAGACAGATTTGCTCTAAATCGCCTGCATTATAACTAGAAGGCTCGGTCAAAACGACCAAAATTTCTAATTCTTTAATATTCAATTCCATTGTTTTTCTCTTCATCCTCTATTGTGTCTCTGATAGGATTCGAACCTATATGTTTCCAGTTAGCTTTCTCTCGGATAGAAGCCGAGCGGCATACAGAGACTCATAGAATATGATGGAGGCATTGGAAACTCCATGGCATTAGGAGCTATAATACCACGTCGGCGACCCTCCAAAATAACATCCCAACATGGAGAACACATCCAATGCAACATTAGTTTTAACTTGCCACACTTAGGACACCAGTCAAATTCGCATTCGCACTGAAAAAGATTGTTACAGATGCATTCTTTGGATTTAGAAATCGCAATTCTATAAATCATAATCTTCCAATGACTCTTACTTAGTGGATGACCTCGGAATCGAACCGAGACGGCACTAAGGCGCGTGATCTACAGTCACGCCCCGAACCATACGGGTCTAATCATCCTTTGCCTACTTTGCCAATTAATGCCGTTAGGCGATGGGATTTTTCCGGGTGCAGATCCAACTATCACAGTTTTTCTTGCAATGGAGACGACATCCAAAAATTTCAGCAAGCAATTCTTCTATCATTGCGTGACTTCTAGTTTTGTCTCTCTCTTGTTGCCGCACCGAACAAGCAGAATCCCAATCTCCTTGATAAAGACACCTAACAATGGTACGGACGCTGGCGATCCCTTGTCCCTTATTTTCAGAGGATTGAAACACATCCAAAAGAAAAGCGACATCATTCATAACAATTTTTCCTTTTGTTATTTCCGACAAGTACAATTTTCATCTTTGCATAATTCACTTTTCAACCATTGAGGATTTGTCCAACCGAGTTTGGTTTTGACTTGTTCCAATGCGTCCCCAAGAGTTTCTGCAAAAACAATAATTATTTTGGAACGAGGATATTCTCTAATGTGGTAGTGATACCGCATGATTATGATGCTCGAAAATATCGACGCATGGACGCTTTTCCCTCGCTTCGATACTGTCCTTGACACATATTCAAAAGAGCCTTCCATTTACGATCATCATGAGACGAGGGGGTCAAATCAAGCTTGGCTTTAAGTTCTTGAGCAGATTGTCCTTGATCCGTGAGAAGGGTAGGAAATTCTTCTTTGTGAGCTGAAGCCCATTCTTTAGCTCCAACTTTCAGTCCTTGAAGAGTAGGAGAAATAGTTCCACTAAATTCGTTCAAAATGGTGTGACTTCGAGCCAATACAGCTCCTTGAACTTTAGAAACCTCTTCTTTAACCTCAACTTCCAAAAGTTCCTTACAGCCACTCAAAATGGAAAGTCCAAGAGAGTCTCCATTGAGATGTGAAATTTTCTTAAGCAAATCTACGGTGGTAACTAGCTTAGAGACATAGTGCTCCAAAACAGGCAATGAGAGGCGAATTTGATTATTGAATTCTTCTTTATTCATTTGGGTCTTTCCTTTGAATTGGTTAGTGCCAACTCTAGTTTCTTTTGTGTTTCTTCTAACTCTTTTTGAGACTTAAAGAATTGTTGCCAAGCATACCGCCGAGCGTAATCCAATTGCTCAATGAGCTTGTGAAGAGATTGGGGAGCACGACGTAACAATTCTTCTTTGGTTTCTTGTGCTGACACGAGAGCCTCCAAAAGCCGGCTCAGTGCCGTTAGGCGATGGGAATTTTCCCTTTTAGTTTAGTCGGCGCAATATGGTTTGGTATGTATCATTCCATGCAAATCAATCGAGGTATCGGATTGACAAAATTCTCGACGATGATTCTTGAATGATTGATAATCTCCGTTTTGAAAATCCTGTTCCAAAATCTTGATCTCGTCTTTCCACTTGTCATAAATTCGTTGAAGGGAAAACTGATAAGCAGCTTCGTAAGTCTCTCTCCACCGAGGATCATCTTTGGTTATCTGAGGAAGATCTTCTGACACCGGAGTAACGGGTTGAGAAGCGGCACAACTCACTAGAATAAGACATATAAACAATCGCATTGTTTTCTCCATGGTTATCATTACTTAACGGCAGCTTGTTCAATAACAATCTTGATTAATGCTTCTCCGCATTCGCGCCATTCAACGACTGCATCGCGTAATACATCAATCGTTGTATGCCCATCAACAAACTCGGCAGCGACATCGCAAACTGCTAGTTGCGCATTTTCGAGATCGCGCTCTGCTTCTTGCAACACTTTTTGATCTGTTTCTGACATTGGCTTTACCTTTTCTTTTTAATCTAAAGATAATACTTTGAAGCTTTCCCACGAATCATAGCAATAAGCGTTTTCCTCTGTTGGAATTATGTAGTCAGGATGTCCTTTCTCTGGATGGTGCTTGCAAAAATATTTCTCGTTGCTACTATTACAACGGTTGGCGCCATAAACTACTTCTTCACAAATTAGGAGTTCCCAGCTTGCATTTCTTTTGGCGACATAAGGATCGCCTGGTTTAAGGTTGGTGTCATATACACTTTGATCCATGGCGGCGATTTTGACACCCTCGAATTAGATTATCATAATTATATCCTACTGCAATTTTCTGGTATTAATCTACATGACCAAAAGATTGATTGCTTTAGCAAAATTACTGACTCAAAAATACGGAGAGCATATCCCTATTCAAATTAGTCTGAAAGATGTCCAATTAGACACTTCTGGACTACGAGAAGAAAGCTTTCAATGGATTCAGAAACATAAATCTAAAGGGTATCCAGAAATTGCTCAATTACCTGATGGAAAAATGTTCGTTCAGGACGGAAGACATCGTATCCTTTTAGCTTTACAGGAGAAAAAACATTCTATTCCCATCAAGCTTCGTAAGTATGATAAACATCTTAGAACCATTTGGTTAAAAGATGCGGATTTGATCTTGAATTAGATCACCGTGATATGAGTTCCTTTAGGTAAAAGAAAACTTTTGACTCGCTCTGTTCCGGCAATTCATATTCCACTTCCAACAATTGTCCATCTGTAATCAATTCATCCAAACAATCCACTAAATCCAAGGCATCATTGGAGCTTTCTCGATACTCAATCATGGAACCACTTCTTTATCAGTTGCTAGTGCAATAGCTTTACAGCCATTTAACTCTGACACTCGACGTATCAGAATTTCCTTGAATTCATGTCGGTTCATATTTTTTTCTCTCTTATTATTCTGGTTACTAATTTCCACTTACTGGAGGGCAGCCTTTAGTATGCGGATAACCGCGTGTAGCTCCACAAGCAATACACTTTTTAGATTTCGATTTGTACACGAATTCAGGCTTCCAAATACCCGACGCTGATGGATCTAACTGAACATTCATTATGTTCAAGAAAAGATCAAACCAATTAGTCGGTTGAGTCACTTTATTGCTCATTGTTTTAAGCTCCCATCAATCGTTCCATTTGAGAAATCTGATCGCATTCTGCCAGACTCTCTTGAATTTCCAAATATCTTTCTAGCAATTCTTTTTCCTCAAAGGTTCCGTGGATTTCGATATGAACCATGTCAATTTCTAAGACAACTCTCTGTCCTCGACACTCTTCGCAAATAACATCATATCCGCCCCTAAGATATGTTTCCTTTTCATCTTCATCCCACTGGCTCCATTCCTCTTCGGTAATTCCGTTCCCATCAATATTGGGATCGCAATGTTTGCCTTTTCCTTGGCAACGAGGACAAACTTCATATCGAGCCGGAAGAGATCCCTCTTGCTCTAATCCATCATCATTTACATACTCAAAGGTGAAAGTTTCCATGTTTAGCTTTCTTTTTTAATTTGGAAGATTCTTGGAATCCACTTCTTTATCACATCGGTAATGATTGCAGAATTTGCATCGTTCCCGATGGTCTCCGTTCAAGGTACGACAAACATGACAACCCCACGAAGGATCCATGGAGGGATGCGGAGCCAACATAAAACACTTGTCTTTCTTATCCATGTGGCGTTTCGGGCACGAGCGCCGGCTCCTCATCAGCGAGAAACTGTTTTACTTGCATCGTGTTGTCGTTTGGTTGAGCCGAAAACTTTTTTCTAGCTCTGGCTTCGGATTTCAGCTTTCGGTCTTTTCGTCTTCCAGCGTCTCGCTTCAAATTGCGATGTTTGGTTTTGAGGCGCAAAACTTTGATTCTGTTCATGGTTTTCCCTCCAACAATTCCTTGGCAAATGTCAGACCATAGGGAAAGCTTTCATTCACAATGGCGAGGATCTTTCGTGCCGCTTCTCGTTCGTATTCTCGAATAGTGGAATCGCTATTACCATCGAAAAGACGAACTATAATTGCTTCTTTTTCTTCGGTCATGGTTTGTTTAGTACATCCGCGAGCAGATTCCAACTCCATGGCTGCCTTCAATTCGGAGACTAAAAGACTTCCGATTTCCAGGAGTAAATTTTCTCGCACCTTGATAGCATATAGTATGTTGATATGAACTCGCTCGCCATTTGGAAGCGTGCCTTCTTTTATCATTCGATCGTATTCGATGACTTCTAAGGCTTTTGATAAAGAATTCATTTTATTTTCTCTTTGCCGTCCAATATTAATCCACCTTCAAGAACTGGTATTCCCAATCCACTTTGACCAATTCACTTCTTCCATGTTTGTAAATAACCAAGTGGTAAGCATACTTCCGACCATTAACCGAAACTTCTCCATTGAATCCTTTTTGCCAATTAGGATACTCTTTCATGATCTTGGTTTGCAAAGCTTTATCCAAGGCTCTCCAAACCATGGATTCAAACTTTCCTCGGGCGTTCATTTCCAATCGATATAATTCCTGACCCAGTTCCAGAAATTTGGGTTCAGTTGGTTCTTTCACCCAATCGAAACTAAAAGTCAATCTAGGATATCTGTCATCCCAAGAAGATTGAAAAGGATGGTTATCTGGCAAAGAGTGGATACGATATTCCCACCACTTCTGTGGAAGCCATTCTTCCTCTTCAACATCCAGATGATTGGGTTTAGCATGAACCAACCATTCATCTTCACCATACTCATTCTTGCTGGCAGGAACTTGCTTTACGATCTCTTTGATATGAGACCAGATCGAATCCCATCGTCTTTCCTTCCGTTGCTTACACTTGAAATAGACGGATTCCAAATGAGCAATATCATTCAAGCAGGGTTTCCAAAAATGTTCCCAACCTTCAAGGTAAGAAAAATACTTGCGATGTCGTTTTCCGTCCAAATAAATCCATCCATCTCGGTCGAATTTCATTCCATCGCAGATTGTTCCATTGTTTTGTCCAAGAATGGATAGCGCAGATTGATCTTCGGGGATTTGGATTTGAGTAGCTTGTTGATCGTTTTGAGTTTCCATTGTTCCTTCCAAATTTTTCAACTGATACATTCTCTAATTGTAGATTTCAAATCCGAAAGAAATGCTTCTCGTTGGGATTTACTCATATCTACATACTTTGTGCGCCATTGAGGATCTATTACTCCTAGATGTTTTTCTAGGATGGGTCGGATTTTGTCAGGCAAGTCTTTATGAATTTCTTCTAAATTGTGAGGAATTCCACTACCCCTATGACCTGGACCATCTAAAGCAATAGATTCTAAAGCGTCGGCAATTTGATCGACATCCTTCGGGAAGACCCATAAACACCGATCTGACCATTCCAAAGGAATCATTCCACAAACACAAAATGGGCAATCATGCTTTGATTCCATGTTAATTCCTTTCTTTAGAGAGGCGGATCATTCCGTTGCGGCGTTGGAGGTTTTTCTCCATTACATCTGGCAAGAGCGATAACAACCAGATCCTCTTTGATTACTCTCAATCGTTCTCTTTCGATCAAAGCTTTCCCTTGCAAGATTCGACGTTGTTCCCCGTCTTTGGATGTCGCATATTCTTTTTCGTAGGCGATCATAGCATTCGCTACTTCTCGTTCCCGAGCCATCAAATCTTCCTCGTGCTTATTGACAAGATCCGGCATCCCAGCAATGAAACCATCAATGCTAGGGGTGCAACGGGAATATATCCTGCCTTTATATTGGGATACATCAAAGGTCGCTTTTCGACGAGCACCTTCTAATTGAATCCCATGAGGCTCTCCCCATTCATATCCGAGGTAAGCCGCGATGGCAATTTGTTCATCGGAATGAATCCATAAAGGATGTCGGATCAAAACTCCGTGATTATTCTTTCGCATTCCAGCATTACGAAGAGCAAGCAAAAACCCTTCGGGTGTCAAGGAACCTTTGGGAGGAGCAACAATGGTAGGCTTGGGAGATTCTATGGAAGATTTGGATCCAACATCGCGTGGTTTTTGAGGCTTAGCGGAACGCCCGATTGGACCGTTTTGAACGGTAATAATGGGCTGAGGTTTGTCCGGTGTCTTGTAGGATGCCTGATACATCGTCAAAACAAGATCGATGGCAATTCTTTCGTGATCCACGTTGATCTCCGTTGGCTTCAAGCTTTGGTTTTTGCCGTTAGGCGATGGGAAGTTTAATCAAGTGTCGCTTGTGACCAGTCATCTTCTGTTGGACCGTTTATCGACCAATAACGACAATTTAGTTTGCGAGCCATTTCATTGGCTTTGATATGTGCGGCGCATTCATTTTTAGCAGATAAGATCATACCGAAAGTAACTACGTCTGCGTCGTCTTCGTAAAAGAAAAATGAGTACAATTTTAGCATAGGTTTTTTAGGTGCTTGGAAAAACTGTTGAGGGATCACACATGATCACGGATACGAACATGTCTTCTTGGGGAGAATAGAATCCCTCTATCAATTCCACCATATAGACAGGGCGGGGCATCAAAATGCTGTCATAAAGAATTGTCACGCCCACTATTCGACCTTCTCTTTTAATGCTGCGCTCAATCTTAAGATTATCAATGAATACTTGAGTTCCTAAAGGATGCATGGTGTTGTTCATTGTTTCATATTCCGGATGATGGTTTTCTGCTGATAAGAAGATACAGTCCGTAGGGGATACTAGCGCTAGTGCTTGGGTTATCTCCTACCCCCAACCAATATAGAGTGCATTTGAGCCATCCTTCTGGATCGCGTCTTTCAGGATCTGACCTCATCCCTGTGCTCGGACCAATGACACGATATACCGCAGTTCCTACGTGAGCTGTAGCAACTACGATGTGGTCTTCGTTTTGGTGGACGGTGATAGGAATACTGGCGGACATATCTTAATGACCTGTTGGATCGATGGTCTCAAAGGTGAATGGCTGAACTTCATCTCTATTATCGAACCGTTTGACGAATTCCTGAGCTTCCTGAGGGAGATCAAAAACCTTGAACGTCATCTCCTTGTTATTATACGCGCTCCTAAAATCAATCATGAAGCTTTTCTGATAGATTCTTTGGCAAGCTAGGGCAATCGGACAATGCCAACCGTCTCTACGTTTTCCAAGATTGATGTCTTCTTGAGTGACCGTGATCTTCATAATTTTTTTCCTTTTGCCGTTAGGCGATGGGAAAATCAATCTTCTTTGATTTTAGCTGGCAATCCATTCATGCCCGGAAAATCTCGTAATTCTCCAAACTTGGCGCGATGAACTTCATCAATTTTAAAAGAATCATCTACGTATTCACCTTTCGGTAATCCACAGTCAAAGGCAATTTGTTTGGCTTCCTCTTCGGTTTTTGCCTCTACCATTACAGTAGCCGTCATTGTCCAAGAAACCTGGACTGCGTAAGTGGTTTGATCGCTCATAGTAATTATTATCCTTGAAATCAGCGGCGAAAGGAGCTGACAGCAAACCACCCCATCTTACGTAATGAGATATCGGTTTCAGGAGGGTCGAAATGATACCAAGCATCATAAGTGAAATATTGGTTTCCGACTTTCATTACGGTTTCTCCAGTTTCCATGCCGTGTTTATCGACCAAACGGTGCGTTGCTTTGAATTCTTTGTCTGACATTGTTGGCTTTGTCCTTGGAATGATTGTCAAAAGCATGGAACAGGGTATCATTTCGGGCTGACAATGGGAGCCACCCAAAGGTGCCGGCAATTAATCAACGAATGATACCCTGTTCCATAATCTCGACTTTTTCGCTATTGAATGCTTGCGTTTGTTTACAGAAAGGCAGTTCCTGACATACTCTCATGACTAAAGTCATGAGGTTCTCTCAAAAAGATTACTCTCTTTGAGCACATTAGATAAGTCTAATGGCGGTATCAGAGCCGCAAGATTAGGTCAAATTACTTTGATCAATCTAAAAAATAACCAAAAAGGTTATAACTGTTAAATTATTTAAAGTAGCCTAACAGATAACTACTTAAAGTATATATCTCGTTATGTACAAAAATAGTCTTTATGAGAGGCGCTGTTCTTGGTAGCTTACTGATCATATTTAATTATATTAGATATGATCTAAGACAGGCAGTGTAGTAAGTCCTTTAGGACAAGAAAAGTACTATGTGACCCCACATCGATATATACATCGACCCCTATATCGACTTCTTTTGGAGTTTCGCCTCGGCTATTTCTTGATCTTTTAGTGTTGTTAAGCGAACTGACATAATCAGATCGAATCTCTCGCTCTCAGACTATTAAAAGTCGGATAGGCGCATGACTTGATAAAGAATTACCGAACCAAAGCACAGAATTCCAATGAAAGCTACCGCATGAATTGCGGGGTTTTCTGGATGGTAGAGCAAAGCCCAACCACATAGAATAAACATTCCGAGGGAAATCAAAAAAGAAATGATTTGATCCATAATTTGTTTTCCTTTATTATTGGAGAAACGGCAAATTGGAGGCTCGGCACGAGAAGATATAATCATCTTCTCTTTTCCCCTGCAAGGGACGGATCGATTATTCCATCAAAAGTTGCAGCCTTCTATTGGCTTATCGTTCCCTAACTATGCTTCGCCAGTGGATTAGAATTGATAGGTAATCTCATCTAATCCAAAATTTTTCTCTACGTCTTAAATCCGTAGCAAACAGGTTTCTGGTAAAAGATAACTGTCGATCCCTTCCTGATATTGGTAATCCACTACCAAGACATGAGGCTTTCCTTGGATTTGAGAATGGACGGTACCGATCTCTTCCTCCAACTGTTTGCGGAAACGCTGACCGACATACTTGACACGATCTCCGGGACGAAACATGTATAGTTCTCCTTTTAAGGTTTTGCCGCCGTTAGGCGATGGGAAAATTTCGATGGTAGATACAGACTTCTCGTTTTATTTTGCAAGGACATTCATCGGATTGAATGCCTCGAAAGAAAGCAAGCTCTTGCTCTCTATCCGATGGAACTTTGGGTTTAGCTTCGGGTAGAGTGGGAGGACAAGGTTCATCTTCCCAAAAGACTTCCCAGTCTTTGTTGGCAAGATCGTCCCAAGAACGACCTTGAAGTAATCTAGTTCCTATAAGACCGTACTTACTGACTTTAACTTCCCCTTGGCTTGCACATCGGATTCTCTGTCCCTCTTTGGGAGGACGAAACGGATCATATTTTTCCCAGCCCATTGTTAACTCCGTTTGCCAACGCCAAATATGTTAATCGGCCAACACATTCCATACCAAGTCATTTGGCAAAACCAATATAATTTTTCTATCATTGATAACTCGCTTAACGGATGTGTTTCATAAAACCCTTCATCAATCAGATTGCGAGTGAAACTGCCAATGTAGGCGACAATGCCTCCCAAGTAAAACGATGTTATTATGATTATGAGTTGAGTCATTCTTTTGTCTCCATTCTATCAATTATGGCAGCCCATCTGCCCGCAAGATCCACAGTATTCTTCTCGGTTTAAAGGCTTGATGTCCTCTGGATCGAAAGCGAAGTGATGGTCATCTCCTACCATGACTAAAACAACTTTCCCGGTTCGCTTCTCGATTCCAGTCCATTCCGTGTCTTCGTCGGGAACCGTTTCCCAGCCTAGGACGTAAAAAGCAATTCCTTTATAGCCGACCACTTGGTAAGCTGGAGCCGGGAAATCTTCGTCGTCTTCCTCGTAATGACGTTTCATGGTTTTTCTGTTCTTAGTGCCACATAGGCGTCTAGTTCCATGAGGGCATAGGCTGCCGCAAACATCAACTTGGAAAGCTTCTTGTCGCATTCCGCCGCATTTTGGGCATGAAGTCCTTCAAAGGTTCCTCCTTTGCGGTTTTCTCCTCGTTCTTGAAGAATTTGAATGAGTGCCTCGAAGTATGTCCAGTTGCACATGTTCGTTTTCCTTTTGGTTAGGCGATGAAAGAATAACCCTGAACGATCAATCTAATCCGTTCGTAGCATTGTAAAACCAAAACCACATTGTCTTTGGATCTCTTGACATCCAGTGTGGATAACACCTTGCAAATCCGTTGGAGTTTCAATCCCAAAAGCCAATGGTAAGGATTCAGGTAATTCTTCATAGGTGCTTGTCAAATAGCCCCTCACAGAAGCTATGATCACGGCTCAGAGCCGCCCGCCTGGCAATTCCGCGGAATTACGCGACGGGCTCAAGACAAACAGAGGCATACAATACGAAGGAAGATGAAGACATGAGGAACCTCGAAGACACATATGCCGAGCGAAATGAGACCTGATGAAGAAAAGTGAAAGGAGAGCAAGAAAGGAAAGAGAAGAAACGAAGGAAGAAAGAGGCATAGTGTTTCCCCAATCAATTCGACCGAATTGCGACACCCTTTGTTTTCCGAGCTGTGAGCCGCTCTTCGGGGTACGGGACGTTCAGCGGAACGGCTTCCCCTGCCTTTTAGTTATTTTCTTTTCCGGCGCAATCACAAAGCGCGCCTCACGCACTGGTCTTTCGCCCGAATATGAGATGGCTCCGATTAAGCGATCGATCTGTTCACACTCCTCGTATGTTCCACGTCCGAGCACTTGTTCCTCAGCCGGTCCACCGTCATTGAACGTGATCACACATCCACACACAAATCGTTCGCTCACGACTTTCCTACCAAGCGTTTAGCATACTTTGCATATGGTTCGAGAACAGCATTACGCACCGCAATGGTGAGTTGACCTTTCTTGTCCAGATACAAGTCAAAATTAACCCCGCCCAATCGCATCCACCAGTAGTGGGTATCCATTTGTTCGAGATGAATCCAATCATCGACAACCAATTCATCGAAAATGCCGACATTTTCCATTTTGCCGACTCGGGATCCCGAACCATCTTTTTGGGTTGAGGATACTCGCCACCGAGATCCTGGCACAGAAGGTGCTTTCTTTTTACTGTTCATTTGATAACTACCTTTTGGAGGGGAGCTTCAAACCGCCGGGATATGAACTCCGCCGTGTTTACCTTTTGCCACGGGAAATGTGGTTCGCAGGACATCATAAACCTGATCGAAGGTGTAGGTGGAGGTTGCGGAGATATGACCCGCTATCATCCGAAGGGGAATCGTCTGTCCTTTGTAGAGAGAGCGGGCAGCTTTGACCACTTGCTCTTTCAGGATTTCTCGATTGAGAAGGGCTTCTTCCACGGCATTCTTGATGACCGAGTAATCTCCTTCACATTCGGAGACCAGTTTGGAAGCCAGAGACGCAATTTTTTCCTTATCCATTGTTTTTCCTCTGTTAGGTTTAGCTAACTTTGATTTACACTCCGTTAGGCGATGGGACGTGTTTCCAACAACCTGGTCTTTGAGGAGGTTTTTCATAGGTATGATTATTCTTCCCTCAAATTCGAATTGAAAGCCTGATAAAAGGCATCCTCGATCTTACGATCAACTTGGGTTGTGAGTTGATCCAGTATTTCCCAAAGATTGCCCATTCTTTCCTTGACTACTTTGCGAGCTTCTTGAGTCAGAGATTGTTGGTATTGTTGGGCGAGATTTTCCAGAAAAGATTTGAAGGAAACCTCTCGACCATTGAAAGTTAGGATGATCTCGACGGCTTGTTTGGCTTCTACTTCCTGCATGAAGCTCTTGTCGGCAACAGGCAGACAATGAAAGACGCAAGAAGAAATGATTCCGTGTCGATCCCAATCTTCGAGTAGTTCTTTATTGGTAAAGGTTTCCATTGGTTGTTTTGTGGCTTTCTGCCGTTAGGCGATGGGAAATTCGATTTGCTGGCACAGAATTGGCTTCTTTACAATTTGAAATGGTTGTTGCTCTTCTGATAAGCAAAACGCTTCTACATGGCTATTAGGAGCAGGAAAAGCCATCTGCAAAGAGCGCTTCAAGCAATTTGTCTCTATTCGTAGGTAGGGCGTTCTTTTGGAAAATGCTCTGCAAAGTGATTTTCCAAAGCAATGATCAGTTCTTCCCGTCTTTCCATCTCATCGGCAAGATGAAGTTTCAGATACTCCACTTGATGTTGCACGGTTTCGGGATTGTCTGGAATCTCTCCACAATTAGAGCAAGGAATCAACGGAGTATAGTTGAGATCGTAAATAAGATCGTCTTCCTCTGGCTCTCCTTCTACTTTCCCAGTTCCTTCGCAATATTGGCAACCCTGAATGATTGGTTTGCCATCTTGCATGTAATAGGTTTTGCCGGGTTCTCGTTGGGTGGGAATGGGAATGCTGGCGATAGGAATTCCGGAATCATACCACCATCCGCCTTCCTCAGCACCACCATAGGCTGGGACAACTGCATATGCGTTGAGATAAAGCATGATTATTCTTCTTTCGGACAGGGAAATTGCTTGAGTGTTTGGAAGGTTCTCACTTACATTACCATGAGATAGATAACCAATTTCAGAATGCACCAGCAACACCCCAAAAAGATTAGGATATCGCGGATCTTGTGTTCGGAGCGATTCATGGTTTTCTCACAGGTTTGTAGATTGTTGCTTTCCTTGGTTTTGCAGGTGCCGTTAGGCGATGGGAAATTTTGTGTGCCGAAGGAGAGAATCGAACTCTCATGGGCTAAAGCCCAGTGGATTTTAAATCCGCCGCGTCTACCAATTCCGCCACTTCGGCAAGATCAGCGGATATAAGCGTTACCGTGGATCTCGGGGAAATACGAACCAAAGTAGAGAAGAGTTCCTACAGGATATGGAGCCTGCTCCTCTTCTTCTTGCCAACGGGCAACCTGATTCCAATACTTCTTGGAAACCAAAAGACAATACATTGCTATGGGAGGTTCGATATCCCATTTGAAAATTCCGTGCAGAACATAGGGGATACCTCGGCATTCCGAAGCTCTTTGAGCGTCCAAAGATGTTCCTTTGACGATCAGGATGAGCATGACACGTGTCCTTGTGTGCTTAGTGGTTTTCCGCTGTTAGGCGATAGGAAACTTTCTATTGACAAACTTTACAAATGCGTTATAATTCTTTGACGGGCAATCTCGCCCCACCAAAAGGAAAACGCATGAAAAATTCACACTTTGTAGAAGTAGATGTCCTCATAATCTCAGGCGAAACTTGTACCATAACTCTTACTCCTAACGCACTATTCTTCGACTACAAGAACGGAGACGTTGAAGTAATTGATTTGAACGATTGTCGGGTAATGAAATTTTTGATCCCTTCAGGTGATGCTCCAAATACCTCAACTGCAAATGCCACTCTAGTAATCAATGGCAATAGCTACGGCTCTTTCAACAAAGATAAATTAAGAAAACTATTTGACAATTTCGCTTGAGCCGATCCTCATAACACAATTAATGAAGTTGAGAATCGAGGGAATAGAATTCACCTATTCCTTTGAAAAGACTCATATTTGCTCTTTTGGATCGATGGTATCGAAGGTGAAGGGCTGAACTTCATCTCCATTATCGAAACGTTTAACGAATTCCCGTGCCTCCCGAGGAAGATCAAACCTGATCCTAGATTCCCCTAGACCTTCGTCATTTCCATCCAGAGATCCAATTAGGATGGGTTTCTGATAGATTCTTTTGCAGGCTAAAGCAATCGGGCAATACAGAGGCTCGTGACGTTTTCCTTGATTGATGTCTTCTTGAGTGACGATGATTTTCATGTTAGTGTGTCCTTTTGCGGCTT